GCGCTGTTCTGCATCACTGCGCTTAGCAAAGAGGTCGATGACATTCGACATAGGTAAGTTTCTCATCTTCTTCAGAGGTACAGGAAATAACCTCCCCCGAAGGGAAGGGCGGTGGTGCTACAACCGTCCCATCAACGCCAAGACAATGACGATGATTAGGAGGGTGCCGACGATTCCACCTGGCCCATAACCCCAACTGCGTGAGTAACCCCACGTAGGTAGGCAGCCAAGTAAAAGCAAGACCAACAAGATTGTCAGAGCCAAACTCATGGGTGTCTCCTTTTCGGGTAAGCGATCGGGTACCACAGAGTATTAGGTATTAATCTCATCCCAGAGGTAGGCCAGGCTTCCAGAAAGGTCGAATTCGGCATTGAGTGGACCGCTCTTCGGAATCAGGTAATACCCAGGTCCTGAAGGCAGGTCGTCATCGTAGGGCTCCCCGTCAATCAAACTGAGTACCGAACCGATGATGTCTTTGGTGTCAGCCCGTGAGATGCCATTGTCGTCCCACATATCGACGATGGCATTGAGGTCATACATCAGCCGGTCTTTAGGCCCCAGGTTGTCCAACGGTGTTTGGGTCTTTTGCCACTCACACCCCTTAAGCCATGCACTGCGCAGTTCCCAGGCTTGTTGCTCAGCGGTGAGGCCTGCATCGATCAGCGGGTAACGCGCATGAGCGTACAGGTTGGCTTGCTGTTCCGGGACGGGGAGTTGGTAGAACGCGCCGGTGTCTTGCTTGAAGATTTTATCTTTGGGTGCCGGCTCGGTCTTGGGAATGGCAGCCAGGATCATCTGATTCCAATCGCGCAGCAACTCCATCCGCTCGGTGTACGTGAGCCCGTAGTAGATGTCATGGAAACCCGCCATCTCCAACAGCAGTAAGGACAGCACCCCGTTGGCAGCTGCGGTGGTATTCTTGTTGCGGCGAATCATATCCGCCATCAAGTCCAACAACTGCTCACGTTCGTTCAGTGCGACATCGCCGACGATTTTTCGAGTGCCGGCTTTCAACCAGAGGCCGTCCCAGAGCTTGACGGCAACCTCACGCTCCCAGGAGCGCTCACTACGGTCCTGACTGGGGGTGACTTTCTTCCAATCCGTCTCACGACGACGCTGGATCAATGTCTCCCACTGGGTGCGTATGTCGTGCTGTGTTTCTGCATCGACCTGATCCCACTCACGGGCAAAGGAGTTGTCCTCATTGCGCAGATAGCACAGGATCGCATCCACCGCCAGCGCCGAAGTGGACGTGCAACTTACCAAGCTTTTGAAATGCCCTTCCATCGCGTCCAGGGTTTCCTGATCACACTGGTCCAATGCTTGTCGCAGGCCACGGCGATCAGTGACATCACTCAGGACGTCCCGTACAGCCAGAGTAACCCATGCTGGCGTATCGTTCATATACCACCTCTACCCAACCAGGGGTTGGACCCAGTCCGTATCGTAGCCCTGCTCGTTAGGCAGGAGGTTGTTTTTGTCGGCAATCAGAATCTGGTACACCTTGGTCACCGGATGAGGCTGACCTGGCAAGTACCGTTGGATCGCTTCAGGGTCAGTTACCGGAACGGCCACCGTGCGCACGCCATAGTTGGGCTGATGCCTCATACCACCTAAATCGTTGCGAGGCACTTCAATGTCCTGCCCATCCAGCGCTAGTTTTGCGTAGGACGCTACCATGGCTTGCAGTAGGTTCACGTCATTACCGGCCATGGCAAACACTTCAAAGCCTGTGCGGATGCTGAGGCCGATGGTGTAGGCCCGATCTGTTTCCCCTTCTTTGGTGGAGAACACACCCTGCAACGCAAATCCTTGGGTTGCGATGGCCAGTTGTTCCTGCTGCTTAAGCATAGGGCCTAAGCGCTGGAAGTTGACATACCGCACCAAATCTACCAGGTGCTCTTCAGTGACAGCCTGCGCCTTGACCATCACTTCCAGGACCTGACGCAGGGTAGTGCCTGCGTCGTCTTCACGGGTGAGATTGGTGGCCAGCGTAGCCAGTTGCGCTTCGTTGATCAGGTCAGCGATACCTGGGACTAGCAATTTGATTTCAGCCAGCTGGCCTGCGCTCGGGGTTTGATACATGGACGACTCCTTTAAGTATTAATGCCATTGAAGAGGACCGCCAATTCACCGCTGATATCGCTGTGGTGGCCTATCGGACCAACACTCTTGGCGATCAGGGTGTAGCCGGGATCTTTAGGGTGTTGTTTGCCATCGATGATCTTGAGGATCTCAACTGCCAAGGTGTTAAGCTGGCTGGGGAGGGCGTCGTACAGCAAGGTCCCTTCCGCAATCGGGGTTTCCAGCTGGCGGTGGATGACCCGATTGACTTTACCCAGGAAGTCGTTACGGTCGTTGACCCACACTTCCTGCTCGACCTTAAGTCGGCGTTGACGTCCTTCGTACAGACGCTTGACCTCGTTAAGGCTCAGCGGACTTTTGCTGCCCATTCGGTCGTAGATGTGGTACACCGCCTCATCGGTGGGTGTACGTTCTGGAGTGAGATCCCCACCCACCGTACCGCCCGCCGTCCAGAACGGTACGCCATCGGCACCACGACCAAACTGCACGGCGTACTCGTTCCAACCCTCACGTTCATCTTTGACGAAGAAGCCTGGTGGGCACGCATCCATCGCGGCCTGGAATTTCATTACAGCGGGGCCTTGAAGTTTTCGCGGTACTTGGGTTTGAAGCGGTACATGAAGTTACGGGACTCCACGTGCTCCAAACGGGCGCGCATGCAGGCGCTGAACTTCGCGTGCGGGCTGTAGTGAGCCCAGAGCGCCAGTACTTGCATGAAGACTTCTTTAACGCTGGCTTCCAGAACACCCCTGGAATCAAAATCCTCCAGGTGGTCCAGTGCTTCCAGTGCCTTGGCCATGCGCCCAACGGGGATTGCCAGGTGGACGATCGACAGGCGGCTGCCCTTACCCAGGATCTGCTCGTTGGCGATCTGACGGATGGCCTCATCCGCAGTTTCGGGATTAGGATAGCTGCCGTGATGGCGTTCCCACAGATCGCCTGTCAGGGTTTTCTCATGCAGGGCCACACCCAGGTTGAAGTTCAAGCGGCAGGCTGATGACATGCAGATGATCAACCAGTCCACCAGCACACCCTCAACGGCTGGATCGAGTGCCTTACCATCGCGTTCGAATTGGGCCAGCTTACCCAGGTACTTACCCATGTGCAGGGTCATGTGACGCAGGTTATCGGCGCGTGACAAAGTATAGACGTCAGCGTGATAATGTTGATCGTGCTGATCCTGCATTGATTGTAGGCGCTGAAAGAACTCAGGAAGTGTGAAGGCCATGGTCAGGTACTCGTTTGGTGAGTTGTCGTTTGAAGAAAGGGAGGTCAAAGAAACTGTCCACCCCCTCAGGGCACTCGCAGTCATAATGGCGGTTTGTAGTAACGCCGCCAAACGTCACGGTTCTCTGGACGATCCACAGATGGCCACCCAGATCAGCCGCATCAACCTGTTCGTGGGTAAAGCCGCCGGGCGGGCTAATGCCCCATTCCGCCTCAAGGTGATGCCAATCGAATTTCCCGTCGGGCTGTTGGAATTCCTCCACACCAAACATGTTGCCCCCATACACCCGAGCGATAACCGCTTGGGCGAAGGTTTCACATTCACCTCGGTTGATACCTTCAAGCGTAAGGCCTGGGGTTTTATCAAGGTACTGTTGGGTCAGGGATTGGATGACTTCGGTGATCGGTTCACGCATGTGTTAGTCCTCAGGGTTACTAACGACATTATGTAGTTTTCAAAATCGGTGCAGTTAGAGACGATATAAAGCAGTCCCCGAAGGGACTGCCCTTATTACATCGCGTCGCGCATGGACTTGAGCCAGGTACGCAAGTTGACGATCTCGTCTTCATCGAAATGATCGGCGATATCTTCCAACTTGGTCAGCGCTTCTTTGGCAAGCGCCGGTTGGCCCGCATTGGCGGCGGTGTTGATCTGACCGATCAGCACTTTGACTGCTTCTACTTTGCCAGCAGGAACGCCTGCGAGCAATTGGTCAGCGTTGGTGGCTGCGGGGACTTTCGGGATGTCCACCTCAGGGTAATCCACCGGGTTCTGACCGGGGTTCTGCGACTCAGCAGGCTTTTCAGGCGTGCCGGGTGTAGGGACGGGTGCTGGGTTTTTCTGGTTGGTGGTGTCTTCACCAGCCTTGAACTCTGCTTGCTTATCGAAGTCTGGCAATTCGATTTTCTCCCCGTGATGCATCGCGAAGGCAAAGATGTCAACCACACCTTGACCCTTAAGCTGCTTGTTCTTGTCGACCACCTGGGTCTGACAATACACACCTGACTTAAAGTACTGCGGGTCTTTGGCGTAGCTTTTCTTGTCCAGGGTGATGACTTTACTGACTGGCTTGTCAGTGTTCCAGTTGTAGTCGACAGCCATCCAACCTTCGCCATACGAAATGGCCAGGTCGAACGCGACGTTGAACGGAACGCCTTTGACCAAGATGATGTCCTGGTCTTCCTTGGTGTTGCACTTGACCCGATACTGGAAGTTCAGGTCAACGGACTTCTTGTCCTTAGCCAGCTTCCATTGCAACTTGCCAACAGGATGATCACCAGCACCGTGGATCTGCATGGAGATCGACTTACCCGCAGGGCCTACGTCGACAATGGCTTGGCGCGCAGCAAAGAAGCTCTGCGCGAACTGGTTCATTAAGAAGCCAGCCTTACGGTTTTTCTTGATGTCCCACTCACGCAGCTCCGAGCGCCCGTACGGGGTAGCATCGGAAGTGCTGTCCAGGTTCTCACCTGATGTCGGACTGTTGAAACGCAGACGATCAGGCCACTGCTGAAAGTACTGGTTGTTCAGTGCCGGCAAGTCCTTGTTGGACGTGAGGTGGTTCGTCGAGTCCGTGTGATTGAACTCGTTCAACTGTGCAAACCGCATTGTGAAGCTCCGAGTGAAGGGTGGTACATCGGAATAGGGTGCTACCCTACAATAGATAAGACATCCAGTAATGCCTCCAACACAAAAAAGAAAAGGGCATACAGCAGGGGCCGAAGCCCCTGCTGGTTTATTTGGCGCGGTTGTGGTAACGCATGAGCTTGGTCAGGTACTTGTCCCGACTCGGACGACGCTTGGTGTTTTCTTCGTGATAACGCGAAACGAGCATTGCGTAAGTAAGCAATAGTCGAGTCGCGTACAGGTTAGTGTCCATCCAACCCACCGCCAGGTCTTCACGGGGTTGGTGACCCGTACCGTGGCAGGCGTCCCCATCGTAGTCAACATTTAAGCTGCGCACTGGCCGTGGTCCCTTAGGGATTCCGAAGGTCGTCTCGGTCCCGTCCTTGAATACGGCCGCCGCAGTCACATTACCGTCTTTGTCCACATCGACAGACGCCACGTGACACGTTGTCAACCCTGGGTCCACCGCGGTCAAGCGGTGGATGTAATCTTTATCGCTGAGAGCCATAGGGCCTCCTAATCAAACAGAAAGATGATGAAATCCCAATCTTCGGCCTTGGCAGCTTTCAAGTACTGGAAGTACTCATCAACCGGACAATTTACGGAACCTTCGGCAAACGTGAATATATCTCGGTACGTACGCCCTTCGGGGTGAGGCACGCCGGGACCTACGTACTCGAAACAACAGGTGGTCTCGTTGAACACCACCTCGTCGTCGTCAAACCCATGCTGTAGATGCGCCACGGTGTCGTAGTTAAAGTTCAGCAACCAGTCGATGGTGCGAATGTGCGGACCCCGCCATCCGACGACGTAGCGCTCATTGAAGTCTTCCTTCGGGTCGATCGGGTTCCATGTACCGTCCAGGTACTTCGGAAAACCTTTACTCAACCAATCGCAAAACGCTTCGCTGTCCACCTTGTTTTGAAGGTACCCTTCGATCGGTGCAGTGGTTCCACGAATGTCTGCCAACCAACTGAACAGTGGGTAGTTGGAGTGAAGATGAACCGCGAAGTTACCATTGATCAAAGGCTCGTCTTTATCCGGGTCGAGGAACTCAAAGTCTTGAGGGCGGTACAGCCCGGAAGCCATCATGGCCATCAGGTCGCCCGTGAACGGGAACGGGTGGTCACGACGCAAGCGCCCTACCACCGGATAGGCACTACTTCCCATTACTTAGGCTCCTGCAACAGCGTAAGCAGACGCTCACGCCAGACGTCGTCAGCGCGATTCTGGGCAATGTACATCGTCGGATTCGCCACCACGGGGGTCACGGTGGAAACGTGTTTGATCATTTTGATCGCGTTGATGATCGCCTCAGCGTCATCTTCACGAATGTCCTGATCGAGAACAATCAGGTAACCTGCGTGTTTATCAGTCATTGAAAGACTCCTATTTACACAGTTTCTTGTAGTCGGACATACCAATGGAGCCGTCTTCGAAAATAAAGACGTAGCGCTCCGCAGCTTTGAGGACCTGAATGCCTTGCTCGCCTTGCCCGACGCGGGTGGTGTCAAAGGTATTGTCGGTATAGAGGTTCACTACCGTGTACCCGGCCCCGCGGACTTGCATCTTGGTCTGTTCACTGATGGTGCGGGTGTCGATAAAACGAAAGCCCAGGTACTCGTCGTAGTGGTAGCCGTATGAACGGGTGCCTGCAATGTTCTTCTTACCGATGTCGATCGAGCAAGCGCGTTCATCGGTCACGTAACCGCCTACGTGCGTGGTGTAGGCGTAATAAAGGAAACCTGCGATAGCGAGCAGGCCCACAGCGATAAACACCCACACGGTGATCTTGAAGGCCTTGAGCGCTTTGCTGGCAAGACTGCGTTTGCGCATAAGGTCAGCAGCCTTGGCACCAGCGTCATCTTCAGGCAGGTCTCGGGTTTCAAATGTTGTCACAGTACAGCTCCTAAATAGGTAAGGGGTATTGCAGGGACCTCTTCCGGCGAAGAGGCCCCTTATGTTTAGAGTGTGCCGAAGCCCATTTCCAGGGTGTCGGTTTCATTACCGTCTTGCAGCCAGCTCAGCAGATCACCCTTCAAGCCTTTTAGGGCGGGGGTGACCTTGACGTCCAGAACTTCCACATTAAGGTCATGACGATGACCGCCTGCGGTGACCTGGTTACCTTCACTGCTCCAGGTGTAAATCGTCGCATCGGGATCGTCGCTGGCGATGTTAGCGCTGAGGTACTTGAGAATATCCTCCCCATTGAACAAGGTCGGTGCGCTCTGAGGGGTAACAACAAGCATGCGGACAGTCATAAGAAACTCCATGGGGTAAAAGGACATAAGCCCTCCCACCGCGGGAGGGCGTTATGCGGTTACGAGTAGTAATAACGCCAGAGCGCTGGGACGATAAACGCCATCCAGGTGATGGTCAGGATGATCCACCCCACGGCATTGGCCAGGGTGAAGAACAACCGTGCACCGATGTCATCCATCTCTGCGATCTTACCCTGACAATAGATCGCGATGCGGGCAATGAACGAGCCGAGCAACAGGATGCCACCGATGGCAAACCCGAGGATCAGCAGACGGTCATTCATCTTCGCTGTCGCGGATCAACCCGCGCACCACCAACACTGCATGCGTCAAGGCACGGACCTCATCCATGCCCGTGAGCATCCAATGTGACGGCCCGTTACCGGCGTCGACGTTGGCGTCATCCAACTGCACCCACTTGCCAAATTGATTGCGACGCCAGCCGTAAGTGGCCGAGGAGCCATTTTCCAGCGTGAAGGCCACGCGGATACGATCAGGGGTGACTTGAGTCAGGGTGATCTTGACGTACTTGAGGTCTTTGGGTTTGTAGAGGATGTAATCGACGTCAATCGGTTCATTGGGCAACACCCCATCGACGATCTCCAACAGCGCAGCGATCAGCGCGCGGGTGACACGACGCACGTCTTCAGGGTAAAGTTTGGGGGCCAGTGAAGTCATTGTGAAGCTTCCTTATCAAAGGTAAGAACGCCCGCCAAGCTATTGCGGCAGGAGTGGTGGAGTTGTTCTTGTGCAGCCTGCGCATCCCCGGCGTTGAGGAACACCACCGGACGTTGGCCTTCGACCATGCGCGAGGCGCTGTACACGGAGTAGCCCTTGGCTTGCAGAACGGCAGCCAAATCCACGACCATCGAATCCAGTACAGACTCGGGGCCTTGCAGCGTCACCCCAATCGCATCAGGGAAGTGCTTAGGCATCATTTGTTCAAGGGTCATCTCAGTCCTCCAATGGACCGTCCGTCATCCCGAACACCCCATAGCCACGAATGGCCAGGACATGGGTGTTCCAGTCAATGCGCGCATCGTAAAGACCTGGCTTGAGCACCAGGTCGTCAACGCTCAGGTGCACAGGCCAGTGCAACCGTGTTTTGATGTGGGCCAGCAAAGCACTGCGAGTCGGTTCGATCTCCGCGACGGTGGTCATGGATTCATCGAGCGACCCGCGGTGTTCGCGTACCTTCATACGGCCACCGGAAGGGTGATCTTGGGGTGCGACTTGTAGTTGAGGATTTCGATGTCGCTCATCTTGAAGTCATCGATCTTTTTGACCTCTGGGTTCAGTTTGATCTGACACAGAGGTAGCGGATCGCGTTCCAGGATCTTGTACAACTTCTGGTGGTTGTCGTAGATGTGGACGTCACCGCCCAGCCAGACCAACTCACCAACTTCCATGTTCACGCACTGCGCGACCATGTGAGTCAGCATCGCGTAGGAGGCGATGTTAAACGGCAGCCCCAGACCCACGTCGATCGAACGCATGTGGAAGATGCAGTTCAGACGACGCTTGGGCACCTCGTAACGGTCCATGATCGCGTGCACGAGCTCTTCATTGAAGTCCGGCTCAGGCATGGCCGGCAGTACAGCCTTGAGGTGAGCCTTGGCTAACAGTGCGTTGAACAGCTCCATGCGTTCGTGCAACGTCAGGATGGTGGTGGTGAACTGATAGTCCATATGGCACGGCGGCAATGCCATGTCTTCCAACTCACCCGGGTTCCAGGACATCACGATGATCCGGCGTGAGTCAGGATTGGTCTTGAGGGTGTCGATCGCGTTCTTCAACTGATCGACCTTGCGTTGAATCACCACCATGTCAACCCGCGGGTTGCTTTCATCATCGGTTTTCGCGTGGTACTCGCCGATGACCTTGTAGCCCCTGCTGCTATATTTGCCGTGGTAGTAAGCGTCACGGGTAACGGTACGGGTGTCGTCCCAGGCGCGTTGCTGCTGGCCGTATACCTTACCCAATTTGCCGTCAAGCAGCGGGTGGGTGTAGATGTTGAGCGCATCGAGGACAATTTGTTTCTGCTTGTTCGACTCAGGCAGCGCGACGTCATAAGACAGGCCCAGCGCGTGTAGCTGCTTGCCGTCGTATTGCTCGCGTTCCCAACCACGCAGGAAAATCTTCCAACGCTCTTCCAGGGTGTACGGCGTCTCACCCCAAACTTCGGTGCCAGGTAGGACCCACTCGTCCCAGATGTGGTTGTTGTTGTCCAACAAGAACTTCAGGTCAGTGTTACCCGACAGCAGCCACAGCTGCTCGCTCTTCACATTCCCGGTGGCGGTGTGCTTGACGGTGACCGCGGGGAAACCGTCGGGCAGCCACCAGCGCATCAGAGCACCGACCACGTTACGAGTGCCCACACCAGTGCGATCGTTGGGGTGATTATTGCCATTGTCCCGGACGTGACGGACCAGGTCTTGATAAGCGCGCATACTACTTCCTTACACAGAGGCGAAATTAAGGTGAATGTGTTCACGCACCGCGGTGCGTTGTTCAGGGGTCCAGCTGGCCGCCACGTCTTGGAGGTGGCCAATTAGGGAGTCGGTGATCAATCGCGTGACCCAAGCGATATCGCCCAGCCGATAACGGGTAGGCTGCTTGATGGTGTTACGAAACGCTTTTTGCCGTTTAGGCGGGTACCATCGGTTTTTCATGGAAGACTCCGATCAGCAGTTCGTGAGGGAAGAAGACCCTGGCCCGAGACCAACTGGCGTCGGTGTAATGCCAGATCACCGAGAGGGATTCGTCTGGGTACTGTGCCTCCACAAACGTGGTGTGCTGCACGCCTCGGCTACTGGTGATGATCTCATTGGTATCACGCACCAACACACTGATCTTTTGCTGAGGGTGCAATGCCCGGTGTTGTGCCAATGCCGCCACCGTAGCTTGATACCGGTCCGAGTTCTTCCAGCGCTGTAGCTGAGGCGTCTCCTCAGCTACGTCGTGCAGGGACATGCGCAGTTTGTTGCGCGGGATCCAGATCAAATGGCACCCCGTGCGCAACCAGACCCGCTGGCGATCAAAACCCACAAACGTCGCGCGCCGGTCTTCACCCATCCCGTCAATAAAGCGCACGCTCAAGTGCGGGTACTGGGCGGCGACCACCGTCTGTAAGAAAGCAAAGATCCGTTTACGGTAACGTAAGGTATTCCACCAATCAAACATACAGCCTCCTAGTGCAGGGTGGGTGTACTGGGTGCGTTTTGCTTGGGCAGTTCTCGAGGGGGGTCTGGTGGTAACGTCACCATGGCCAGTTGGGCCAAGGTCATCGGTGACACCATCAGTGACACGTAGCAGTTGGTCAGAGTGTTGTGCAGCAGCAGTTCTTCAGGAAGACCGCCCGACACGTATCCCTTGACCCAGTTCTGGAATTCCTCCAGGGCACCTGGGACGCCGTGACCCAGGGCATTAAAGCCATGACCCACCACACGCAATTCAGGTTGGCGCTGCATGTGGTTGGTGATGCGCACCACACCAAGCGACATGTTGTTGAGGTTAGATTCCACCGCCGCCATGGCAATTTCCACCACGGTGTCTTCAGTCAGACCATGGAGAGGGATGTCGGAGACCGCCTCCATGGCGATCTCGGCAGTCATCTCAGGCTCGGCGCTGATAACCAGAAACAGTAAGGGGTGCAGTATGGGTACGTTCATGGACACCTCCTGCTGTGTTCGTAGGTGTTGCGCAGTTGCCCCATGGTCCTGATGCAGGTAAGGGGGATTGAACTGCGCCCATCCAGAATAGAGAAGCACACGCCCGGGAACGATTCCCGAACCCGTTGTTCCAGGGCCCCCACCGAGTCACTGTCTTGCAGTGGGTGGACGTATTCGTAACTGCCACGCATTTCTTGCTCAACCGGTACACGGAACAACACCCGCACGCCTTCAAAACGTTGCAAGTAACGCTCGGCGGACAGCGGCATGCGTACCTTTGGGACTTCGGTCATCGGGATCACAGTCGCACCCTGTACGGACCAGCCAGGTAATCCAGCTTAGCCCGCTCCAGTTTGTGACGCAGGGTGAGTACGTACTCCATGACTTCCAGCACACTGAAGCCGTTCTCCGGTTCTACCAGGGTGGTGTAGGACGACAGGGCGTCAACATGCTTGGCGATCGCCGCATCGGCAATCGGAAAACCGATGTTCACCTCAAGGGGGGCGAAGAAGTCTACCCGTGCGCGCTGCAAGCTGATGTAGCACTTGAAGATTTCGAACGGGACTACCAGACGCGGGAAACCTGGGTGGTGTTGCTCAGCCAGGGTCAGTTCGTGAAGGATGGTGTCCAGTTGCACAGCGGCATTGGCCCAATGGATTTTACGAATCATGAAAACTTTCCTTTAAAGTAACGCACGATCAAAGCCCACAGTGAACGGTCGTGGGTAGCACGCTCTTCACTGCGCTCATCGGGTACGGTGGGGTGAGAAATTTGTTCGGTGTAAACCACGCCCCAGGGGGTGTCTGCATTGGGGTGCAGTTTGCGACCTTGGCGCACTATACGGTACGCTCGCCAGTCTTTACACAACAGCTCGGGCAACGGGCCATTCAAGTCCAGGATCAGCTGAACGACGGCCTCAGAGCGGCTGTAGTCGTACATGATCGCCGCACGGCCCTTTTCCGGGTGATCGTAGGTGATCAGTCGAATGTTGTCGTGAGCATCCTCCCAGCGCGGTTTGACGGTCATATAGCCGTCATGGAACGTCTTGGCGAAGTCTTCCAGCAGTAGACGACCAATGTGGGGGTTGACTTTGTAGATCAAATACAAACGGCCCGGGTAGAAGTCCTTGAACACGGACTTGGCAGCACGGGGTGACTTGACGAGGCGTGACATTACAAACTCCTGTAGTTAAGGTAGCACCTCCCGGACAACGTCCATCTGGGACCCGGGTGCTCGGTTAAGGTTGAGCATCTGAGACATCTTCATCCACTCTAAAAAAGAAAGGCACGCCCAGTAGGGCGAACCCTACTGTGCTCTCCGTAGTGATATAAACTTCAAATACCGTTGAGTGCCCAGGTTATAAACCCTCTCCCGTAGGAGAGGGCGTTATTACGCACTGCGTTCAGTGACGCGTCCTTGCATCCAATCTTTCCAAGGCTGGCAATAGAAACCTTGCAGCCGTGTCAGGTACTTGTCCTCAGCATCTGGCTTGCGAGACTCGCGCACCAATATGGCCACCAACTGCTGGGTGAACACCCGGCGCATGGCATCGTAGGAACCAGTATCGAACGCCACTTGGTCAGGGTTCTCCAAGTAGTGTCGCCCGTACCCGGTTTGAAAGTCACGGCAAAACTGACAGATCGCCAGGGTGACGTGCTTAGGTTCCAGGTAGCGGCGCAAGGTCTGCAACGTCCAGTCCACGCCGTCGCCAGTCAGAAAGTCCAGCAACAACATCGACAACAACAACTGGTACTTGTTCGCTCGCAGCAATGACTTGCCGTAGAACTTCAAGAACCAGCTGCTTTTGGTGTGAGGAGCAAAGGCTTGCCAAATGGCCTCAGCGCTGTACTCAGGAATGTCCTGCCGTCGACACGCCCGTTTAAACAACCACTTGATCACGGGAAACTTCCTTTAGAGAGTTAGGTACAACATTAACCTCAGAAGTTAAAAGTAAAACCGTCCAAGTGTCCCTGCGCGCACCTGGTCAACCGTTCGCGCAAATCATCCTCAATGCCTTGGCGAGCTTCCCGGGAGATCGGGAAGAACTCGCCACTGTGGTCTATGATACTCGTGACGCCGAAGTCGTCGTCCACTGACCAGTTAATACCACTGTGATCCGTTCGACCACGGGCCGTCAGGTGCACAGTGCGGTTGGGGTGCTGATGCGGATGACGCGTCAGTTGAAACCCACGACGCAATTCCAACGCACCATTTGGATGGATTCCCTGGAAGAACATGGCCAGGACTTCAGGGTAGTACTCCCCGTAAAACTCTTCTTCAGGGATTACCACCGCGGTGACTTTCACCGAGTCATCATTGAGCAACTGCGACATGGTCCGAGCCACATCCTTGTGCAGCTTGGGGTAATCCAAGGACATGGACGGTGAACGGGCCGGTAACTCACCGGGGTTCAAGGTCAGTACGCCGTAGCGGTAGTCGATGATTCCAGGAGCCAGCCTGACCTGTGCGACGACGTTAGGCAGTAAGGTGTCCGTCTTCACGTCATAGAGGCGTACACTGTACCACTCGCCCTTGCGGGGTTTACGTGGCGGCTCTGGTGGCAGTTCTTCACGTTCCCCAAAGGCCCAATCGATCGGACCTTTAAGCGTTGAGTACGGCAAGTACAGCGAAGGGTGCTCACCGTCTTGAGCATCAGCGTCCCGATGCAGCACTACGCTCCAGTGTCCATTGGTGCGGTGCAGGTTGTGACGACTGGTGATGTACCATTGCCGCCCTTGGGGGTCTCGATAGGCCGGGACACGCCAGCGACCCGGTGCTGAGATTTGGCTAATGGCTTGGTTCACTTGCGCCAGGTGCACGCTACGTGACTCCAAGTGTTCACGAACACAAGCGGTCTCAGCGTCCGTCAGGCCCAACCACTTAAGGTCCTGGATACTGTCCCAGGTTTCACCCAGGTCTTCGAAGTTAGGTCCCACGTACCACAGTGCCGATTCATCAATACGGTGGCAGTTGACTTTACGCGATGCCCCACGGCTGTCGGTAAACGTCACCCCGGTGAACAGGGCGTGGGGTTTGGATAACGCCCTCTGGATTTTACTGCGTTCGCTGAACAGCATGGTTATCCTGCCTTCTTGAGTCGAGTGTGTTGTTGACGCATGATCACGATTTTGTGTGGTCGGTTAGTAAAGCCGAATTTGCGTGACAGCACCACCGTGCAGCGCAAGGTGTGCACCCCCAGAAAGTTCATGGCCGCGCGAGCGCATTCATTGACCAGGGACTCTTCATTCTCCACACACCACTGTGGGTCATCTGCGTCACCTTCTTCGACGCGAACCTGGTCTGGGATCCAGAAGTACTCGCCTTGGAGTTCGACCATGCGGTGGGTGGTGAACGTCTTAGGACTGAAGTCCAGCGTCAACGGGTAGATCTTGTCATTGACGATGACCATGCCGGTGTGGTTGGCCTCGTCAAAGTCACGCATGATGGTTTTGAGGGAGGCTTCTTCGTCAGCCGCTAGCAGTATCTCGGTTTCGGGGTCAGAGCACTCCAAGATACGGGCCAACAATCCCTGGGCGATGTTGGGGGTGGTGCGCTTTTGCAGCTTCAAGCACAGCTTACGCACCGCGGTTTTGCCGGTCTTGCGGTTAGACAGTAGCGACAGCCAAATGTCTTCGGCAGCCATGTACTGGCGAGGAATCCCTTGCGGTATGGAGGTAGCGGTCATTTCAATCGGGTCCGGTAGTGGATAAGGCCTTCGGGGAACTTAGGGTTGCGGGACACCCAGTCTTCCATGCGGCGGATCACTGTGGCGTAGTTGGCGCCAAACACCGACACCTTAACGGTGCGTCGTTCCAGCTTGGTGCTGTTCCAACCGTCGGGCACTTCAACGTTAAAGCGTACATCGCACGACATCAGGATCACACGACCCAAGTGCTTGCACGGCTCCATGTCAGCAGCCAGCTCGGTATTGATCCAGATGCCCTCGCCACTCAAGTCTTCATGCATGGCGATCTGGGCACCTGTGACCGCATCGTTAGCCCCGATGTCCTTAAACGTGATGTGGTCGGTTTTCAGGTACAGGTTCTCGAGGTGTTTATCGATGTCCATCACTTACCCCTTACTGGATAGATTCCGTCGGTCACGCCGGAGATGACGCCCGGGTCGGCACGGTCAGGCAGTGTGACACTGCGCAGGACACGGGTGGTGTTTTTGAGCAGACCTTTCTCCGCCAGCGCGGCAAGCGTGGCCAGGCTCGACATCAACTTGGCGTCTTCTTCCTTGTAACCGGTGTGCTGCATGCATTGCTCTTGCGGGGCGTCCTGGAACATGTAGCAGAACTGGTCGGGCTGTTGCCCGACTTCTTTCATCTGCTTGTACTCGCAGGTGGTGCAGTTATTCGGATTCGTCATGGTCCGGTTCCTTAGTAATGCCGTGAGCACGCAGGAGCGCCCCTACGATGGCCGGGTTCATCCCAGTGGGGTCTACCGGTGCCTGATCCTTAGATCGGCTAAGGACGGTACTTAGGTCAGGCCCACGTGTGGTGGTGGTTGTAGTGAAGTTGATTCGCTTGATGTCGCCCGGATGACTGGTCTGGGGGTTTTCAGTGAACAGGCCCGTCTTGGCTTCGACCCATGTGCGAGTCAGGTACACCTTACCCAATCGCCCGTTGTCGATAAGACCGCTGACGTAATGGATCGCTCCGATATACGCGTCGTAGTCGTCCGTAGGTATTGCAGCAATGCGTGCTTCCAGAGCATCGATTGCAGCCTGGGGTGAGCGACCGGTGGCAATGGGGTACCAATCGGTCAACGGGTAGGTGTCAGTGTGTTCGGCACTGGCCATGTTGTTGGCCACAAAACCCCGATTGATGTCATCCAGGGTTTCCATGGTCGGGGCCACTGCCGCCACGTAACCGGACCCGTAACGCTCACTGAACACACAAAGAAACATAGTCGTGGTGGAAGCGTTGATCAAGTCACGCAAATACAAGTGCGGTTCATTCGGCATCGGATTTGTCCTGGGTCTCAGTAGGGAGTGTGTCAGATTGTGCAGGCTGGTTCCACGTGATCCCCGGTGGCCATGCCAGTGTGGCACTGTACGGTGTCGAGGGGGTGGGTGTGGTGTTTTTGACCAGCCACTTATCCATGATCGAACGTTCTTCGGCGCTGGGGTCGCCGTAGAGGTACATTTCATGACCCGGGTCTTCAGGTGTTGCAACGAAGGTCATTGCACGGGTCAGTTCACCTGCCCCATCACGCATGACCACGCCATCCAGGGTTTGGCCTTCACCGAATGCTTGTGGGAACAGCAAATGCACGTTCTCACCGAATTCGATGAACTCCACGTCTGGCTTACCACCGCCTGGGCGATTAATCGAACGCTGCGTCTGGTGGTGCTTCTCCAGGTACGCCATGGCTTCTTCTTGGGACAACGCCGCCACGAACGTAAAGACGCCATGTGGGTCATCGTCTCCCTCATGGATCAGTTTGGTGACGTCACGAAACCAGTTAGTCGGGCACGTGCTCTCGTCGTAGTAGTAGCGCATGCCACCGCCTGCGTCCGGATGATCCTCAGGCAGTTGCGATTCCTTGATCGACTTAAGGTGCGAGGACGTCTCGACCAAGGCGTAGACCGGGCTTTCTTCGTGGCAGGACTTGAGCAATACCAACGCCGGGATAAACGGATTGGCTTTCTTGCCTTTCTGTTTGAACTCCACCCGGTCTGGACCGTAGACGTGGATCTCGAAGTCTTCCTGGCACTTATTGCAATCCCAGTGAACTGTGTAGTGACCGCCAGAGTGCTTGGGCGCCGCTTCAAACAGATGGTCCACCGTCCAACTGTACTTGCCGCAGCATGGACAGGTGACAGAGTGAGTGGTCTTAGCCACCGTTGGTACTTTGATAAAACCCGACATTAGAAAGTCCCCATGGGTACGTTGTCAGCAATGTAGCGATTGAGCAGTTCACGGTCAGCCACCAGTACGTCGCCATACAACGCGAAGCGGACATAATGAGGACCTTTGCGCATCGTCCAGATATGGTTGATTCCGTCTTGCGCCACCGTGGCCATTTTGTAGCCGGCCTTGTAGAGTTCACGGACAGTGCGTGAAGGGGCGTCGAGCATCCATTCATTGATGCGCGGTTCTTGCAGTACCAACTGACGCAGTAGGTACGAGGGGTTGGTGGCTACCCGGGCAGCAGGGCCGTCGTAACCGTCCATGAAAAATTGCAAGGTGGCAAAGGTGCGAGGCGCTTCGTTCTCCAGCAGGGTGGAGTGAATCATGCTTTTGTATTCCAGGCGCAGGTTAGGCTCTACCTCTGGGTCATTTACCGAGAGAAAGAGCATCGCGCGCTGATTGTCCGTCTGCGTACGGGCCGCAGTCTCCAGACCCAGAGCCACCGCAGTGTACGGCTTGCCCAGGTTCGTGAAGATGCGGCGTTGCAGTTCATAGACTTCATTGACCGTCAGGTCACGGGCTTCCATCAGGCGTGCCGCTTTCAATTCGGCAAAGTTGTGAACGGTCATGGGTGAAACTCCAAAGGGTATAAAAGACATAACGGCGAAGCCCGAAGACCTCGCCGTTAGATTACTTAGATTTAGTTCCGGGGACAAAGTCACGGCTGGCAGCTGACTTGTATTCAAAGAACCATTTGGTGGCCAATACTAAAATCAGTGCACCGCCCATGTCCGCCTCACATGAGAACACAGTCTGGGCCAACCACCACCAGAAATAGACGCCCTTGCCATCCCACATGTAGTAACCCAGTGGGTAGCTGATGGCTACCATTCCAAAGAACAGGGACCCCAGGATAATACTGAGGGAATGACGCTTCCAAAAATCGACCATGACCGGTATGTCCTGTAGGGAGTCATACGATCAGCTCATGGCCCTCACTTGAAACCCAGCGCGCCCCAACTTACGGGCATCGACCAAGTCTTGAAGGATCAGGTACGGCGACACCTGCGTATTGGCTCGCAAGGCAGCGGCTACCTGAGGGTCGATATCGGGAGTCCCCAGGATCAGCGTCTCGCTCGGCGGTACCGGTTGCCACCGGCGGTTGGTGCATTGCCAGATTTCATCGCGCGCTCGTAAGAGAATCGAGAAACCTGGGATGTTATTGGCCAGAGGTGTCAGTGTGTCGTTTACCCCAGCAGTCCCGTCTGCGACCGATATCAACAGAGGCGTCAGTGCAATCACCAGGTCGGCTTTGCCAAAGAACATCACGTCGTAAATGTCCACCACCGTGCGGTCGATCAACATCGCCGGACGGCTAGTGGGTCTGGAATGGATCATGTGTCGGCAGTCCAGATCGTGCCCGAACACCATCATGTTGCGTTGGTAAACGACAATAGCGCTCATCAAGACCTCGCTATAAAGTTAGGGGTGTGGGTAGGGACTCCTAGATGCGCACCGGGATGCGCTTTTCAAAGTCCAATTGCACAATCGGGTCGGTGTGCTCAGGGGCGTCTGCAAAGCGCACCAGCACGTAACCTTCCCGACTTAAGTCAATGCTAAAGGTTTGCTCTGCAAAGTGGCGTGAGAGCTGTACGCGGGCCCGTTCCAGGTCCGTGTGGTCGACGCAGCGACGTAGCGCGTAGATCATATCGTCGCGCTTAAGGTGGGCGATGAAATAGTAATCGTCAGCCAGAGCATCGTAACCGCTTTTGGCCCACGGTGGACTGAAGGTGCGTTCACACATACGGTGGCGACGCAAACGAATCACGCCTTCTGCGGTGCGATCCAGGTAATAGCCCTGCTCCCAGGTGGTGCGTCGCACAATATCACCGGGGCGCATCTGGTCCTTGATGGCATCGAAGTTCATGTAAAATCCTTGGTGTGTGGGTATAAAGACGGCAAAAAAAGAAGGCCCATTGGGTCCTTCCTCTTCTATCGCCTGCTTTAGAACAGCTGGTAAATAAATGCTAGGATGGCTTCTTGGTGTTCATACACCCAGATCCCAGCTTTGAACAAACCAAAACCAGTATAAAGATGTTGCTTGTGCAGCCTCCACCGACTCTTAGGAGTCTGGTGCCCAGGGGCGTGCTTATTGGCGTTTTTATTACCGAGAGCCTTGGACGCTCTCTTTCTTCTTTTATTTGACATAATAATCCTCATCTTAGTTAATGTTGAGCAAGCCATTAAGTCAGCTTACCAGTTGTGTTATATAGATTTTACTTTTGTTGCAGTGCCGCTTCTAACTCACGGATCCTTCCAACCAATCCCAACTCATCGACCTTGATCACGCACGCCGGTGTTTGCGAGGGCTGTATGCCGAAATGCTTGGCCGCTTGAGGTGCATGGTAGAACACGTGACCGCAGTGAAAGCACCGCCACCCGTCTTTGGGGTGGGGGTACGTGTCCTGGGTACTAGTGTCTAACGCCGCGTTGCGTTCCTCGACCAGCTCGATTAAAAGCCGGTCGAGTTCTTCAAACGAACGGCTCACCGATAGAACCGTTCGTATTGACCTTTAAACAAATGCGCCTCCACCAGAGAGACGTTTTCGTTTTCATCAATCAGGTAGTAATCACCCACGTCGGGACTGTGCTTACGTAGCCACTCACGGGTGGCCAATACAGGCTCTGAGGACCCGAACTGGTCGAACCCCAGACGTGGCCAACTGATATTGGCAATGCGCTTGACGTGGAAACGCCGACCCGTCTTGATGTGGCGGTAGTTGGGTACGGCAGGTTTGGTAACGGCCATGGAGGCTCCGGTGGCTAAAGGCGTTCGTACTGAGTAACGAACTCACTGGCGTTGACCTTGAAGACCGTACCGTCTTCACGGCGGGCGTAGAAGTCACCCGGTTTGGGGTTGTGTGCGTCGTACCAGGCTTGGTCCACCTGCACAGGGCCATGGGCACTGAACTGGTCGAAGTTGATCTGGTATGAAGTCGGAGACTCGTCAGCGGTCCCCAATGCCGGACCCGTCCACACAATGCCGGCGATGCGCAGTGCGTTGATTTCTTCACCCGTTTCAATGTGACGGTACTTGGGTAACTCAGGCTTCTCAAGGCTCATGGATAACGCTCCTGTGTCAGACACGCGGTAAAATGATGCTGGCCCCCTGACCTTGGTACTTGCCGTCGCCGTAGGGGTTCTCGCACTCGCCGTCCCCTTTGAGGAAGACCAGCTGCACTGCCCCTTCGCCAGCGTACAAGATTACAGGCTGGTTGCTGGTGTTGGCGAATTCCAGGGTGACGTAACCACCCCAGCCAGGTTCCAGTGGGGTGCACAGGCAACTGATCGCGGCACGGGCCGGCGTGGATTTACCAATGCAGAGTACCAGCACGTCGAGTGGGATCTGGACCCGCTCCATTGACCGACTCAACACAAAACTGTTGGGTGGCAGGATGATCTGGTCCTGGTGGAACGTTTCGAACTGCTCCTCACGGATGTTCTTGTAATCGATGGGTTCACCGTCTACCCCACGGAAGAGTTTGAACTCCGGGGCACAACGAATGTCGTAGCCCATCGACGACTGCCCGTAAGAGGCGATCTTAAGACCCTGCTCATCAACCCGCACTTTATTGGGGTGGTACGGTTCGATCATCGGGATGAAGGCGGCGTCTTCTTGCGCCGTGGGTAGGCGATGGGACAAACCGTCAGCGATCTCCTCCAGGTTCGGCAACTCACGGTTGGCCCGTGAACTCAAGTGGCGGTGGATTTCCCGTTGACGCACGGTCATGTCTTGCCGATGTAAGGGTTCCCACTTCAGGGCGCTGCCAGCCCGGACATACAGGTCCGGCTTGTTGCACAACTTACGGATACTACGGTCTACTAATACACTCACAACAACACCCCAAGGGAAAAGTAATTGGCTCCTACCATTGAGCCTGTAGGTTTTTTATTTAACCGTTATCGCTCTTCGTTAAACCAGTCCATGAAATCGTGGTAATGCTCACTGCACCGCAACCGACGGTGCATGACCGGGGTGATGTCATGGAACTTAACCATGAATTGATACAGCCTGGTCCGACGGGCAGGTGACTCCTTGACCCGGATAATGGCCTCCAGTTCTTCCCACCCGTCAGGCTCACGCACCAGGGGTTTGTAAGGCCACTGGTAGATTTCCCAGGTGTGCGTGCGGGCCAGAGGGATCTCGAAGTAAGCGCAGATCACTTTCATTTCCTTGATGGTGGTCTTTTCTGCTTGGGTGATGTACGCCTGATGTTTGTGATCGCGGTACCAGCGCTTAAGACCCTGCCAGTAGGCTGTGAGGGTTTTCATGGCGTGACGCTCCTAGCCGATGGGGATATTGGGGTCGTTGACGTTGTACGGACCACTGCCATGTTTGCGGTTACGCAAGAGGAAGAACTCCTCAGGGTTGCCTGCCGTTTGGATCGCACCGATCGTGACGAGGAACGTGGTGTGCAGACCAAACATGGCCTTGCTCAGTTCCCCCAGGGTCTCACGGGTGAACGTAGACATGTCGGTCACCGAGACAATCGTCGGTACCGCTTTGTTGGCTTCTGACCACTCACGCACGGCCGCCATGCGTGCCTCCTCAGTGGCCTCAACGCTCTCTGGGAGGATTTCCTCTACAGGGACCGTGTACACCAGCTTAAGCGCATTGGCGATGCGCTGCGCCTCTTCCAGGCTGTTGGCCACGATCCAGTTGTATGCCGGGTAGTTCAGGGTTTGTGTGGTGTTCACTTAGGCCGCCTTTGGCAATGGAGCACGCTCGTCAACAATCCAGGGATTGGCTTCCAGCATGTTCTCAGGGTAAGGTTCTTTGGATTCGAACTTGGCCAAGAAAGCCAGAGCCCGCTCTTGCATTTCGGGGTAGTACAGGTTGATGCGCTGCGGGATGTTCCCACGAATAGCGATCTGCAAGGCGGTGTTGGTGCCGCCCTCAACCTTCTCACTCTTGCCTTTAGGCTTGGCCCAGTAGTACACGGCCTTGACTTTGGCTTTGAGGGTGTGCCCGTAAATCTGGAACACATTGCGGGTGTGCAGTGCGATGCCCCCAGGGGTGAGGTTATAAAACCCGCCTCGGGCAAGCGAGGCGAGTTCCTTAGCCTTTTCCCAGGTTTCCGTAAACTGTGGGGCCACCAGAAAACCATTCACAGGGTCATTAAAGCGACCCTGGAAATTGTCTTTGTGTAGGTAGATCCGACAACCCACTTCTGCGAATCGGGGCGACAGGCTCGCTCCGTAATAGAACGCCCGGTCTGCCCCAATCGCATCCCCACTGCTCAGGGAATACCCCTGGTCCGTCAGGGTACGCCCCATTCGGATCATCAATAGCAATATGTCCGCCGGTGTGTCACGACTACCAACACCTGCGATATACAGCTTCATGGTTACTCCTCAGTTGGGTGTGATGACTGCCACAACCGACAGTCGCATGGTAAAGTGTTGTTCGTCGTCCAGGTAGACCACGTCATCGTCCTTCAACGTGAAGTGCGATTGTTGGATCACGCCTGCACACTCGCAGTACAGCCAGTGGTTGGCAATGATCGGGCGCTGTTGCGCTCCCAGGCCAGGTTGCGCCTTGAGCGCCAGGTACAGATTGGTGTCCGTGGGCTCAAGCGACAAGCGATAGCACTTGTAGTTCAAGCCATCCACCGAATGCCACAGGAAAGCAGGCTCACCGGTTTGCATGGTGGCTTTGAGTTCCAGCCCGGTCAATTGCAGCTGCCGTTCCAAGGCGATGGCTGCAATGATCGATTGGGTGATGTGCATGGGTGACTCCTAGATGATCGGGGGTTCACCATCGTCGTCATCGTCAAACTCATCTGGATCCAGGATCAAGTCGTCTTCTGAATCGTCAAACGGTTCGAAGGCGCCTTCGTCTTCACGCAGTTGGGCATTCTCAGCGTCGATGGCACTGTTTTGTTTGTGGATGCACCCTTGGCATACTTGATACACCTGTCCATGGGCCCCTTCTTCAAAATCCCGCCGTGGACTCAGTAGCGTCACATGACGTTTGCACCACTCACAAAAGCCCGAGCGATCTGCTTGCTGGAGCGACTGTTGAATGGGTTGGATATGCACATCGCAGTAGTACTCAAATTCGTCCCCTGCTGAGTCCGACTCTGCGGTGAAGCGATACGTACCGGCTGCCTGGCAGCCTGGGTGGAAGCATTCAGTCTGCTTATCCGTATCGTGCAGGTTGATGCGGATAATGCTGCCTGGTAGGGACATAGTGATACCTCTGGTGCGTAAGATTTCGGGCATAACCCCTCCCCGAAGGGAGGGACTATTGTTACGTGTTGATCCGGTCGTAATACCGCTGGGTCATCCCAAGTGGCATCATGGTGGTGCGGTCTGGTTCCCCGGTGTACACCATGACCTGGTGGTTGTCGTAGACTTCTACCACTTTACACATGGCGTCGGTGACAATGGCCAGCGCCGACTCACTGTTCAGGCTCTCGCCGGCAGCGATCCGAGCGATTTGAAGCATGGCCCCGGTACGGATTTGTTCCAGGTCCTCGATGTGTTGTTCGGCAACGTCATCCTGGGTCCACTGACCGTCCTCGGGACACACCCAAGGTTTCTTTTCAGCGTCAGCCATCAGAGAACCCTCACCGCTTGATCCACGTTGACCGTCATGTGCTTGAGTTGATCGGGGTTGATGGGGTACATCTGCACCCGTTCGTCGTCGATGATCTGGCGCAGCTCCTCATCGATCGTCACAGTAAGGGCGCGTGATTTGTCGCTTTGCAACGCTTTGGGGAAATGCAATTGCCCTTCGCAGGATTTGTACGGGATGAACAGAAACGCACAGACCGCAACGGGGTCATAGCTGGTCTCGTCGGTAAAGTGCTCAGCTTGTCGCCAAGTCAGTCCGTCCAACATCATCATGCGATGCGTGAAGGGGATCATGGGCATCAGGTTAAATATGCCCTGCTCCGTGGCCTTCACCAGGGCGTCGTACTTGAACCAGATGTTCATGCCCGCTACACCGTGGCTGAATTCAGGATGCTCGGGATGGCGCAGTTCCAACATACTGCCGCTGCTGGTGAGCATGGCCGGGATGCCATGGTGAACGTTACCGTCGGGCACGATCGGGTTGGCATGCACACGCACGTCAGTAGGGCGCCGTTCAGGCCCTACATTCACCCGCATGGTTTTTCCTTCGGGGGTGGTCAACAACCATTGACGGTTCGCTTGCCATTCAGAGTCGGGCACGTGCTGTATGCAGAAATTGTCTTCCATAAAAACCTCAGTGGGGTAAACGAAATAAAACCCCTCCCGGTAAGGGGAGGGGGTGACGGGGGTCGTACAGGCAGTCGTTGGGGCTACGAAGTCGCTTCACAGCGAGTGCAAATAACCCCGGGGTAACAACAGCAGGCTGGATCACCTCCTAGGTGTCAACTACAATACACCTGTACATAACATGATTAATCGTTAATCAAGTCAAAGTACGTCTCGACCAACTTACCGCTCAAATCGTTAGCCTGCGGCTCGTTCAAACGGTTTTCCCGATCCAGGACGATGTAACCCGGGTGGCCGCCGGTGCCGTCCAGAACCTTGAGCATGGCGACTACAGTAGTCTGGACGATCTCAGCGGGGGCCACGGCAGTGTCCTTGCTGAACTTGCGCGTCAGGCGCTTGGTAACCGCCTGGGCTTTTTCCACCAGCTCTTCCTGGTTAACGCCTTGCAGCAGTGCGTTGACCTTGATGAGGTCCGCTGGAAGGATGTCGTGGAGGGTGCGAGAATTGGTCATTGCAGTTCCTAGTCGTTAAGTAGCACGTACAGCATGCGTTTACGGACGGTCAGTAGTTGAATACGCCATACCTTAGTGGGCAGCAGTAAACAAATACGCAGGGCCATGGTAGCGATGTAGTTCGCCAGGTCCGGGTGGTTCTGTTCGAAATACAAGGGCGCCGTGACTTGATGGGTAAAGAGCAGTGCTTGCTCCTTGGTGAACTGGCGAGGGTGTTCATCCAGGACCTTCTGTACCACGTGACAGATCGTGCGCAACAGGTAATGCCCACCTGGATGCGCTTTTACCTCACCCGTGCTGCTGACTTCCCAGGGCGGGATACCCGCTAAGGTATCCCGATGGGGGTAGCAGGTCCCACCGTAGACCCGAAAGTGGAACTTGGCTTCCTCGTGGTCCAGGTCACTGTCGTCCACCGCGATGGCCATTACCAGGCGAGGGTCCATGGCCCTTACGTCCAGCAGACGTTGAGGACCGGCTCGTCGTCGTAGAAGGAAGGACCTTCTTTACGGGCGTACCAGGTGCCTCCTTCATAGCCGGCAATGCAGTGCTTGGCGGTGCGTTTCTCCAGGGTGTGGACCAGAAGCTTGTCCGCGGCTTCTTTGTCCGGCGATACCAGAAACACGGCTCGGATAGTGCCGTCACCCTGCCCGTGCTTGCTGTTGTAACTCCAGATGTAGTTTTTATAGCCCCCGGTGTCAAGTTCCGGTGACCCGATTTCGACGGAGTTGATGGTGTGAGTTTGCCCCCGTGCTTGGACTTGCAGTAGATCGCCCACGGTAACCCCCTAGGTATTGATCATGTCGAAATAGCAGGTTGCCAATTCCCCAGCGAGGTCATTGACGTGGTTGAGGTCGTCAGCTTTGAGGTCCCCCACCGGAATCAGGTGGTAGCCCTCGTTGACACCCGCCACGCCCGTATCGACCAGCGACAAGATATCTACCGCGGTCTGATGGACCCGTGCGTGAATCAGCTCGTCCACCGATTGGGCGGTGTAGGTCACCTCTTTGTCGGTGTCAAACACTGGCGTGGTTTGAAAGTCCGTGATGCGGGTGACGGCGTCCAGGAACACGCCGCGTGCACTGGTGACCGGGTCGTAGATCACGTCAGGCACCGGCGCCCACTGTTTCTGCATGTAGCCCCAGTGCTTCTGTAGGAACGCCAGCAAGCGCGGCGTCTCGTGGACCTTGACGTCCTTGATGATGTTGCCAAACAAATACCCCTTGCGAGGCATCACCCACACGATGTTGGCGTAGGTACAGCCTTTAGGGCCGTAGTCTCTGGTCTCTTCCGGGTACTCACTGTCCTGAACGCTAAAGTCCCAGCGTACGATGTGATTGAGGTCGATGTCGTAGTCTTTCCAGTTGGCGATGAACTCATCAACCGACTCAAACGTTTCACTGTCCGGCGCCGACATGTAGTACTCATGCTGTTGGTGCATGAGGGTATGCAGTTGCTTGGCGTCGGACACCACCGCAGCCTTGTCAGAGATAACCATAGCCTTTTAACCACTGTTGTTGGAGCATGAGAAGGTTCTCAGTAACCATCGCTTGGGCACGATCATTCAAGTCGCGCCACAGTTTACGGCTACTGAGTTGTTTGTGATCCATACCACTGGCCAACCGCTTTAAGTAGCCTGAGCGGGAATCGGTCAGAAACGCCTCAAGCTTACTGCGATGATCGGGGTCTAACGCCGCTACCAGTTGGGTGACATCGGGCGCTACTGCCATAACAACTCCTTAGGTGTTGATCATCGTGAAGTAGGCATCGCTCAATGCCCCGGCGATGTCGTACTGGGGCTCGGGTTGACCGACGTATTCGCGTGGAATCAGGTTATACCCCGGTCGGTCGTCCCCATTGCCGTCAATCACTCGAAGCACTTGCTCCACGGCTGAATGCACAGCACTTTCGATGCTGCCGGTAGGAGAGCCTGATTGGGTACGGATGACATTGTCGGTGCGGGTTTTGATCTCATACAGGAACTGTTCACGCTCAGTCTCGGTCTGAGCGTTCTGGTATTGAAGGATGACCTTGTCCAGGTGGTAGATGTCCCACTCACCGTTAGGTCCCTTAGCCTCTATGATCTCCCTGATCGTCTCTTCCTCGAGACTCACTTGATGTCCCTCAACCTGTATGTCTACAAGACTCATGTGTATTCCCCTTCGGGTATATACGTAGAGAGGTTCGTTACACTCACCTCTCGCTGGTTTAAGAAACCCCCCAAACCCCCCTTTAATGTGCAAGTTTGACAGAGTCAAAACGAGCTCACTACTCAGGGGATTCGGGGTGAAAGAACATACTACTAATCGAGTCAGTAAAAGTCCCTCAGTAGTTTCCTCCTAAGCATGATATAAACTCTAAAGCCTTTACAATCAGATCCTATAGGTCCGATTTCTTTAGCATTTTGAGGTGTAACATGTTAGGTGGCTTTCGGCGGCTAATAGGAACAATCAAGGTTACCGCGACTGACCGCCTGATCGAAGTCAGCGGTATTCCCGGTGACATCATGCAGCGCGACATCCTGCGCATTTGGAAGACATCCAAAGTCAATGAGTGGATGTTCTCAGACTTCGGTAAGAACAGTTTCAGCTTCAACCCCTTCTTTGCCCCAGAGATCGTCTACATCCTGGACACCCTGGTGTCCACCAAGCGATCACGGTTCACTTCCACGCGGGTATTGACCAACCTGCGTGATGCGCTGGAAGAGCACACCTGGCTTAAGAACACCAAGCCCGATGCAGACGCTCCAGAGCGGCTGAACCTTAAGAACCTGTCACGGCTTAAGTACACACCGCTGCCGTTCCAACAGCGCTTCCTGGAGACCTACAGCACCCTGGTGACCGCCTACGGGCTGCGCGGTTATCTACTGGCTGCTGCGGCAGGTTCGGGTAAGACCTTTACCTGCTGTGCGGTGGCAGAGTGCCTGGACGTGGATCACGTGCTGGTGGCCTGTCCCTTGAACGCCACCGAGCGGGTCTGGGAAAAGGACGGCATGCTCAAGCTGTTCAAGGAAACCCCGACCTACTGGATCGAGGCCCAAGGACACGAGTACCGCGGTGAGAAGTACTTGATCGTGCACTTTGAATCCCTCGGCAAGATCCAGCACATTGCGGAGATGCTGCGCAAGGAAGGCAAGTCGGTGATGGTGATTCTCGACGAATCCCATTTCCTCAATGAACTGACCAGTCAGCGCACCCAGAACTTCCTGGAGGTTGACCGGATGGTGGACTCGCAGGACACCCTGTGGGCCTCGGGCACACCGATCAAAGCCTTGGGTTCGGAATGCATCCCGATGCTACGCAGCATTGATCCCCGCTTTAATGCTGATGCTGAGATGCGCTTCAAGAAGATCTACGGCTCCAGTGCGAATAAAGGCTTGGACATTCTCAAGCACCGCATGGGGTTGATCTCCTACAAGGTCGAGAAGTCCGAGCTCAAGCTGGCTGATCCGATCATGAAGATCCTGCCGGTGACCATCCCCAATGGGGACGCCTTCACCTTGGAGTCCATCAAGGGATTGATGCAAAAGTTCATCCTGGAGCGGTCCCGTTACTACGAGGGATGCCGTAAGGAGGACGAAGCTTTCTGGAAACAGTGTTTGAGTGTTCACGAAGCCAGCCTCAAAAGCACAGCAGCCCGTAAAGGGTTCAGTGAATACTTGCGGGTGCTGAACATCGTGGTCCGTACTGCGGACCCTCGGTACATCGGGGAAGAGATCCGCTTTTGCAACGTGTACGAGAAGAAGGTCTTCCAACCCACACTCCCCCGGGAGATGGTGGAACGGTTTAAGGAGACCAAGACCATCATCAAGTACGTGTCGCTTAAGATCCAGGGCGAGTGCTTAGGGCGTGTCCTGGGGCGGGCTCGGATTGAATGCCACGTAGCGATGGTACCTCATGTTGACTTTGTGGGGGTCTGCGACTCGACCACCAAGAAGACGGTGGTGTTCACCAGCTTTGTAGAAGCGCTGGAAGCGATGGACCGGCACTGTTCCACAGTGGGACTCAATCCACTGACGGTCTACGGTAAGACCAACAACGAGTTGGCCAACACCGTGGCTCGGTTTGAATCGGACGTGCACATCAACCCGCTGCTTGCCACCTTCAACTCACTGTCCACCGCGGTACCGCTGGTGATGGCGGACAACATGATCATGCTCAACGATCCCTTCCGGGCATACATCAATGAGCAGGCCATTTCCCGTATCCACCGGATCGGGGCGACTACCCAGACCGTGGTGTGGAAGGTACGCTTGGACACCGGTGACCGGCCGAACATCTCGACCCGTTCAGCGGACATCCTGGCCTGGTCGCAGGAAATGGTGGAAGCCATCATGGGGATCAAGTCACCCTTTGCTGAAGGGGTGGCGGTGGAAGCGTTCGATGACGAGCAGGAGCTGGATGAGAACCGTCTGATGCACCGACACGTTCAGGCGCTGTTTGACGGCACTGACATCATGATCAGTCAAGAAGACTTCATGCCTCAGGTGGTGTGTGCACCTCGTGTGTCCGTACCGGCATACCTGAGTAACTGGTAATCCCTTTAAGAGTACTCCACATGTCGCAATCTCGTTTACTTACAGCGGTGGCCAACTATTTCTCTGCCATCAAAGCCCGCGTCAAGCCGGTGATCAGCGAAAAGATCACGCTGCCCTCAGGCGCCACCAAGACGTACAACCTGGCCACCCTGGGGGTAGACTTGGCCAAGTTCGATCCCTTGTCTGCACGCATCGTGGCCACGGTGCTGGACACTGATACGACGTCTCCCACCAATGGGTACTTTATCAACTCTGAGATGTTGATCACGGTGGGGTTGAAGGATGACGGGTCCGTTATCGTGCAGAATTATCACAGCGCTCCGCTGACCGTGTTTGTGCGCTGTGACGCACCGACCAAACTCAAAGCCGCGTAAGGTGAACCATGTCCATCATCAACCCGGGTCTTGCGCCACAGTTCTACCCTGATCGCGCGGACACCACCTGGACGTTCGACCCCCAGGTCGAACGGGTGGCCTACAGTGTCAATGACATTCCTCCGGCACTGTCGGAGTACATCGCCTACGACACCTTAACACCCCCCAACCCTTTCATCGCCGTGACCCAGGACGGTAAGGGTAATGTGGTGTACGACGGCGGCTTCCCTAAGTTCTATAACTCCACGTGGACGAACTTCACCAGCTTCAGCCAGCTCCCCGGGGGTTACAAGTACCTGTGGAACGCCATTCACTTTTGTGCCAACGCAGCCAAGGTCGCGGCTGGCAATAAGAAAGTGCTGTTTCTGGGAGACAACCCGATCACCGCAAGCTACGCGGTGAAGTCTACCGGGGCTGATGGGTTTAACACCTCTATGCAGGGGCTGTTAGCGCTGATGGGTTTCACCGGCGTGTACAAGGACCTGACCGATTACCCAGGCGGCGTCCTGGGCTGTACGTTCAGTGAATTGGATGCTTACTGCTGTGTGGTGATGTACTCCACCGCCTACGCCCCCAACAACCCTGAGTTGATCACTCCAGCGGCGATCACAGATTTGGTGACGTACCGGGAACAGGGTAACGGCCTGATCTTCATCACGGACCACGGCACAAATGTGCAGACCGACATCAAACAGGTCACCACCCCAGCCGGTGCCGGCTTCTACGCCACCGCTAACCGGGTCATGGTGAATTTCGGTTCGTTCTTCACGGGTAACTTTGACCGCTCGCCGGTCAACGTAGGTTTCCTGCGCCGTACGTACGGGGACCATCCTCTGTACAACGGCATGTTGGACAGTGAGGACATCTACGCCGGCCCGTCTGAATCCAAAGTGGTGGTCACTGAATACCCGACCTACACCCCAGGTAACATCCCGGCGATCCCTTTGGCCACCGAGGGGGAGAACCAGATCAACTTCCTGGTGGTCATGAAAGACGGTACGCTGGTGACAGGGAAGTACAAGTACACCATCATTAAGGGGGAGTTTCTGTTCCACCTCAATGCGACGGGGCAGCAGCTGGGGGACAAACACACCACGTTCAAACGGGCGTGGGATGGGTCCCTTAAAACCACCATCGCTCAACCCCCGACCTTTATGGGTGGGGTGTACCGCAATGGGATCTTGCTGGGTAACTTCCAATTTAACGGGGTGCAAACCACGTACACTTGGTTGACCGGCAGCGTGCGCGGCTTTGAATTGCGCCACGGAGACGTCATTGAACACCGGTTTACTACGCCGTACAACTACGGCATCAAGTTCACGGTGGACAACGCCAACAAGGTCAAGGGTGTGCTGAACCATGCTTACGTGATCCGTCAGTTTGCCCGTGACGAATACGCAAGCCTGACCTGGCAACAAGCGTACGCCAAAGTGCAGGCTTACGCCCAGGCTTACTTCAGTGACAATGCTAACCACCCTCAGCAATTGCCAGTGGCGGTGCACAAGGACGGGCCCATCGTGCAGTCAGTGATGGGGGTGTTGAGCCTGGTGAGTTTGCCGGTGTACGATTCGGTGGCAGAGCTTAATGCTGCCAGTAACCCAGACCGCAAGCGTGCAGCCTTGGTGTTACCGGATCAGGTCTGGTACTACCCCTCCGGCAACACGGCGGTGCGAATGGAGGGGGCCAATTTCCTGAACTTCTTGGAGTACGGGCGTTGGATCAGCAGCACCAACGGCAAGGGGTTTTACCACGTTGGCCAAGCCGGTAACCTGGTGAAGCACTGAGACAACATAAGCGCCTCCCCAGTGGGAGGCGTCTATGCCGTTACGGCGCAGGTGCTTCGGCTTCGACCAACCACAGACGCGTCTCTTGATCCAACAGGAGAATCGTATCTTGGGTCAGGATCAGGTGAAACTTGTCCTTGTCCAAAGACGCTTTAATCAAGGTACCGGCCTGGGAGAAATCAATCTTCAGGTCAATAAACTTGTTACAGGCCCCTTCGGGTGACACTGCGCTGGAATCTGGGTCTTTGCGGCGCTGCACCCACAGCGACTGTTCGATCGCACGGCCCACGGCGGGCTGCTTGACCTGAGTCCGGTGAAACGCATCCAACAGCGTCTTCGCCATCGCTTCGGTATCGGCCAACACCAAGCCTTCCCCGACATCAATGTTTGAAGACGTTAACGGCTCATGGTGCAACTGCGTGTCTTTGATGGTCTGCATCGACGGCGTGATCTTCAGACGCTTGACCACCACGGTGACCCGTTCTTGGTTGCGCTTGATTTCCACACAGCGGATAAAGTCCATCATGTCAAAACTGCGCTCCATGTCGCGCAGCTCTTCAGACACACGCTCCAGCTCACCCTTCTCGACACCGCCCATGCGGCTCAGTTCAAGGGTTAGGTTTGCCAGGGTAGCGTGCGGGTAGCTGGATGCCATGAGCATCCGCAAAATGGTTTCCGCGCGACTCTTTCGTAGAGGGCGTCGGAGAATCACCTCTAAGGCATGTTCTTTTCGGGGATGGTGCATGATGGTAAATCCTGGATGGCTATAAGTAGCCGTTATTCTTCATCCAGCTATCACGACTGGCGCGGGCGTCGTGCAAAGCATTGTGGGGGACCTTGGAGCCTTTACCGGAGATGTCATCATCCAGGATCATCGTCAAGGGCTGGATCATCATCCACTTACCCTGGGTGAACTCGACGGCCTGCATGAAGTACTTAAAGTCAGCCGGATGGTTGGCATAGACGCTAATGCCAGGAAACTGTTTGAGGAACTTTTGCAACCGCGCCTGGAACTCATCGTGACTCAACGCCTCCTTCTCCAGGAAAGGCATCACGTGTTCAGCGACCCATGGATCGATGGGTTGTTTGCATTCAACGACCTCGTAAAACTCCCGACTGCCGTCCTCATTGACCAGTGCCAACGAGATCAGGTCACCACCCCCTGAGTTAAATTCGCAATCGATCCACAAGTTGCTCATACAGAGTTCCTCAAACTTAGAAAAGGTGTAGCGTACATACTATTCGAACAAAAAGAAAAAGGCGGTCACAGAGGGGCCTATAAGCCCCTCTACGCCGACTTCGTTCAATCAAGTAACATCCCAGAGCTTAAGCCACTCGGTGCTCGCAAAACGCGTCAGAGCCGTTTCTGGATAAGGTTGTTGGGTGGAACTGCCGTCGTGGTTGAAAACCGTCAGCTCACGGGTCAGCAGGCTGAGCTCTGCACGGCTCTGATGGTTGTCCAGGTCATACGACAGAATCAAGACGTCGCAGATCAGGCGGTCCCCAGCACGCAGCTTACCGTTCTCGACCACGATGTCTGGCGTGGTGCAACGTTCGCTGACCACGGTGAACTCCTGACCGGCTTGTCGATCGGTGAACGTGTCGCCCAGTCGCAGGTTGCGCAGAGGGATGCGTGCCCAACGGGGTGACTTCTCTTCGGTGTGAGTCATGGTGATTCCAGAATGTGAGGTGACGGCATAAAGGGCAACAGTGCCCCCTATGACATTTTAATGGATCTTTACATCAGTACGAGCGAACCAGTTTCGCGCAGCCTCGCTCAGGAAGAACCGCTCATTCAGGCAGCTCGGTCCACGGGCGTTGCTGTAGGTGTAGTCCACCTCACTCTGCTTAGCGGAGAGGTAACAGTCGTAGCCGATCGATTGGGCGAGTAACTCCCGCGCTCCCACGAACGAAACTTTACCTTTCGTCACTTTGTGCAGATGTACAGCCCAGTGTTTGAACGCGTAGCGCGTCTTATCGCCACTTAAAGCGAAAATCATCAGCGCTTGAATGGGGTCGTTCATACACAGTGTCACGGGCGCAGTGTTAGTTGCAAACTGCTGCATCGCTGCTGCAAAACCGGCGCGCATGTCTTCATACGTCTTCACACGGTGAAGCAACACCTGATGTTTCGGGTCGATCCGAGGTGGATGCGATCCTGGGTCCAGGGAGTGGTTATGTACGGCCATGGTGTTCTTCCTGTTTGACCTATATAGATAGGAAGGGGGCAAGCATCCGCTGCTTACCCCCGGTTGGGGTTAGACGGTAATGTCGATGTCAATGGCGGGAGTGACCATCCCGCGTTCTTCGTTGCCGGTGGGTGAAGCTTGGTAGAGAACGTGGGCCACACCGATCAGACTGGAATCGGTTGCCGCCAACAGTTCAGCAAGGCGCTTAGCCACGTAACGTGCGTCACCTTCACCCAGCGGGACGTCAGCGGGGAGCACCGACTCCAGTGTTGCCTGAATGCGGTAGTGCCGCATCTTGCCGTCGAATGGCAGGACGATGCTGAAACCACCTACGGGGTAGTAACCGCTGGACTCGGCTGAGGCACCGACGTTAAGGCGGGTGTACTTGTCGATGATGATTTGGCCAGTGAACCGACCAAAGTCATGCAGTGGGAAGAGTTGCCGGGTATGGACGTCTGGCATTTCGAATGTCTCGTGGACCTGGATCCCACGGAACACCCAATCGTCGTCACCGAAGAGTGACTGCGCCAACGCTTGCACCTGCTGAGCGATAAAGCTCTCGTCACGCCCAGTCGGTAAACCGGCGTTGTACAGCGGGTTACGACCCCGTGCTTCAGCGCCCCGTCCAATCAATTCTTCCTCGTGCCGACTCCTGTACCCCCGTGTCATGTTGCGTGTGTCGTACAGGCGGTAGTACAGTGGGTATTGCTGAGCATTGCGTTTGAAGGTACGCAGAACAAAACCGTAAGTCGGGTCCTGAAGGCTTGGGGTGTAGTTCTGAAGGAAGGCCACCTCCAACCCTTCGACCAGCGGATGACGTTTGTGGCGCGCTTGAAAGCGCTCCTCCTCAGCCTTCTCGCGGTTAAGGTTTTCTTGTGCTGCCGCCTCTTCCTTGCGGGTGCGCACCCGATCCCGACGCCGAGCCGCGATTTCCTGGAACGCCAGGTGTACGGCTTCTTTGAGTTGTTCTGGGGTCAATTGACCAGAACCTGAAACACCAACCAACTTCGCCAGCTCCTCAGGCGTGAAGTCCTGTTTGATCGGTGCATCGGTTGGCTGTTGCATCAGCGCAGGGTCTTCAACCGCCGGCAGTGAGTCGACGATGTCCTTGATGGTCATGCCGTTCACCGACCCCACCACGTCTGAGAACGTGTTGAGGATATAGGTCCAGACCTGGTCAGGATTGCTCTTGAGCAAGTTCAGGTCGTCAATGATCTTGGCGTTCAGCGCCGAATGCGTCAACGGTTTAGGCTGAGCCTTCTTCGCTGGCTGAGCGCGCTGCTGATTGCGCGCATTGAAGTCATCGACCAGGCGTTGGTCTTTGGCTTGTGCCCGCAGCTTACTGGTGTGGCGACTGGCGAACTTGGCGTAGTCTTCGGTAAAGCCGTTACGCTGAGCTTCCTCGTATTCGGTCTGGTACTTACGCAATTTGCTGGCACCAGTTGTCACAGTTTCAACTGGTTCTACGGCTGGAGTCTTACGGGCCATGACATTTTCCTTAACGGTACGGGGGTGGATGGATCAATGGTGGGTGGGTTCAGTGACGTTAGCCAGGATTTGCATCGCAGCATTTAAACGGGGACGCGTCAGGGTGACAGTAACACCCAGTTCCTCAGCCCGCTGACGAGGACTGGTGGCGGCCCGGATAGCGTCGTAGGTGTCGTCCGACATGTCCCAGTTGTCCAGGACAAAGCGAGCGACGTCGTCTTCCCAGCGGTGAGCGACCTGGGCACTGGCGTGGAAGTAGCGATTGGCTCTTTCCTCACTAAAGCCCATGTTGCGCAGCCACAGTATGCGACCGGCGTTGTACAGCGTGCGGGTACGTCCATTGGACGGTACCGCCACCACGGTGCGCAGTTCGGTGTTGGAGGAGGTCACCACACGGATGGTCCAATCCCCGATCTGCCCTGGGATGTTGCTGGCCAGGTCTTCTTTCTTCAATACCGCAATCACTTCACCAGCGGCGACGGTGGCGTCGATCTTCTGGGTGTTCAGGTTGTCAAACATGTTGAGGTCCTCGCAGTCCGAGTTGTTTGTACAGGTTTTTCATGTCAAAGCGGTACTTGTCCATGTACGCCCAGACAAAGTCTTGACGTAACGCTTTGGCATGTGCCAGGGCGGCATCCCAATCATTGTTTACCGGTACCCGTTCAGGGCTGCCGAGCGGGTTGGAAACCACGAAGTATTCGTACCGGCCACTACGGCGGTAACACACCCCAGCCATCTGTAAAGGGAAGGCCTTGGTATCCGATTCTTTGGTTCTGACGAACCTAAGCTTTTGCATGGGGTGATCGATGAGTTCTACATACTCACGCACCACCTTTCGCAAGCTACCCAGTGCACCGCCATGAGCGGAATCTGAATAGCTATGTTGTTCTACGTCCAAGCGGCTGTTTAAGTACCAGCGGGCTTGTTCCTCGTTACGGCTGATTAATGCAGGAACCGTAATCAAGCCGATACCCTGGATGTAATAGTGTCCGCGGCGGCGAAGTTTCAAAGCAGTCATATGTCCTCCTTAGGACCTGGTATGGGATACAAATTGTAGAACTTCTACACCTGAGTCATATAGGTTTTAAACTCTTTGCAATGGACCCAGACGGCATAAAACAGGGTATCCCTTAACCGCAAGAGGGCATAGACAGAGCCCTCCATCGAGGGCTCTGACGCCGTACTCTAAGTACGGTTTTTTGAGGTCGACGCAGGACCTTCAGTAGTGTGGGATCTCGATCCCTGGGTCTGGGGGCCAACCAGTGCCTTATACTGGCGCCCACAACGAGCTTTAGCTGTTCGCTTATAAGTCGTCAATAACCCAGTGTCCGATACGCCCTCGACAAAGGTCCAATCGCATTCAATGCATGGTGCTAATGTCACCGCCAGGTCTTTGTAGAGTCTCGCTGTGTCCAGGAGAGCATCGCGCAAAGCCAGGCCCAATGACGCACCACCACCGAGGATTAAGATTCGCATACCCGCTCCTGGTAAGGTTGTCGTGCCCTATCTGCTAGCCACGCACCCTAGGCGTGTGCAGCAAGGCGCAACCTCCCACTCCATCCTGCACAGACGGAGGGACCAGAGGGTGATACACACCGACACGCGTACTGATCCGCTTAACAACCGCGGGTACGCTATTGAGGTACGGCACAGGCGAGTCGTGTCGCCAGGCGATAGCATCAACGTAGTGTGCATCAGGGGGAACGGTAGCAGGCAGATCCATGGCTAGAAGCCTAACCATCACCTGTAAAGTAAGCGCAGCGGCCAGAACACCCATACGGGGTTTTCCTTGTTCAATAGGTCTAGGGTTCGATACCCATCCCACAGCACACGGGCAAACCCCCGATCAGTTTCACCTGTGTGCTGTAGGCTGTGCATAAAACACAACTTGCGACTCCCCCGTCATGGCAAACCGGGTACATCGCCAAGGTTGGTGTTGATCAACTCGGTAGCGCCAGCACCCAAGGATTAACACCGTGCAGCGTCCCACTACGGACTTCGCATAATATCAGTTAACGTCAGTATTTTTTCCTGTGGCATTGTGCCACTACCAAAAAAGAAAGAGTCAGTGCGGCAGCCCCTGAGGACTGCCGTCTGGGTTTAATAGTTAAAGCGGTTAAGCGAAGAAGCCCGACGTTGTTCCACCAGCTCTTCTTCCAGTTGGTTGCGATGCTCTTGCAAGTACTGCTCGTGGGCATCACCCCAATTGGTTTCTTCAAAGGTAGGGTTGTTCGATAACTCCCAGCACGTTTCAACGTGATCGTCACCGATCTGTTCCAAGAGAGTTACCCCTGTGAACAAACCAAAGACGGAATCGATCAGGTCAGTTGTGCGAGTTAGATGTTTCATGTTGTCACTCCAAAAGGGTACGAAGGCCAACGACATTGTCATCCTTCAACCTAGGGATATAGGTCTCAAATTATTTGCAATCAAAAAGAAAGACAACATAGGGCCTCCCCGAAGGGAGGCCGTAATGTCGTTACTCAAAACGTGACATGCGGACAATATCCGCGTGCCCTTCTATTTCCTTGAAGGTCAGCTCGTAGAAATAGTTGTCATCGACGTTCAAGCCATAGCAGCTGGTAACCAGCGGGCCATACGGCGCGTAACCCAGGTTGTGCAGGTCATTGAATACCGTGGCTCTGGGTGGTCGTCCATGAAACGCCAGGGTGATAAAGGGCAGGGAGTAGCTCATTACAGGCCACTGTCCTAATTGCCACTTACACCCCATCTTGCGATAACGGTCACGAATGTGCGAATCCATGCTCACTCCATCGGGTGGCGGGCGTAGAACTCTTTGAGGAAAGTGTCGTACGTCATCACCATCCCGGCCATGTAGAAAAACAGGATCCCCATGTACGCCACCGCGACGGTCATGATGTCGTACCAGGAGGCGATCAGAATCGGCAACGTGACCACCAGCGCGGAACACAGGATCTGCGGCACACCCCACTCAGCGATCTTCCAGTGACTGTTCACAAACGCATTACGCCAACCACCGTCTAACCGGAAGCGGCTGCGCCAATAGCACTGAGCAATGAAGCACATCAGTAGAGAGACCACCAACCAGAAGAAAGGCATGTTAGTTACTCGTTAAGGAGGCTGTGGGTTTCAAGCGAGGAGTTTCGCTATAGATCAAGGGTTCCAGGTATTGTTCTGCCATGGGTCCTTTACCGTGACGCCACGCCACCACTTTGCCCTGCTGGGAGGCAAGGTAGTAATTCTGGGTGACGATCCACACACTGTCGCCAGCCTCAGGATGATCGCTCAGTGAACCTGCGGCCAAACCGTCCACCCCTTCACAGGTGTTTTTCGGGCAGCGGATCTTGTTCAGCGTAGGCCAGGACATCTCGGTTTGTTCTTTGCCATCGAGCGTGGTCAAGCGCACGGTGACTTTCAAAGGTACGTCCGGTGCCATACAGGTGTTGACGTTGTGGGCGGCGTCAAACACACAGGGAATCGAATCCGGGAGCCAGGCCGACATAAAGAGAGGACGGTCCAGGAAGGCCTGGTAAGGCTCCTGAGCGTGAACAACACCAGCCAACAGCAATGTAGCCAAGAATGCAAAACGTTTCACAGGGAAGCTCCTAGACGGATATGGGGGTTAAGATGCCTATAGTCACGCGGCTCTCCTACGGATTATTTAGGTCTCAAAATCTTTTCAATGTACGCCGACATAAGCCCTCCCCGAAGGGAGGGCGTTATGCTGTTACTGCGCCGCGGCGGCGTTAGGGTTCAGGTCCGCTGGAACGTATTTGTTCAGCATCTCATCCCACTCTTCACGCGTGCCGTCAAAGCCTTTGCTTTGTGCGGTTTCGTACGACAGGTCGTCCACACCCATACCCAGCTCAGCCAAGGTCGGGGCAAACACTGCCGAGACGTTGTCGATGGTGGAAGCCACCTGCGTCACTTCAGCCATGGTGGCTTTAGCTTTGGCGCGGAACTCTTCGACCGACTTGCGCTCCCCCTCAGTCAGTTGCGAAGGGTCGGCGTCGTAGCGTTGTGCCAGGTCGTAGTACGCGTCGATGTTTTCCTGGATGGTCTTCTGCTGCACCGGTACAGCAAAGGTGGAGTTGATGCCCTGCTCAGCCAGGTACGCCTGCCATTCTTCTTCCGTACCATCAAAGCCCAGGTTCTTGGCTTCGGCGTAGTCAGTGATCAGACGCTCAGCTTCAGGGTCGAAGGTGCCATTGCCAGGCTCACCGTGCAGAGCGTTCTGTTGCATGGCGCTGACGTAAGTCACCCATTCCGCTTCAGTGCCCGGGAAGCCTTCTGCTTGCGCTTCCTCATAGGACTTCACACCGGGATGGACGTCACCGGGTTGGGCCATCTGAATCTGGTTCATCAGAGCCGCCAATTCAGGCGGCATGTCGCTGATCCCAGCTTCGGTCAGTTCGGCTTGCGCCGCACGCGCTTCAGCGGCTTGCTTGCGCACGATCTTGGTGGCGGCCAGGTAATCAGTCACGAGCTGGAACAGTTCGTCGTTGATCACTTGGATTTCACGACCGCCATCGACCAGGTGGTGGTTCGGGGCACCGGCATGCTGCGCATACGCGGCGGCAACCTTGGCATGGAATTCCACTTCACGGCTTTCGATGATGTCAGGCTTGTTGTTGGCACGACGGCGTGCTTGCCAGTCTTCATCGTTCAGCGTCTGGATCAACACCAGAGGTTCTTCGGTGATGATGCCCGACAGAACCGAACCGTTCAGGCCCATGAACATGTTCAACAGACCATGCTGCATGTTGCCGTCGATGTACGGCCAGACCTGGTAGCAGAACGTGGAGGCTACGAAGCGATCGGTCAGAACGATCTTACCGGCTTCCAGGGCTGGTGCAATGACTTGCTCCAAGTGTTGTGAACGGGCGGCGTAGGCCAACAGCATTTCGGTCAGCGGAGAAACATGCTCGCCGTCGCGGTCGGTGTTCAGGACCAGGGTGCGAATCTTTTCAGCGTAGGGCGTACCGCCGATCTCACGGGTTACCACCACGTCATGGCCCAATGCGCGCAGGCGCTCAGCAAGCAAATCGCGCTGGGTGGATTTGCCTACGTATTCCTGACCTTCCAGGACGATCAATACGCCGCGTTCAACAGCTGGGGTTGCTTCAGTCATTGTGCAATCTCGAAAAAGAAAAGGTGGATGGTAACCCCTGCCGAAGCAGGGGCACCGGGGGTGTTACGAGTTGACGTTGGCGAACAGGTCGTTCAGGTGACCGTAGACGCGGTTCATCTCGGCCGTCTGGAAACGGTGTTCTACGGCATTGACGATGGCGACGGTGCCGTCGTCATTGCGGGTGAAGACGCCGGAGGCTTTGGCGTGTGGGCCGACTTCGTAGCTGAAGGCCACTTCGCGAGCTTCAGGGTCAGCGACGAACTTGCTCTTGGCCAGTTCACCGGACAGCAGGGTGGTGGCTGCCAGCAGGGACTGGTCAACGCGCTGCTCGATCTTCTGCTGCTTCTTGACTTCCTCGACGGTGATGCCTTGCTCGGAAGCCAGGATCGCCGCACGGTAGTCTTCCGGCAGGGTCACGATGTTGTTGTCGGCCAGCAGCACCTTTTCAGCCAGGCTGTGCTTTTCGATGAATTCGCGGGATTTCAATTCAACCACTTTTGCTTTATCTTTGTCAGCCATGAGAGTCTCACTTGTTTCAGGTGGGGACGCCGCGTCAGTGTAACGCTTGCGTATGGATAACTCGGTGTGTAAGGACTCGATGCAGAGTGCTTCCAGGTCCGGGACGAGTCCTTCATGGGGAACCTGGTGGGCGTCGAACCATTCGTGGATCGCCGCTTCAGCTTGTTGCCGGGTGTAACCGTAGGTGGAATTCTCCAGGGCCTCACCCACCAAATCGTCGACCAGGTCAGGCAGGTTCACTTCAACCCAGCGAAACCTTCGCATGTGTCGAGTGCTGTCATCCACCACAATGGGGTCGATCTTATTCGGGGTTAAAGGTGTTGCCGGTTCAGGGACGTGCATAGATCACCACAGTTCTTGATTCTGGGGTCGCCGACCTAACTGTCTGAAGGTTAGATAGGGTAGGTGATATAGTCAGGCTCATCGCCGGCTATTCCTCACAGGGTTTAGCTGCTGGGTATTTCCTGAATCAGATTGCTCTGATACACCTGAGTGATATAGCTTTCAGATTTGTTGGAATGGGCATAAACGCAGTCCGAAGACTGCGCTTACACAAGGGTGATATAGGTCTACGAGTTAATGCAGCTTACAGTCACAGGTGCGGGCTTGCAGAACTTCAAGCAATTCCACCACAGTGCGCTGAGCCCCGTCAGGGCGACAGAACAACCGTGGGTTACCACTGACCACTGAACTGGGCGCAAAGCGCTCTGCGGCGGCATCAGGGTTGGCATTGGCCAATCGATGAGCGGCCTCAGTACCCAACCAGTGTTGAATCAATTCGTAGTTACCAGTCATCCCGTCACCTCTTACGCTTGATGAGTACCTTCAACGCCTCGTTCAATCCGCGACGCTGTGCGTGAGCGAATGGCATCGAGCGAGGCCTGGAAACCTTTGATGGCCTCCTCGTTCTCAGGGCAGGCAAACTTACTGGTCTGATACCCTTCAAACAGATGCAGCAGACACACCAGTACCGCTTCTGGGGTGACGCCGTTGATGCCGACGTCCGGTACGGGCCCTTGCTGGAACAGAATCGTCAGCAGGTTAGCGGTGTCAGAGTCGCGGTAGGCCGGGTTGGTACTGGCATCGAAGTTGGCGATGTCGTAGCGATGATGGGCACCTGTGGTCTCATTGGCCCCAGAGGCCACGATGCTCAGGTTCTTGGAGTGTTCGTTCAAAGGTGGCAACGACAACTCGACACTGTCACCAGGGTCGCCCAATGGGGCGCCTTCAACAGACGCCTCCTGGGAGATTTGCAAGCGGGCAAAGTATTGACTCAGTACGCGGGTCACAGGGGCATTCCTCGATCAGGCAGACGCAGGCGCAAGATCCCAAAGGGGGCCTGGTCAGTAGGGCGGTTAAGGGCATCCTCCACCGTGCAGCGTCCAGACCGCATGCTCACGGTGATGGTCAGGTGTTCAACTTCAATGACGGCCAGGTCTGGGTCGTGATCAGGCACCACCGACGGCTGGACGGTGGTCTTGGCATCTTCCGGGTGAGGCACGCCGTTTAAGAACAACCCACCCCACCCAAGGCCGGTGATAATGTTCTTGCCCTCGGCAGCCAACAGGTCCGTACGGCCAGCAGCAGCCAGCAAATCAAAGTCCTTAAAACTGGTCAAGATGGGTTGTTCATGTATCATGCGGAAAGAGCCTCACGACGACGCAGGTCCAAACGCAACAACAGTCGTCCTCGCGCTAGCAGGGGGTTGACGTTGTTGAGTGTGATCATGCGGGTTTTTAAGTCAAAGTGGATGTAGGCCATTAACGAATGCTTGGCCCGACGGTCAGCGGGTACCTTGCCGTACAGCGAATACGCCTGTACGTTGTCTTGCGGACGAATGTGGTTCTTCTCGTGGTAGAAACCGTAATCCTTTTTATCCAACAACAGCTCTTTAAGGGACAGCCCCTCACCGTTGACTGCCTCCTTTAAGGAAACAGCGTCGATGATGTTATCGGGCATCGCCACACGGGCGCCTTCAAAGAACGGGAGATTGACTTCCATACATGCCTCAGGACCAAGTCAGGGTAGCTATGAATTGATGTGCAACTTTGCGATCATGGACTGATGGAAGTAATCTGGGGCAATGCTCAATTCAATTGTCCCTTTCTTCCGGTCCATCAAGATCATAGCGTAAGTACGCGTAAAAGGACCATTGTCATCCGTCTGCGCGCGAAGAAACAATGCCGTGCGTGGGTCGTCCTTGTGCACAGCCTTCTTAGATTCGACCACTGTCAGTTCGGTCAACAATGAGCGACCGCTTTCAGTGACCACGTCCACCACCTGCACCTCAGTGAGCTTCACACGCTTGGGCAACTGTACCGGTTCGCGTGCTGTCAGTTCGATATCCAAGTCCCTAACCTCCGGGCGGACAAAAATAAGGTACAGATCCTAAGACCTATACCTTATTCCGAGCAGTTATTTTTGGTAGATCAAACGGTCCAATTGCACCGCCAGTTCTACGGCCAAGTTCAACTCACTTTTGCTCAAGTCCGAACCCACGGTTTCCTTGATGGATTTGTGCACGTGAGCGCGTTTGATGATGATGTTACCCTTGCCAATGGCTTGGGCATCTTCAACGTACGCCAGCAGACGTGGCGTGTTTTGGCGACCCACGAGCACCCCCAGCAGGGTGCGCACGAGGAAAGCTTTGAGGCGTTGTTTGAACTGCATAGTGATGCACCTATTCAAGACGGTCAGTGGTGTTGGCAAATGCCGAGATGAACCGTGCGGTCCCGCCGTCCAAGCCCCAACTCAGTAGGTTCGAAGGACTGCGCCAGGATTTGAAAGCTTGCACGGAACGGGTCAGGTTGACATTCAAGCGCTTCCCAGCGTAGAAGGCGTCAGCCAAGGACAACGACGTGATCGTGGCAATGTAATCATTGAACAGACTCGATTCGTCGTACACGGATGGATCAGTCAGCGCGACAGCGGTGTTCAGACCGGTGCTACCCCCTACCGCCTCTCCCACGGTAGCAGCCGCAGCACGGGTCGCTGTACCCAGCCAAGATGCCGAGGCGTATCCGCCTTTGACACCCATGTGCATGATGCTAGACAGATCCTTGACGTTGAAGGTGAGTTCAGCGCCGAGCATATCATGTTCAGCGTTCCAACCCACATTGCCAGTACCGCGGGTCAGGGTGATCTCATCGATGATCCCCAGTTGCCGCTGTACACGCCCTTGGTGGTAGATCTGGCACAGGAATGGCGAGGTGTAAGCCGACCGACCTGCCGACAACGGTAGCCCTCCTGCAAGCAACATGGCGATCGGGATCATAAGGTTCATGAACCGAGAGATCTTGTTGCCGTACGGGCTGTCCAGGGTAACGGTGTAGCTGGCCGAAGGCAGGGTGGCTGATGCCGACTCCCACATCTCAGGCACGTCAATAAACGCCGTACCCGTCAGGACCGCCAGACCGCCCAGGTTCACCGAGTCCAACGCACCGGCTGCGTAAGACTGCACTTTGTCCAGAACATCGGACATCCCAGGAACGATCCCACCGTTCATCGTGTTAAACGACACCGACCGGCCTGCCGAGACTTTGGTGTTGATCTGCTGCGCCACCTCAGAAGCTTTGGTGGTGCTGCTCCAGGATTCGGACAGGGACCCATTGTGCTTGACCCGGAAGGAAACGAACTGCATGGCGTCGCGCTGCGCCGCAATGATAAAGTCCGAGACCTTGGTGAGTTCGCTCCAACTGGAGAAGCTTTCCGTGGAAGGCCCACCGTCGGTGACCGTGTCGGCGTTCTTGATGTACTCCTCCATGTACTGCCTGGCCGAGTACCCCGGGTTGGGGTCAGTCACCGCTTCTTGCTGGTACTTCTCAATGCTGGCCTTAAGGTCGGCGAGCGTTGCGGCCTTATCGGCCATGGCCTGCAAGTTGCGCTGAGAGGCGTCGGACATGCGCTGCGTCTTACCGGCGAGCGACATGACGTCCACCCCGCCCTCAGCCCGGAAGATGTCTGGGATGATTTCATGGAAACGCTTGATGTCGTCCAACGTCACGCGCTGACCCGGATCCTCCAGAGGACGCTGCGCTTCAGGCAGCACCTTAGGGATCAGTCCCATGTTGATCGCCATTTCGTTGGCAATGGTGTTGACCGTGGACCAGTACACGTGCATCGACGGTTTAAAGTACATCCATTTGCTGGGTGAGGACTTGCCCAAGAACGACAGCACCCGACTGACGCCCATCACCCCCATGATAATCGGCTGGATCGGCAGGGAGACAATAAAGCCCCCGACGTTGCCCAGGTTGTACCACAGATCGTTCACCCGGCCGGTGTTAGCGAGCAGTGCCGAGTTACGGTCGTAGAAGTTAACAAAGAAGCTGGACCAGTTGGAGAAGCGCGGTACCCCGAAGGACATCGTCACCATCTGCCGTGGATCATCAATCGCCTCGGAGTAGTAACGCCCCATCCCCCACTTGCGACTGTCCTTGGATTCATCCCGTCCACGACCCGGTTGGCGAATGTCAGCCCAACGGGTAAATTGTGGTGGGTTGTTAATACACCAGTTGCCCCCCAACGTGGTGTTGGTGAACTTAAAGGCGGCGGAGGTTGCGAAACGACGTTTGGTTTCAGACCCGTACTGCGTCTGGTCTTCCGAGGTCGGAGTCAGAAACGCATGCCGTAGCCAGATCGGACCCCGATCGATTGTAGCCATAGTGAGTTCCCGAAAATAAAGGAGTCCCCACGAAGGGGACTCCGGTGCCAGTTAGCGAGTCATCTGAAGCGGTGGACGGCCTTGGCCGACACTGCGATCAGTACGCTGCGGTGCAGAGTTGTCTATAGCATTGCCAGACGACGCGGGTGCAACCTGACTCGTCCCCGAAGGTTTGAGCAGTCCCATGTTGTCAGCAATCGTCTTCAGATACCCTTTCATCTCCACAAGCTCATCAAGCTGCTTGCTTTGAATGTCCATGGCCGACTTGCTTGCAGCTTGCTGGTCTTGGACTTGCGCCGCGCGCGTTTTGTCTTGCGCTTGAGCTTGTTGCATCTGAGCGTTCTGCGACGCTTGCAGGGTGGGATCGTCCTGACCTGAACCCACCGGTGCGTTAGGCGCCCCCGAGGTGCCTTGCGTGCCGGCAGTGCCGGTAGCGGCTTGGGCATTCAACGGGTTGACCGTAGCGTTGGTGGCTTGGCTGAGGTTTGGTGCTGCGGCAGACGGATCGTTGGCAGCGTTCGGCAAACCAGGGGTCTGCTGAATCCCATCTGCTGCACTGGCGGCAGTGGCCTTAGCTTGCGCTTCAGCAGCTGCTACCGGATCGGTGTCACCGGGCAAGACTTGCTTGGTCACCGATGTCCCGCCTGCACCGCGGTGCTTGGCCACCTTGGCGTCCATGATGGCGTAGACCTCTCCACAGGTGTTGTGCGAACCACCCTTCTTGAAGAAGATCGATTTGTTGGCACCTGCCTGTTGCGGGAAGGCGTTCACAGCATCGGTGTTTTTGTCCATTTTCAGGAACTTCACCGCTGTGCCTGGACCGAGGAAGTGCGCCATGTACAAGTCGGTGTCCGTTGGAGCCCGGCCTAAGCCTTTGGACAGCGTCTCGTAACTGAGCTTAATGTACTCGGCCCCCATCAAACCGTTGATCCGTGGGTCTTTACGCAAGGAGCGTGCACCGTCATCCTGAGGGCAACCGTATTTACCACCGGCTAACTTCAAGATGTAGTCCCAGGTCGCGTTGATGAACTGGAACCAACCTGTGGCGGACGACGTCGAGGCTTTAACTTCCCAGTTGAAGTTCGACTCAATCGAGGCGAACGTGGCCAACAGGTTAGCGTCCATCCCCGACAGGTCCTGGATCTTCAAGAACGAAGGCATACAACCTGCCCGCGTCTTGGCCGTTGGCATCGGCACACTCTCCCAGCTACCGCCATTACCCTTGGCCATCGCCGTAACGTTACCCGCACCGCCAATGGTGCCTCCTGGTGTCGACGGCTTGTTGTCGTCCATCCCCAACCACCCTTTAACGGTGTTCTTGGCACCCGAGGCAGCACTGGAGATAGAATCCCCTACCTTGGACGCTGCATTGGAGATCGAGTCCTCAACACCGGCTACGAAGTTGTTCACCCCGTTCAGGAAGCCCCCTGACTCAGCCCCCGACTTACTGCCGGCCATCTCAGCCCCTGCGACCATGGCCGCACTCCCACCATTAGCCGCCGCGTTTTGCGCAGCGCCCGATTGGGTTGGGGTATTGAGTTTGACCTTGTCGGCTTCATCCTGCAATGCCTTCAAGTCAGCCTTGGCCAGGTCCAACATCACCTGCTCAGGCGCAGTCGGCAGAAGAATGCTAGGCACCTTCCAGACCGACACCTTGTCGTCATTGTAGTCGCTGGTCGCGGCAATCAACGCATTGGCTACACCCACCTTACCGATGGCAGACATTCCTTGTTCCACCCGCGCCATTTGAATCGACGCGTCCTGGTTCTTCACCGCTGAACAGTAGGTCAACACCACGGGCATGAAACGGTACTGCACCCAGTTGATGAAATCCACCCGCTCTTGAGAAGCAGGGTCTGCGATGTTAAAGCCCAGTGCCGTCGCAGCGTCATCCAGGAACGTTTCCTGATCCCCGGTGAACTCCGACAAACCGCCTGTGGAGGTTTGCACCCCCGCAAAGACGATTTCCTCAATCGACATCAACGCCGACACCCGCGAGACCGACAATCCGAAGAGGCCGTACGCACGCATGCGGATGGCTTGCAAGGCCGAGACCTTGTTGCCTGTGAATGCCGTGACTGAGGCCGTCCCAGCCGTCAGCTTACCCATGACCCCAGTCGAGGGGCCAGTGCCTTTAGCGACAAACGGAATGACGTTGCTTGGGGCAGGTACACCTGAAGCAGCCGCAGCAGCGTTAACTGCCCCGGTAGCCCCCACTGCCGCAGCACCTGCTGCCACAGCAGCAGCTCCAGTGGACTTCTCAGTCTCTGCGGTTTTGGTGGTGTCCTTACTTGGGGCGTCTTTGGCAAACTTCGCCTTGAGCTCCTCGTAATGCTTGGTGACCTGTTCGGCGGTAACGGTCAGTGGGTCCCCATCGGCAAACGGGGACGCGGTGAACGCGTATGGCGAGTCCGCACCCGTGGACATGCGCACCAGTTCCAAGAAGCCGGCTTTCTGTTCAGGCAAGAGCTTATCATCCAGCTCGTTGACCTTGCAGTTCAAGCCCATGGTTTTCATGGCACGCAGGTAGGTGAAGAACACCGGTTTGAATCGCAGGTCGACCCACTTACCGAACTCCGCCAGTTTCTGCGGATCGTTCATGTCCAGTCCGACGATATCAACCAGCTTCGACGCATTCTCAGCCGAGATGTTCAACTGTGGTTCAGCCCCTTTCGAGGCGCTGGCTTCCAATGCGGCTTCCAGGTTGAGGATCTTCAATGCCCGGCTGGTGGAATCGTTACCGATCCCGTACTGATCCAGACGGAACTCACGGAAGTCCCCTGACGAGTCGCGGTCGCGGCTGTAGAGCCAGTACGCACCCGCCCCGACGGCAGCCACACCCAAAACCCCCAAGACCACTGGCGCTGAGAGAATCCCAGCGATTGCCGTTGCTCCGGTAGCCAATGCACCACCGGCCGATGCCAGACCCCCACCGAGCATGGACGCACCGGTACCCAATGCGGCTACAGCGCCCTCACCGAGCAGCGCCGTGGCACCTAGGCGTGCAGCATTCATGCCCAAGGACCCTGCGGCACGACCCACCCCTGAGTTCATCACCGCACGCCCGCCACGCAGGATGCCCTTACGGAACCGCCCATACTTGGCTTCTTTACGACGACGCAGGCGATCACGGGCACGGTCTCGACGACTGCGAGGCTTATCCTTCTCCTCACCTTCTCCGATGTTGATGTCCCCGATACCACCGCCTTCCTCTTCCTCACCCGCCGCCTTCCCGGCACCCAGTTTCGCGGCCAGGCGTTCCAGCAACCCTTTCTCCTTCTTCCCTTTCGGGTCGCGAGGATCCTTGGCGGCTTTCTTCGCCCGTGCCTGGGCTTCCAGCGCTTCACGTTCAGCCAGCTGTTGTTGCCAGCTGCCTTCAGTTGGCGCTTCCTTAGGCAAACGACGGTCCAGGGTTTGAGCAATGTTAGCGAGCAAGGCATCGGTTGGGGTGCCGATAGGGTCGGTTCCCTTACCACCGCGCTTGGCAATGATCGCTTGCAGTTCAGGTGACAACGGCTGACCCGCTTTACCTTTACGTCCCCCGCTGAACTTACTCCCCAGCCAGTTGTAATAACCCTTGGTGAGTTTCATGTAACCGCGACCGACTGCCTTAAACGGCGCAGTCAGGATCTTCTTGCCCCACTTGCGCACCAAGCTGCGACGCTTGGCGGCGGTGTGCTTGGAGCCATCGCGGTTGATCAGGTGAGGGATCTCCTCGGCGGAGACCAATTCATTACCCCGCTCATCAAAGACCCCATCACGCAGGTCGTCGAACGAACGGATCGGGCGGCCGTCAGCGTAGAAGTAACCACCGTTCTTAAGCACACTCGAACGCAGTAGCGGCTCTTTAACGCCCGGCAGGTACGCATCCAACACCATGACCGACTTGATAGCAATGGTGGCGACCTTCTTGGCCAGCCAGAGCTGAGCCTTGATCAAGGTCGTGGCCGGCGACAGACCTGCTTTGATCACCCCTGAGAGGATCTTAAAGCGACTGAGTTTGACCTTACCGCCTTGAGCGGTGTAGAGGCCCTTCTCAATGTCGGCACTGGTCAGCACCACCTGAGCGTTCTGATCGACCACAGGACCTGTGATGTCATCCAACGACTCGATCGGCCGATTGGTTTCCTGGTTGATGTACAGGCCGGCTTCAATGTCACGTGCCAGCAGTACCGGTTCTTTACGACCCGGTAGGTACAGATCCTGCACACCCTGGGTACCCATCAGCGCGTTCTTGCCTTGGAAGTTACCGGCCAACCATGTCCAGTAAGCCCCCGCTGCTGCCGCGTACTGCTTGCCCGCCCACGCCATGGCCCCTTTGAACGGTACCAAGGCTTTGACTTCACCGTAAGCGTCCACCAGACCTCGACCCAACTGCGCCGCGGTCACTCGCACATTCCCAGCCTTGTCAATGACAGTGCCTTTAATGTCTTCGAGTTTGGTGATCACCTGTTTAGAGGTAGCGTCGATCAGGTTACCGGCCTCAAGATCCGCAGCACGGATAGCCAGCTCGTTGGTGCCCTTGACATAGAGGTCATTGACCACCTCTGCCGCAGCCCCCGCTTTACCGACCACCACGTCCTTGCCTTCAGCCAGTTTGAGTTGCAGTTTACTCACCGGGTCAGAACCCAATGCGTTCTGCGCCTGACTGCGCAGCGAGCTGCCCAGGGCGATGGCTTGGGACGTCACGTCGTCCACCAACTTAGGATCGGTGGCGACTTGGTACATCGACTCCCCGGTTACCATTCCCGATTCCAACAGGCCTTTAATGCAGGCCATGCCTTGCTCACCGGCACCCAGCAACTTCTTGATGACTTCCTGACCTTTGGCTCGACCCAAAGCGCCGTAGACCGCCAGTTCTTTCTTGTCCAGTTTCGGCAAGCGGCTGGCAGTGTCACGGATCATGTCCAAGTCCACCTTCGGCAGACGGTCACCCAACTTGCTCAGGTGTTCGCCCAACGAGGCTTTGCTTGGCAAGCCCTGTAGGTTGAAGGTTGGCATCTGGAAGCCCGGCAGGCCTGGCATGTTAAAGCTTGGCAAGCCCGACGGCATCATCGCCCCACCGCGTTCACGCAAGGCGTCCAGGTGTGGCAACGCCAACGGTTGACGTGGGGTAAAGCGGTTGGTCATCCCCGCAAATTGCAGTTTGGCTTGACCGGCATCAGGCAGCATCGCCAACAGGGCTTGACGATCGACGGTCGGCATGCGCACCGAGGACAGCATCTGCGTGAGCATCTGCTTGTTCACAGGCGGCATGTTGGGTAACTGCAACCCACCAATCATGGCAAGCAGCTTGGTACGGTCCACATCCGGCATTTTAATGCTGCGAATCCGATCCAACACCGCGTCTGTATTAAAGGCCGGCATCTTCCCTTTGACCTTAGCAGCCAAACCGCCCAGGTAAGCACGGTCAAACCCACGGTCAGCGGCTTGGTCACGAAGACCTCCCAAGCGTCGCTTCGCAGCGTCCTCGGCCTGCTTGACTTTGTCACGCAGAATCCGAATGGTGTTCGAGCCAGGTGGCGGAGGGTTGTTCGGGTCAAACACATCGCCCGGACCCCCAGGTCCACCAGGGCCGTTACCGGGTCCACCGGGACCTCCGCCAGGACCGCCCGGTCCACCGCCACCTGGACCACCACCTCCAGGGCCGCCAGGAACGTCCGTGCGGTACAATTCCCACACTTTGTCGTAGTTGATCCGGTCCATGCCGTTCTCGTTGATTACCAACCCCAACTCGCGCAGCATTTCATGGTTACCGCTGCCAAACAAACGTTTGATCTCAGTGCGTGGATCCCCGGTGACGTTACGCACATTCAAGAAGGCGTCGGAGTACTGGTTCAGCTTACCGTTGTTAGCAGCGTTGCGAACCGTCTTGCCATTGGCGTCCAACTCAAACTTGTTCGCGAAGAACTTACGCAGCTCGTCGGTGGTGGTTTGTGCGGTGTCATGACGGTAGCCAGCGGCGTTGGCGTACTGCCCTGGGTCAAACCGACCATTGGTGGCCGAGTCCCGCAGAATGCGCTCAGACAACGCAGCACGCGCTTCAGGGGAGAGTTCACCTTGCTCGTCAAACTTGCTCAGCGCATCGTTCAGCGCCCCTGAGACCGCAGTGCGTTGCTGCGTGGTGATGATGCGGTCTTGTTGGTTCTTCAGGGCGTTTTTCATCCCCGTGAACTTACCCTTGGTGATGTCGAAGGTTTCCCGTTCAACGTCATCACTGCCGGTGCGGATCATGCGTACTTCTTGCAGTAAACGCGACAGATACCCCGGGATGATCTCGGTGATCGAACGCTGCGTCAACTGGTTAAAGGCGGCCTGCTTATCAATGGTGTGATAACCGCCCTCTTTGAGCTGATTGTTCAGGCTGTACTGTGGCACGACCATGCGCAGGAAGTCCTGCAAAATGCCCTTACCACCCACGGAGTTTTCATAGTCCTGGGTCCAGTCCTGAAGCGAGGAGGACGCGTTGTTCATGTAGTAGTTGGCCAGGTCATGGCCACCACCCAAGTACTTGTTGGACAGGCGCTCCAAATGCGGTTTGGTCTTGCGAGACACAAACGGCATGACTTTGGATTTAGCATAGTTGCCACCCAAAGCACCCAAGCCCTGACCCAGCAGTTCCCACTTCTTGTTCTTGAGTTGCCCCAAGTCCATGCCATCGCCAGCACCCATCGCCATGCCCAGGCTCGACATCCCTTGACGGGCCATGCCAGTCAAGTTGGCCTGAATCTGTGGCATGAACTGCGCGAGGAAATCAGGCAGCTTGTCGACGGCATACTTGGCGGCGGCACGCTTACCGGTGAAGTTCACCATTTCAGCGCTGGTGGATTTCAGGTGATCAGGCAAGCCGGTGTTACGAACGATCGCTTCGTACGCTTCCTTATTGACCTGCAAAGAGGTCTCGGCGTACTTGACCAAATCGCGCAACGCAAAGTACGAGCGGAATTGTAACTCGACGCCTTTACGTTGTAGGGTATAACCAATTTGATCACGGTAAGCTTTTTCAGACGACGCCGCATCGGCAATAATGCCCATGTTCTGCGCAATGCTGTTAAAGCGCGCTGAGGAAACTTTATCGCGGATCCCCCGTTCAGCACGCTCGGCTTGGAAGCGAGCGTCGGCGTTGGATTCCGATTCGGAGAACAGTTCAGCCTGAATCTTCTGTTCATCCGCTTGACGCTGTGCCATCTGTTGCATGCGCGCCCGTTCGGCGGCATTGCGTGGTTGGCGAGCCAGGTACTTGAAGTCTTCACGCTTACTGGCAATCGAGTCAGCGATTTTCTGATAGTGCTTATCGTTGAGCCGGCCTTTGAGCTTTGGCAACAGCGATTCGGCTTTCTCAGCAATCAAGTCGAAGTCAGCCGCGTTGGTCTGCTTCACATCCTGGTAGATCTGGTCTGCCGTACGCTTGGCGTCGTCAATAGCGCCAAACGCACGGGAGTACCCATCAGGAATACCGGTGCGCAGGAAGCTGCGCATCAGGGTCTTGACTTTTGTTTGTTCCAGAAAGCCTTTCTTAAACCCAAGGCGCAGGTCTCGCAGCGCCCCACCCTTTTTGATTTCAGGGTTGGGGTTGTCGTCGAGAAAATCGTCGAGGTTCCCCAGATCCAACGGCTCGAGTTTCATCGGCTTGTTGGTGGGTTTTGTTTTCTTGGTAGCCATGGCTATGCTCCGGCATCTTTAATCAATCATATCGTTCTACGCGATGAGGGTCTCAATCGTGAAAAAGGCGCTACTCCCCCTCAACATCTCGCTGTTGGTGCCCAGTGCCCCCCAGCTGAAGTTGTTGCAGCCCGTGACCAGTTTGGACATCTTTGATGGCCCTGGCGGGAACTTCCACGACGCCGGCCTGTTCTCCACCGTGATCTTTGGTCGCGTCGGAGACCCCTTGCGTGATCAACGCTTTGGCTACATCGACCTGAAAGTCACCGTGTTCCATCCGGTGATCTTTCGTACCCTGCTCAAACTGCGGGGCCTTTACGGCGAGATCATGCAGGGCACCTCGTACGCACTGTTTGACGAGGAGAAGGGAGACTTCACCCCCGCCAACGAACTGGATGGCAAAACTGGGTTTGACTTCTTTGTCAAACACTGGAAGCAGATCCGTTTCGGCAAGACCGAGTCCTCGGTGCGCACCGTGCGCTTGCAGTTGATCGAGCAATACCGTGACAACGCTGAACTGTCCACCCTGTTGGTGATGCCGGCGGGTCTGCGGGATGCCGAGGTGGAATCCGATGGCCGCCCGTCGCTGCCTGAGATCAACGAGTTTTACCAACGGGTGTTGATGTTGGTGCGTAACTTCCCAGAGCGCATCAACCCACGCGACGACCTGTCAACGTACGACCGGACTCGCTACAACTTAATGCTTCAGTTCGCAGGGCTGTACGATTACATCGAGAACCTGATCTCTGGCAAGCGCGGTTTTATTCAAGACCGCTGGGCGGGTCGCCGGATCTTCAACGGTACCCGTAACGTGATCTCCTCACTCGACACCACCACCGCGGACCTGGATGCCCCTAACCGGCCCAAGTTCAACGACACGGTGATCGGGGTGTACCAGGCTGCCAAGTCGGTCTTGCCCAAGACCATCTATCACCTGCGCACCCACCCCATCGGTCAGGTGTTTGACACCACCGCCAACCGGGTGGAATTGATCAACAAGGAAACCCTGAAGCTTGAATGGGTGGAGATCTCCAACCAGGACATGGACCGGTGGGGTACTGAGGAAGGCATGGAGAAGGTCGTTAACGAACTCTCCGTGCTGGAAAAACGGGGGCGGCCGATTGAGATCGCCGGACACTACCTGGGTCTGGTGTATGTCAGTGCCGATGCCTTCCGGGTGTTTCGTGACATGGAAGACTTCCCACCAGACTTTGATCGCAACTTGGTGCGCCCATTGACCTACGTGGAGTTGATCTACATTGTCGGCCTGCCGATGTGGTCGGATAACTCAGCGTTCGTCACCCGCTACCCTGTGGAGAACTACAACTCCTCGATCCCCTCCAAGCAATACGTCAAGACCACCGTGGCAGGCTTGCACCTCAAGCAATTGGGGTCAAACTGGGAGGTCGACGCTGACCTGCCTGAAGCCTACGAGTACCCCACGTTGGCCCAAGGTCAGGTCATGCAGTACCATGACTCCACCAGTATCTCCCCCGCCCGTCTGGCGCCTTTGGGTGCGGACTTTGACGGAGACACCGTGTCGGTCAACTCGCTGTACTCCAAAGAGGCGATCGCTGAAACCGATCACCACTTCACAACCCGCGCTGCGTATATCCAGGCTGCCGGTGGACTGTCCTTCAGTGTGGCAATCCAACCGCTTGACTTGACCCTGCGCTACATGACCGGATTCAAGGAAAGTTAACCATGCGTTTAAAACAAGCCCCCTACTACAGGTTGGTCGGTGTGCGCCAGGTCAGTCAGTTACTGGCCCCGCGCATGATTCCGATCAAGCACTTGTATTTGCCGATGGGTTCGGTGTACCAGTTCTTCGAAGACGGTCAGGCCATCCTGGGTCCAAGTCCACAGGACCCGTACCTGACGGCAATCAAGGGTAAGGTGTTCATCGAGCACGTCAGCCGCCTGGACTCCACGGAAGGCGCCCCAAAGCGCACGGTCCTCAACCCCGATATCCTGGAGAACGAGTTCCGTCGTAAGAACCGGTTGTTCAAGCCCCTGCGTAAAGACGACGCCCTGGTGCTCAACCAGCAGAACACGCTGGTGGTCAACTACAACCTGCTCAACTCGCTGTACCGGTACATCCCGTCGTACAAGGCGACGTACTTCCGTTGGTTCAATAATCAAAAGACCTTCTGGGACAACGTGGTTAAAACCCACGAGCGGTTCGGCTGGAACCAGTACATCAACTTCCACATGCCAGAACGCCTGCCGACCCTGGGGCAGTTCGTGCAGATGCAGGCAGGCGCCACGCAAAAGAACATGGAGGTGTTCAGCACCCCGGCCATGCTCAGTGCGTTTGACCTGTATCAGTGGTTGGGTAACAACCGGGCTGACTCGTTGTTGGCCACTGTGCCCGAAGAGGCGCTGGACAAGATCAACTTCGTGTTCAAAGCACGCAGCTATTTCTTCGTCTGGAACCTGGGCCAGATCAACGATTGGCGTAAAGACCTGACTGAAGACACCACCGACACCAGCAAGATGACCCCTAAGGAGCTACGAGCCCACAAGCAGGCGATTAGCGACCGAGCCCAGGGCGTCGCTGGGGATCAGCTGCAACGTCGCTTTGTGGTCCTCCTGCACAGTCTGGCTGACCTGATCAACGGTTCTGTTCAACTGGACGGTAAAACCGCTGACGCCGAAGGCGCCATTGAACTCAAGCCCAATGCCGGTCAGATTGAAAAGGCACTGGGCAAGGACGACAAGAAGCCTGTGGCCCCACCGGTGGCAGCCGAACCGGCGGAGGACGAGAAGGAAGACTCGGCCAAGGACGAGGAGCTCACCGAGGACGACGAACTGGACTTTGGTCTGGGGGTTGACTTTGGCGACACCATGGCACCACCGACTACCCAGGACGAGTTTGTCATGGACACCTCACTCGTTGAAGACGATGAGGAGGAAGAACACCGCGTGCTGCCCACCGAGGAGCTGAGTCAGGCGGGGCTCGATGAAGAAGTGGACATGCAAAAGCCCACGACCAGCGACCTGCTCACAGGCGGTGTGATCGAAAAGGCCTGGGAACTCTCGGAACTGCAATTGATCACCCCTCGAGCTTATCAGCGTGCCATTGACGACGCTGAGACGTACAAGACCCTGCCCAACCCGTACGGGACGGGGGGCACGCTTGAAGAGGCCATGACGTACCAGGACGGTGACCTGACGCTGCCTGAAGAAGTCAAGTTCCCCGATGCCGACACGATCTTCGACAAGTCCATGCTCTCGTCGAACCTTAAGGCCATCCAGACCAAGTACATCCGTAAACTGATGGCCAAGGACGTGCTCAACGTCACCTTGGCAGCGATCCAGCAGCAAGGGGTAGCCGTCAAGGACTATCAGATCGAAACCGTTCGCGATGCGATGAACCATTACCAGATCCACACGGTAACGGTCAAGCCATTGCGCGGGCGTCAATCGACCCTGCGCTTTCGCCTACCGGTGCTCGATGACGATGGACGCTTTGTCTCTAACGGGGTGACCTACAAGTACGGCCTTCAGCGCGCTGACCAACCCATCCGTAAGATCAACCCGACGCGAGTCGCCTTGACCTCTTACTACAACAAAACCTTCGTGGACCGTTCGGGTCGTGCGGTTAACGACTTTGACAACTTCATCAGCAAGAACATCACCCGTCGGGGTCTGGACCCTCAGGACGCCACGATCAGTGACGTGCGGTTCTCCAGTGTGTTTGACATGTCGTTGCAATTGCCCCGCTTCTATACGTTGCTGGCCAAGCGCTTCGTGTCCTTCCAAGCCGGTGAGTACGTGTTCTTCCTGGACCACAAGCGCCGGGCGGAGTTCTTTGACACGGCCCTGAAGTTGGACGTGCACACCATCGAAACACCCACCCAAGTAGCGATCGCGCACAACGGTAAGCAACTGGTGCTGATGGACACCAACAACGCGCTGTACCTGCACACCGACGAAGGGTTGGAAGTATTGGGCACGTTGCCCGATATCTTGGGGATTGACACCAACGGGGCACCGGTGGAAGCGGCTGAGATGACCGTGGCCAACAAGGTGTTGCCAGTCGGTCTGGTCTTGGGTTACGCCTCAGGCCTGACGGAGTTGATCCGTCGACTGGGTTGTGAAGTCTCGCGCCATCGCCGTGGCGAGCGCATCCAGATGGGGGCCGATGACTATGCACTGACCTTCCAGGATGAGGTGTTGGTGTTCTCCAAGTTGGACTACCGGGCCACGCTGGTGCTCAACGGCTTGAACCGTTATCACCGCACCTTGAAGCAGTACTCGGTGTGGGACTTTGACCGCAAGGACGTCTACTTCCGTATCTTGGAAGACAACGACCTAGGCGTGCGTTATTTGCGTGAGATCGACGCGCTGTTTAAAGCGTGGATGGACCCGATCACCCGCGGCATGCTCGAAGAGATGGGTGAGCCGACCGAGTTCGGTCCTCTGGTGTTGCGTGCGGTTGAGTTGTTGATGACCGACTACAGTCCTGAGGAAGTGGACGGTGCGTTCATGCGCTACCGGGGTTACGAGCGTTTTGCGGGGATGGTCTACGGTGAACTCTCCCGTTCGGTGAAAAGCTTTAACAACCGTTCGGCATCCGGGGACCATGCCGTTGAGCTCAACCCGCACGCGGTGTGGATGAAGATCGTGCAGGATCCATCGGCCGGTATGACCGAGGAGTCCAACCCGTTCCAGAACCTGCGTGAACAGGAACGCATGACGTTCCGGGGTGATGGCGGTCGGGGTGGGCAGTCGATGGTGGAGCGCACGCGTATCTTCCACGAATCCGATAAGGGGGTGGTGTCTGAATCCACCGTGGACTCGGGTGACGTGGGGGTGATTGCCTACGCAGCGCCTGATGCGAACTTGAAGAACATGCGCGGTTTCACCCGTCCGTTTGACAAAGAGCGTGACGGTGCTGCCAAACTGTTCTCCGCCTCGGCCTTGAACGCCCCGTGTGCTGACCACGACGACATGAAGCGTATCAACTTCATTGCGATCCAGCAGGCTCAGGGCGTCTCAGCAGACGGCTATACCGCCACCCCACTGCGCACCGGGTATGAGCAGATTATCGCCCAACGCACCACCGCCACCTTTGCGACGTGCGCAGAGCAAGACGGTGAGGTGATCTCGGTCAACAAGCACGCGGTCACCGTGCGCTATGCCGACGGGTCTGAAACGCGGGTGGCCTTGGGTAAGGTTCACGGGAATGCAGCAGGGACCACGTACCCACACGATGTCATCACCGACCTTAAAGCCGGTGACCGTATTCGTCATGGGGACACACTGGCCTACAACCGCAAGTTCTTCACCCCCGATCGCATGAGTCCAGGGAAGGTGATCGTCAAGGCTGGGGTCATGGGCTTTGTGGCCATGATCGACGATATCGAAACATTTGAAGACGGTTCGGCCATCTCTGAAAGCATGGCGAAGAAGCTCAATACCCAGACCACCGAAGTCAAAACCATCCAGGTTCGGTTTGACCAAACGGTGCATGGCTTGGTGCAGGTTGGCGATCACGTAGACTTGGAAACAATTCTATGTACGATTGAAGACCCTGAGACGGCCAATAACGTGCTCTTTGGGGGCGCGGCATTGGACACCTTGCGCCGCCTGTCCCAGTCCACCCCACGGGCAAAAGTCGTTGGGGATGTGGCCAAGATCGAAGTGTTCTACCACGGCGATTTTGAGGACATGTCTGAAAACCTGCAAGCGATTGCAGCGCAATCGGACAAGGAACGCAAGACCAGCTCCCGTGCTCAAGGCAAACCGGCATTCACCGGTGAAGTGGACACCAGCTTCCGCGTCAGCGGTAAGGCCTTGGATCCAGACACCGTGGCCATTCGCATCTACATTGACCACGACGTCGCCATGGGCGTCGGCGACAAAGCCGTAATGGGCAACCAGATGAAGACGGTGATCTCCCGGGTGTTCTCGGGAACCAACGCCACTGAGTCGGGTATTGCGCTAGACGCCAAGTTCGGCAACACGTCGGTCGAGGCTCGAATGGTCAACGCACCTAAATTGTCAGGCACCACCAACATCCTGTTGTGGCTCCTGTCTCAACATGTCCCAGCTGTTTACCGAGGAACCGCAAATGCAAAAGCAAAGTCTTAGCCCTAACGCCGCTCACGCGCAGACCCTTCAGGTCCTGACCGCCGCAGCGGAACTGGGCGCCGCTGCCATCCAGCAATGCCTGGGTGGTGACGGGGCTTCGAACGAAGTCGGTGGTCAGCTGTTGACCACACAAGACATCCAGACTGCGCTGCTGGCGCGTGTGGCCAAGAAACTCGGCGTCTAAGGAGCCACTCATGTACCAACAAACTACCCTGGCCGCTGTGGCTCCTCTGGCTCAAACCCTGACTGAGTCTGGCATGGTGCTGGCGGTTAAAGAACCGTCCTTCCCACTCGCCACCATGGCGGGCCTGTACGCCAACCCAGTGGAGGGCGATCAACGCCCTCTGACTGAGCAAGTCATGCAGGTGGCCCAGGAAGACTTCGAAGAAGCCAACGCTGAACCAACGCCTGAAGACGGCGATGTCGTGGACCGTCTTTCCGGTCTGATGGCCAACGGGTTGAATGCGATCCTGCACAACTCGCGCAACGTCATTCGTCCTGCGGTGTTGGCCTACTGCGCAGCGTTCGATGAACGTCAGCGTGATGTGGTCAAGCCGAAGATCGAAATCAGCGTGTTCAACTACGACCCGGTGCATGACGAACCGCGTCTGGTGAACCACCTGCAAAGCCGTTACACCACCGTGCAACAGCGCCCGTCCTACCGCTCGTTCATCCTGCCGCAGGCTTCGGCTGAGCAGGTCATCGAGATGGTGGCCAACAACAACCCACACCTGGACCCGCCTCAGGTCACCGAGTGGCTACTGAAAGTCGGTGCTGAGACCATCGCCTCGGTCTGGCAACAGTTGTTCAGTGTGCGTGCATTGGACGCCCTGTCGCTGAGCATGCTGCAACGCCACCGTCTGCCGTTCTCGGTGGACGAGTTGCTGTTGGCCTACTGCTTGGTCGGTCACATGGCGCAGAACCCAGCGGACGTCACCGGTGAATCGGTGGAGTTGGAAGAATGGGCCAACGCCATGATGCACCTGCACGAGCTGTTCGGTGCTGCCCTGCTCGGTGCCTACGGCCGCCGTGTGGCTCAGCTGCAACGCAACGTGCTGGTGCTGCGGTCTGACGGTAACGACCCCATTGGTCGTCGTACGGTAGAGGTCGTTGCTAACGGCGATCTGTACGGTGCCTGGATCGAGCAAGGCAACGATGTGCAAGTGCTGCTGGGCGGGGCGATCCTCAATCCGTCCGTGACCCGTGTGGAAGACTTCGCGCAACACGCCGATGTGTTCCTCAAGAAGTGGTTGCAGGTCTACCCGCTGATCTGCCAGGCCCAAGCCGATGACGCTGTGCGCAATCGTCGCAAGACACTGCTCAACGTCATGTCGTCCCCTAATAAGGACGTGGCGAGTATCCTGCCACAGATTCAGATCAACGAGCTGATGCAAAGTCTGCGTAACAGCCTGCAACAGTGTCCGGATGCGATGTTCGACAACATCTACGCCGTGGTCACCAAGCTGGTATGTGAGGCGTACTTCCCTAACCCGATCTATCAAGAGTTCTTGATGGAAATGGACAAGGCCAGCAAGATCCACGGGGGCGACGACAACCGGGCGCTGGCCGCTGTGGCGCTGGTGGCCATTGGGGGCGATTGGTTGGCTGCACAAATCCAGGCCGTGCCGTTCGTACCGTTCATCAACCCAGCACTGGGCAATGCGGTCGACAACGGTCAATCGCAGTCGGTTCCGGTGGAAGGCGAAGGCGTCATCTCCAATGAGACGCAAGAGCTGGAAGACACCGCCGCCTTGGCCGCCGCTCAGGCAGCCGAGACGGGTGAAGCAGAAGCCGGCAGCGAGCAAACGGAAGTGACCGTGGAAAACGCTGACGCTGTGCAAGCACTGGACAACGTTGAAAGCGGTCTGGGTGCACCTGCGGACGGGGAAGTGGCGCAAGCGGCTGAACCGGTTGAAGTGCCCAGCGAAGAAGACAAGGGCGATGACATCAAGATGAAAATCCTGCGGTCGCGCATCGGTAAGTAAGCGGAGGTAACGATGGCCGGTCAGCTCAAGCGTGATCCGGCCGCCGTACACAAACACCTGTTTGAGCAGGACGACGGGAGCATCGTCACAGATGCTCACGTACGCATTCAGATCCCTGAACGCTACACCACCCGTCACTTGGCGAGCATTGGCACCGAGGTGTACATCCTCGCGTTCTTCTCCTTGATCGTCAATGACCAGTTCTACACCGTGTCTGAAACGGCGGCGATGATCCGCATCACCCCAAGCTCTACCGAACGTGTCACCATCCGCAATACGGCCTACATCGAGTTCAGCTTCTTCCCGGGTGACCGGGTGTTCTACGGGATCGATCTGGTTAAGAATGACACCTTGACGTACTACATCTACGATGAGCACGTCGCCAAGGGTAACATGCCGTGGTCGTTTAACTACTTCGACATGCTTAAGTTGTTTGAAACCGCTGAAGAGTACGCCGGCATTAACTTGGGCAACCGAGCCGTGCCGGAGTTGATCATTTCCACGATGGGTCGTAACGCTGACGACTTCACGCAGTTATACAAGCACGTGCTGCAAGATTACAGTGACGTCGATGAACGGCCCCCGGCCGTGGTGCCTTTCCGAAGTGTGATTTGGAACACCTCTGACACCACCAGTAAGTTGATCGGTTCGTACTTCAGCGACAGCATTACCTCCGCCCTTGTGAACCCCAGTGAGCGGGTGGAGCGGATCGAAGAACTTCTACGGACTTAAGAGGTGGAGCATGCTCCCACAAACCAACCGCACGAGCATCAGTTGTTCGATGCTCAAAGGCACCGGTAAGCAGGGTATCCTGACACCGGACAAAGATGGCTACTACACGCAGATCGTCGGGGCCTACGGCACCGACAACTCCATGGGTATGCACTACGACTTGGCGTCAGGTCTGAGCATGTTCAAGGAAAACAGCGTGTTGGTACGCCGGATGCTTAAAGGCGTGGTCTACGCTGAGTACAAGCACCCTGAACCGTTCATGCCTGATGGCAAGCCCATGAACGACCAGCAGTACCTGGCACGGATTCGCAAGATCGACGACGACCGTCGCTGTGCGCACATCCGCCGGGTCTACCTGTTGGAAAACCAGCGCGATGAAAAGGGCCGTCCGTGTGTCTACGTGATGGCTGAGATCCGTCCGTGTGGTCCTTACGGCCACGTGGTCAAAGACTCGTTCGAAAACCCACACGAGAACACGTACTTCTCGGTGCGCTCGGTGACCATGGATGACATCACCCGTGGCATCAAGTACACCCGTGAAATCGTGACTTGGGACTACGTGGGTGAAGGTGGGATCTTGGGGGCGAACAAGTACAACTCGCCGTCGTTGGAAGATTTCACGGATCGGGCGATCGAGATCACTCCGACCATGCTGTGGTCACTGGCTGATGAGCAAAAGCGCATGCGTTCGCTCGGGCTGGAACACGGGGGTCTGGATGCCAATGACCTGATCAACGCACTGGGTTGGAGCAAACACCCAGCACGTGACGTACAGAAAGCCCCGGCCTTCTTGCGTAACTGGTAAGGACGGCATATTGCCCCTCCTTCGGGAGGGGCTTTATGTTGCCTAGAGAATGCCGATCTTGGGGTACAGGCCTTTGATCAACGACAGGGTCGTGCTGGGTTTGTACTGAGGGGCGTACATGCTGGGACCGGCGTATTCATCGTTGCTCAAGAACAGCGTCTTGGCATTCTCACTGGCCGTGGTGATCACTGCCAAGTTCACGATCCGCTCACCGTTGCGGATCACATAGAACCAGTCAGGCTTTAAGGAATTCATCACCCCCACCAGCTCCGCCAGCAGTGCCGGGTATTGGTCCGCCGTGGTGCCCACCTTGAAATCATAACGACTCAAGAACAGTTGTGCGAAGTTGGGTGTACCGGCAGTGAGGGCTGTAACGCCCACAGAGGCGATCAGCTGCTTGATCACCGAGATGTCGGCCGTCATAGCGATCGTACCGCTTGCGCGGCTCACAGCGTGGTAGGAGCCCTTAGAGGACCCTGTCCGTGCGGTGTTCTCCCGAATCAGGTCATCGACCAGGCTAGGAATGCCCCATTTGGACACTTCCGTCAACACGCCCTTGAGCATGGCGGTCTCTGCACCCAGGTCCAACGCTTTAAACACCGGGTTACCCGTCAGCTGCCCGACGAAGTTCATCAAGGCGCCGGCCTGGTTATAACCCTGACGGTTGAGCAGTTGTTTACCTTGAGTGGTGATCAATACCACGCTGTTGGCCAACTCACTGGCTTTGCGCACGTAGTTGGTATTGGGGTCCAGACCGGTCAGCTCACTGACGATGCCCCCTTGCACCGAGGTGGCCAGGGCGAGGATGTCATTGCGTGAACCCCCCATGGCCCGTTGGATACGGTCCTTGGCTTGGTCCAGGTTGATACTCTTGTCCCCCAAAAGCTTAGTGCCAATGGAGGCGACCTTGTTGTACACCCCGCCTAAGGTCTCACTGAGGCTGGAACCGAAGGAGGATACCTGTGAGGTCAGGGCGTTTTTAGTGGCCGGATCAACGGCGCCGTATACATCAACGGCGGCCAGCTTGTCGGTAGGGTTGCCATTAAAGGCGGGGGTGGCTAATTTGACCATGTCGGACTCCACGCAAACAAAAAAAGAACCTATAGGATGGGGGCGTAATAGCGCTGCCCCCGCAGGGGCAGCACCACGTTACGCTTCGTCGATGTAACGTTGCACGACCTTAAGCCAGCGCTTCTCCGCAGCATTGAGCTTTCTTCCAGGTTCCGTCCAGGTCACACGAGTGCCTTTTGGGATCCCAGCTCGTAGCAGGGGTTTGCTGGCGGTGTTGTGCACCAGGTTTTCATACAACAGTTCCTCCAACCCTTCACGGTGCATCCACGGGTTGGCTTTACGACGACGGTTCAGTTCCTCCTGAGTCTGAGCTGCCAACAACCGGCCGGCCTTATTGCCTGAAAGTAGGTAATAGTAATAGCCAGCATGGGTGCTGTACCGAATGCCTGTGGGGGACTGGTAATCCCCCACTGCGTAGAAGTCAAAGATAGCCCGGTACTGGGAAGTCCCAGCCGAACCGATCTCAAGCACGGTCGCATCAGAGTCATTGTTTGTCATGGAGCTTCCCAGGCGCGAAAGGGTCTCGGATAGTTACTGGGTGTTCAGACACCGAACGGAAACCAACGTTGGGGTCATTCGTCCAGCGCATGGTCAACACGTAACGTTCTTCCACTGGATTTAACACCAGTAAGCCTTTACGGAAGACGTTCCATGTCATGCGAGGATCCAAGACACTGCGTTGCAAGGCGCTGATGGCCGCGTTCTGAGCCCGACGGTTGTTCTCGATACCAGACTCGGGTCGAGTGACGTGGGCTTCAAACATGGCGTTCCAGCGAGTCAGGTCAATGTTCTCTTCACTGACGATGCGGCGAAACAGTCGGGCCAAATGGTTGGTCGGCTGCTTAAGGTCGGTGAATACGTCACTGATCCCAATATCAAAGGTATTCAAAGCAGGATCGGATTCGTCCTCCGCCGGATCTATTTTGATCGAGTACGAAGAACGCTTGCCACTCTGCCACAACAGCTCAATGGTCAGAGTCGCTGAGATCGGATTCAGAAAGTCAATGGCTTTCTTAAACGAACCCCAGGTCAGATCATCCTGGCACAACGCTTTGTTCAGATTACCTTTGTCAGGGTTCTTACGGTTGTGCGGTTTTTCGAAGTACTGGTTCAGCCGTTTGTTCCACGCGAACTGGTTGAATTTCTGCCAGATCAACACGTGCCGAAACATGTAGCACAGTACGCCTTGACTGCGCTTGATCCCTTTCTGCGGATCACTTAGAAGCTCTTTTACTGTATCCATGATGCGGTTCACCTACGGTGATTAAGTGGGTTAGGGTGTGTGACACACCCCCCACTACGGGGTTCTGAACGCCATGTGCGTTACTCCTCTGTGATGACGGACACCAGGACCGTACTGAGTTTGACAACGTCGCGGTAAACCCGCTCAGCTTGCCGTTGGTAATACTGCGTCGTCTGAAGGTTCAGCAGATCGCAGTGTTGCAGCAGTTTGCCTTGCAGGCGCACTAAGTGGCCTTTAAGGTCAATGGGAAAACCGTTGCTGTCAGCCAGGTACAAGTCCAGGTTGACCGATTGGTTATCGTTGAAGCAGTTCTTCATCATCGTGTCGACGTCTTGCTCCTGAGCAATGGCGTCGTTGTACTCGGTGAAGAAGGTCACCAACTCCGGCAAGTTGCGGTGAGCCAAGTTGACATGGACGTTCATGACTCGCTTAGCGTCCAGGTGCAGGATATCATTAAGGTCTAACTGTCGCCAGAACTGGCACAGTAAACCCGGGAGTACCTCAGCAGTGAGCAGGGGATCACTCAACGCCTGGGCGGCATAGCGGTACTGCTTAAATCGCGCCTTCTGCCGGTGTCCAGACATAATCCCTAATAGATGTTTGACCATAACGATGATATAGGTCTCCGTTTACTTTGAGTAATTATAACGTTCGGTAGAACAGTAGTTTTTGACAGAGGGAATTACCATGTCCACGATGCCCGTACACTTTGATCCTGATGTAAAGGCCATGGAGTTTGAAGACAACACCAACTTCACCCAGGGTATTCGTAAGCAGTTGATGCTGGCCCAGATGCAGGGTGGTGTGGTGCCTACCGATAAAGACTCGGTAGAACTGATGCTCAAGATCGCCAAGGGTCTGGATGACACCAACATCGCTACCCAGCGCGTGAAGGTCGACACCAAGAACTCTGACTCCGCCGCTCAAGTGGCTGATGCCATGACGCACTACGTCAAGCTGCAAGAGAACAAGAACCCGTTCATGCGCGGTGCCGACGGTGGCGCAGTCCCAACCGTGGGTCAGGACGACAACGTCCGCGACGCTGAGTTCGAGGTGGTCACCAACATTCCGCGGGTCGACCCAGCGCGCTTGGGTGAACACGACTTCGTCGACGGTGAGGAAGAAGTCGGGGTGATCGCTGAAACGGCTCAGGAGTTCATGGCGCGCATGGCGCCGGTGATCGAAGCCAAGCGGGCGTTGGAAGACGCCGAAGACAAATAAAGAAGCCGCAAACGCCCCTCCCGTAGGAGGGGCGCTATGTCGTCACTTACGCTCGCGCACTTTGCGCAAGAAGTCTTCAAACAGTCGGGCCTGGACATTGGTCTTGGGTAAGACCGATTCGGCATTCGGTGAGAACTGCGTCCCCAGCGGGAAGCCCTTGTTCAGGTCCCCCATAAAGGTCGGGTCGATTTTGTACTCGCCGGGGATAGGTGCGTTCAGGATAGGGTGTTGATCGGGTTGGCGAGGTTTATCGGCCATAAGGGGCTCCTTTAGGGATGGGGTGGTCAAGGTAGGAGTAACTGGTTTGCAGCACATGCTGCTGCGTGTCGGGCATGAGGCCGTAAGTCAGGCATACCCATTGACAGTTCACCGGGCTGTCGCTGGCGTTAACCTGGATCAACCAGGCCACGTATTCCATGCAGGCCTGGTCATAGCGGTCACCGTCCTCAGAAGGAGGCAACCCGTAGGGCAGTATCAGAAAGGTTGCACCCTCACCGTGTGGGTGGGCGGCAGGTTCGGTAGCGGCAATATTGAACATTCCCGCCCGGCCGTGCAGTCGCTGCGCCATGGCAAGCGTTGGGGCGGTGATCACCACGGTTTGGTTGATCATCACTGATCCTCCACAATGGCAAAGCGCTGGTGGTCAAAGATGGCAGGAAGGCTGCCTGCCAGCCGGCGTGCTTCTAAGGCGTCCACTGGAATAGGGACGTCCGGTCGACTCTGGCTCAAAATGCGAAACCCCGCGCCGTCGGCAAACACCTGACGCGGTAGTTGACCGTTAACAGAAACGTCCTTGAGCGTTTCCAGAAAGGCGATCGCTTGCTGAGCATCGGCTTCAGTGGCGTACAGTTTTTCCGAGGGGGTTTGAATGACGACGATTTTAGGCATGATAAAGGCTCTACTGGATAAGAAAAAAGTTAGAGGTACAGGGGCCGAAGCCCCCGCAACTAATCCCACTACAGCATAGCCGTAGTGGGTATTTCTTAGCGCTTGAAGAACGCTGCTGCTGCTTCGTTGGCGATCTCGCTGGCGCCTTCCACGATGGCTTCAGCCACTGAACCAGCGGCTTCGCCTGTGGCGGCTACAACGGCGCTGTCGCTGCCGCGCAGTGCACGGGCGGCGATGAAGGTCACACCACCGATGGCCACAACCGCCAGGGTACCGACCGCCGCTGCACTGGCGATGGCCCACCACTTGTTCTTGGTTTCAGGGGCGGCTTCTTCGTTTTTCACGGTGTCGTCGTTCGGTACGTCTTGAGTGTTGTTCATGGTAGCCTCGGCTTCAGGATTGATCGGGGTGACTTTCTCGGAACCAGCGGCGCCAGCGGATTCGCCACGGCCAGCTGCTTGTTGTTTGAAAGGGTTGAATTGGAAAGTATGGGACATGGTGTTCTCCTTAGAACGTGGTATTGCACAAGGTTTGGTTAAGACTCAATTGTCTTTTCACACCTGAGTCATATAGGTTTCAAATTAATTGGAATCGAGTCGAGACGGCATAAACGCCCCCCGTAGGGAGCGTCTAGGTTTAGCTCATGACGTCCAGGCGAAACATGCTGAAGTACTTCACATCAATGAACGCAAAGTCCATAGCGTGTAAGTAGTACAGTCGCCAGCGCGTGAGTTCGTCCTCTTTCTGATCCACCGTCATCGACCGCGGGTCGGTCTCGAACAACTTCGGGGCCACGTAGTTAAACCCACGGGCTTCGATGTTGGCCAAGGTCGGGGCATGCAGCTTGATCCACTCATGGAAGTTAAAGCTGATGCACGCCGAATACTCCTTGAGCATCAGCTCCGGCGTCAGGTCTTCCAGCGGGATGCTACAGAACGTGATCGGTACGTCTTGACCCACCTGTTTGCGAATCAACACCGTGAACAACTCCAGTTCATCGAACGTGAAGTCGTAAGGGTGCAGGTTCACTTCAAACCCCACGTCAAAGTCTGACATCCCCGACATGCCTGCGGCGGCCACGTCGGTGAGGATCTTGATGAACACCGGGTGAAAGCCATTCATCACAGACGACTCACACGCTGAACGCTTGGTGCGTTTAGCCCAGGCTTGTGCGAACTGCTCGTTGCTGACCTTCCCATCCGTCAAGACAGACCAGTCGGTGTGCTCACGCAGCCAGTACGCCTTGCTTGCCACCAGCGTCGAGGCCGCCGCAGGGTACAGCGTGGACAACACCCCGATGCGTGTGTCGAGTAGGCTGTCGACGTCAGTTAGAATTTTTCGCAGCATCGCTTCTCACCTTCATGGGGTTGAGGATATTGAAGTTGTTGCACAGAAAGAACACAAAGACCAACCAGGGGTCTTGCTGGAAGATCAACTTAAGCTCTTCACTGGTGCTGGCTTTCTCGCGAAAGTCTTTATCGCTGATCGAGGAATCGGCGACGGTGCGATCACCCATGGTCCCCGCCAGTATGGCCACCAAAGATTCCCAGTTGCACTGCGTGGTCATCTGGACACGCATCTGGAAACTGGAGGACATCTTCATGATCATGTCCAACAAAGTGTCTTGGGTGCGCACTTTGTCCCAGACCAACTGACGCAGGCTTTCCACGTCAACGAAGTACGGGCGTATTGCCAGCTTGGCTTCCAGAAAGAAGTCATAGAACTTACCCACATCACCCGCTTCACGAATTGGGGCTTCTTCGTACAGCGCCTCAGTGAGGCAGCGCACTGTGGCGTCGTAAGTGGAGAGTTCGGTAATGGGGGTCAGGGCAGCAGCCATACGGGCGAATCCTTAAAGGTTGTTCTTCAAATGCATCGACGTCAGGAACGTGGCCAACGTGGACGACGCCTTGACTTTGGAGGGGGTGGTTGCAGCGATCGCTTCCAGTGACGCTTCACCGGTTTCCAGAATCGACCGGTTCATGGCGTTGTACGCTTTCTCGTCACCGCCACGGAACTTGATCAGCTCCAGCACCGCGGAGTCCAATCCCTTAGCCGCATTTACCTGAAGTTCAGGGTACGACAGACGGGAGCCTTTGGAGGCACCTGTAGCCTGACCTGAACGATCATCGACCGACTGGTTGGTCTCAGGGATCGACATCTTTTTGTAGAGCATCTGCGCTTGACGTCGGAACGGTAGCAGCAAGACCAAATGCTTGGCCTCCGTGCGGGTGATCTGTCCGGTGTGAGGATCCGTCAGGTGCAGGTGATGGAAGAAGTCATAATCGAGTTCCTCGGCGATCTCGAAGTTACGCTCCATGCTCAACTTGTGTTCGTTGAGGTTAGGGATGTACAAGGCCAACGTCTCCGCACCGGAGGCGAGCTTGTCACACCACTCGGCAAATTGGGTATCGGACATCTCGCCCATTAAGCGTTGGTACATGGCTTTGTTGGGGGAGCCAGGGGCGAACCGATCGATAAAATACAGCAGTTCTTTTTCAGCAAGGGCGCGGGACATTTCCAGGCTCCGTCAAAGTAAGGACATACGATGGTGGCATAGAGGACCGGTTCCCCGGTCCACTATGGGCTGTAAAGGTCCAAGAAACGGGTCCTTATGCGAAGGCAGGTTCACTCGAGAGACCCGAGGAGCAGCCATCCAGCAGCTGATAGAACGGCGAAGCAGTCCGGTCAGTGCACGGTGGGAAACGGTGATTGCGCAGATAGGGCAACACGTTTTCTTTGAACATGCGCAACCAGGTATTAAGGTCAACGTCGTCAGCGAGCAGAGCGCGCATATTGGCGGTGTTGTCTTGATACTGCGTCAGGATGCGGTGGAAAAACGCGTTCAAGCTAGTGAGGTCATGTACCTCAGGGCAGCGACGGACAAAGTCCTCGGCCAGCTCTACATCAAACGCACGGATCAGGTAGAACACTTGGGGCCGCAGATCGGCCGGTGCATCACGGTGTGGCATGGTACAACTCCAAAAAGAGAAAGAAAGAACGGTGACATTGGACGCCCCAATCGAAAATACAGCAGTGGGTGTGGTTCTTATGCTACTGGTCAAATTCCCCCAGTAGTTCGACAGTGGTGATACGGCGCAAGAACTCCACCAGCAGGTGGCGATGACAGAATGCACCTTTGCGACAATAACAACCGAGCGCTATAAGTTCTTGCGCACACAACTCTTCCCAGAACCTAGGGTCAGTGGCATACGAGCGCTCGAGCATTTCATTGTAACGTTCAGTATATTCTTCATCTGATATAGTACCGTTCTTGTGTCCAAGCACCATGGCCCACGTGGGCTTGACCTGTATGCACGGTCCAGACTTAACCGTGGTGTCAAACCACAGAATGCCCGCACGGTCCAGGGCATGCCGTTTTGCCATCTGGAAGGTGTAGATCTTCACAGGACATTGTGGGCTTTAAGCGTTGTGTCCGTCCACAGGGACTGGCCATCCACCACGGTGTCGGCCTCCGGCAGATTACGACCCAGTTGCCGGCTCCAATCCTCCTTGGCAATCCCCAGCGTTTTACGCAGTTGCTTTTCGGTGTACAGGCGGGAGTAGCAGATAATCTCACCGCTGTACTGGTGCGTCAGTTGAAAGTTAGGTGGGAATGCCATTACAAGCTCCTGGGAGGGTTCTGTGGGGGTTTCTTGGCCTGAATCAATCCTACCAGCTCATTCCACTGCGAACGGCTCCCCTTGAAGCCGTAGGAGCGCGCCTTGGTAAAGATGGGGCAATTGGGTTGAAAGCCATAGGGGTTGTTCATGAAAGCCCTTAACGAAATAAACAAACGAGGTGGCCCCGAAGGACCACCACGCTCGGTACAGGGTTACGCAGCCTTGGGGGCTTCTTTGGGTAGCAGTGGTGTGATCTTGGCCTTGTCTTCCTTGCTCATCCAGTACGGCTTGTACAAGGATTGGCGCATGCGCAACAAGTCCATGGTGGAGAGGAACGGTTTCTCGTGATCCTTCTCCTCTTCTTTGAAGACCCAGTAGCCGCGGGTGTTGAGCAACACGTCCCAATCGTAGCCCATCGCCTTGAGGTCTTCGTACAGCTCTTTGGGCGTGCACATCAGCGAACGGTCCAGTTTGCGGTGGAACTGGATCATTTGCAGCATCTCACTGCTGAACTCTGCGGCACGCGCCAGGCGAGGATCGTTGGTGAGTTTCTGCCAAGCCGTGGTGCGGTGCAGGGAGACGTCAGGACGCAGCTCCAGGTAGAAGTTACCCGACAGGTTGCCACCCAGGCCCCATTCGTTCTCACGGCAGTTGTGCAGCTCGCTGAGCGTCGGCTGGTAGCCTTCGGTCTGCGTCATGATCAGGTAGATCGGCAGGTTGGAGATACCCCCCTTACCGCGCTGGTTGCGCACCTCGATCACCGTCATGTTGGTGTCGCCTTCGATCGCCGTCTTGTTGTCCCACGGGTAGATCGGCATCTTCTCTTTGTTGACCAAAGGCTTGTTGGAACGGATCTCCCAGACGTTGTTCGGCAGGGAGTAGAAGCCACCCGAACCGCCTTTGATGATCGTATCCTTCTGCATCCCCGACAGGTTACGCTTGTCGGTGGGGTACATTTCCATCTGGATCACGTCACCCACGTGAGCCGTCATCACCAGGTACGTACCGGTCTGCGCACACAGTTGTGGCAGCTGGTTGAACATCTGGTTCTTGGCTTTACCGGTGGACATGTCCGTGGTGTTGTTCTTGGAGTGACCGATGTCGTTCTTCTCGTAGGTCGCCATGACCTCAGAGATCTGGAACTTACTGAACGAGTCGATCATGCCAGACGTTGGGTACAGCGCAGGCTTAGGTTTGCCCGCAATGTCCAGGAACGGGGTGGTCTTCATGTACTTCTTGTGGTCTTTGGGCTTGACGCTGACCGCGGTACGGAACGCTGTGAAGAACTTGTCACCGGTGTAACGGGACAAGTCGGTGAAACTGAATTGCGGGTCATGGTCGTAATCGATCGCCGACAGGTAGTTATCCAGGCGTGAGATCTGCTGGAAACGGACCTGTGGGTTGAACGTACCCTCGGTGTCGTAGATCAGGCCATAGGAGTTACGGCAAGCCCGGCGGATCATGGCAACAATGTACACCGCCAGCGCCGACTTGAAATTGTTCGGGCGCGAGGCAATACCGGTAATGGCCGAAGCCCCACCGTTTAGAATTGACTCACCGTGTTCGCCGAGTTCATAGTAACCAGTTGGGATATCCAGCATCCCACCGACGTTAATCGCTGGGCGGAAAAGCGGGCGTTCAATAGCTTCAAACATGGGTGGACTTCCATTGAAGGGTGTTTTACTCACCTTATTGGGGAGTGTTGTAATTATTGTTTCCATCCATGGTATGTCTTGTCCCTGCACAGTATCTAGAGGCTTTTACCATGTCGATCACCGCACGTTACCTTACAGACGAAACACCGGCGGATGAAGTCAACCCCCTGCAACACCTGCTCAACGTCTGTGACGAGGTTTCGGTCGAGGCGTTCAACGTGGGCAACCTGGGCGATTGGTTCTCCCGCAAAGGCGCACAGATCTCCAGCGCCCTGACTGAAGCTTTCCGTTACCTGACCACGGCGGACTTCAGCCGTCCTGAAACCCTGAACAGCCGTCAGCTGCGCACGGTGTTGGCCACCGTGCAGTACACCGAACTGTCCACCAAAGAAGCGCACATCCCGGTTGGCCTTAAAGGCACAATGGGTGATTACGCGGCCACCTTGGGGCGCGACGTCAGTCCTCTGGTGGATGGCTTGCTGAGCAATGTGATCCTCCCGGCTCAGAAACGCTTCGGCCATTACCTGAGCAACCCCAACGACGTCAAAGAACGTCGTGAGTTCTCTCACGGTTCGCAGTACAGCCTGGAGCAGCTGGAGAAGGTCAAGGCGGCCATGGCCTACCACTTGGTGGCCGGTAACCGTTCCAGCACCCGTGAGTACGGCGAGGTGTTTGATAACAACCTGGAAATCGTGAACGTGTGCGATCAGCTCAACACGATCAATGCCAGCCGTTGGGCGAAGGCCAATCCACAGGAGATGGAGAAGCAGGTGGGTCTGCTGATCAAAATCGCTACCAGCCTGTTTGATCACCTCTCTGAAGGGGCCGGCGCAAACGCCAGTGCCCAGTTCACCAAGATGGTGGCCGATGAGCTGCGCAACGTAGCCTTGTGGGTGGAGTGGTACGCGGTCGCGGTGACCCAGATCACTGACGCGACCGTCGCGATGAAAGCCAACGAAAAGCAATTGATGGCCATCTGACAACATAAAGCCCCTCCCCGAAGGGAGGGGCCTATGCCGTTACGACACCGTTACCCGCTGGTGCTGGCAGTACTGGAACAGCTGACGGATGTCCGCCTGGGTCTGGTCCGGTGTACCGTAGGTCAACCAGCACGGCATCTTTTTCATCAAACGAACGATGTACGCTTCGCTTCGTTCCATGTCGATCTTCTGGATGGGCAGGACATTCCGCCAGATCACAGGGCCAAACAGAGTCGGCAACCGCATGTTGGTAGTGAACCGACACAGTTCCAGCCGCTTGTTGACTTGATCGAGAAGAACGATATTGTCTTCATCACACCCAACCAACTGAGCGTGCAGAGAGGACAACAGACACATCCTTTTGAACTCATCAGAGGCCTTACCCCAGGCGAGCAGCCAGAGCGCTCGAATAGGGTACCCCACTTTCATTGATAGAGTACGTAAGAAACGCATGAGCTTAGCCTTTAGTCTTAGGTAGCACGAATTTGGTGTAAGGCGACTGATAAATGGCCACTCCATTGTTCGTCGCAAACACCGTTGAGAACGAATACGACACAGGACCGTCGGCAACAACCAACACTGTAACCTTGGGTTCGAAATCCGCCAGTTTTGCCAGCTGATTCCGCTGTGGAATATCAATCCCCAGCACTACCTTCAGAGTTACGGGTACACCTTTGATGGACACGGGTACTTCCATCGTGGGCACGGTGTTAGTGATGGTCTTGTGCAATTTGGTTTTGGTTTTCTTGCCTGCAACTTCCTCTCCATAAAAAGAATCGGTTACATCGATGGCTTGAGTGCCTTCACCCAAAGTGCCAGCAAGGTGGTTGTCCAGCTGCCGGCGCAAGACCGAGAACTGTTGAACCGCATCGTACGCCAAACGTGGAGGCGTCAATGTCTTGCTGATGAGATCATCGTGAGGAGTCACCAATGCATGGATATCCTCATACTGCACCAGACTACGCGACCCGAGTTGTTCCAGCTTTGGGTAAATCCCCGGCCGGTACGCGTTGTCTAATCGAAGAACACCTAACTGATTGATGTCCTGTTTATAGGCTTTCTCGTGCATCGCGCACAATGCGTCGATGAACGTATCGGGCTCCACGGCTTTATACACACAAAACGTGGCCTCAGAGATACGACGGCCAACCACCAGGTCCGTCAGGGCCATCTTCTCTTTGGGTGTCATCCCTTGTTTGTGGCCGTAGCTGTGCAAACGGCCCAAGGAATACATGTGGTAATACAAATCGGACGGTGGGAGGTCTGGCCCGAAGCTCCAGAGCAATCTGGACTTGAGCAGCAGTGGATTGGACTCCACCGTGACCTTGTGATACCCCGTACCCGCCCGACGGTTCACGTAGTCGGGAGCCACCGACCCGGAACCCATCAACGCATTCGTATCGGCCGCTTCGTTACCAAAGTTGCCGCTATGACCTTTGACCCAGCGCAGTTCAACCTTGCGGCCGGCATCCAGCCAAGCCGATTGAGCCGCTGACAGTGTTTCCCAGTAACCTTTGTTGGCCACCGGACTTCCGTCTGCCTTGGTCCAGTTGTTCTTCTTCCATTTGTGAATGTGCGAGGTCAATCCCTTGCGCACGTATTCGCTGTCCATCAGGAGCAGCAAATCTTTGGCGGCGGTGGTCTCGGCGATTTTAAAGCCGTTGATCACCCCCATCAGTTCTGCGGTGTTGTTGGTAGGATCGACCGTGACGCTCCCAAAGCCGTCGAAGTACTCCTGTACCGTCACGGACTCCGTCAACGGGACTTCTTCATAACCTTGATTGGTCGGGACTTGTTTCTGGCCGATCCCTTGTTTCATTGCAACGTTGGTGTAGGTGTAACCATGTACGCCCCAGCCGGCGAGACCGCGGCGAAAGGAGCCGTCGGTGTAAAGGACTAGACCGTCCACTGGATTGGAAGTTTCTTCTGACACGTTACACCCCTAAAATACGGTATCCTAAACCATTGGCCACCGAGGTAATCTTTACTGTGCGCAGTTCTCGAGGTAGCGCTTGTGAGCCGCTTCTAAAACGACCCGTTCGTTCTCGAGATGCTGCTTGAGTTCCTTGGCGTATTTGGCAATGACCTCTTCAACAGGCACGGTCACACCGATGGCGGTATCGTTCAGGTCAGGTGGGGTGGGTGCAGGCTTTTTCTCCGGCAAGACAAACTTGGGACACGTCTTGGCCGATGGGGTGGGTGCTACAGGCACTGCTGCCTTAGTCGGCTTTTTCTTCACTACCGGCTTGCGCGGCGCCTTGACCTTTTTAACCGGCACTGGCTTTTTGACAGGACGCGCTTCAGGGGTATGTTGAGGAGACACGTAGATGGTCTGCTCATTGTAACGCGGACTGTTGAAGACACAGCCCGTCAAGCCGAGGAAGACCAGCAGAAATACAGGTTTCATAAATAGGACCTTTATTGCAGGAGCGAGTTTAATTTCGCTTTATCAAAAACTGGCACCAAGCACGCACTGCTCTTCTGCAATTCTGCGAGTTGCTCACGGCTTACGCGGTAAGCGTCTTTAGTATCAGACAACGCCAGAGTTGTCATAAACAAGGCTCCCGTCAACAAACACAACAACAACAACATCCCGGTCAGGTGTTTGTTTTCAAGGATTACTTCTTTGACCGTGCGCTCCTTGAATACGGCCGCCTTTAGGAACGGCCACAACAGCACCAACGCCTTAAGGATGAATCTTGAGAGAGTCATAATTGCCTCAGAGTCAAACCGCATTGAGACAACGCCTACCTTAGCCGTCACACGGTACTTTCACTCGTTCTGGTAGGTATTCCCCATGGGTGGGTATTTGCCTAGGGTGCTACACTTTACAGGATCCTCCACGCCCTTTCTATAAATAACAGTGTTGGTGTGGGTGATTTTATAGATGGATAACCATCCATGTGGCACAAGAGGAATAATTACATGCTCACCCTGAAAGGTTTCTTTGCCTTTAAGGCGTTAGTCAACAACGCCCGCGACCAGGTCAGCAAGTTCGGTGAGCTGTCCACCAACTCTGCGACCTTCGCCAAAGACAAGACGTTTTACTCCGACGCCTCAACGCCAGCCGCCTCCCTCTTCTCCTTCCATAGCGTAAGGGACGGGGCGGTGGTGGAAGTGCCATTGCCGGTCTACACCACGGCATTGAAACTGGGGCAGTTCCTGTTGCAGCGTGCCCAAGCGGGCGACCTGGGCAGCAGCGCCGCGGTCGTGCGGCAAACGGTTAATGCCGAGTTCGCCAGCCTGTTGTCGAACTTTGCCATCGGGGAGTTGCAAAACGACCCGGTGCACAACATCACCCTGCCCGAGTACGTGACGTACACGGATGCATCCGAAGCCAGCCAGATCACCATCTGGTTGTCCGACGCTGCCTTCGGTGCCCAGTACGACGAGTACGTGATCGAAACGATCTTCCCGATTACCCCACTGGACGACTTCTTCAAAGACCCCCTGCAAGTCAAGGCGTTGATGGAAAAGTTCAACGTGGTCGATAAGCTGGCTGAAGTGCAGGCCCACCGCGGGGAATACCCGTACACGTTTGTGCAGGCGCTGCGCTACGATTACCAGAACCCGGCCAACACCAGCTTTAAGGTGCCCACCTACTGGATCGTGATCGGCTACGGCAATGCCGGCAACAGCCCTGACATCCTCAAAGACGCCATTGCTGACGCCGTCCTGGCCAACTCCAACCACACCCGTGATGAATGGATCACTATCCTCCCGGACCTATTTCTGGTCACCGAGTGGCTGTTTAGCCCACTGTCTACAAGCTACTCGGTGCCCGACAAAGCCCTGCAAGCGGGCATCTACTCTCCTATCGTCTCCCCTGCTAAAGTGCTGACACAGATGCAGAAGACGGTGAAGGGTCCGGGCTACACGGCTAACTGGATTGCCAGTCAGTACGAGATCGGCACACTGCTGTACAAGTCCCTGGCGTTCGGTGTGGTGGGTAACCCCCAAAACCGAGGCGGGGTGACGCAGTTCAGTCAGAAGTTTCCCGACTACTTTCTGGTGACCAACGATTCGGACGACGCTAACCGCATGAGTCCGGAGACGCTGGAGTTCTTGAACAAGTTTCTGACGATGGTTCGGATCGCTGAGACCATGACGCGGTTCACGCCTGTACCGTCCGGGTATGCCCGGGTGGTACGTGATGGCCTGGTGTACATCAGTACGTTCTACCAAAACGTGAACTACCTGGTGCTCAGCAAGCCATCGCTTGAAGCGCTGACCTAACCGCTGGGGGGTGACCCCCAGCCTTTTTAAAGGACCGGCCATGTACCGACTGACTGTCTCATTGGCGGCCAACCCACGAGGGTCTGATCCACTGACCAACCTGTACGCGCTGATCAAGGCGCAGTACCCCTCCCTGGGTCTGACGCGTGCCAACTCCCAGGTCACTAAGCTGCAAGGCTTTCGCAACAGCTTAAACCCCAACCGGGCGTACCTGCGCATTGTGCGCAACGGGCAACCCAATCAGTTCTATGAGTTCACCTACGATCGCTTTGACATCGCCCAGTATTTGCGCAACCCGTTCTTCACGGCCGCAGAGCTGACGCAGATTGCAGCGTTCACCAATGATCAGCAAGTGTTGGCGTTCCTGGCTACTAAGGCTAACTTGAACTTCACCCCGGAAGATTTCTGGGTGGAGGGCACGAGCCGCACGTATGCCGGCGGGAGCACCAAACCCAACTGGCTCGTAAAAACACAATACGACAGTATCTTCTGGTTGGGTGAGTTCAACCTTCATTTGCATCTGTAGGTGAGTTCCATGAGTGCACTATTACCTCCACCGGGGACCCGTGGGATTTATTCCCTCAAGGCACCGTTCACAACGGAGCCTGCGACGCTGTATACAGCAGGGGCTATCCGTGGCTTCACTGACATCGAGAACAATGGTGGTAATGTTTACGAGCTGTACTACGAACCGTACCAGCTCACCACTGCCGACTACACCCGCGACCGTAATAATGGCGAGTACATTGTCACGTTGCTGTCGGCCACGCTGGCACCGCTGTACGTGCCCAGCTCCTACATCGCTTCGTTCCCAAACCTGGCCTCGCAGCCGTATTCACACGTTGTGATGTCGGCGTCCATGGCCATGCTCCCGGATGCTTTGGATCTGACCTTTGCTAAAGGGGCCATGGCCTCGGTGCTGAGCGATATCCTCGGGGTGACGGTCAAGGTGCAGATTGCTTCTGCGCCTTACACGGGGGTGATTACCCCGGAGCAACACGAAGTCTTGGAAGTCGCACGACAAGCGGCCATCCGTAACCGGACCACCGACTATTCCAAAGTCGTGGCCCAGAACGCAACGATTGACTCATTGACCCAGCGTCTCCGCATCCTGGAACAGCTGTGTAAAGACAAGGGCGTGCTACCTGCCTGACTTTACCATATGAGGTTTTCCCTTCAATACCGAGGAATGCACGATGACTGTAAAACTCAAAAACTGGCTGGAACGAGTCAGTAACGAAGACGCTGAATCCGGCGCTGTGTCGGCCACGTCTTCTGAAAAGCCCGTTGAAGATGCCGTGCCAGGTACGAGCGAAGAAGCCAGCGTGCCTGAAGTAACCGCAGCTGCAACAGAGAACGCTGAAGGCGGTCCTGCTGCTGACGACGCACTGACCACCGGTTCTGATGGCGGCGCCAATGCGGGTGAAGTGGAGGGCGGTGCGGCTGCACCTGTGGTAGAAGGCGCTGTTGTGGCCCCTGAAGCCGGTGCGTCGCCTGTTGAGCCCATCGCCGCTGCCGTAGTGCCTCAAGGCCCTGACGCCGGCACAGGCGTGGTGGACGGTGCTCTGGCTGCTAACGCCCCAGGCGCTGTCGAAGGCGAGAACGCCGCAGCCCCGCAAGTGGGTGAAGGCCTGCCTGCACCAGACGCCACCGGCGCACCCATTGTGGAAGGCGCAGCGGCTGAGGTGACTGAAACCTCCAACGAAGACGCTTTGTCTGAAGCGGCCAAAGTGGACCCTGAAGGCACCGCCAAACCGATCAACGACAAGAACGTCAAAGTCGAGATCGAAACGGCTGCCAAAGAAGTCACTGGCGGTTCCAACGAAGACGCCCTGGACGACGCAGGCAATCGCGTCCTGGCCGGTACTGCTGAACCCATCAAGGCTGAAAAGACCGAGATGGAATTCACCGCCCCTAAAGGCGACGAGCAGCAAGCGGCTGAAAACGCCACCACCGTGTCGACTGAAGACGCGCTGAGCGAAGCGGCCAAGGTTGATCCAGAAGGCACGGCCAAGCCGGTGTCTGATGCCACCGTCAAAGCCCACGTCGGTGAAGCTGCCGTCGGCGAAGCCGGTAGCGCTGCTTCCGAAGAAGCCACCTCGGCCTCCAACGAAGAAGAAGGCGAAGTACTGCCGTTCGACATGCCGGACAGCGAATCGGAAGTGCAGATCGCCAACCGCCACATGAATGAAGTGGCTGACGACCTGGACCGCATCGACGTGGTGAGCACAGCGCTCGAGCAATACCACGCCCTGCTGACCCATGCCATCGACAAGGACGGCGTGGTTTCGCCGACCCTGGCCAAATCGATCCGCATCGGCCTGGAAGCGTTCGGTGAGCAGTTCTTGCTCGACGGCGTGCCGTCCAACGAAGACTTCGCTGTGGCCACCACCCAGCACGAAGCTTCGAACAAGTCGGTCGCCGCCACCGAAGGCAAGATGAAGCAGATGATGGAAATCGCTCGCGCGGCCGTCAAGAAACTGCTCGAGTGGCTGGCTGACATCTGGAACGGCATCATGCACGATACCGGTGCCCTGGTGACCAAGCTGGACGAAGTCAAGGCCAAGGTCGACAGCATCCGCAGCACCAACGAGAAACGCATGGTGGTCAACGGTGCAGACCGTCTGAGTATCGGTGGCTTCTTCGTCGGTGACACCGCAGCCCCGATCCGTGTGGTCAACGACACGGTCGAGTACTTCGTGCAAGATTACCCGAAAGTGCTGACCAAGACCGTCAAGGCGATCAAGGACGGCCTCAAGGGTTTCCTGCAAGGGCACGATGTGGCTGACGGCCAACTGATGTCGGTGATCTCTGATGCGGTGTCGGACAACCTGAAGTTCGTGGGCATGCCAACCGAGAAAGCCAAGGCGGAAGAAATTCCGGCGAAGTTCAACAAGTCCTCGGCTGTGGCACGCACCAAAGTGTTCCCAGGCAACATGGCACTGTTCTACGTGCTGCTCAACAAATCGGCCGAGCGCGCCGGTCTGGACGAGAGCCAGTCGCTGGCGTTCCAGTTCAGCAACATCTTCCAGGTCGAGTTCGCTCGTCTGGCCAACGCCAAGATGCTGCCAAGCGGTGGTGACGGTGTGAAGGTACCGGATGCTCGTGTACTCAAGCAGATGGTCGCTGAATGCGCCGCGTTGCTCGCGACCCTGGAAGACCTCAAAGATGCCAAGCGCAACAATGAGCTGTTTGCCAAGGAAGTCGAAGATCTGGGCCGTGACTGGTACAGCCGCAACATGGGCGTGGCCTGGGCGTCTAACGGTCAGCAGTTGATGAACGGTCTGTCCAAAGCGTACGCTACCCCGTCGGGCAACCTGATCGGTTACGTGGCATCGCTGGCCAAGGCCTACGTGGCGATCCTGGATCGCTTCGCTGACCACCACGGCGCCACCGGCGGCGCTGGTCAAACCGTCAATGGTTCCGCCTCGCGCGTCGGGGAGTAATCATGGACGAACTTGCTGCTTACCAACAAGTGAATGGCGATCTGGACAGCTTCGGTCGCATGACCGATGCCCTGGAAGCCTACGCGGACCTGCTGAGTGGGCAAGGCGATAAAGCGGACGGGCACACCCTGCGTTCTATCAGGGTGGGCCTTGAGAGTATTGACCCTGACTTCGATATCAAAGAAGGCAGTGCCATTACCCTACGCGCACTGAAAGACGGTATCGTCAAAGTCGCCAAGGCAACCAAGGCGGCTTTGAAGGTGTTGTTTGAAATGATCGGTTCTCTTTACGTCAAGTTTACCGGTAGCCTGGGCCGTGTTCGCGGCCATCAGCGTTCGATCTCCAAGCGCCTGGGCAAGATGGGCAACAAGGTGACGTACACCAAGATGGAAGTGTCGGGGATCAACCGACTCTGCGTCGACGGTAAGTTCGTGGGGGCTGAGACCTCCAACCTTGAGGACATTCGGGCCTTGAGCGAATACGTGCTGGAGAAGTACCCCAAGGCAGTGGCGGACGTCGCGCGTGATGCTGCGCGTGAATTCGTGAACCTGCTGAGCAATAACGGGGACCGTACCACCTCTGCTGTGACTGAAGGCGCCATGGCGGGTTTCGCCAAGTCGCTGGAGCGTCACATGAAAGTCCCACACGGGACTGTGCAAGCCCCGGCAGGGCAGTTACCGAGCGGTGTCAAGGACAATGGTCACTGGTACCACTCCGCTGTTCTACCCGGCAACTACGCGCTGCTGTTCATCCACCCAGGCCACGTGGCGGACCTGGGCAAGGAAGTCGGCACTGAGCGGTATGGCCAACTGATTCAACAGTCGTTTGCGGTCAAGTTCACAGAGCTTCAGATGAATACAGCCGATCGTTCGGCGCGTACCATCGATGTTCCGTCGATCAAGACACTGAGCGCTCTGGTGGAGAAGATCTCGGCCATCTTGGAAATCGGTGAATCCGGTGAAGCCGGCATGAAAGATTTCCAGACCGTGAAGAGCGTGGTCGATGATGCCATTCGCACCATCGCTGACCGTTCCGAACGAATTGGTCAGGAAGCCAACAACTCCGGCAATGCGCTGATGCACATGCTGGGGGCCATCTCGCAGAAACTGGCTGAACCGATGGGTAACTTCACTCATTGGTTGGCGGTGGAGCTCAACGTGTACCTGACGTTTATCGGTCACTGTTTGAACCACTACGAAGCAGAAGGCGTGTAACCATGAGGGTGTCCTTAGGGACGCCTTTATGCCGTCTGAGGGATTACTGGGCACGGCAGTAGTATGAAGGCCTGAACTTCCCTCGGGCCCCTCAGGAGACACCCCATGCGCCATTACCTAGATTACATCAGCGACGCACTCAAAGCTGGTATGTGCCTGTATGTCCTGGACCCGGATAACAACCAACATCGTTTTTACGAACGTTGGGATGACGAGGGGCTGTTCCTTGGTTACTACTTAACCGAGAACGGATCCATCGAAGAAAGCGATCAGATCCATTTCGATCACCACCCGGGCGGACGCTGCGAGAAGTACCTGCTGTTACCCGAGACCGCGAACATGCTGGCAACCCATGCGTTGCGGGAGGCCGTCAAGAGCGACATCCTGTCATTTAAGGTCGCCTACCCTGCTCTGCGTGAACAGTTTGGTGACAAGCTCACCTTCTGGGCCTTGCGCGATTATCGCCTCGAAGAGAAAGACCGGGGTGCGTTCATGATCCGTATTCCAGGTGCGGATACCAATATAGGTCCGGAACCGCGCATGTTGGGCTACATGGTGGACAGTGGTCATGCCAGTTACCGCATTGACAAACACACAGTTGCCGAGTGGCGTTTCCATGAAATCAATGCCACCGACTGGCCGATCCTGAACGAGTTGGTAAACAGCAACTCATAAGCCTCGCCCCTGTAGCGGCATAGCAGCCTCCCTTCGGGGAGGCTGTATGTTGTCATGGACTGATGTCGAACCACGCCTGCCCGGTGGCACTGTGGCCGCATGAGGCTTGATCCCCGGCATGGCAAACCGGAATTCCGTCAATGGTGAACCACGGAGCGCCTTGCTGCATCACTTGGCGAATGTGGCCCGGGTGAGGTGCCACCACGTCACCGACGACCGATGCAAACTTGCCGTCCACCTGCATGAGCGTATTGAGTTGCCCGGTGATCAACCCACCGGCTGTGTCCACCCCCACCAAACTGATTCCTGGCATACATTACCCCTTGACCCAGTTCACTGCTGAAGCGACGGCTTTCCACAGTGACGTCTTCCACGACACGGAGTTTGGCGTCATCGAGAAGGTCGTGCCCCCGCAAGTGAAGTTGATGGCCTCATCGGCATTGAACGACAGGACCTTGCGTTCCAGCTTGACCATCGTTGCATCGGGGTTAAGCAGTTGGATGCGCCGATCCCCGGAGTCCATCTCGACCAGGTGACCGATGTCGTCGGTGATGGACACCGCCCCTTCCTTGGTGTTGATCTGCACCGTGTATTGGAAAGGCTCACCGTTAGCCTTTGAGGTGCCGACAATGATGTGCCCTTGGTGAGTGGAGATCTCGATGTAGTAGCAGTTGGCGAAGTTGATCCCACCCCCGGCGGCTGGAGAACCGTTGTATGCGTAGATCACGGTTTCCAGTTGCCGCAAGTTGTCGCGCAGGCCCATGCAGCGCCAGTAGTACTGGTCCGTATCCGCCAGGCGGTAGATCTCCACCAACTCACCACGGCGCACGTCAGGCGGCGTAACACGGTTACTGCCCGCTGGAAGCCACTCACAGTCCAGTGACGCCTCTTCAGTGGCTTTGACCTCATACTCAGTGCCTTCAGCGTCAACACCCTTGAGCGTGGACTGGAGGGGGTTAAAGGTAGCCTCACCGTCCATGGCCGAAGCCTTCTCAACGGCAATGCAGTTGACACGCCGGGAACCCAGCGCTTTGTTCTCAGCCACGTAGCCGATACTGTACTTTTGAAAGGACGAAGCCATGGGGCACCTGCTGAAGAAATCACTGACGTGTTTTTACCTATACAGTAGCTGCACCGATTTGGGGAAACCATGAAACTTGAAGAGCTGATCCTGCACGGGTTTGTGCGACTGATGAAGTCCAACCTCCAACACGTGGAGTACCGTCCGCAGGCGGTGTTGCAACTGATCATCGGCAGTAACGGGTCGGGCAAGTCCTCGATCATGGACCAGCTGACGCCTCTGCCCGGTCATCACCGTGAATTCACCAAGGGTGGGTACAAACACACCAAGTGGACCCATCGGGGGTCCAGTTATGTTCTTAAGTCCACCTACGACGGCGGCAGCGGGCACCACGAGTTCATTAAAGACGGGGAGAACCTGAACAAAGGCTTCACGTTCGCCGTGCAGACGGAGTTGTGTTTCCAGGAGTTTGGCCTGGACCGTAAGATCCACGACATCCTGACGGGGGCCACCACCTTCACTGGGATGTCCACCACCGATCGGCGTAAGTGGCTCACCCACATGATCCCGGTCGATCTGACGTACGTGTTTGATCGCTTCCAGGCTGTCAGCACCGAGCACCGTGATTGCGTGGGGCAGATCCGGCGCAGCACCAAGCGCATGGTCGATGAGAACCATGACCTGCCGGACGATGCTGAAATGGGGCGGATGCGTGAAGAAGTGGTGCAACTGACCACCAAGCTTAACGACCTGTTCTTGAACCGAGTGCAGGGTGCCACGCCAGGCTTTCGTAATGAGCAGGAAGTGTACCAGCAGCTGGAGGACTTGATCCGCAGCGGTAAGGCCTTGCTGTTGTCGCACTACGCCTTGGACACTCAGGCCAAGATCAACAGCCGTGCCGGCTACGAAGCTGAGATGCACGAGCGCAACAGCGAACACCGGTCGATGACCGCGGTGATCGAGCAGATGGTGGAGGAGCTGGAGAAGGCCCGCAAGCAAGCCCCCAGTAAGGATGCGAACTTGTCGGCCGAGGAAATCCAGACCCTGCGCAGTCAGGTGGCTGAATACGTGCAGCTCTCCCAGCAGCATGACGTGCAGGTGCAACAATACCAAGGACCGTTCCCACTGGTACCCCTGGACACCTCGGGTGATCCACACCATCGCCTGGAAGGGGTGTTCAATCGCTGGATGGATTTGCTCTCAGCCTTCCCCGCAAACGAAGACGGGCGCATGAACACGCTCGATGCCCGCAACAATAAAGAACTGCTTCAACGCCTCAAGCAGCAGCAGCGCGGTGTCGAAGACACCATCACGCAATACTCCAGACGGCTGGCCACCCTCAGGGGGTGCGCCGAAGTGGTGTGTCCCCATTGCACGCACACCTTTAAGCCAGGGGTGGATGTCAGTGAAGTCAGCAAGCTGGAAAGCGAGCTGGAGCGGTTAGGTACGCTGACGGAGTCATTAACGCAACAGATCGAAAAGCTGGGTGAGTGGCTGGAGGAGTACGATGTGTATGCCTCCTTTGTTTACCGGTTTCGTACGCTGGTCGATGACTACCCGCAGTTTACCGACGTCTGGAACTATTGCGGCATTGAAAAGGTCATGTTCCGCACCCCGCGCACTTGGCTCAATGCGGCCGTAGCCTGGCGTGATGCCATGCAGGCCAAGATCGATCGGGACCTGGCAGCGACGCGGGCGGATGTGCTGCGTAACAAGTTGCAATACGTGGAAGCCATTGACCAGGATGCGGCGGGCTACTTACAGCGCTTGCAAGCGGACCTGGAAGCCAACATTGAAACACGCACGCATGAAGCACTGGACCACCGACGTGATACGCTAAAGTTGCAGACCAGTGCGCAGCAGCTGATCCGTACCGAGACGCAGCTACAGGGTTTGCTGGAAGACTTCGAGCGGTACGGGAAAGCGTTTCAAAAGCATACGCACTATCTGGTGCAGCGTGCTTTTGAAGAAGAGACCCGCGTGACGCAACTGGCCCTGGCGCAACAGACCCAGCGTTTGAACAACATGGAGCAACGTGAACACACCCTGCGTGAGTTGGAACGTGATCACGAACAAGCGGTGCAGGAACATGCAGACCTGGGACTGCTAGTGAAAGCGCTAGGCCCTAAGGACGGTTTGATTGGCCGTTACCTGTTGGGCTTTATTCAAGAGCTGGTGAAGTTGATTAACTCCACCATCGATGAAATTTGGACTTACCCCATGGAGGTGCTACCGGGCAAGGTAGATAAAGATGAGCTCGATTACAATTTCCCACTGGACGTTAATGGCGGTGCAGTGGTCGCTTCGGATATCGCTAAAGGTTCTAGCAGCCAGCGTGATATTGTCAATTTTGCTTTCAAGCTAGCGTTCATGAAAGCGTTGCACTTTGAAGACTACCCGCTGCACTTGGATGAGTTCGGCAGTACCTTTGATGAGCAACACCGGGAAAACCTGATTCCTTTCCTGGCACGCTTGATTGAACTGGGGCAAGTCAAGCAGGTGTTCTTCATCTCGCACTACTCAACGATGCATGGGGCGTTTAACCAGGCGGACGTGTTTGTGTTGGATCCGACGAACATCACCGTACCGTCCGTATACAACCAGCATGTGGTGCTGGCGTAAACAGCATAGCGCCCCTCCCGGTCGTGGGAGGGGCTTATGCCGTCTCAGGCTTCGGTACCCATCAAACGCAAGAACGCGTGGGTGTGGCGAAATGGGTTGGACGGGTAGCGCCCATTGTCCACTGCCGCACTGGTGCGCCACTTACGTCGGTTGGCGTCGTAGTGATGGCGCAGGTTCTCGCTGGTGTGCAACACTGTCACGGCTTCTTCTTGCACGGTGTGGTAATCCAACGCGCGGCCGTACGCCCCCATCAACGGGGCGTTGGTCTTGCTGTAATTGAAGTACCGTCCAGGAAGCCCTGAGTACTCCACAGGCTCGAGTTCGTGAAAGAAGGTAGGGCAGTCGACAATCACGAAGAACGTTTGACTGAGCGTCAACAGGGCCTTGATACAGGCATCTGAATGCAGCTCTGCCACATCGGTCAACGAGGTGTTGCCTTCATACTGGGTCAAAGGCAATAGCCCAGGCTCCAAGTACGGACGCAACTGCATCAACCGCTCCATCAGCATCAGGTTTTGCAGTTCGACCTTAAACACCCGATCGCCGACCCGACTGTAGGCCCGTCCTGCCACGTGCAGGTAACCTGCTACCACCAACAGCACCGACTTGTTGGTCATGTCCACCTCAGGTGGCAAGGTCAGGTAAACGCCGTCCTTAAGCGCCGCTTCAGCGTTTTGAGCCGCCACCATATTTGGGGTGATGGCAATGCGCTGGATCTTACCCACCGCCTCAAACGACAGCACACCCACCTGGTTATCGTTACCGCCCCGGATGGTGGTGTTGCCGTCGACGATGCGTACACCGTCTTTGGCGTAGTCGTTGTTATGGAACAACCCATTGACCTGCCACAGCCCGTAGTCGTTGATGTACTCGGGGGTGAACTGGGGGTGGGTAACGTTTAAGTCCTCCATGTCAAACTTTGACAGGTTCGACTGCACGGTCCCCAGGCGGGGACGCGGTTGGATGTCGTAACCCAAATGAAAGGCATGGCCGTACGTCACGTAACGGGTACGGGTGTCAGGGACCTTCTCTTCAAAGGGCAGCGATTGATTGCCCAGCGCAGTCAACCACTGCTGGACGGTGGTGGTGGGGGTGACGTTGGTCACCATGTCAGCCACCTTGTCAAAACGCAAGGCTTTGGGTTCAGTGAGGGACGGGTATGCGATGTACAACCAGACATCGCCGTAAACCGTGGTCAAGGTGGTGACCAAAGCAGTGCTCAAATCAGCTGAAGTCCAGCGTCCGGCACGCCGGTCCTTCCGGTATCTGGCGCTAACCAATTGATACATTGTGCAGGCTCCGATTGGGATAGGCTAGGTAATCCTATGTGTATTCACATCATTAACGCTAACAAGCGCGCTCAAGCGCTTTAACGGAGGGCGCGATGGCCAACGTTGTCACTACGGGCCTATATGAGTTTGACCCGAAAGGGATCAACCCCAAAAACCTGATCCCGAACGAAGTACAAACCCTTCAGACCCCGGGTGCGGACGACTTCTACTTCTTCATCCCGCATGCCGCACCTTTTTTCGTTGACGACTTTGCCCTGACCAACAAGGCCACCGGCGCACTGCTCAAAGAAGGCGAAGACTACGTGCTGGGTCACCAGTTCGTCGAGGCTCAAAAGAGTATTGGGCGTCCGATGTACGGTTCGGTGCGTCTGCTTAAACGCACCATCACCGGACAGGTAGGGATCAAGTACCGCACCATTGGCGGTAACTGGGGTTTTAATGACCGTGCGATCCTGGCTGAGTTGGCCAGTAAGCAGTACAACCCGCTGGTCCGGGCGTGGGGCATGATTGATGTATTGCCTGCGACCTTCCCGCCGTTGGAACACGATCAGTCCCTGGACACCCTGACGGGTAGCAAGCAGTTGCTGGCTGGGATTGAAGAGTTGGCCGATATCCTGGAAGCCACGGCTGCCGGGGCCAGTGCCAATCACTTGGCGGACTTCAACAACCCGCACAAGGTTACCAAGAAACAAGTCGGCCTGGAGTTCGTGCAGAACTACGGGATCGCCTCTGACGATGAAATGCGTCAGGGTACCGCTGCTGACCGTTACGCCACTCCACGTGGGGTGAAGTTGGCCATCAGCGAACAGGCGCTCAAGCCCCTGCAATCGCACTTGGACGACAAAGAAAACCCGCACGACGTCACTAAAAAGCAAATCGGGTTGGAGTTCACCCCGAACATGCCGGTGGCGACCCGTGAGCAAGCCATTGACATCACCAACAACTCGGTGTTGTTGACGCCTTACACCGCCGCGGTGCTGTTGTCGGCGCAATCGGACGGGGGTCGGATCGACAAGCTCGAGCAGGACTTGCAAAAGCACCTGCTGGACTTTGACAACCCACACGACGTCACCCCTGCACAAATCGGTACGTTGACCGAAGCCCAGATCCGGGAGCTGTTGACGGATGTCTCGGCTACAGACACCCCTCGCTTCGCCGGTCAAACCGAAGAAGAATGGCGTGCCTCGTTGCCAGCGTTTGCCGATTTCAAGACCATGCTCGAAACCTGGGGTACCTACTACCAGGACGAGGCTAACAAGGCCGGTCAAGTCAAGGCAGAAGACCCCGTCACGAATCAGGACATCCAGGCTAAAGAACTGCTCAAGCCGAGTGCGCTGATTGCAGGTTGGGACGGGTACGGTGTGGGGGACGGGATGCTTAAGTTCACCATCACGCAGGCGGCAGGTCTTAAAGACATGCCGGTGTCGATCGGTACCGGGTGGGACAAGTTTGTCATCCGCGAGAACGCGCGCTACTGGGTGTTGCCTGACGGCTCGATCGGCTCTGCCGGCAGTGCTGCCATTGCACCGCCGCTGGGCTATCGCGCAGGGGTTTCGTACGACGGAACTAAACCTACCGCGCACGTGTTCGCTTCCAAAGCAGGTAACTACGCGCTGATGGAATCGGGTGCACTGATGAAGTGGGTGGATTCCAACACCATGACGCAAGTGATTGCCTCAGACGTGGTGGCCCTGATGCTTCAGGTCAACGCTGCTGCGGGCTTGGAGAAGATGATCTACGAAGACGACGACGCGGTGTTCAAACCACTGGGTAACGCTTCCTGGGTCAGTGCGATCAACACCTTGTTTACAGCGTGGGCCGGTACCACCACCCGCAATGTGATCTCGGACGTGCAGTTGGGGAATGACTACGCGGTGTTCTTGTTCGAAAGTGGCGAAGTGGCGATCTACAAGATCAACGTGGCGGGCACCACCGTGACACTGGCGTCACAAGCGTTGCCGGCTGGGTGGCCTGCCACCTTCACACAGATCAGTGGGGCGTACGACCACTTTGGTCTACTGGGCAGCGACGGGGAAGCTTACTTCTTCGGCGACAACAGTGCAGGGCAACAAGAAGTCAACCGCAAGTTGGGGCCGCTCAAGTCGTTAGCCTGCGGTAAGGACTTTACCCTGACGTTGGGGACCAATCGCCAAGTGATGTTCTGGGGTGATTCACCTGACAACTCCCTGCTTCCTGTGAACGTGTAAGAGACTGCGACCATGAACTTACCAGCACTGCTGATCGTTCTGCAACAGTACCTGGCGCAAGCCCATGGTGCGTTGCTGACCCTGATCAAAACCCTCGTAGGCCGTGTGAACGCACACGAAGCCGATCTGGACAACCCGCATGAAGTCGATGCGTTACAGGTCGGTTTGGACCAAGTGCAGAACTGGCCACCGGCAACTCTCCAGCAAGCCCAAGACGGGGTGAACAACTCCAGTTACATGACACCTCGACGGGTGGCACAGACACTGGAGAACAAACTGTACGCCCCGCTGGCGCAAGCTTTCGAAGACGCAACCAAAGACCTCAACAACAGCTAGTCTGGCCAGAACAGGTGTAGTGGCTTATTAAAAGCACTACACCTGTTCTAGTTATGAGGTACCGAGCTTGCAACGGAGTTTTTCATGAATTCAGTAATGACCAAATACCCGGTGGACCTGACCGGGCGCAGTAGCACCAACCTGGTCACCGGTGAAGAGCAACTGCTGCTGCGTTACCAAGGCGTGCCTTATTGCGTGGTCGTGATGGACAACGGTGGCTTTTACACGCAAGGTTTGATTGTCACCGACAGCAATTTTCAAGAGTTGACACCCAACGTCGATTACATCGCCACCTACGGTTACGCCGATGCGTCGGCACGGGTGGGGGAAGAGATCCTGGGGGCCATTGTCATCCTGAACCAAAGCCTGACCGGCAGTGTGCACATCACTGCCCAGATGGTGGGGGGTGACTACGCATTCAGTCTGACTGAATTGGCAGACACGTTGGCGTACCTTAAAACCCTCAACGGCAAAGTGCCCGAGTGGGGCGGCTACATCGGGGTGCGACCACAGTGGGTGGACGGGGAACTGAACCAAGCGCGTTGGACGCGCATGGGGTTTGAACCTTTTAACCTGGAGCTTGAGCGCATCGCCGTGGCCCTGACCACGGGTGACCAAGGCGCCCTACAGGCGTACCGCGATAACGTCAAGGCACTGCACAATGCGTTTGTGGCACGGTTCGATGATCGGCTCAAGCGCCACATCGATGACAAAAACAATCCGCACAAAATCAACGCCGCGCACGTGCAACTGGGCAACGTCTCCAACTTCCCGGTGGCGAGTGATGCCGTGGCCTTGGCCGGTACCTCTAATGACACCTACGTCACAGCAGCGCAGACCAAGAACGTCATCCGGGTGCAGGCCCTGCAACCTCTCAATGCCCACAAAGCCCGAGAAGACAACCCACATGGCCTGACCCCCGGTCAAGCCGGGACGCACTCGCAGGCCGAGATCAACGGCATGATCGCAAACAAGCTGCCGTTGAATGGGCGTGCGGATAACGCCAACCTGCTCCAGAATCGGTCGGGCGGTTGGTCCAGTCCTCAGGAATTGGTCAACGACATGCGGGCCAACCTGGACGTGTCCAACTTCGGTAACGGGGTATTCAGTCCGTGGGTGCTCGGCGGGGGTACGCCTTCATGGGAAACCGTGCTGCTGGGTAACGGGCAATGGACCACCCTGCGCTCGATCTTTAACGAGTTCGACGTCAATGACCCGCCTACGGTGTACTGGATTGGTGATCAGTCCAACGCACAGCAAGCCCTGGCCAATATCTCGGTGGTGTACGCCAACGTGGTCGCCTACCCGGTAGGGTCGATTGTCATGTTCCGCTGCAACGAAGAATACCTGACGGGCACTGGTAACGGTGGCGGTTACTACAACGTCACCCTCGTACGTGCGGCTTACCGTACGGGTAGCGGGTGGGTCCAAATTTAACAAGGTGGTTTTCCATGAACCCGTTGCTCTATGCTTTACCGTTCGACCCGCAAGGGGACAGCGTGAACAACCGAGCGCGTGCAGAAGCCAAAGACCTGAACCAACAGGCTGGCAATCCGTACCGCATCATCGTGATGGACAAAGGGCACTTCTACGTCGAAGGGCTGGAAGTGCGCGAGTCCACCGGACGTCTGCTGGATTTGCATGACGACTATCAAGTCACTGCCCTTAACCCTGAGGTGGTCAAACTCACGGGCAAGGAAGCCTGTGCCCTGATCGTGATTACCAATCCCAAGGTCAAACCCAAGCTGCTGATTGATGCGCAGATGGTGGGGGGTCAGTTCTGTCAGCTCAGCAGCGCCATTGAACAGATGGCCCTGGGGGTGCTCAACAGCACCCGTAATGTGTGGTACAAGAACATCACGGGACGCCCTGACCGCTTTCCTGTCAACGGACATTTGCACGGCATCTGGGACCTGTACGACTTTGATGAATGGGTCGTTCCCTTGCAGCGTATCGTCACCCGTATTCTGAACAAGAGTAAGGAAGCGTTTGCGGTGCTGGATCGTGATGTCAGTGCCGCTTATGTGGACATGAACGCCTCGTTGGACTACGTGCATGCGCGCTTTATGGCGCACTTGGCCGACACCAACAACGATCACCAGGTCACCAAGAAGCAGGTGGGGTTGGAGTTCTTGCAGAACTTCCCAGTGGCCACTGAAACACAGGCCCGGGCCTTAGGTGAAACGATCACCACCGCTTACATGACGCCACTGCGTACGCAGCAGCACATGGCCGGCAACTGGCAGGTGCACCTCAACGCTCACTTACAAGCACGCAACAACCCGCACAACGTGAACTACACGCAGCTGGGGGCGTACTCGATCAGTGAGGCCAACCTGATGATCGGGCGGCTGTTGGATCTGCATGCCACCGCCGTAGGGTCGTATCGCTTGGAAGGCGTCCTGTTCCCGGACATGTACCGCAGTGCTCGCACCAACCTGGATCCGGGGCAGGTGGCCTCGTACCGCTTTGACCTGAACCGCATTGGTAATGGTGGACGCAACCGCAACTACTCGTTGATGGGCGATAACACTTGGCGGGATTGGCCAAGTATGTTTGCTCAATTCAAACGGGTGTCCACCAAACTGGTTTACATGGGCGGCACCTGGACCAGCAACGCACAAGCACTGGCCAACGTTCGTGTAGTCTACGCCGACCTCAACGCGTACCCGTACGGCACCATCGTGGTCTATCGCTTACTCACCGAGGGACGCAACGGCACCGGTAACGGCGGTACGTACGTCACCAACTATTACACAGTTCAAAGCTGTGGTCGCGTACCGGGCATAGGCTGGAGTGTGGCTTAAGGGGGTAACATGTCAACGCTTACTTTTCTACCCCTGGACTTAATGGGGAATCGGATCTCGAACCGCGTGGTTCAGGAACCGGTCAACTTGATCACGTTGCCTAACCGCACTGATCGAGTGATCATGTTGCGTCACGGAGGGTTCTACACCACCCAACTGACGATTTTTAAACCCGATGGCTCGACCCTCAAACGCGGCGTCGATTTCAAACCCACTTACCTGTACGGGGAGCTTTCAGAGCTGACCCACCAGGAAGTGTTCGGGATGATTGTCATCACCAACCCCGACGTTCCAGCGGACCTGACGGTGTCCTACCGCGCCGTGGGCGGTATGTTCGGGGTACCGGCCAATGAACTCAAAGCACTGCTGTTGGCAGCGTCCGATGACAACTTCCCCTTCACCTGGGACTCGATCATCGCCAAGCCGCGCTACTACGCCCCTGAGGCGCATGAGCAGGAATGGTGGGAGACCTACGGGTGGGAATGGACGGTCACTGAGCTTAAACGCATCGGTAAGGCGGTGCAGATCGGTAACAAGGGCATGCTCGACGAAGCCAAGGCGTACGGCGACGCACAGATTGCCCAGGACCGTCTGGCCCTGGCCAACTACAGCCAGCCATTCGAAACGCATTACCTCGACACCAATGATCCGCACGACGTGACGGCCACACAAGTGGGGTTGGGCAATTTGCAGAACTGGCCCATGGCGACACAGCCAGAAGCCGTGGCCGGGGCCACCAACCGTTACATGAACCCTACCCGGGTTTATCAGCAACTGGAAGCTGAAGCACTGCCGTCGCTGCGCAATCACATCAGTGACTTTAACCGTCCCCACCGTGAGACGGCTGCGCAGATCGGGGCGTACCTGCGCAACCAGACTGATTCGTTGGTAGCCTCGCGCTTACCGCGTGATGCGGTGGCTTACGACAGCTGGTTGTTACAAGGGGCCAGTTACCGCCAGCTGTTCGACCAAGCGCGCACCAACCTGTACGCCACCGACGTGGTCTCAGGTGTGTTCCCTGCCAACAAACTCGCCCCTGGGGGCAGTGACGGTAACTACGTGTTGGTGGGAGGTGCGTGGCGTAGCATTGCCGAGATCTTCGAGACCTACGGCAAGCGACCCGTCTACGTGGCTTGGACCGGTTACCACGGTAACCCTGCGCAGCTAAAGCAGTGGTTGGACACCACCTTCGGGTACGAAGCCTACGGCGGTTACGGTGGGGCCTACTGCATCGCCACCCTCCATACCGGTTTCTGGAACGGCGAGCTGCAAGATTCCGTTCTCTGCTACCTGGCGCCGACAGGCGGCTGGGTTATTCTTTAAGGATTGATCCATGTCTGATACCACCCTGAGCCCTGAGAAATACGAAACCCCAACGGGTCGTATTCCAGCCGTATTGCAATTTAATGCCATCACAGGGCAGTTCATCGCTGCCCTGACGGGGGACAAAGAAACGTTTGGCGGGCAGGACCTGTTCGCCTACGAAGACGCCCAATGGGATTTCAGTAACGACGTCGTCCTGGGCAATTACCCAGACTACAAAGTCGTTGACCGAAAGGAGGTACCAGCGCCGATCTACGAGTCGGCCTTGGACGCCATTGCCCGTGACAAGATCACCAAAGCGTACCCCGTGATCCAGCAGGTTAACGTTCTCAGTCGCGCTATCATGGCCCTCTCGGAAAAGCTGGGGGTTGACCAGGACGAGTTGGTCGAAATGGTGGCGTACATCAACGAGGTCAAACTCGCCAACGAGAACAACAAGCAAGGCTTCCGGGAGAACCCAGCGTATGAATACATCTCCATTGCCGATGCAGAAGCCGCCGAGGCCGCTCGACTTGAAGGTGGTGTCCATGAAGCCTACGGCCCGCGACCATCAGCTGGCGGTAGCGTTTGGTAAGGATGAGTGTGCGTACCTGTTAGAACTGCTGGCGGGGTTTCATCCCGCCCGCTGGTTCCACCGCAAGAAGATCAACAGTATCCCCACCGGCACTGACCCGACCAGCGATTATTACTTCTGTGGTGATCGGCAACAGGACAAGGTCTTTAGCGAGTACCTAAAATCACTCGCACCGGTGATCGAAGGGGGGCGCCTGGCGGAGTGGTGCATCAACCGTTACGAAGTCGGGGGTTACATGCCCGAACACGTGGACATTGCCCAATACCGCTTTAATGTGGTGGTGGCCTTGTGTGACAACGGCGATGGCATCACAGTCGAAGGGACGTTTATCCAAGACGTTCCTGGTCAAGCATTGGTCTTCCCTGCCCGCAGTGCCCCTCACGCTGTACCGCCTGTCAAGCACCGCCGGTACGTGGCTATCTACCTGTACGAATGACGCAGGAATGTTCGCATGATCACTCGTTTGAAACCGTTGACGCCATCGCGCGTCCACACCCTGAAACAACTGTTTGACACCTTCTCCCTGGTTCAGGCCAGCAGTCACCGCTTGCGCATGGGTGAGAACGGAGCCAAGAACCTGTCGACCTACTACACCACCCGCTGGTTCACCTGGCGTTGGCAAGTGCGTGACATGTTCAAATTGCAATTTCCAGAGAAGATGGTCCAGCGGGCCACCGTGGGGTGGTTCCTGTACATCCCACCTGAGGTCGGTTTTCTGGATCGTATGACAGCCTGGGTGGGTAAAGAGGCAGGTTCCGGTACTGCCATGGCCTACGCCATGCAAAATGGCCAGACGCTGCTGCTCAATGACCGTGAGGTCACCCTGAACCGTGGGGAAGGCATTGGCTTTAACCTCAGTGAGATCCATGAGATCAAACCCAGTGCGCAAGGCCAACTGTGGGCCTGCGTGATGGTCCGTGGGGCGCCTAATCAGTTTGATACTGCGCCCTAGGTAGGGTGCCTACTCGGGGAGGGGTAGTAAATGAATCCGGCAATCAAGGGGTACTTTAAACTCGACGCATCGCGGTACGCGTTGATCAGTGAGCTAGAGGTGAAAATCCTCTATGGGCTTAAACCCCGCTGTAGTCTGGCCTACTCTGTATGGACGTGGTTTGATGCGCAGTGTAAAGGATTGCCCACCGTCTACAAGCTTGAAGGGGAGATTCGTTGGTACGTGGACTTAGAGCCACGTACCTACAGTGAGGCGGAGTTGGAAGCACTGGCCATCACGCAAGTGCTGCAACGTCGGCAAGACCCGCTGCCACGACTCATTCCTGGAAGGCCTGCTCGCCAACACCCAGAGACCACGCCCGATGGCGACACCCAAGGGCGCATAGACCCCGGGACCGCCATCCAGGTACAAGGCGTCCGTTGTGTGGAACGCCTGGTGCGTGATCTGGACACGCACGAACTCAAGCAACAACCGAGCACGCTGGATTACACCGTGTTCTATCGCCGTGGCGGAAAGCTAGAAAGCTACGTAGATACCTTATCGTACAACAGTATTGATCCAGGGTTCTGTCAGAGCACCCTGGCACCCACCGAATTGTTCAAGCGCTGCGCTCAGCAGTTTATCGATCAACATCTTTGCTTAGCAACAACTGGCACTTAGGAGTTTTGTGAATGTCCGCCATTGACCAAGAGATCATCAGCGTCACCCGTACCGCATACGGCGTGTACCTGCAAACCACCAAGACCTTGGGGTTGCCGTTTACGCTGATTCCCAACACCACGTTGAACGAGCGTTTGAACATTCAGGCCAAGGTCAAGCCCAACGCCAACGAAGTGCCGAACATGCGTTACCTGGCCATTGGTAACCTGGGTCACGCCACGCAGAAAGCGGATGACGGTTCGGATGAAACCATCCCCGTACCGCACCGCTCCAACGATGCTGGCCTGTACGGGCAGATTCCGTTTGTCCTGCGTGAGCTGTCCAACGATCTGCCGGCCAACCGCCGGGCGCAATACGCCCTGCGCCGGATCGAATCGCACAATGGCGTGCAGTACTTTGCCTACTACCTGCGTCGTCTGAACCTGGACGGGGTGTTGCCGATGCTGCAACAGATCGAGGTAGTGGACGGGGTTGAGACCGTGACCCAGTACGTACCGACCACTGACGACCTGAACCCCAAGCGTCCTGAGATTTCCAACTCGGGTATTGTTCTGGGTTCGGACCGCTCCATCTCGGCTTCGGCCATCATCAAAGCCAACCTCACAGCTGAAGACGTGGCCGAGATTCTGGCTGCCCACAAAATCCGTACCGGCTCGGCGCGTTCGCCGGTGCTGTCGGAACTGGCGCTGTGCTCGGGTGTGGACCGCACGGTACCGGGTCAATCGGGCACGGGTGCTAACTTCTCGTACCTGGAAGCGATCGCGGTGCAAGTGAACGTGTTCATCGGCACCAACCACTCGCTGGGCTACGCGTCCAACGGCGCTGAGTTCACCTTCGACGTGGGTGGTGTTGAACCGACCCTGGGTGAAGATGATGCTAACGCCGCTGTTTGGCTTAGCTAAGGAATTCCCATGCTGACCATGCCTGAGTCAAACGAGCCGTTTCGACTGCTCAGTATTGACCCAGGCACAATGACCATGGGCATTACCCTGTGGGAGTGGCACGTGGGGACACACGCCTTTCGCATCGTGGAGTGCTTTACCCTCGAAGCCAAAGACAATAACCCGCTGTACGACTCCGTAGGGGAAACCTACGGCAAGCGGATTGCGCGCTTGATGAACCTGGGGGATTTGCTGCTCAACACCCTGCTGCAATTTCGGCCCCATGCGGTGATTGCGGAATCGCCTTTTCTAGGGCGTTTCCCGCAAGCGTTTGCCGGGCTGATTGAATGCATCGTGATGATCCGCAACATGGTCTTTCGTTACGACCCCTTTCTACCATTGTGCTTGGTTGACCCACCCACGGCTAAGAAAGCCGCTGGTGTGGCCTTTAGTAAGAAATCCACCAAGGAGGACGTGAAACACGCGTTGCAAAGCCGTCGTGACATTGACTGGGGTGACGTCCTCACGGACGATCTAGATGAGCACAGCATCGACTCCGTCGCTGTCGGTATTTACTACTTCCTCTTTTTGGTGTGACTGTCTGAGGAATCAATATGTTTCAACTACTCAAGGGTGTGAAGTGGTTTGAGTGGGTGCTGCTCGGAGTACTTGCGGTAGCAGGGGTAGTGGGCTACGTCAGCTTTAACAAGTGGCAGGCCGCTAAAGACAAAAACATTGTGCTGGGTGTGGACAACCAACGCTTGGAGCGGGCCAACGCCTTCCAAGCCAAGACCTACCAAGCCGCTGACAAGGCTGTGGCTGAATATGTTCAAGCGACGACCGAACGCCGAGAGCTTCAAGCAAAGAGTCGGCAAGCTGATTCCGCCGCCTTCCTGGCGACGGCCCATCCTGAGCCTTCTGCTGGTGGCGCTCATGATGTTCAGCCTGTACCAGCTGCTCGGGTTGCTGTACCGACTCGCTCAACTGCAAGCGCTGCTCGAACATCAGCTCAAATAAAATCGGTCCGCAAGGAAAAGCCACATGCTGTCAAACCTACTGTCTCGCCCGCTCCAGCAGATGAAGATGATCCTTTGGTTATCGCTGCTCTCACTGACCTGGCTGACCGGATGCACGCACGTTACTGCACCGCCACCGGAGCCAACCCTGGTTGCACCCCCTAGTACCCTGACCGCAAACTGCTACGTTGCGGTACCGCCGACGGCCGAAGAGTTGATCTACGCTCAACGCCTCTACCCCAAGGCGCCCACGAAATGGGAAGCGCGATTTTTGGTGATGAAGGACTACGCCGACGCGCAGACCGATGCAGTCGGAAACTGTAACAAGCAGCTAGAAAAGCTGCGGCAGTTATACGACAAAAAGCAATCAGCTTTGGAGAACCACCATGACACTGGAGGAGGCACTGATTGATCTCGGGGATGAACCATTGTCTAAAAGTCCATTTTCCAAAACGATTCGGGCTTTTGTAAATGCAACATTGGGTGGCGACACCCCTATCACGCTTGATATGCCAGGGAGTACCGTCCTGAGCCAGGTGTACCAATGCCCGGACCAGGTCAAGCAAGACCGCATGCTCAATAAGAGCTTGGGGGCTGTTCGTGGGAAAGACAGCTACCAGACTGCCATTCTGGTCCTTGCGGTCCCGTTGGTTGTTGTGTTTGTTTTAATCGCTTTAGCGGAAGTGTTTAACGACACCCCACTGAGCCACAACTACTTTGATCTACTGATGGAGATGATCAAAGGCACGTTCGGTTTGATCGGGCAACTGATCGAAGGTTGGAACAACGCACAGAACAACGGCAACACTTAACCGACATACGCCCCTCCCTGACGGGAAGGGCGTTATGCCGCCTCGAATTGATATGCTATGTGGACTCACTTTTTAAACCAGTCCCCGAGGCCCTCATGAACACTCTGATCCCCATTGATGACGATTTCCCCTACGACCTTCCTGGTAAACAGGCCCTGGTGGCACTGATCCAGAAAGGTCTGCCCCATCTGGACGTTCGTGAAGAGTACGCCGTCTTCGGTGACCTGACACACAGTCCTACCTCGCTGATTCCTGGTCGCTCCTTTGTGGAGCTGGACAACCAGTGGACCAACATCAAAAGTTGGTTGGCGTTCCGGCGCCTTGACATTGCCAAGAGCTTGGGCCTTAAACCCAAGATCGTGGTGCAAGGGGCGATCACCGCCCGCTCCATTGCCCTGGAGATCAACCGTTCGCGTAACCGTTTCTTGGACGCGACTGACGTGGATTGGGGCAACACCACGTTGAGCGACGGTGCTAAGCCGTTTATCTACACGATGAAGATCCTGAGCAGCTCCTATGTGTATTACGGAGAAGTGCAGATTGAAGTCATCAGCTCTGGCGTCAACCCGAACGCGCGCTTGCTCGAAGACGGCACACCACGGCAGTTAGAAGACGGGAGCATTCGTTTGCTCGAAACCGCTTAAGGAGTGAGCGTGGATAGATGCATTGTCGGCCTGATGGGTGAACTCGAAGCACTCACCCATTCGGTCACCGTTGAAGGACATCTTCTCAACGTTAATCAGGGCACGTACGCCAACCTGCTGTCGGCTCATCAAGTTCTCATGCGTGAGAATGCCCCACCCAGTCTGGACTGGTGGAGTGGGAAAGAGACGATCGTACTGAACGCTGCCAATATTGCGACCTACGTGTATGGGGTCGGAAGTTACCTGGAACGATGCATCCGTGCTGAGCAACGTGTGGCTGACATTATCCACCGGCTGTCGTCATCGGAGGAGCTTGAGAGCTTTGACGTTGCAGCCGCAGTGGCCGAGCAGATCGCACGCGACATTCCTCAATAACACAACCTCACTTAATGCAACACCCACCCTAGGAGTAACAAATATGGATCTGTCGACACTGGGCGCCGAAGATCGGGTCGCAGTTGCGAAAGATGCCGTATTGCGTCGTGGTGATAAAGGTGCCGAGGTCCTGGAGCTGCAACAGCTTCTGGTCAACGCCGGTTACCAACTCAAACCCGATGGCGATTTCGGCCCTACCACCGAAAAGTTCGTCCGGGCTGTTCAGACCAAGAACAACCTGGTAGCTGATGGAATTGCGGGTCCTAAGACCATCAAGATCCTTCGGGGCTGCTGCCCTGTCAGCCTGAAACTGCTCAGTCAAGCTGACCTTGTATGGGCGGCCGGTGCACTGCGCACAGACGTTGCGTCAGTGATGTGCGTCAACGCCGTGGAATCACGCGGTCACGGCTTCTTTGATGACGGTCGTCCCGTGATTCTGTTCGAACGCCACATCATGTACCGCATGCTCGATGAGCACGACATCAAGCCAGCGCCGTTCATGGCCAACCAACCGGGTCTGGTGAATACCAAGTCCGGCGGTTACATCGGCGGTTCACGGGAATACGACCGCCTGGAGAAGGCTAAGCTCATCAATAAGGCCGCAGCGCTGGAATCGGCCTCGTGGGGGGCGTACCAGATCATGGGCTTCCACTGGGAACTGCTGGGCTTTGCCAGCGTCGATGCGTTCGTCGCCTCGATGTACGTCAGTGAACGTATGCAGCTGGAAGCTTTCGTCAAGTTTATCCAGTCTCAGCGCGGTTTGCTCAAGGCCATCCAAACGCAAGACTGGGTGAATTTCGCCCGCCTGTACAACGGTGCAGGCTACGCCAAAAATCAATACGACACCAAGCTGGCAGCTGAATACACCCGCGCCAAGAAGCTGCTAGCGTAACCTAAGGACACAGCGATGGCAGGCAAAATTTCACAAATGCAACCGGCTGAAAAGCTGACCCTCGATGCGCTGTTTGAAGTCGTGGTTCAGGTGGCAGGCACGTTCAAGAACCGCCAGGTCAGTTTGCAGACGATCAAGCGGGACTTGGAACTCAGTACCGGGTCGGCGTACGAGATTGCCGTCAAGCATGGCTTTGAAGGGACTGAAGAAGAGTGGCTTGCCACGCTGGTTGGGAAATCGGCCTATGACATCGCTGTCGATCAGGGTTTCCCAGGGACACAAACGGATTGGATCACCGCCCTCGGGGCGCTGTACAGCGTTACCCCAGACGTTAAAGGGCACGTGTTGGTTGCAGGCGATACGGTGGGGGAGTGGACCCCACTAGATGTACCCGTTGTTCGAGCGCTTGAGCGACTGGGTTTTGTGGTAAACGATGCCGGTGAGTTGGTCATCGATGAAGGCGAGCTCACCATCCGTTCGTAAAGTCACCTATTGTGTGAGGCTGGGGCATACTGCTCATAAGCCGATTCACGCAACACCTTGGAGAACAGCATGATCGTTAAACTCAAGCGCGGTACTACCGCCCTGGTCGGCGCCTATGTAGGTCCTGCCGGCAGTCTGGTGGTCGACACTCAAACCAACCAGGTCTACGTGCAAGATGGCGTGACCGCAGGTGGTCACCTGATCGGCGGTCTGAGCGAAGCCCAGATCGGTGCTCTGATTGACCAGAAGGTTGGTGCTCTGGAACTGTCGGACATCCCTGGTCTGACTGAAGCCCTGTTGGCCAAAGCCAATGACTCGGACCTCGACGCCCTGTCGGAAACCCTGTCTGAAGCGTTGGCCACCATGGCCAGCAAACAGTCTGTTGATGACCTGACCCTCGTGGTTGCAGGCAAAGCCGCCACGGCTGACCTGTTCGAAGGCACCACCGGTTTCCTGAAAGCTGGCATCCTGCCTTCCTACGTCGATGACGTGCTGGAATTCCCAACCGAAGCTGACTTCCCAGCTGAAGGTGAATCCGGCAAGATCTACGTGGCAGCTGACGGCGCTGGCGCCTTCCGTTGGACTGGCACGCAGTACCTGGAAATCGTTGCCTCGCCTGGTAGCACTGACCAGGTTACTGAAGGTGCGGGCAACAAGTACTTCACCGACGAACGTGCTCGGCAAGCCATCAGCCTTGATGCCGCCTCCGACGCCGGCCTGGAATACGACGCGGCCACGGGCAAACTCAAGTACACCGCGCCAGAAGCCCCGGTTCTGCCTGTCAAGGCGACTGGTGCTGAACTGATCGAAGGTACTGACGATGCCAAGTTCGCGACCGCAGCAGGCCTGCAAGCGCTGCTGACCGACATCGGCTTCACCAAAGAACAGGATGGTTCCTGGACTCTGGACGAAGGCGTGTTGGCGTAAGCTGTCCCGCAAAACAGGCAGTCCCTTCGGGGGCTGCTTTTATGCCGTCTCGGGAAAAAATACATTTATCTATGAGTTTGAAACGTTATTACCGGCCAACGTAGCGGCCGGGGTAAAACGGGCGCAAGCCCATCGGGTATCACAGCAGGGGAAGTCGAAATGACTGGCAAGATCTCAGAGTTGGAGCTCGTCACAGCGTTCACTGGCGATGAGTTTGTTGAAATCATCCAACGTGGCCTGGACGGAGTGTTGGTCAACAAGAAAATCTCGATCACCAAGTTGCGCAGTAACGAGGGCAAGTCCGCCTATGAGGTTGCTGTTGCCAACGGTTACACGGGCACTGAAGCCCAGTGGATCGAGTCCCTCAAAGGCAAGTCTGCCTATCAAGTTGCCGTACAGTTGGGCTTCAGCGGTACCGAAGCGCAATGGGTAGCGTCGCTTAAAGGTGTCAAAGGGGATCCAGGTAACAGTGCCTATGAAGTGGCCGTGGTAAACGGCTTCACTGGCACCCAAGTGCAGTGGATTCAATCGCTCAAAGGCGTCACCGGTTCGAGCGCCTATGAAGTCGCCATCGAGAACGGCTTTGCCGGGACCGAAGCACAGTGGCTCAACTCGCTGATCGGTAAGACCGCGTATCAATTGGCTTCTGCCGGTGGGTTCTCCGGTACTGAAGCACAATGGCTGGCTTCGCTTGTGGGCAAGAACGCCTACCAAGTGGCCAAGGCCGAAGGTTTTGTAGGCACTGAAGCCGAATGGCTCAAGTCCCTGGTGGGCAAGAGTGCCTTTGAGGTCGCCCAAGCCGGCGGGTTCGACGGCACTCAGGCCGATTGGCTGACCTCATTGGTCGGTGATAAAGGCGATCAAGGGGATAAGGGCGATCAGGGTAATCCAGGTAAGTCGGCATTCGACCTGGTCAAGGATGCAGGGTTCACGGGCACTGAAGCCGAATGGCGCGCCAGCTTGACCGGCAAGTCGGCTTTTGAAGTGGCCCAAGCGGCTGGCTTTGAAGACACCGAAGCCCAGTGGTTGGAAAGCCTGATTGGCAAATCTGCGTATGAAGTGGCTGTGGCCGCAGGTTTCGCCGGCAGTGAGGCTGACTGGACTGCCTCCCTCAAGGGGGACAAAGGTGACAACGGTAACTCGGCCTACGAAGTGGCTCGTATCAACGGCTTCACCGGGACCGAGGCTGAGTGGGTAGCGTCGCTTGCGGGCAAGTCGGCGTTCCAACTCGCGGTAGCCGCAGGTTTTGGCGGCACCGAAGAAGAGTGGCTCGACGCCCTCAAAGGCACTGACGGTAAGTCAGCGTTTGAGATCGCGGTTGAAAACGGTTTCAATGGGGAAGAGTCGGCCTGGCTGGAAAGCCTGGTGGGCAAGTCCGCCTACGACACCGCCAAGAGCCTGGGCTTTGCCGGTAGCCAAGCCGACTGGATCGCTTCGCTCAAAGGCGACAAGGGTGATAAAGGCGAACCGGGTGACGACGGTGGCCTGGGTGTGGGTACTCGCATCATCGGTACCTTGGCGGCTGAAAGCGACCTGCCGGCGGTTGAAACGGTTGATGAAGGCGAGTCCTACATCATCGGTGACGACCTGTGGACCATGTACCAAGGCGCCTGGAGCAACGTGGGTCAGATCCGTGGTGAACGCGGCCTGAACGCCTACGAGCTGGCCCAGCAGAACGGCTTTGAAGGTACGTACGAGGAGTGGTTCGAAACCTTGCGCGGTACCGATGGCCTGGGTCTGCGTATCCTGGGTTCTTACCCTGACGTGGCACAACTGCCAACCGTGGGTAACCAGCCAGGCGACTGCTACATCATCAATGAGACGATGTACGTCTGGGACAACACCAAATGGGCCAAGGTGGGTCAGGTCGGTCCAGAAGGTAAGTCGGCGTTCGCCATCGCTCAAGCCAATGGCTACCAGGGTACCCAAGCCCAGTGGTTGGCATCGCTGGTGGGTAAAACTGCCTTCCAGACAGCCAAGGACAACGGCTTCACCGGAACTGAAGCTGAATGGCTGGCGTCGTTGGTTGGTAAAACCAACTACCAGATCGCCGTCAAGAACGGCTTCGAAGGCACGGAAGCGGAATGGCTGCTGACGATCAAAGGTGACCAAGGCGATAAGGGTGACAAAGGCGATAAAGGTGACCAGGGTATCCCTGCAAACTCCGTCAAAATCCTGGGTCAGTTCCCCTCCGCCGAAGACCTGCCAGCGACCGATAACCAGCCGGGTGATGCGTACTACGTCAACCGTCATCTGTTTGTGTTCTCGGCGACCGATGGTTGGATCGACCTGGGCACACTGGGCGGTACGTCCGCTTACGAGGCGGCTGTCGATGAAGGCTTCGAAGGCACGCTGACCGAATGGTTGGCTTCGCTGCACGGTCAGGGCGTTTACGAACTGGCGGTGGCTGAAGGCTTCACCGGGACCAAGGACGAGTTCCTCAAGACGCTGGTCGGTAAGTCGGCGTACGAAGCAGCCAAGACGGGTGGTTACACTGGCACCGAGGCCGAATGGCTCGCTTCCCTGAAAGGGGATAAAGGTGACCAAGGCGATAAGGGTGATCAGGGCGACTCCATCAAAGGCGATCAGGGTGACCCAGGTAAAGACCTGGCCATCACGGGCGTCTACGACAGCGTCGATGAGTTGCCAGATGTGGCCACTGCGGCCCCATACGAAGCCGTCATCGGTGGTCAGCGCCTGTACCTCAACATCAACAACGCTTGGGTAGACGGTGGTACGTACGTCGGCCCTAAAGGCGATGACGGTGACAAGGGGGACAAAGGTGATAAAGGTGACCAGGGAGATAAAGGTGATCCTGGGGCGCAGGGTAACGGCCTTGAAATCACTGGCGTCATCCAAAGCGTCGATGAGCTGCCAACCACTGGTCAGCAGATGGGCGATGCCTACCTGCAAATCAACGGTGACCTGTACATCTACACCGGCACCGGCTTCACCAACGCAGGTAACCTCAAAGGGGTGAAGGGCGACAAGGGTGATAAAGGTGACATCGGTCTGACTGGTCCAACGGGCGCATCGCTCAAGCTCAAAGGTGCGGTACAAGAAGCGTCTGACTTGCCTCCAGAAGGCAACGAAGAAGGCGACGTGTACTTCGTCAAAGGCGTAATGACGGTGTTCCACGACGAAGCCTGGGTGGCGTTCAACGACCTCACCGGTCCTTCGGCGTACGACATCGCGGTCATGTTGGGCTTTGAAGGTCTGGAACAGGACTGGCTGAACTCGCTCAAGGGTGAGCAAGGTCTGATGGGTCCAGGCGTCAAGATCCTCGGTAAGCTGGCCAGCACCGCTGACCTGCCTGCGGACGGCATCCTGGGTGAAGGTTACTTGATCAACTCGCACTTCTGGGGTTGGACGGGTAGCGCCTACGAGGACCTGGGTAACATCACCGGTCCAAAAGGCGACAAGGGTGAACCTGGCGTTGGGATCAAAGGCGACAAGGGTGATAAAGGTGATAAAGGTGCCCGTGGTAGCCTCTGGCTCAACGACACCCGTGACCCTGGCCTGGTGGACGGTTCGGCTGGTGACTACTGGTACAACACGCTCACGCAGGAGTACTTCACCAAGTCCAACACCACCACCTGGACCAGCCTGGGCCACTTCGGGGGCGGCAACGTCTACAGCCCTTCGGACGACGGCAAGATCTACGGCCGTAAAGGTGCGAACTGGGTCGAGCTGGCAGTGGGTGAAGCTCCAACTGACGGCAAACCCTACATCCGTGAGAACGGTCAGTGGGTGGCCTTGCCCGTAGGTGAAGCCCCAGTCGATGGTGCAGCGTACTTCCGCAAAGACGGCCAGTGGGTCAAGTACACGGCGCCTGCGTCGGGTATCTCTGATGCACCGACTGACGTACCGGGTGCGGTCTACCAGCGTAAGGACGGCGCTTGGGCACGGTTCAACCGTTACGACCTGGCGCTGGCGCAATTGCCAACGGCCACCAGTTCGGAACTGGACTTCGCTGTGGCGCAGGTGTTCAACTTCACCCAGACCGCAGCGCGGACCTTGACCTTCAAGAACCAACCTGCGGCTGACCGTTCGATGACGGTGGTCATCTTCATCAACGGTAACACCGGTGCGATCACCTGGCCGGCCAACGTGTCCTGGAACCAGAACACGGCCCCGGTCCTGGGTACTACGATCACTGTGGTTACCCTCGTCTGGAACGGTGCTAAGTGGATCGGTTCCACTGGCGCTAGCTACTAAGGCCTGTGGTGGGGGACTTCGGTCCCCCACATCACCAAGGAATTGATTACATGTCAAAAGTCAATGGCAGTACTCGCCTGATTCACGTTGAATCGGAGCGTTACCCGGTTTATCTGCAAGACGTTCGCGAAGCCAACACCAACATCTCTTTCGGCATGGAAGCAGACTCGGAGTGGCTGGAGGAGATCGGTTACGCGGTGGTTCAGGAAAGTGACACCAAGCCTGAAGGCGATGTGGTCACTGAAGGCACCCCAGAGCTCGTTGACGGCGTTTGGACCCGTACCTGGACCTCACGCCCCTTCGATGAGACAGAACTCGCCACACAGCTCTCTGCAAAGGTTGCAGAGCTGGAAGCGAACCTGGCGGCATTGCGCCGTCAGGATCTGTTGGTGGGCTTCCCTTACCAGATCGATGGGCAAGGGGACGTGTTCCATGTGCAGCTGCGTGTGGAAGACCGTGTGAACCTGATGTTTCTCCACAGTAAAGGCGAGAAACAAATCGCCGCCGGTGTGGAAGACACCACGGTGTTTCGCAGCTACGAGAACAAAAGCCATGTCCTCACGCCTACTCAGTTGGTCGCCATGACTGAACGGGCGTTGATGGCCATGAACGATATCTACGAGCTGAGCTGGGCACTCAAGGATGAAATCGACGCGGCTAAAACCGTGGCCGAATTGCCTGAGCTGCCGGACACCCTGATCAGTTGATCCTTAGGGCGGGGCTTAGGCCTCGCCTTATGTTAGAGTTTTAGGAGCACAGCAATGATCGAGGCTCTACTCACCGCAGGCAGTGGAACCAGCGGCAGTTCGGATTACGGCCCAGGACCTAAAGTGTTCAAAGCCGGCGACATGCAACTGGGTTACTTTGGCGAGGTCCCTGCGGCTGATTTTGTAAACGCCAACCTGATCTCACCGTTGGTTGAGGCGGGGAATGATCTGACCCAAGGTGGGGCAACGATTGCCTGGTTGAAATTCGCCTACAAGGGCAAGATCCTTTATATCAGCAAATCACCGCTGCGCATTTTGCCCAGCTGGAATGACATCTACAACGCGGGGATGGTTTACGGCACCAAGGATTTCGGTGCTTACCCCGTGGGTGCAGGCGTGATGCAACGAAAAGTATTGCGCTACTACGAGAAAGGTCAACCTTGGTACTTCTTTCCACGGTTGATGACTGGCTTTCAGGCCGACCCTGTCCCGGCTGGTACCGTCCCAGCTGATGACCTGCTCAACACCGAGTTTGGTCAATTACTACCCCGCGTCGTGCAGGGCGGAGGCTGGGATACCTACACCGCAGGTGCGGTGATCTGGGCCAGTGTGGCCACCACCTGGGTGCAAGAAACGTCGGCCTCCAACATCAATAACGCGATGACTCGCGGTTCGGGGACGCAGTTCAACACCAAAGGTGAGCAAGCCAAGTCGTTCAACACTAGCAACTTTGCCCAATGGCGACCGGTGTTAGAGCTGATACTGACCAAAGACTTGAAGGACCCCTATGAGGTTGCAGGAGTGACGGTGACGCCCATGGCGGCATCGATTGTGACTCCGCGTCAAGCCCCAGCGGGCAGTATTGTCAATCCCCGTAACCTGAGCACCCTGTGGCCCACACGTGCCCCCACGCTTAAGGTAACCCCCGACGGTGTCCTCAATCCCGTCCGGTTGAAGGGTGACAGCGGTACGTTCCTCAACGCCTTTGCCTTTACCGCTCAGGCGGCTGATCTGGATGCAGACGTGGTTAACGTGACGCACCGGATCGCCCCACTCAATGCCTTCTCCATCAGCGGCGCAACCATTTAAGGAACTTGTATGTACACGCAACTGAACTGGGAAAACCCCAACGTCGTGGCGGTGACGGTTAAGATCTACCGGGGTGATGCCCCGCTTGATCGCGCCAACCTCGCCAACCCGATCGCCACCTTGTCCAACGGTGAAACCACCTACAAGGACACCACGGTTGTCCGGGGGCAGCTGTACTACTACGTGTTTGAAACCACGTCCCCCACCGACCGGGTCGTCTCCCCGAACTACCCCATTCGCGCTGTACCGCGCCGTGGGCCGGGCAGTAACGTGCTGGTGCAGGGCGATTACAACTATGGCTACTTTGGTAGCATGGCCTCCTCGCAATTCACCAACGCCAATGAGCTGCGCGCCAAGGTAGGGTTGACCTTGGGGACGTCGATCAACGTCACCCCCAAGTGGCACAAGTTTGCCCGTAACGGCAAGATACTGATCATTCCAGAAGGGGTGATCAGCACCACTGTCTCCTGGAAGCAGTTGTATGACCTGGGTCTGGTCTTTGGTGTAGACGGACCGGGTCCTTACAACGCCGGGGCTCCGGTGGGTCAGGGCGTCACGGTCAAAATCGGTCCGGATACCTTCCGGGTTCGTTTGATGCGTGGCTACAGCGACGATGACTACACCGCCTTCGCGGCTAACACCTCGGTACCCGAACCCATTGAGAGCTTTCTCTGCGAATGGGACGACCTGGTGTACCCATTGGTGACGTACGTGCCTACAGTCCAGCGGATGGCCAACGTGGCCGCCGTCGGGCCCAACCAGCTGAGTCTGCCTTCCTCAGGGGCTCACGTGCAGGAGAAAGGCATCAGTGCAGGCAGCCAGGTCAACGTCGTGCGCGGTTCAGGTGCGGCCAGCCGCGCGGGTGTGGCAACTCGCAACGGGTTCACCTACACCAACACCGCCAACGTTGGCTGGTGGCCGGTGCTGGAACTGATCGAAACCCCAGTGGTTTAAGGAGTAGGACATGTCGGTTCGACTGACTTGGCCACCGGTGAATGCCGCCTTGGCCGACAGCATCAAGATCTACCGCTCCACCACACCGATCCCTGAGAACAACCTGCCCGCAGCGTTTGCCACCCTGGCCGGCAATGCCGAGTTGTGGGACGACACCGCCATTGCCCGCAACACGGTGATGTACTACCGGGTGGGCCAGACCCGCGGTAGCGAAGAGTTGGTGTCCCCGCAACTGATTTACGGGCACTACCCGGACTCAGGTCCCGGACCTCAGAAACTGCTGCGCGGTGATTGGAACCTAGGCTACTTTGGCTTTGTCCCCATCGCCCAGTTCTTCAGTGCCAGCAGTTACCTGTCTGCATTGAACCTGTCCGCATCCTTGGGTACCACCCAGGCGGACTGGGTGACCGGTTGGCACAAGTTCATCCATAAAGGCAAGATTGTGTACATCCCCAACAACGTGGTGGTGACCAACACGTCCTGGGCACAGTTGTACAACGCAGGACTGGTGTTTGGGATGGACAACACCGGTGTGGCCCCCTACCCCATCACGCAGAACCTCAACGTCCCTGCCTTGGTCAATCAGAACAAGCAAGTGGTGTTTGGGGCATACACCTTCCGCGTACGGTTGCCCAACTACTCCAACAAAGCGTTGGATCAGTACGTGACCTCCGACGCCGATAAAGTCGATTCGGAGTGGAACCAGTTGATGACGCGGGTTGGGTTGACCACGACCTCACCGATCAGCCCCAGTGACAAGTGGAACGACACGGCACCACCTACGATCTTGTTCGCGTCGATGAACTTTACCAGCGGTGGCACCAACCTGGAGTTTCTGGCCAACAACTGGGACGCTTCCACCGGACGGGTGATCACCACCACGCTCAACAATCCGCTCACCACCAATTACCTGCCGGTACTGGAACTGATTCTTTAAGGAGCTCCCATGCCTGTTAAAGTCGAATGGGTCGACCTGAACACCGCGGCAGACTCCTACCGTCTGTACCGTCAGGACACGCCGATCTTAGACAACGCTCTACCGGTGCCCTTGGCCACGATCGCTAAGGGCACCAAGTTCTACCAGGATGACACGGCCCTGCGTAACCAGGTGTACCACTACCGCGTAGGGGTCGTGGTGGGTGCGGATGAAACCCTGTCGGTCAACACCCCGATCGCCAACATGCCTTACACAGGACCGGGCCCTCAGACGCTGCTGCGCGGCACTTGGGAGTGCGGGTACTTTGGGCGCGTAGCGGTCGAGGACGTCTTCAGTCCAGCGGAACTGCGCAGCCTGGTCCTCCCAGGTTTGGGTGGGGGTGTGGACACGGCAACCAACTGGGGTAAGTTTGTCTATAAAGGCAAGATCCTGTTCTTCCCCGATGCGGTCATGATGACCAGCCAGAACTGGCGCGCGTTCTACATGGCAGGGTTGGTCTACGGCAACGAGCCTCAAGCCAATTGGCCGAGCTACGTCAAGACCACGTACGGGGTTGTTCCACAGGGCGTCACCGTGCAACGCGGTGACCACCAGTTTGTGGTGCGCATGCCGTTAACCCGATTGAGTCCAGCGGTGTTGGATACCGCAGCACCGGGTTTGTACGCCGGTGAAGTGGATCAGCTGTTGGGCCTTGCTTACATCGGCCGGTCACTGTTTAACAACCAACCGTCGATTCCCTCCAACGTGGGGAACTTCGATGACAACCTCAACGCCGGGCAGTACTTCATGTGCGCCGACAGTTGGAACAACAACAGTACCTACATCGCTCGGGGGTTTAGCTCTTTTGATCAACTCTCCCAAACCGATTACGCCACCGCTAACACCACCACAGGTTGGCGCCCTGTGTTGGAATTGATTCTGTAACGGCATAAAGCCCCTCCCTACGGGGAGGGGCCTATGTTTACTTCTTGTCCAGGTCTGGAGTGTCGAGGTCGTCCTCTTTTTCCTCGTCTGGTTGGTCTTCCTCTTTCTTGTCATCCAAGTCAGGGGTTTCCAAGTTACCATCGGCGCCTTTGGCAGCCTCTTCCTCTTCCAAGGCTTTGGCTGCGTCTTCGCGCTCCTTCGCTTCCTGCTCTTTACGAGCCTGAATCGATTCTGCTTCCATCCCCTGCGGTGCGTCGAGATCCGGCTCTTCGACTTCAGGTTCTTCCTCGGACTCAGGCTCCTCCGGTTCTTCGGCTACAGGCTCCGGTTCTGAAGTCTGTTCCTCTGGAGCGTCCAAGCTTTCGGTTTCCATCAGTGCCTCGGCCTCCGGTTCCCCAGTCACTGGGGCGTCTTCAGCAGGTTCGGCAGCAGGCTCTGCTGCGTCAGCCGCTTCAGGTGCCGCCGCTGTGTCCAACGACTCAGGTGCTGTCTCAGCCCCGCCGTCTAAGGAGGGGGCGTCGAATCCACCAAGGTCATCGGCTTCTGCGCCGGTAGTTCCAGCGTCGGCAGGCGCGCCTCCAGGGGCATCCAATCCAGGGGCGTCGAATCCGAGATCGTCAGCACCACCGCCACCACCAAGGTCACCCAGGCCATCGCCAGGCTCATCACCGTCAACTCCAGTGCCCAAGGCAGCAGTGTCCGTTTCAAGGCCACCGTCACCCGCACCCATGCCATCTTGCCCATCTGCACCCTCGATCACCGGTGCGGGATTGGCTGCCTCCATCTTCGCTTTACGCTCCTCCATGGCATTGAAGTACTGCAACAACGCAGTGCCCAAGCTTTCGCCCATGGCCAAGGTCGAATCAAGCAAGCTGAAGGCAGGCTTGTCCCCATCCATGCGGGTGAGGATATCCAGCTCCGGCAGAATGTTGTTGCGTGCCAAGAACTGCCGTTGGAAGTACCCTTTGATCTCGGCGATGGCTTTCTGTACCAGGCTTGCACGCTCACCCATAAGTTCCTCAGGGAACATGTCTTCGGTGATGTACGCCGCCAGGGCCGATTCCAGGATCTCGTTGTACTTGCTAAACGACTCCGATTGGATTTCCAGTTGTGTGTTGTCCGGCTCAGGCAAGTGGAGGATCACTGCGTTGATGAACTCCTCAACCAGCTCCTCCGGTGTCAACTTCTGCTGTTCCGGGGTCAACATGTCTTTGTGGTCTTCGTAGACCTCCAATAGATCTGCCAGCAGCGTAGAACTATGCCGGGTGTAGCAACGCACGAACTTGGTGTAGTGACCCGTGAAGATCTTTTGATAGAACTTCACACGACGGGTCATGATCAGGTTGTTGTTGACCACACTGACGGCAAAGTCAGGCGATGACGTTGGGTCGACGAGGTCAGGGTTGACCCCCATGCCCGACGCATGCATCCGGCGCAGCTTATCCTGCAAGTCCGGTGAACCGGCCTGCTGGTTGGTGGTGTAGTCGTCGAACTCAACCTTGGTGTTGGCGTACCCGTCTTGCTGGCTGTCGATGCTGAAGTCGTAGCCGGCACGGTTGAGGTAGTCCAAGGACTGGGCAGGGTCCGGTGCCCCCAGAGGGAAGCCACGGTGAGCCTGTTCCAGGATCAACGATTGCACGTCCGAGATCGTTTGCTGTGGGTCCGGATCATCTACGTCTGTGGTGATCTGCACCTTCTTGCGGCCGATGGCGTTACGCACGCCCGACATGGTTTCGGCAAACAACAAGATCGAGCGCATGTTGGCCAGGATCTTGGAGCGCGACAGCAGCGTCTCACCCACACCGTCCTGGTTGTAGTTGAACGCGATGTACGTCACCAACTCAGCAGGAATGTACAAGAGCTGCGTATTCTGTGCCTTGAAGGAGCGGTACAGCATGATCCGCTTGATCTCCTGGCTCAGACCGATGGTCATGTCTTCGTCGTACATGCCGTTGCGCAGACGGTTCTGGAGGTCGTTCTCCAGGATGCCTTCGTAGGTCTGGTAGATCTGATCCAGCTCGAAGGTCGATTCCTGTTTGCCGTTACCCATGGCGTCACGCGTCATGCGTAGCAATTCAGAGGAGTTGTCCTTCTGGTTGCCGTTGAAGCTGGTGCGCATTTCCCCGTAGTAGTCACGGCCATCAGATTTACAGATCGGACGACCGAACTGATCCAGCAGTACAAAGTAGCCCACGTGGTCATCGGGCTTGCCTGGGGTGTACACCGGGACGACCGATTCCATGGGCAAGTCAATCGCCAGGGGGTGGCCCACAGGGGCCCGTTCCATGAACGCCTGACTGACCAGGACCTGCGTCTGCTGAGAACGCGGTTGACTGCGGCGGTACAGCTGATCGATCTGCTCGCTGGTCAGGCCCTTGTTGACATCGTGCTGCACTGGGTCAACCCCAGGGTCCAGACCCAAGTCCTGGGTGGCTTGCTCAACCGACACCCGCAACCGCTTGAGCTTATCAGCCACGTGCCGTTCACGCTTTTGACGCTTGAACTTGGTGCCTTTAAGAACGTTGAAGTTGTCAGTGACGTGCAGTCCTTTGAGCGTGTGCTCCACGGTTTGGCTCTTGCCGTCTTCCAGTGAGATCGTGAACTTCCCCTTGACCTGAAGCATTTGTTCCAGGGTGCGGCCGTTGAAGTTCTCCAGGCCGATGTTGGCTTGAGTGGGATGTCCCAAAAAGCCCAGCTGCTTATCGTCCTGGGCCCGGGACAGGGCCACGTTGAACTGCTCCATCGACAGCTTGCGATTGCCGTTGATGATCATGTCCAAATTGTTTTCAGGCAGCACCGCTTTGATGTGTGCGCCCTTGGTCATCAAGGCTTCTTGCAGGTCCAAGTCCAGGCGATCGTCTATTTTATAGTCGTGCTTGAAATGGCCTTCAATGACGTCCAGCATCGGACGGCCGATTTCCCCGTCAAACTGACCTTCTGCCAACTTGAAGTTGATCTCTGTGGTGGACATGTCCTTGGGCGATAGAATCGAACCCACCAGGATCTGTTCCACCAACTCGATGTCCGGCAGCAGTTGACTGATTGAATCGGAGTCGATGATGTTCTGCGCGGTTTTGTTAGCGATCCGGTCCAACGACCAGCGCGAGACAGGCAAGTGGCGAGCTTCTGCGCTGGAGCGACGTGGTGCGGTCGGATCATGGATCAGCTTGCTTTGCAGCGCTTTGATCTCTTGCGCCGCAGCTGAACGCACCGGCGTCAGCTTAGGGTACGCTTGTTCATTCTTGCCGCCATTGATAGCCATTACCTAATTTCCCCTAATTACTAACCGCTGGGTGTAAACCATGAGCAGTATGTACTACACTGTTTATATGAAAGACATCATCAGCCTGTGCCGTTCGCTGGTGATCAAGTGCGACTTTGCCGCTCAAGTCATGAACGCACAGCTGTTGTCAAGAAACGTAGTCGTGGACTCAAGCGATCCCAAGACTTGGAAATATTACCTGAATATGGCCGGGCGCTATCACAGCACCGACATGCCTATGCAGGTGCGCTCCATGGATACGCTGGAGATGATCGACTTCACGCTGGAGAACTTACAGATCCACCGCGCCACAGCCCGTAACTACAAACCGGGTACGGTGTACTACAAGTTCCTGGTGGCTAAATACCCTTCTCAAGCGGACCTGATCAAGGGCATCATCTTCCCCGTCGACATCCAAAAGGCTATCGATTCAGATAATGGGGATATTTTGTACTATGATCCACAATACGTGGAGGAGAACGAGGACACCTTCATCAATGACTTGCAGGGCTTTATCCATGCGTACTTCGTGCGCTGGCTGAACGAGCAGTACTTGATGATCGACGATCTGTACTTGCAAACCTTCTGGGGTCAGATGTTTCACCACGTGGTGTGTGCGATCAAACTGCTGCGCCTGCGCAATGCCCGCACGTCGATGGCCCACAGTTTCCACATCCGTCAGTACCTGGCCTCTAACGGACGGCTGGATGAATACATCCCGTATTTGACCCGCAGTTCGTTGATGTGGCTGTACCGGAACTTGCGTTGGGTGCAGCGCAACGTGGGTAAGCAGGAAACGTTCAACCGCCTGGTGGACAACATCCTCACCCCACGCAACATCCCGGTGCTCGAGTACACCTTGATCCAGAACGTGGAAGGCATGCCTGAGTCCCTCTACCCAACGGTGGAGCTGGAACGCCGGGACATCAACATGAAGACCATCCAGGAAGGGCAGGAGAAGTCCTCGGTGGCCTTGGTGCTGGAACGTCAGGCGCGTATCGCCCGTGAAAACTCCGTGGTGCAAGGGCAAGCGGAAGTGGACATCATCGACGCCGTTCGCTCGCAAGCCTACAGCTCCTTGCCCACTAAGATCCTGGACTCTGAGGTCATTGACCGCAGTAACTCCTCGATGCGCACGTTGGATCACATCCTGATCAACGAGTGGTTGTACTTGGCTGCGTCAGGAAAGTATCGAGCGTACATCAATGTCACCAACCCGTTGACCGGGGTGGCGATGTCGATGACGGTCAAAGACGCGTTCATCGTGATGTTCTACGCGTTCCAAAAGACCCGGGGGTTGGAGCTGACCAGCATCCCTCAGATCATCGCGTACGACGTCCTGCGTCCGAAACTGCCGACGTACCCGGAGTTGGCCGGGATTGTGAACCAGGCGTATATTCCCAAAGGCATGATTCAGGCCATCATGGACCGGGTCACCCCGTTCAATGACTCCTATATCTCCACCGAACAATTCTACCTTGATTGCGAACGACAGCATGCTGAGTATAAAAAGCTCTGGATGCTTTACTCCTTCCAGGAACACTACCGCACCCGCGGGGGTGGTCAGCAGTTGGTGGACCGGCATTACATGCATATCAAGTGCCGGCTGGTTGACGGTGTTCAGTCCTTTGAAGACTACTTGGGGAATGCAGGCTTTGACATCCTGGATTTGAACATGGCGGACTTGGACCAACTGATGCTGGACTGCATCAACGTGGCCACCGGGTCGAACCTGTTTAACCGCTTGAGCATCTCCACGATCCAGAAGTACCTGCTCAAGATGATGTCGCAACTGTCATCCTACTCGGTGCAGTTCCTGCGTAACACCACCTACAGTGACTTCCACTTCCTGGGGATTCCATCCACCCGCTTTGGTGATCTGGGGGCGATGATCAAATCGCATGACCACATCAACATCCCGTTGGTGGACGTGACCAAGTTCAAAGGCCTGCACCGTCAGGGTGTGGACTTGACCCAGAAAGACATCATGCCGGAAATCTCGGTGGGGGTGCGTGAGAGTCAGCAAACCATTCCGATCGATGCCACTGTCCCGATCCGGTTGGTCAACGATTCCTTCAGCCGCTTCCGACTGAACGTACTGGACATCACTGCCCGGCGCTTTAAGTACAAACCTCTGCAAACCCCGGACGACTCAGGGGATCTGCCGTACTATGAACCGTCTACCGATCCTGCTTGGCCGAAACTCTAACGAGGCTTGCCATGTTCACCACCCGTGACTATTTAACCCTCCCCCCGTGGGAGGCTTTGGTACAGATGGTCAATGACCGCCTGTACCTACAGCTGGACCGTAACACCACCACCCTCAAAGAGTTCAAGCCACTGGCTGGGCGAGAAGTTCAAGTTACCTTAGCCGCGGTGCGCTCAACCAGTAACGTGAACATCCTACCGGCGTTCTCCGAGAAAGTCTTTCGTTACGATCGACTGGATTTGGAGACGGAGTTCAAGCAACAGGTGGCGGCAAACCTCAATGGTTACCGCTTGCCGGTCTCCACCATTGACATCATGAATGACATCGGTGCGCGCAACAACATCGTGTTTGATGTGGACGACTTTCAGCACCAGCGTCTGACTGAGTATAACCCCTACCAGGAACTCACCCTGGAGGCCAACCCTCGGTCGCTGCGCTGGACAGGGTCGTTGCGTTTGCGTCTGATCAACACCGTGCGCGAGAAACTGGACACGGTGATCAAGGTCAACGAGGTGCCTAACGCGCTGGTCTACCCAGCTGGGAAGGCAGGGGTAATCCAAGGGGTGTTCTACGGCATGCCCTTTGATTTTACCCCATACCGCGACGATCTAAAGCTGATCGGTATCCACAATTACGCGATCTCGGGTAAACGCCTGGCGGGGATACTGGCAAAGGTCACAGGAGACGCCTGGCGCTTCCTTCCTGGGGCGAGCGCCTTTAACTTGGCCTTTGCTACCGATGGCGGAGAACTCACCTACAAAGTGGCTTACAACGGCCCTGCCAAGGAGCGGTTCACTCACCGGGTGGGGGCGTTTAATAACGTGTTGGTCTTGGAGTTGAACGCTGCATTGAGCACGGGCATTCAAGGCACTTTGCTGATGCACTATAACTGAGGAGGGTCTATGTACTTCACACACGCCCGCCAACAGCTGGTGGATGAGCTTAACCGCACCAATGTCTTTACCGCCCCACTCACCGTGGACGATGTCACTTTCGGGGTGCCTGAGGTGTTCCTGCAAAACCTCTGCAACTCCCGGGTGCTGCTCACTGCCAAACCGGACAGTGTCCACAGCACCGGGTCCCGGTACGTGTTCTACAACCGGCTGCGCTTGAGTGAGTACTTGCTTGGGTTAAAGATGCCGGGCAAACCAGGGGACTACTCAGGGACCAAAGCGGCTGCTAAGGCCATGAGTGCGCTGTACGGCTTACCCTTTGATGACTCAGACATCAGCGAGCAGTTCCCGCTCTCCGGCACCACCGTTACCCTGCAACCGCGCAACGACTGCATTGGGTTCTTTCCCCAGTACCCGGCCACCGTGCCGTTCATTGGGTAAAGAAAAAAGAAAGGCGGCATAAGCCCTCCCGCAATGGGAGGGCTCTATGTCGTTTAGACGCTGAAGTGGTGGTTACGGAAGGTCAGACGTGCACCCGGTTCTTGGCGATCGCTGAACACGTGTACGCCGTTGTCTTCCAGCACACTGATCTTGTCCCAGTTGGGTTTACGGCCGGGGAAGAAGGTTTTGTGCAATTGACGCATCAGAGCTTTGTGGTTGCCGGTGATGTACTCGTTGACGTGACCACCAAAACCGGTGGCACGCTGTTGCTCACCCCGTTCCAGGATGGTGATGACTTTGGCCGCTTCAGGCAGGTGCATAAAGCGGGTGCGTCGTTCCGTGGGCAGCAGGCTGAAGAACTCCTTGGCGCACAGGCCAGTGAGGACATGAACCTTGCCTTTATAGTAGGCCATGAGGGCATCCGAGTAGACTTTGGCGTCGTAGTCACGAGCCAGCCTGTCCAGGTCCATCTCTAAGGCCCTCAGATGCGCCTGTAGCACCAAACGCTCGTTACCGCTAAGATAGGTAGCGGTTGGGTCGTTAAGCGTGACACGCGGCCTTTCAGCGAGTTGCAGACGACCGTTGGCATCGTAGGTCGCTGCGGGCAAATAGTCCTGCACCACAGCGAATGCTGCACGCACAGGAGCGAAATTGGTGGGTTTGTTCCAGAGGTTACGCAGTGCATTAATAACGTTCATGATTGAGCCCTAAAAAGTGGTATGAGATTGACGGCAAAATAGCAGCCTCCCCAACGGGAGGCCGCGTGCTGCAAGTATCAGCTAAGTCCGGGGGCATCCCAGACACGAGCTACCCCCGAAGAGGTTACAACCGCTCGCGTTTGAGCAAGATCGCGTTAGCAATCAAGCGCCCACGGATGATTTCGTAGTAGCAACCGTCGGCTGTGATCAGTCGCAGGGTGTGCTTGAGCAGATCATCGGAGTTGGCACTGACGCGTGTCAGCAGATCCCGGATCACGGTGAGAACCATCGGGTGACTGGCCGAGCTGACCAGGACCGCTTCGTTCTCAATTGCCAGCGAGGCAATCTCATCCTGGCTCCAGCTCAACTGCAAGTTGATGTACTGGTCCATGATGCCGAAGGTTTCTGCATCGTCGTCACCTTCAAAGCCTGAGCACAACCACCGCTTGAGGATGGCCGATGCTTCACGCTCAAAGACCTGCTGCACTTCCAGGCCACGTTTCTTCGCCAGGTGTGGACCCAGCGCAACAATGTCTTCAGAGAAGTCACTGATGCGAATCGTGGAGATCGACAGTGCGTCAGCCAAGAAGCGATTGACCGCATTGGTCAGACGCTCGTTGATGAACCGGAAGTAACGCAGAGGTAACAGTCCGGTGCGGGACAGTTTGTCCAGCGCCATGTTGGCCTTTTCCCAATCGTCCATCTTGGCGATGGCGATCAGTTCTGCACTGCACTCACTGCTCACATCCAGACTGTGCCACTTGACACTGGTGTACTGATGCGCCGGTAACGGATCATCAGGGTTGAGCTTTTGCAACTCGATCACGGTGTTACGGGCTTCACGCTCGTTTTCCAGATCGGTGGAGCAGGTGAACAGGTTCTCGAGAATCACCGGCGTGATCTCGTCCAGTTCGCGGTCTTGACGCTGGTCCACTTCCTGAATCGGTTCGGGGACCGCGTTGTATTCCACGATGTTGCGGGTGCTCATGACCTGCTTGCCGCCGGGCTTGCGCGCTTGGGCACGCAGTCGATCATTGATTTCGTGACACAGGTATTCCATTTCAGACTCGACCTCAACAGGAAGTTCCTTGACCACGCCATCAGGCCACTTCACATGGAAGATGATCCAACGTGCAGGGTCAACCAACATTGCATACGGTTGGTCATCACCGACCGTGCGCTTCCACTTGGATTGATACGCTGGACGGATTTCAATACCGCCCGCGTTGTGGATCAGGTCGTATGGACGGTCCGGGTTGACTTCAAACCCTAAGCGGGCATTCATCGCTGGATCGACCACGATCTGTGTCAGGTCGGTTGGGATCGGCTCATCCTGCACGGGCTGTGCGGGTTGAGTCTGGGTGACCACGGTGACCGGTGGCTGGGCACTGGCTTGTGGTGCATTGCTGCCCCACGACTGCTGCGAGTTGTCCAGATAACGGCCGTTGGTGGCGCCGTTGTTGGCAGCACCGGCGGTGGTCGGTGTGGGCATCAGATGCGCCGTGGACGAACCTGGGGCACTGGCCTGCGGCTGAGACACGGTGTAAGCACTGAGCTGGGCATGCATGTTGGGCGCCCCGTTATTGTAACCCCCACCACCGATAGGAGGCAGCTGGTTGCTACCCCCGACGTTCACCGATGCGTAAGGGCTGTTACCCATGCCGCTCATCTGACGCTGGAAGTTCTGCACGTCCGCGGTGATGGCCTGTAGCTCTTGACCTGCGGCATTCAGACCCTGTGCCAGTTGCTGGACGTCTGGGAACTGTTGCAGCACGGCGAACTGTGGCGTGGCTGCCAGGCTGTACAGATAACCCATGTAGATCTTGCCAGCGGCTTTCTCGGCTGCTTGCTGAGGTGGGTTGTTCTGCGCTCGCACCAAGAACTCGGTGAAGTCCACTGCTTGCTGGCACCACTGAACCATGGTGGGGTTCTGGAAGCGGTTCTGCGACAGCAGGTTGTAACCGAAGATGTGCAGGCGGCTCTTGCCGGCACGCGACTGTGCAAAGAAGCGGAAGTACGAGACCGCCATCTGGATGGTCTGCCCATCGATACCAGTCGGCATCCGCTGGAGCTGCGGCCAGATGTCGTTGCCATTGGGCAGGTTCTGGTTGATGCAGGACTGATCGATTTGTTCTGGGTTTACTGGAAGCATCGGTTGTGTCTGGGCGTACATAAGTACCTCTACATGTGGTATTAGCGGCTGAGACGTCTTTGCGTCTTGTCGATAAGTGCAGCAACCTCTGGACGTCGTTCAATCATGCCATCCAGTCCCACTTGTGCGTGTGGGTTCAGGCGGGCTCGACCGTCAGGGTTGTTCTTGGGTTGGTTCTTGTACTGACCTACTTCAGCAATGGATGCATGGAGCAGGCGGCTGGTGTCGCCAATCAGCCCTTTGTTGTGACCACGGGATTTACGAGCGCGGTCTTGAGGCACCAACATGCTGGTGATACGTAGCATCTTGTTGTCCCCAGGGTAGTTCACCGTATCCAACTCACCGTGCTCAGAGGTGAGCTTACGGATGCAGGTATTGAGCTTGAACGTGCGCTTGAGCGCTTCGTTGATCTCATTCACCGTCCACTGGCGATCCCGACGGCTTTGGAATCCGTACGCAAACAGACTGATCGCGTAGTTGAATTCCTCCATGACGTAACGCAGCACCACCAGGCGCTTGTTGTACATGGATGTTTCTTCATGGCTGGACTGGTAGAAGTTGTGCGAGAGCGATGTCATGATCTCGTACAGCAATTCCCAGATCGTGTTCACGTGCACACCAGCGCTGCCCAACTCCTCGATGGTCATTTCGTCCAGCGAGTTGTTAAAGCCATGCAGGTGAGTCTCGATGTTCTCCAGCACTTTACCGGCGTGTTCGAAATCCCCAAAGACCATGTGGCCCAGGATACCCTGCCACAGTTTGGGGTTGTCGATATGTTCAGGGTTAGTGAACATGTCCGGGAAGGTGTCAGCGACGTAGAAGAACCCGCCCACCAACATCTTCACAAACTCGGTCTCTTGGTCTTTAGGAATCACCAAGCAGATGTCACCTGCTGGATGACGGCCCTTCAGCCCTACCGATTCATAGATCGTCCACTGTGCACGCGGGTAGTTGGCTTCGTTGAAGTTCTCCCGCAGCCCAATCATCAGATCGGTTTTTGCCCATTGCTTAAACGCACCAATCACACCGAACTCGCAGAAGAAGTAGTGCGCCAAGCACGACTCAATCTTGCGCCGGTTGTTCAGGTCACGTTTAGTGCGGTTGCCCATCTCGTTGTGAACCATACTCCAGATCACGTAGATGATCGTGCGACGACCGTCTGTGAAGAAGTGGTGGTCCGTACGGTTGAACGTCAGCTTAGTCCGGCGGAACGGAATAAAGATGCTGCCCCGTAAAACCGAGTAACCCACATCAGTCAACACTGGGGCGATGTTGTACAACGCCCCGTTGAGGTTGGTCAACCCACCTGGCCGTACAAACGGCAGGAGGACGTACCGTGGGAACAGTTTTTCTCCGAAATAGCTGAACTCGTACTTGGAGAGGTACACATCAGCTTTGGCGATGTTGGCCACACGCTTTGATTGGTACTCACGTGTGATCTCCTCGAAGTGCTTGTACGGGGAACAGATTTCGCTGCCCTCGTAACGAAGCCCTTCGGGGAACAACGCTTTGTTGATGTGAATCAGGCGGTCAACAAATGCCATGGTGCTGTTCTTCCCGGAATCGGGATCGACGCGCATCATGTGTTCCACTGCTAAGCCATCGGCGATGGATTGGTTGAAGGCGGGTGTGCTCGCCAATATCCGCTTGATAAGTTCAGGATCCATGTCATGCTCCAAGGTGAACTACTACTTTTTGCTCTTCTGCATTACTGCGTAGATAGACAGACTAACAGTGAGTATCCCCAACACTGCTTTCGCAATGTCTAAACCAGCCTTAACGTACTCCGACTCTTCTTTCCGTTCTCGAGAACGGTCTTCGTAGTCGTATTGCTCGCGCTCGAACCGGCGCTTCCTTTCGAATGTAAATGTATCTTGCTCGGCCTTCCACTGGTCACGCTCTCGAGCTGCTCGGTCTTCTTGTCGCTTGACCTGCTCATCAAATCGATCCCGCTCCATGCGCATGCGGTGCTCTTCGGCTTTTACCGCTGAGTCATGCCGTTCACGATCCATTTGCAAGTCATGCTTCTCACGCTCCAGCGTCTGCTTGAGTTGTGCGAAGTCCGCCTTCTCTTGAAGCAATTCCCGTTCGTGTTGCTTAAGCTCCGCTTCAAACAGCTTGTCGGGGCGACCAAACGTCTCCGCCTCGAGTCGGCTTACGTACAAGCCCAGTTGCTGAACCGCGTCCTCCATCTTCAGATGAGTCGTCTGAGGTTCGGCGTGGGATTGATCTTTGACGATGACGTACACGCCATCTTCTAATTGTGGATCGCTGATTGGCTTGAGCTCGTAAACCCCAAACCAGGTGTTGATCCAACGTGAACCACCACGTTGGTTGTTGTCGACCAGCAAGTACCGTTGGAAGAAGCCCTTCTCAGAGCGGTCCACGGTGTCGCTGAGCATGCTGAGTACCCCAGCATTGGTGTACGGGTGTAACGCCTCTGCGCAATATCGTTCGTAGCCAACAACCAAATCCAGGTCACGCAAGTACACAACACCGTTGGCGTCATCCAGCTCTTGTCTGGAGATGCCTAATGTGTATTTGAAATTACGCTGCACCCCCCAGGCTGGTTTGCTTTCCAGGTTCTGCAAGGCGGCATAAAGTTCTTTGCGTACCGCGCTGTTCTCCGGTACCCGCAGTTCGTTGATCAGCTCCCGCGCATCAATCTTCACACCCTGTTCGAACTCGTAGGTGATGTTGACGTAAAACCCCTCTGCGGCGCTCGGTGAAGCCGCTGGGGCTTCGATCACCGTTAAGCCTAGGGAGTTACGCCAGAAGATGGCTGCACGCATCGTGGAGACAATCTCGAACCGTGTGCTGGTCACGGTCAGCCCGGATGTTCCTTTATAAGCGAGTAGGTTGTCAGAGACGCGAGACGCAAACAGGTGTTTGATGTCTCTACTCATTCATCGGTGTCCGTCCGCTGTCACTGAGAAGAAAGTGGACTGCCGTTGCGCGATACTCAGGTCGGGCGGAAGTTGCGCCCTGCCTTCGTTCCGGTGCGATGCAGTATTTTCTTGCCACTGGGTTTGAGGCGAGGAGCAGAAGTGGGCTTGGGTTGAGCCTGTTCCTCGCCTAGTAGATTTTCCGAAGTTGGCCTCCTCAAGACGCGCGATTAACGCATCTCGCTCTTGACCAGCAGGGACCGCACGCCCACCCGGTGGGCGAACATGGGTTGCTGTTCCAGAACCGGACATAACGGCAGGACTGACACCTGTAGTATTGAGCGGTGGAGTATTTTCTTCAGCGATGGGAATTTCTACTGGAGTGGGTTCGTTAGAGGGGGGTGATGGTGATGGGCCATCGCTTGCAAATGTGGCGCTGGGTGACTCGGAGTTTTCCTCTTGTGCGAGGAAGCGTCGTCCGAGTTCGGATAAATAACCCATGAGTGTGCTCCTATTGGGTCAATGCTCTCAAGAATGATATAGACCTCATTTTAAATACATTGAGACGGCATAAAAGCCCGGCCGAAGCCGGGCTTTTATTATGGTCACTCGAGTAGGCGCACACGCCCATCCTCAAGAGTCCGAGTTGCCCCGGACTCAAGTAACCGGGCGGTACTTTTTCAGCCCAGCTTGCTGTTGTACAACGAAGAGCCCATGACTTCTTTCAGACCGACGATGTCGATTTCCAGAACGAATGGGATGTTGTTCACGTGCAGGTTGAACGGCACGGCAGCGATCTCGCGCGATACCTGACCGTTGCGGCTGATGTTGAGGTCAGCAACGATGGTCGGCACGTAGTAGAACTGACCGAAGGACAGGATGTCGTTTTCGGATGGGTTCTCGCGAGTTGGCAGGACCAGCAACTTACCGTCGAAACGGATGTTGTTGGTGGACACGATGTCGTACTTGAGGTACGGACCGATGGTACGGTCGTCGCCCGACGTCATCAGGTAGTTCGCGATTTCCTTGTCGGTCGCCAGAATGAACTTCGGACGCTCGTCTTGGTTACCGGTCACGGTGCGGAACACCGCTTCGATGTTCGAATCGCGGTACGCTGGGAACAGCATCGACTTGATGCAGTTCATGATCGCGCAAGTAACGTCATCCCAACGATCGCTCGAACGGATGGTGTCAAGTGCCTGGACCAGATCCAGCTTCTTGTAGCGGTAGGTCGGACGCATCAGTGCCGACAGCGCGCCTTCAACAGCGCCGAACTTCGGACGGTCGAAACCGTTACCGACAACTTCTTTCAGCTGTGCGGTGTAGTTCAGCACGCGGGTGACCGCGTTGTTGGAGTTGCGGATGTTGGTGGCAACAGTCAGCGCCTTCACGACTTCGCCCGGACCTTCGTCGTCCATGGTGGACAGCGGCAGGGTGATCGGAGCGTGCATCGGGATCGAGTAGCGGAATTGCAGCGCACGAGTTTGCAGCAGGTGACCGCGCTCACGACGGTTGGTGTTGGTGAAGCGAGCGTCGAGCTCGTAACCAACTACAACGATCTCGCCCAGAGTTTCCAGGACGGTTTCAGCGTCGCCAGCAGTCTGGTCCAGCTTGTCGCCGGTTTCGTCGAACAGCTTCTCAACGATGACCGGGGTCGCAGTGATCCAGCAGTCGCCTTTGGAGGTGCTGATCGAACCGCTGAGGGAAACGCTCAGGCGAGCAGTCCACTTGCGGTTGGCGAACTCGGTGATGCCAGTGACGGTGGAGCCGTCGACAGCGCGGATGTCGCCGTTCAGAACCAGGTCTTCACTGGTGAAGTGAAGCTGGGCAGTACGGGTGTCGCCGATCAGCGCAGGCTGGAACACCGCAGTTGGGATGCGGTCAGTCTGGAAGCGGTGAGCTTTGCCCTGGATGGTGACGATGATCGACTTCAGCTTCAGAGCTGGGTCGATGGTGTCGGTCACGTCCAGAACGTTGCCAGCTACCAGCTGGTTGCGGTTCGAAACGCCGATCAGGTCGAACTTGGCGCCGATTTTCAGCGGAGCCGTCATCAGCGTGCCGCCGTGGTCGGTTTCAACCGGCTTCGGCGCGATCAGAGTAGCCGGAACGAAGACGTTCAGGTTGGTGCCTTTCTCGTCGACTACTGGAGTCAGCGAAGTGGACACGTCTTCCAGGATCGAAGGATCACGGAAGGCTTCAACCATGTTGATTTCTTCGTTGGCCAGACGCTGGCCAGTGACTGCGTGGAACACGTCTTTCATGACCACTGCGTATGGCAGGATCTGAACAACGCCGCCTTCAGTCGGGTTAACGACGGAAGTTGGGTAGATCGCTTCGCCGAAGGGGTCTTGGCGAACAGCGGTCAGGTTGTAGCCGATGGTGACCACACGGAAATCGCGCTGCGACTTCTCGTTGTAGTTTTCCAGACCGGTCGAATCCTTGAAGACTTCGATCGAACCGAAAGGACCGGCCAGCTGTGGGTTACCAGCGAACTGGTTGGCGCCCAGAGCCTTGGCATTGCCCATGCCGCGCAGCGCTTTCTTGTAGCGCTGTTCGTCGCCAGCAGCGATCGCAGCCATGGAAGCGGCCAGGATTTGGTTTTCCTGAACGCGGGCAGGGATCTTGTGCTGGGTTGCGAAGGCTTCAAAGCCCAGGTCGCGAATGGTGTCGCTGATACCGCTGTACAGGTCGGCAACTGCGTTTGCTTCTTCGCCACCGATGTCGCCGAATGCTTCGGTACCAATCGACTGCGTCAGACCCGGGTTTACCGCCAGAACGCTACCAACGGCAGTGCCTTGGTCGTTCAGAGTTTTGACGAATGCCTGAACCGAGAAGTTGGCGGCTACGGCGCCATTCTTACGGCCCAGAAAGAGTTGCTTCAGCTTATCCATGGATGGTGTTCCTACGTAGGAGTTGTTCAATGCCGCTAAGCAGTCACTTAGAAACACTGAGACCGGGTCACAGTGAACCTAAATAATAGGTGAAAAGATTGGTAGAACACATGCGCTCGAAGGGCATGGTGTGCAATGCTTGGCCAATCAAGCTGTCGAAAAAGCCTCGATTGGACTTCAGCAAGAGCCGACTAGGATCGCCTGGTTCTTTGTGCAACCTCTGCTGCACTGCGACCCAAAGATTCTCTTCCACAGGATTAAGCGTAAAAACGTGCGGTAGTTTCTCCGCGTCAGATCCACGCCGCATTGAGTTCGTCTCAATACGTCCATTCACACGATAGTGCAAATCTTGCAATGATTCTTCTGCGGCAAGCGCCGCCAGAGGTGAATCAGCCAGCGTAATCCCCAGTTCTGGAGAGAACGCAAACGGGAAATCGCTCAGCGCCTGGTGAATATCAGCGATATCTACAGCGGACAGATGTTCCGCTATATAGTTGATGTCACCGAGCCGCGAAAACGAAATCCCCTCTTCCTTCATCATGACCGCTACATCATGAGGAATTACCATTAGCACAGGCATGGTGACACCTATAGAGTGATGGGGACGTCAGCGTCAATGTCATATGAATAGACATATGAAAAACTACTGACTGCTGGAATCATACAGTTCTAGGAACCTCACATTAGGAACACCCACGATGTTTTCACCCAAGCAGCTTCTTATTAACTGCATCACATTACTGTGTTTGGAACACCGCCCGGGGGTGGCCACTTCTCCTTCTAATGAGCTGATCGCTCAGATCATTGAATCCTTACCGTTGCCTGAAGGCACTGTCGACTTTGACCATGGTCGTCAAACCTTCTTAGAATTGCGCAAGTCTGCACTGTGGTTGAACTCCCGTCACGAAGACGGTTTCCCCAGTGAGCCTGAGTTGATGCAACTGCTTCAGATCAGCTGCCGGGAAGAATCGTTTCTGTACGAGTCGGTGGCGTCGGTGTTGCTCACCCCAATGCCTGAGATCAAAGACGTCATCAAACTGATCCACAGCTACCGCGGCAACATGCAGCAGTACCTGACCGATCAGTCGATTGCGAACATCATCAAAGAATACAGTCACCAACTGGCCTTTAAGCGAGGCGCCATCACAGACGTGGTGGGCTTTATTACCGATATGGGTGAAAAGCTCCAACCTCTGATCGCTGCCAAGAGCCGCAGTAAGCACCCGGCGATGATGGGCAGTGTTGACTTTGGCAACACTGACGAAGTCGGCCAGTACTTCACTGACGTTAAAACCCTACTCTCGACAGAGGGTGCGTTGCGTTCGGGGTGGAAAGGCCTGAACCGAATGTTGGGTAAGGTGGGGGCGTTCAAGCGCGGCGAGTTCGTTTTGATCTCCGCACTTCAGCACCACTTTAAATCGGGCTTTATGCTCTCTCTGCTTGCACAGTTCTGTTTGTTCAACAAACCCTGGCTGCGTGACAAGACCCTAACACCCTTGATTTTGTTCGTGACGTTTGAGAACGAGATCCCCGATAACCTCTTGTGGCTCTACACCTACCTTAAAGAGTCCGAGACCGGTCAACCTGTAGTAGCCGGTGACATCGATATCAACGAAGCATCGGCCTACGTCTCTGCACGTCTGCGTGAGTCGGGCTTTGAAGTCAAGATGGAACGCTTTGACCCGACTGAGTTTACCGCGGCGGGCTTCACGCAGTTCCTGGACGGTTTGCGTGCCGAAGGTTACGAGATCCAAGCGCTGTTGATCGACTACCTCAACATGTTGAGCAAGACCGGTATCGACGCCAAGATTGCTGGCGATGACATTCGCCTGCTGTTCCGCCGTATCCGTAACTACACCTCTCCACGGGGTATCACCTGTATTACTCCCCATCAGCTGTCCTCTGAGGCCATGCAGCTGACCCGTGACAACGTTGAAGACTTTGTGAAGGTTGTCGCCAACAAAGGTTACTACGACGGCTGTAAACGACTGGGTCAAGAACCGGACCTGGAAATCTTCCTGCACATTGTGCGCATCAATGGCAAAGCTTACCTGACCATGCAACGCGGTAAACACCGTAACACCATCACTGCTGAGAAAGACCAAGGCGTTATCCTGCCGTTCTGGCCGGTGGGCTTCTTGCAGTGGGACATCGACAAAGAAGAGGAATTCACCCTGGCGTCTGTTGGGGGTGGACAACTGGGCGATGACGATGATGAAGGCGGTGACGCTTGGTGGGGCGGCGGTGCCATGAAACAAGCAGCCTAAGGGCATAGTGCCCCTCCCCGAAGGGAGGGGCTTATGTCGTCTAGAACAGGTCCTCATCTTCGGGGAAGTCAGGGATCAGGACCGTTTGCCCCTTAAGAGGATGCCCACAATCGCCTAGGAACTCCATCTGGCCGTTTCGCACGTAACTGTGACATAAGCCACGGGGTCCCTGTACAACGAGGCTAGGACTGAACGTAGGGCTTGCTGCGTCACCATTCCACATCCAACGGTCGTTCTTATAGGGACGTGGGTTTTTCGGAAGATCGAGATAGACGGGGTGAATCATCAAACACGCCGGGCACCAGAAGTACACAGTGTACTCGTTCATCTGACGCAGGACAGGGGAGAGCTTGATGGACATTGTACAGTCCTCAGTGGTGGTGCATACCATGCCAAAAAGAAAGAACGGCATACAGCCCTCCCCGAAGGGAGGGCGTACGGTTTACTTGGAAGCAGTCGACAGGGCCGAAGCCATGTTGGCGCCACCATAGCACAGTTCGGCTACGTGCTTGGCGATGCCAGACATCAGTTCCATCACTGGGGCCGCTGCACGCTTGACAACAGCGCCGTGAGCCGTCGAGGCTTTGACGGAATCGTTCAGCGATTCAGCAATGCTTTCGATATCAGCCGCCAGTTTGGCAAAGCCGCCCAGGTCTTGCAGGAAGCTCTTCACGCCGTCCACGTCACGCTTGCTGGCCGAGGTGCTGCCAGTGGCCGAGGAACCCACGGCGCCGATCACAGTACCCAACAGGAACGCAGGGCCCAGCAGCAGGAAGCCGAACAGGGTGCCCCACGCTGCGCCACGCAGGTAGTCGCTGCCTACCTTCTCGGTTTTCGGGGAAGGTGGGGAGTTACGCTGGAAGTCAACCTGACCACCGGAAAACGACACGCTGGTGTTGAACATCAGTTCAACGTCACCGCCACGGTTCATCGCCGCTTCCACGCCTTCAGCTGAAGGCGCTTCAGTTTCTTTGGCCATCTTGGCAACTTCAGCCGCAGCATTTTTGGCCACGGTCAGCAGTTCGCGCAGGTGACGTTGCTCATCGGTGATCGCCCCGTCCAGGTCTTTGACGAAACGACCATTGACGTGCAGCATCGCCCAGATTTTGGCATGGTTGACTTTGACGGTTTTGCTGGGCAGACCGTTGATGCGACCGAGCGAACGATTCAGATCAGCCTGGGAGCTCTTCATGCTCTCAACCAGCTGTTGCAGGTTGTTGCCGAACGACTCGGTGTAGTCTTCCAGGCCGAAATTGATGGCACGGGCCAGACGGTCAGAGTGAGCGCGGATCGCACCACTCAGGACTTTACGCTGCAACGGGGCGTCGTGGGTGTAGTCTTCCAGCGCCGGGAAGGTTTTCGGCGTCAGGTTGGTCAGACGGGTCAGGGTCTTGAACGTCCAGTTGAAGTTTTCCAGGGCTACCTGGTCAACCACCTTGTCGTCACCGGCATCGACTTTGTCCGCCAACTGGTCCAGCGCTTCCTTGGTCTGCTCGCCTTCGTAAACGTCGGCCATGGTGTCCTGGGGCAACTCGATCCATTCGTTCTGGACCACTTCGCCTTCTACTGCTTCTTCCTGGTGCTCTTCTTGCGACGCACGCAGATGCTGTTCTACTTTCGACATGCCGGTGTACTCTAATGTTGGCGGGGTTATTTGATGTTGCTATATCATCATTCAAACAAAAAAGAATGCATATGATCCCGCCCCGAAGGGCGGGTCATGTTTACCACTTACCAGAACGGTAGTGCTGTTTGATGTCGCGACGTTTCTGCAATTGCTCTTGCAGGAAGTCTTGGGTGATGGTGATCTGCGGACGCTCAGGCTGCATCGAGCCATAGACCGCGTTGGGGTTGTGCGCGCCTCGAGCACCCCAGCTGCTATTCATAGCCAGTTTGAGACTGACGTTTTCCATCTGACGACGGATCTGGCGTTCGAAGTACGGGCGCAGAATCCGTGGAACCACCCATTGGTAGGTGGCCCGACTGTGACCGTCGTTGTGCTTGAGGCGACGCTGCCCGAAGTAGAACTTTTGCTTACGCATGGCGCTTCTCTTCTTTAGGACGGTTGATGTATTCCATGGTGCCGATCACAACAGCGGTGACGACCAAGGTAACAGTGACGCGGATGGCTACTTCTTTCAGGAAATCAGACATGGTGTTACTCCACTTTGGGTATGAGGGGGGTGAGTTAGATCAACTCGATTTTAAACACCAGCTTGTAAGCCGGGTCAGCAGTGGTCTTTGCATGGGGCCACTGGATCTTCCAGGCAAAGCGCATCCGGCCTTCCCGGTTACGTTCGACATGACCGCTGATGACATTGGCGATGTACGGCAGTCCCAGCTCCTGGAATTCAGCCAGGGTGAGAGGCAACACCACGGTGGTGGTCACCGGGTCTTGGGTTCTCCACAGGTGCATGAAACCCCGGAAGGCCTCACACACCAGGCTGCGAAAGTTTTCTTTGAGCAGAGGGGATGCCACATGGGCTTGACGACGGAGGGGGGTCATATCAGTTTTCTTCCAGGTATTGGGCCAAGAGCATAAGCGCTGCCACCACGGCAGCACCAATTAAGATATTTTTCATGGTTAACCTCGTGAGGGCATAAAAGCGGTCCCCGAAGGGACCGCTCATTTACTGCTTACACCTGGCGATCAGCGGCGGCTGGTGCCGTTGGATCTTCAGGTTCGCCTTCGCGTTCACGGCGGGCATCTTCTTCCAGAACGTCTTCACGGCGCTCTTGGTCGAGGTTGTCATTGCCGTCAACGGTCGCACCGTTGTCTTCAAGACCACCGACGTCAGTACCGGGAATTGCTTCACGGTCTTCACGGCGCAGTGGCTCGTCAGGGTTGCCCGGAGCATTCGGAATCGGACCGACGCCTGGGGCTTGGGTTACCTGATCAGCTGGGGCCACATTCGGCTCCAACTCACGCGAGTGTTTCGGATGACCTGCTGGTACAGCAGCAGGGTCTTCATGAGTGGCAGGCGTATTCTCAGGAATATGCGCACCGGTCTCTTCTGGCGTTGGGCGGGAATCTACAGCTGGCTGGGTGTTTTCGGGATCGGCCATTGTATTACTCCTTGGCAGTAAAGCAGGCCTTCAGGACGAATGCCTGCATATATATGCGCATGGAGTATTCCCTTACTTGGAATAGACCAGTTGGAAATCGCCTTGCGGGGTCACGCGGTGACCGATGACCACCGGTTCGTGCGATTCGGTGCGTGGGGTTTCGTGGTTGGACGCCACAGCTGCCAGGGAGGCACCCATGATCAGGCCAACGAGTACAGTTTTCAGGTTCTTCGAATTCATGGGTGTGCTCCGTTAGGGCTTAGTTGCAGAAGGTTTAAAGACGCGGTCATGAAAGGTCATGGCCACCAGGACGCCGACAGACCCACCGATACCGGCGGGGATGATCATGGCCCACCCACCCATCACTGTGAAAGTGACGGTGGAGATCTCCAGGGTGCTAATCCCCCAGGAGGTGATGACGGCCGACAGACGATGACGCTTGATAAAGTTCATCGTCTGGAACGCTTTGACAAAGGAGAGCAGGAAGGTGGCAAGCATGCTCCCGAGAAATACCAGGATCACGCCGCTTGCGCCGCTTTCTGTTCAGCAGCCAGTTCATCCAAGCGGCGAGTCCAGCGACTGCGGAACTCTTCAGCCTTGTGCGAAGGGACCCCCAGAACCACGTCCAGATAGATCTTCATGCCGGCCATTTCAGCTTGGGTTCTCCAAGTCATCAAAGAACCGACGTCACCCGGGGAAGGTTGACGGGACTTGACGTTGGCGATGATGTTTTCCAACTTGGCCATGGCGATGTCGATACGCTCATCAGCGATCTTGTTTTCCGACCAGGTAGCGATTGCCACCAGGCCACCGACGACGACCAAACCCACCACAGTGCCTACGACCAGATCTTTGAAGTCTTTGTTCATGTTGTTGCCCCTTTTGGGTATAATGGCAAACCAGGATTGGTATTGCTCACTTGTGTCATATAGGTTTCAAATTCAGTGGGATCAACGAAAGAAAAAGGCATAACACCCCTCCCCGAAGGGAGGGGCTTTATTACGACTTGGGGCGGTCTGTGAGTTTACGCAGGATATCCCCTAGCGACACCGGGCGAATCGGTTGAGGATCAGGCTTGACTTCTACAGCCACACCCATCCCACCGTGCTGGTCGGTGAGTTTGTACGCGTGCCTTATCTCCTGAAGATTCTCCTCGGGGATCTCTGGACACAGGTTGTTTCGGGTTATCCCATGAGGGTCGAAATTGAGTGGGATCGCCCCTTCACCAGAACGTACTTTAGGCCTGTGGTACTGCATGCCACCGGCACCCAGGATGGCTATCAGGCGAGGCACCCGCGCCAAGGCTTCGGGACCACACAAGGGAAATATCAGATCCTCGATAGGACCCCCTTCCAACATTGCCTTGGGTGAGACGACCTCACCTTCGATGTCGAGTTGGGAGATCGAATCGAAGGTGATCAGCGTGGCATTTGGACTCAGGCGTTTACCCTTGTGGTAACGCTTGAGGTGTTCATGCATGCGGTCAATGGGAGTGGGGTCTAGCAGTTCCCCTTCGAGCACGTTCGATTCAGGGACGATCTCGAAACGCGTATCCTCGTCGAGGCCGAAGAACTCATTGAAGGTGTATTCTTTACCGTTGGACATGGGTGTACGCCTCTTCAAGTAACAGGAACGAGCCTTTGGTCAGCACGGCATACGCTGCCGCGAACAACCGCATCGTGGAATTGATTTTAGCCAGGGCCATGTACAGCATGGTCAGCTCGTACAGGAACACCGCGTAATCTTCCAGCTCAGCAATGAGCTCAGGGTCAACGACCTCGGCTGACTTACGTTTTACTGTGGCGATGGCCTCACGGGTTTTACGGGCGTCTTCACGCTTGGTGGCCTGGGCCTGTTCCCAACGACGGCGATAATCGTCTTGCATGGTCTTACTCCTCAATGGGTATAAAAGGGCATAGCACCCCACGCTTACGCGCGGGGGTCGAACAGGGCTGGCAAGCCACTGGCTGCCAAATCTTGGTTGACGCGAATGAAGTTCTCCGCCATGGTGCGTAACTGGCGGGCGGTGATCGGCAAGCCGCTGGAGCGTGCCAGACTTACCAAGAAAACTTCGGTCTCAGGACCGACGAGACGTTTGAGCACTGGAAACTGTACCACGTTAGACACTGCGGACCTCCTTAGGGTCTGGTATTGATCACCGCAGTTATATAGACGTCAATTCCTGTTCAATCAACCATGGGGGTACCACCACTGTAACCGGGTTGGGCAGGCAGTCCATGGCTTCACGGATGGCTTCTTTGACCACCGGCCAATGCAACTTACCGTTACCGCACCCCAATGGAGGCATGACAATGTGGTCAGTCTCCGGAAATTCAGAGCCTGCGTTGTCCACCATCCATTCAAGGCCCTGTGACACCCATAGCAGCTGCGAGGGGTTACGCCAGTTGTCCTTGGTGGGGAACATCATAAAGCGCTTACCATCGTCAGCCTGGTACACCAGGGGGCGTCCGATCTTCAGTGCCCGACTGCGACAATCCTTGCGGTACAGGTTGTACAGATCGCGGTAACGGTCACGAAAGGCTTCTGCCACACCCGTGCCCATGACACCCACCAGGTTCACCGTGATGACGTAGAGGTCACCCTCTACACCGAAGATGTTGTAACCCTCTACGAAATCAGTCACGGCTTACTCCTTGGGCAGGTCTGTACGGTGCAGGTAATGCAGCCAGCCTGTCAAAGCACCGATCTCGTAATCGAGTTGAGCAACCGTCAGATCAGAGTAGGTGTACTGGTGAGTGAGCAATTGCTTGAAGAGGTCGGATCGGGCAGCCACGTCGGGCTGTCCTAGCAGATCCAGCAAACCGGGTTGTTGTTCACAGAACTCTGTCATCGTCCAGAGGTAGTCCGTGTGCTGGTCGTAATCGGGCAAGGTCAGGATATGATCCTTGTAGTGCTGGGCCAGAACCACACTGTGTTGTTCCAGGGCTTGCAGCCACGCCAGGATCTCGGCGCCTGGGTAGCGGTACTCAGACAGCTGGTGGAGCCATTGCTCCAGCGGTGGGAACTCATTGGGGATGTCATTGACTTTTTGCCAACTGTAACCCAATAGCCGATTGGCCATCAGCACCGTACGGTCGCTCACTTCAGTACTGCTCATAGCACCTCCCACCAAAAAAGAAATAGTCAGCCAAGCTCCCGAAGGAGCTCGACTTGTACTATTGGTCACGGGAGTTTATTTCCCGTTGATGGCGTTCGCCGCTGCTTTGCAGGCCGCTACCGTCAGGCCGAAGCCGATGGCAAATACCACACCGCCGACGAACGCGGAGGTCAGGTGAGTCGCCCAGTGTTGCTCGCTTTCTGCTTTCTTTTGGTCGTCGTTCATGAGAGCTCCGTGTTACTTGCCAGTGTTGGCGATGAGGGTGAAGGTGAATACGAAGACGCCGCAAACGGCGCCCAGGACTACGCCAGCAGCGGCGTTGGTGGCAGCTGACTTAGCCAGCTCAAGTGCGATTTCTTTTGCGTCTTGCATGATTAGCGCCCCAGGACTGCATCGTTGATTTTACCGCCGACCACCAGGCCGACGACGGTCAGTACAGCGCAGGCCACGCCCAAGGCGAGACCATGGCCAATCGCTTCGAACATTTCCTGGGTTTCTTGGTCCACTTCCGGCTTTTCGTTTTCAGTGTTCATGGTGTTACTCCTGATTAGGTACGGTAGGGCTGGTATGCCCCTGGGTGTAAAAATCGACCAAGCTGTCAGCCAGTGCGTCCAGCGCCGTAAAGACGCCGTGTTCTTCCTGTGCTTGCTGGATGTCGGCGTTGATCTGGTCTTTCATTTCGTCGCACAGTTGCATGGGATTCCTTAGGCCGCGAGGGCTTCTAGCTGACGTTCCAGTTTGGTCAGGTGTTCGTCGTGCTTTTTAGCCTGGGACGAGCTGACGCCGTACATGCGCATGGCCTGGGCGAACAGGCGTTCAGTGTGCATGCGCTCCTTACGGAGGGCTTCAGTTTTGCTAGTGTTGCTGTTGATGGTCAGAAAGCTAAACATATTCCCTCCTAAAGGGATGGTGTAGTGGAACATCATTGTTCCTTCTCACCCTAGCTATATAGGTCTCAAATATTTTGGAATCAACTAAATGCGGCATAAACGCTCCCACAGGGGAGCGTCAGTTATGCTGCCAGTTAAAACCAATCGCATGAGAGCGCGAACACAGTTGATGGCTGTACGTGGACGACTCAGGGAATTCTCGCACCACCAATTCGTAGCGGGGTAGTTCCCAAGCGAAGCGCTTTTCTTTGGCCGCCAAGGTCACCATCTCTGACAGGAAGTCATTGGTGACCAACACCAGGCCTTGACCACCCCGGGAGGGGACGGCAAAGAACCCTTCTCGTTCCAGCGAGCGCACCAGAGGCGCTAGCTGCCCTTCTTTACGCTTGAGCGGGTTCAGGGTGCCTGCGCGCTCTAACACGTTGCAGGCGCGCTTATACAGCGCCACAATCCCCACACAGAAGATCATAAACAACACCACACCAAAGGCAATACCCATACAGCCTCCTACGTCCAGCCGAACTGACAGCCGCTAGCCACCAGTGCAATGAGAAAAACCACAGCCAGGTGCTTTTCGTTCCACCAGGGTGCGGGGTACTTGGGAATGGGGTTACGTTGGTTCAAGTCCATGTTCAAGCTCCAGGTTAGTCACCTCAGTAATGTAGGTGTCAAGTTCACTGCAATCGCACTTCCACCACAGTCCCTTTCAGGTCTGCGTTCTCATCGGCTACCACGTGGGTGTCAATGATTGGATACGGCAGATGGCTTAAGGGAACCCGTAGGCTGCGGTACAGGGCCTCCCAGTAATACTGAAATGTGGCAAAGGGTACTTCCCCTAAGAAGCTGGCTTTCTTTTGTAGCGTCTGCATGGCGTTGTTAAACGTCACTGGGTCATTCTGACCGCGTTGTGCACCGCTGATGAAGTTATGGCGCACTTGCAAATACTGCATGGCATGGCTCAAGCACACCCGTATCTGGTCCGTCTCCAAGAGCCCGTGCTCTTCCACGGCCCCAATGAAGTTGTACGCCCACAAAGGATCTACCGGCAGGTAGACATTTTGGCTAATGCTCATATCTACCTTAAGAAATAGAGGACGCCCCGAAGGGCGTCGTTTATGTCGGCTGATCCAACGGATCCTGACTTGGGGTCAGGAACAGAGACAGGGTCACCATACCGGGGTAGCGTGACGCATTGGCCCCGGCTTCCGCTGGAGCACGCTGCTCATCAACCTCGTGGACGCGCCCATAGTAGGTGCGCAGTTGGTCTTTGTCCGTGGTCAGAAACTTCACTGGCATCCCGGGCAGAATCAAGTCACTGTCCCCGTGCTGCCACTCCACCTTAACCTGCTGTCCCTGTCGGGCGGCCTGGTCGGTGTAGTGCTTGTACGGGTTACTGGTGGCCCGATCAGCGCTCCAGGCAACGTTGTTGAGTCCATTCTTCATCTGGTCAGTCACCACCTCAAACACGTTGGTGGCCCGATCAATCAACATCTTGTTGTCTTTGACAATCCCAAAGTCAAAGAGCTTACGGGCGTCTGCCACTCGAAAGCCGTTACCGGCATTAAGTTTGGCCATGAACGAGGTGTCCAAGGCAGAGGCGTCACCCGCTACCAGGATCGTCAACGCATCCCCTTGCACTCGGTACGTACGCTCTGTGCCGTAGTACCGGTTCTTGGGTACGTTGAGCACGGTCAGGGTCTTCTTGGCCTTCTTGAACTGCGCGGTGTCATACAGCGAGTAGATGTACCAGAAGTTATCCTGAAGGTAGGCACCGGCCCCAGTGGGGTACAACCCGCCTTCCTTGTTCTGAAGTAAATCGCATACGCCCGGCAGGCGCGTGCCATGCGGGATTTCTATTTGATTGCGCACCTCAGTATTAAACCCTGGGGAGATGCTGGCAATGCCCTGGATTCGATCCGCATCTTTACCCCCAAACATGGCCACCGACTCAGTCAGCAGCGTACGCAGGACGTCCATAGGGGACATCTTACGAAACCCACGACCCACCGATTGCAGTCGAGCTTTATACGTGGCTTCACTGACCAGTTGCAGTTGCACCTGCTTGTAGTTCGCCAGGTTCAACGTTTCCTCGTCAGTGGCCTGTGAGTGCCGCCCAACCAACGCTTGGTTGTCCTGCTCCATCAGGATCGCCCGCAAGCGGACTGTCGTCACCCGGGTGTCGGTACGCTGCTTGTCACTGTTCTCCGCCATGGGAGTAAACACCAACTCCACCTGCAAGTCATCCCGGTTGGGGATCAGCTGGTAGGTGTAGGTGCCCATGCCCATCATCATCTCGATGACCACCGCATCACCAAAGCCTTTGACGTAATCGCGGTGCAAGTGCCACAGGTCCAGGCGGTAGGGTTTCAGCCACTGCCCTTTGACCAACAGTTGACAGGACATGCCATAGTTAGCCCGTGACTCGCCTTCCAAACGGATGGCGTCGGCTTCCTTGTACATTAACGTAGCGTCGGTAGACATGCTCAGCCCTCAAGCATTTGAGATTCGATAGCGTCCACAATCGACTCGTAGCCGCGCAGTTGCCCTTTGTCGTCCGTGATCTTGTTGCGCAGGTAGCGATCGGTTCCCACCGGGTTACGACTGCGGTGCAACATCATGATCCGGTCACGCAATTCGTTACCACTGGCCTCGTCCGGCTCGTAGAACTTAGCCGTGCGGTACAACGCCATCGCCACTGCCTCAAACATCCGGAAGTCTTCGATGGGCGGGCAGTCATTGGGGTGAATGCCCTGGTAGGTCACCCGCTTCCAATCTTGCAGGTGCTCTTGGATATCGGTGTAGACGTCGGCAGCATCTGACTTCTTCAAGAACAGGAAATCATCGACCGGTGCTCCCTGGGAATGCAGAATCGCAATCCCGGCGGCCGTTTGGTTCATGACCAACACCGAGGTGGACTGCATGGCATCCACCCGGGCATCACCGCTGACGTGATAGCCCACGTTATTGATGTATTCCGAAGACTCCATCAATGAACGGGGAATACGCACTTGGTACTTCCAGTGAAACAGCCGGTAGGCCGCCGTCTTGCGGTCGACCTCAGGTGGAGTTTTCATGCCTTACCTCACCGCCGCCTTAAGCAGCGCAATAACAACAGGGTGGTAATAGAAACGTTCCAAGTTATCCCAGTCGTACACACTGTCGAGTACGGCATCGAGCTGACTGTAGTTCATTTCTTCTTTGAGGATCAGCGAGGTGGTCAACAACTCCAACTTGGACATCAGGTGTCGCTGCTGGGTGTAGAAGGCCTCACTGAACATGTAGTAGCTGTCCACGACCACCGGCTTAATCGTCGGGGGTAGTTTCCAGGCCGGGATGTCCGAAGACAGGTCATCAGGCAGCCGGCGAAAGAACGGTAGGCTGCGCTCGGCTTGGGTCATGTACGGCCCTGGCAGGGGACGACGGGGCAAGCCTTCACGGTACGGGATGCCAATGGGCAGGTGCGTGTTCTCCCGGTCGTACTGGCTGTCCACGTCCGTCGGGGCGTCTTCCGGGTACGCAATGCGCGAGATCCCGGTGTAACCCATGGCTTGTAACGTGGGGCGACCTTTGAAATAGTTGGTCGACACAAGATTAGCCTTCTGCGTACATCCATACAGACGCGCAGGGTCACGGCGCAGGATGGCGTCCCACACGGTAGGCTGCTGCATGACGTTCTCACCGTCACAGTTAAGCACCCGTGTCCGGCGCACACGCAGATCGTCCTTCAGGTCGAACAGCTGGTGCACAGCCTTGGTGACGAAGTGATCGTAGGTCTTGACCAATTGATCCGGCATCAACAGCGTGCTGTGCTCCTGACTGAAGAAGTCCGTGAAGTAGCGCTTGATGATCTCGCTGTAGAACTTGCCGTAGTCTTCGTGACGCTTGACGTCTTGATCGGTGATGAACGGACCACACCCACTGGACAAAGACTGCGCGGAGTAGTGGTACTTCTCCTGCGTCTTGCGGTCCAGGTCGTCCTGACGGGCTTGGTCCCATGGGCACACCATGGTCCATTCCACGTTGTACACCGAGTCCATCAACAACGTGGCCCGGGTGGAGCGGGTGATTGTGAAGATACCCGGACGGCCATCGCCGATGTCCGCGATGAACATGTCCCCTTCGTTGGCCACCATGAAAGGGTACGTGACCCCGGCACCGGTGGCAGTCATCAGGCGCGTTTGAGGGTCTTGGGAGAACGACAACGGGCTGGTGACCTTAAGGCTCAGCTTCTTCAGCAGGCGGTACTGCTGGTGGATCGGGTCCCGGTGCAGCGCTTGAGGCGTGGGCTCCGTGTCGCGGTTCAACAACTGTTGGTAGTAGTCCACCGTCCAGTTCGACCCTTCGATCCAAGTCAACAGTGCCGAAGACGGGACGTACTTGGTGTCGATGGTGATGCCCCGGTACGCCGGGGGTGAGGCGTGTACCTTGATCTGTTCCTGCGGCGGTGGGGCCGGCAGGTCTTCAATCTCTTCAAACAGGGGGTTGTCCATCTCAGGCCTCTTTGTGAATGTAGGTGACGATGCCCAGGTACATGACCGTCAGAGGTGCAGCGCGCCAACCACTGCGTGCGACCCCATCGGTGTCCTTAACGGCCTTGTCGATGTCAATGATTTTAACCACCCCGGAATTGTCAAACGTTTCCCGGGTGGGTTTGTCCAAGTTGGTCCACGGTTGCCCCGGCACGACCACACCACCATGACCCGGTCCCCCGATAGGGTGATCGGGGACGTAAGGACCCACGGTCCAACCTTCACCCGGGCAGACCGGTGAGTACGGCCGGGGGTTGTCTTTACCCAGCAGCTTAAGGTTGCCGTAGACGTCGGCACCCCCTAAGTTCACGTTCAAGGCTTTGAGGGTGTGGTAGAGAACATGTGGGTAGCGGCGTAGGCACTGCAACGTGTCACGGGTCAGGGTCATCCAGTTACGGATCAATGAAATCTGCACGTGGTACACCTTGGTAGGGTCCAAGTCCACTTTGGCCACCACCCGTACCGTACCGGGCATAATGGTTAAAGGGATGTCACTGCGCAGGGTTTCATTCTCATAGAGCCGAAACTCAATGATGGACTGGTCCTGACGAAACAGCTTGTCCCCCATGTGGTAGAAGTACTCCAGGAAGTACGGGTTAAACCGGTACTCGCCCAGGTTGGACAAATCACACACCGAGCGCAGGTCATCAGGCTTGAGCATCATCAACCCGGTGAAGAACGTCAAGCGCCCTGCCGGGATGCGATCCGTTACAAAGTCATCGGTGTTGGGATAATGCACGTACGGCAAGACGTTAGCCCGCATCAGGGCCATCATCCGATCAAAGCTACCTTTAGTCGTGGAGACCTTACGGGTCTTGGCCATGTACGTCTGATACGGTTCCTTGTCCCGGAACAACCGCGGAATCGGGCGTTGGTGCACCAACATGGGAAACCGCACATACACCTGGTTGGGGCGCCCGTAGCGCAGTTGGTAGGAGAACGAGGTGGTGTAGGTCCCCGTACCTTCACTGTCCTTGACGGGCTCTTCTGGGGTGGACGTAAAGTCAAACCACCCCAGGACCTCTTCCTGGTGCTGGGGTACAGCCAGGGTCTGGTCGGTATTGCCCAAGGTGGCCAGAACGGTCGTCGGTACGGTAAAGCGTGCCGCGATCCACTCCTCATACGTGGCACCCGTCGGCCAGGCCGAGCGCTCCTGCGTCTCATAGAGCGCTTTGAGTAAAACCATCAATGGCTTGGGGATGGCGTAGTTGTAATGCAAGGTCTGGTACAGCTCAGCCCCACCAATCGAGATCCGGTTACGCATGTCATCGATCCAGCGCTGGGCGATCACAATGCTGGGGGCGGTGTATTCAAACGTAGCCGTCAGGGTCACGAAGCGATCAATCTGCCGGACGTCAATCCCCAGGTTCCGGTCGATGAACAACGGGGGCATTTCCTTGTTGTTCACGTTGGTGGTCAGGGTGAACGATTCGTCCGCCTCTTCACGGTACGTCACTTTCAACCGTTCAGTGGAAGACATCTTGACAGGGTTGACGCAGCACTCACCAAAGGTACCACCGTTCATGGGGACGACATCGGTGTTACCGGGTAGGAAGACTTGGGTTTCCTCCGGCAGGTTCATCACACGGGCCAACTGTGCGGTGACGTCCACCGCCACGCGTCGAATGACGGATTCGTAAACATCCGGCAAGGGAATTCGGGCATGAGGCATGGAAAGCTCCAAGGGAAGGGTTCATTCATAAGATCGCACAGACGGCATAGCGGGGCGCCCGCAGGCACCCCGACTAAGCTTACTTGGCGGCCTTGACTGCCTGCTTGGCGAGCTTGAGCAGCGCCTCAGCAGTATCGATGCAGTGGTTGGTCAGTGCACGGTAGATCTGGAAGTGGCGCCAGATCACAGTCGGCATCTGGTCCACGATGTAGCCGATGTCCTTGGACTCGCTCCAGGTGGCCGTGTCGCCGCTGGTGGCCCAGCGCTGGTACTTCTCGGTGTTCTTGCGCAGGTTGGCCAGCAGGTTGTTGTTGCCGGTGGTCACCAGCTTGTCAGCCATGGCGCCGTAGACTTTGGCCGATTGGATCAGCTTGGTCACGTCCGCTTTGGTCAACGACACGGTCGAAGCGCCCGAGGCGCCGCGATTGCTACCCACCGTCGGCAGCGCTTTCTTGCCGATACTGCGGATGTCGCTGCGGGTATCGCCGCTGTTGCCCTTCTCGTCGCCTTCCAGTACCAGGCCACCCATCAAGCCTTCGCTGTACAGGTCGCTTGGGAACGCCTTGAATGGGGTCGCCAGGCCAGCAGCCTTCTTGGCCCACTCACCGGTTTTACCTGGACCGCCTGCGGTGGTGGCACCGTCGATGCAGCCAGACAGATCGTTCATGTACTTGGTCACCGCGTTGAAGCCTGCGGTGGCAGCCGTGCTGGTCAACTTCTGGTCAGTGCTGACGGCACCCACCAGGTTGCTTGGGAACTGCTTGCCGACGGCGAGGTCTTTGGCCACACCTTTGGCACTGACTTCGACAGTGCCTTCGAACGTGGCATTGCCCAGTTCGGTGATCAGGGCATCCGCCTGCGCGTTGATGGCCTTGACAGCCTTCTTACGACCGCTGGTGAACAGGGCGTTGTTGATGCCGCTGTCGATGGCTTCGTTCACACGACGACCGATGTCGCCGATGCGCTTGCCCAGGCCGGTGAAGGTTTCCAGGGAGGCGGTGTAGAACGCTTCCAGGTCCTTGGCACCGTAGTGCTCCAGAGAAACTTTCGGTGCAACACCCAGCTTCTCGCTCAGGCTGCCCATTTTCTCCTGGCACAGAACCGCGAACTGTGGGTTGAACTGCTTGTGCTTGAGGCCGTGCTCGAGCAGGGTGGTGAAGTGCTCGATGGCCGCAACTTCGTCGTTGGCTTCGGTCAAAGCAGCACCGGCTTCGTCGATGCCGTCAGCCAGCTCGGCTTCTTCTTCGCCTTCGAACTCGGCGTCTTCCACCGCTTCAGCCACGACTTCTTCCGTGACATCCGGTTGTACTTCGGGGATTTCCAGCCCCATTTCCTGAACGACTTCGTCAGGCTGTTCGCCTTCGAACTCTTCTTTAGAGATGTATTGCATCAGAGACGACTTGCTCATCATGAGTACCTTGTACAGGGTGGTCGTGGACCTAAAAAGAGAAGCCCTGCTCGCGCAGCAGGGCCGTAGATTACCGCGCGTTCAGGTTGCAGACGTTGATGGCTGCTCGCATATTGCGGCACGTCAAGCTATATAATTCCATAAAGGGATCAGACAGCCAGTCGCTCAGTTGATCGAGTAATTCGACCACCTGTTTATAGCCGCGGATGATTTCATCGTCAGTGGCGTTTTGGATCTGGCTGGTGACCTGGGTCATGACCCGAGTGATCTCCGCCAGACGATCCCGACGGCGTGCCCGCACGCTGCTGGTGTTGTGGTTCTTGAGTAAGGTGGCCAAACTGATCACCTGCTTCAAGCACTGATCCGACGCACTGAGGTTAAACGGGGTAAACACCGCCTGGGTAGGCATTGGCGGTGGGTTGGGGTCAGAAGGCATGACCCGCAGTCGGGTTTGACGCACGGTTTGCACCGGGTCTTCTGACTCAGGGCTGCTCAAGACCAGTCGGGCGTTACCCAGAATGTGACCTGAGCCCACACCGTTACGGTCTGTCATCGGCTTGAGCACACTGCCAATCATAGCCCGAGGGGATTTCTGAAGCATGGCGTCAGCCAGTTCCTTGGCACTGCCGTGGTTACGCGCCACGGCCAGTACCCCACCAATGCCTGGACCTAGCGTGTGGTCACAGTAATTGTAGTAGGCATTGCACAACTGCTCGTTGGCGCGCAAGCCGTTGATCAGTCCGGCGATGTCCTTGCAGGGCTTGTAGCGGATCGACAGGTTAGCCACCCGCGTCGAGACGGTGAACGGGACCTGCTTAAGGGAACGCCGATCACGCGACATGGTCATCAGGTTCTGGGCTTCAATGATCATCCACTGCGCGGTCATCTCACCGGCAGTGAGTTCTTCCATGAACTCTTTGATCAAATCCCCCATGGCCAAAATCAATTGCTTAAGCCACTCCAACACCGTTTCGCCGAAACCTTCCACCCCCAGAAAGGGAAGCAGGTCCTGGTAGGTGCTGACGCGTTCTTTCCAGGCCTCCACGCTGTCCACGTAGGCCAGTACCCGACGGGCTGATTCGTCATCCGCTTCCAACAGACGTGCCAACTGCGCCGGGTTGGCTTCGATCAGCTCGCCGTCCCCATCCACCGCCTGGGCAACCCCTTGTTCACCCGGTGGCGGGGCGAAGTACGATTTGATACCCACCATTGTGATGCTCCTAAAAAGAGGCGGGGGGTGACCCCGCCGTATGCCGTTATTGGTACATCTCGATCTCGCGCCGCAGGATCGACAGGTTGGTCTTGAGTACACGGACCAGGTAGTAGTACACCTGGTTGAAGTTACCCAACCCCGTACGCGACACGGCGGCGCAACCATTGGTGAATTGACGCACCATGGCAATGGCCGGCGTATGGGTGGCTTCAGCCCGTTTGATCAAAGCTTCAGCAGCACTGGCCAGGTCATCCAACTCCCGCGTCAGATCCACCTTAAAGCTGCGGCTTTGGGCCAAAGCGTTGATGATCTTCAACAGGTCGGCAGCGCGCTTCTGCACCTCTGCTGGGGTCCCTACAGGCACCTCGTACGTGGCCGGGGCGTCTTTCTTCGCTTTGCCGAGGCTGTGCGCCGACGGCGGGTGGACGGTGAAGAACGCATCGCCCCCGTAGCTGGCAAAGACCTTGTCACGACTGCCGTGTGCTTCCACGGTGTTGTGCTTGTGGACGGTGTAGTTACCCGGCAACACGTCGCTGCTCTGACTGTTGAAGGCCCGCGACAGACTGGTGTGCGGGCCACCCATGCTGCGCACCATCTCCAACTGCTTGTCGATGGTCAGGGGGTCACGCAAGTCCAACTGCTTACAGCACGTGGCCAAGGTCTTGAGCCACTGGCGCAATTCCGTGGGGTACTCTTGAGTGATCACCGCCGTCAGGCCTGCAATCACCACAGGGTTGTGGGCCACGAACTCACCGTCAGCAAACGCCAGCTGGGCATTGCGTACGGTAAAGGACGACGCTTTAGGTTCACCCTTAACCACACTGGCCGCTTGCGCGGTGACTTCAATGTCCTTTTGCAGCTTGGTGGTACCGTCAAGCAGTTCGTTCCAGAGCGTGCCCAGGTAGATCCGCAGTTCTCGCCAGATTTCCTGGATGGCTTTGAAGGTGTGACCCATGGCCCCACCCAGGGCTTCGACCGACACCCGGGTCGAATGACGGGAAGCCTCTGGACCCCCGAAGCATTCCAGTCCAGGGGTGAGTTGAAGCGGTTGAGCAAACTGCGCTTCCAATTGCTCAAGGCCCAGGCGCATGAACTTAGCCGCCTGCTGACTGATTCCGCCCTGTGTATCGGCTTCGGTCAACAGGGCGTGATACTGCTCCAGCGCCGCGTGCATCGTAATGGCGTTGTCCAGCTCCTCGCCCTTGTCAGCAGTTTGCTGTTGCACCACAGCTAGGTGATGGTCGTCCAACAAATGGTTGTTGTCTTCCACCGCCGGGGTAGCCCCACTCGCCAGTGCAGCCAGGCGGGCATGGTCGTCCACGTACAGGTCGGCAAAGCCTGCCGGTTGCACCACTTTCTCCCCTTCCACAAACACCGTGACTTCCTGCTCGGGTTTGACTTCAGGTTGAGGGTCCAGTGGATTGAGGTGTTGCTCCAGGGGTACGTCGACTTTGGTGTCGGCGCCCACGGCGCTGTGATCACCCTGGGGTTGGGTTTCAGTCAGGTCTTCAGCCGAGACCACCGGGATGAGTGACGCCCACTGGGCCAGGCGACTCATGCGCCAGACCCCTTCAGTGCACTCAAACGCTGTTTCACGCTGGCCAACGTCTGCGCCATACGCAAGGCAGCGCTCATGGAGCGGAAGACTTCCACGGACACTTGAGGGCTGTTACCGTGGAGTTTGTCCAGGCTGATAGCCAGCAAGCGTTGAGCCTGTGGGTGCATGGGTTGACCGCCCAGCGTCTCCAACACACCCAAGTACCCTTCCAGCGCCACACGGTCGCCTTCCAGCTGCTCGGTCTGCACCACGTCGTCTACAAACTCGGTAGGGTCTTCGGTGGGGAGAATGGTGATGCGGTCACCGTCACGGGCCACTTCGATCACCGCAGCAGGCGGTTCAGACGCCAGTGGTTGCACCGGCGGTTCGTTAGGAACCTGGGCTAGCGGCATGTCATGCCCGACGTCAGCGGTGGGGACTTGTTCAACTTCCAGTTGCTTCAAGTCCTCCGTGCTCACTCGCTCGGGCATGAGGTATTTGTTCAAATTGCTAAACATGGGGTGCCCCCTGAAATGGAATAGCGCCACAATCAAGCAGCGCTAACGGAATGCCATAGAATCAGGCTCAGTTGGCTTGCGCCGCGACCTGGGCTTTGAGCAGTGACAGTTGCGTGCCGTAGACCCGGACCAAATAGGCAAAGATGCCATTGGTGTTTGGACCGACGTTCTTGAGCACGGTGTTCAACCCTTTCAACAGCGCCATGCCATCGCGGGCTTCTTCGGGGTTGGTGGTGTTGGACTCGATCTTGACCGCCAGCTCGGCAGCGGTGTGACCAACGATGTCCACGATGGATTTGATCTTCCGGGCGTTCCCGCTGTTCTCGGCCAGACGTTCCAACCGATTCACCAGCGCTTCCAGCTGCTGGGTCACTTGGGAAGAAGAGCCCCCAGGAACTTCAGTGCTGACTGGCAGGTGTTGATCTTTGGGTTCATCCTGGATCTCTACCCGGAAGTCATTAAACAGCTTAGTGTAGGAGACCGCTGTGTCCTTAACGCCCGCCGGGGCAGTCGCGACGAACGCTTTACCGCCAGGCATGCCGACGACACCGCGAACGATCACGTCATCACCCAAGGTGGCCTTAAGGCCCGGGTTGGGTTTGCCTGGGAACTTTTGCATGGGGCTGTCGGTAAACAGCGCCATGTTCAGGGTGCCGTTGCCCGGACGGTAGTCTTGCACCACCTTTTGCAATTGCTTGTAGGAGTGTTCCAGATCGACGTAATAGTCGTGCTGCATGTAGTTGAGCACGGTGTCCGTGGCACTGGCATCGGCCCCCACGAAACGCCCATGGGCAAACAGCCAGGGGGTGCTGCTCACATGCAGTGGCGGCACATTGAAACGCTGGCCTTTAACCTGGGTCAGGAGGGCCTTGGCTTCGTCACGGTAGCGAGCGGCTTTACCCAGCAGCTTGGTGGTAGTGTCCATGACCGCGTTCCACAACAGCTCGAACGCCCGCTTCATTTGCTCCCAAACTTTCTTGGCGGTGGTCTTGAAATCTTCCAACGACGCGTAGAGGTACTGGCGCTGCGAACGAGGGCTGTAGTCTTCCAACCCGGCTTGCAGACGGGGCGATACCACTTTCAGGTGTTGGGCTGCGACCTTGATCAACGCCTGGCTTTGTGGGTGCATGCCGGTGCCGTCGTCGATGGCCGACTGCAACACGTCACAGTAGGCCTCCAGAGCGCCGTGTAGGTCGTTCATCTCGTCGTAGGCAGTCAGTGCCTGGTCTTGAGCGTATTGAGCCGCAGACGCGCCCTCAGCGTCTTCCAGACCACCGAAGTGAGTAAACGCTACGCCTTGCACACCCGGTGGGTGCATGCGGTTCCACAGGGCGCCGATTTCCGAATCTTCGTCTGGGCGCGGGGCACCCCAGATGGCGGTGTCGCCGGCTTCTTCCTTGGACACGACCAGCTCAGGGGTATTTTGTTTCAACCATTCAAGGCTCATGATAAATTCCTTGGGGACACTGAATAAAACGCCCTCCCTTTCGGGAGAGCGCTCTAAGGGTTACGCAGCAGGCGCTGGAGCAGGAGCGGCCGGAGCCGCCTCAGCTGGAGCTGCCGCGGGTTCCGAGTAACAGGCCACTTCTTTGTCGATGACCGACAGGTAAGCACCCAGGGTTCGCACGCTGTACGCGAGCATGCCTTGAACGTCTTTGCCCATCATCGACTTCAGGTTGTTGGCCACAGCCACGAAGTCCTGCACCACTTGCGTTGGGTTCTCACCCGACGCTGGGGCCGCTGGGGTAGCATTGGCATCGGTACCCGCAGCAGGTGCCGAAGCATCCTTGGCCGCTGCCGCACGTTGTTGCAGTTGATCCACCGAATGCAGCAGTTTATCGAGCGCCGCTTTAGCGTCGGTCGCGTATTCCTGCTTGTCGACGATCTGTTTGATCGCCAGGTTGATCTGCGTGACGCGGGCCTTGAGGTTCTGCGCGTTGTCCACCGCAACCCCACTGACTTCTGTCAGCGGTTTGGCATCGGTCACCGGCAACAGACTGAACTTGCAGGTCTTGAGCATTTCAGCCAATTCAGCACTGGAGGCTGCGGCGTCTTTCTCAGGGGTAGCCAGATAGATCGCCATGTTGCCCGCCATGGTAGGCGAACGCATGACTTTCGTACCGGCTGGGAAACGACTGTCACCTTCGACGGGCACACTGCCAAACGAGAACCAGGTGTGAGGGGCATGTGTCAAAGCACCCTTTAGGTCCACTTCAGACAACGGGGCATCGAAACGAACCTTGTCGATCGTTTTGGTGATGTCTTCGATGTAGAAGGTCAACCCACCCAGGAAATGTGCGTAGACCTGCGCCACCATATTGGTGACCGGCTTGTGATCCTGGCCGCCGAACTGACCGTCCACTGCCAGCGGGCTGGCATTGGCAATGTCGAACGTTGGGGTTTTCGGTGTGCCGTTCAAGGCGGCCACAGCGGTGGCCAGTGCTTGGCCGCGCACTTCCAGTTTCTTGGAGCCGTCCAACAGCTTGGTGGCGTAGTCCTGGATCTGACCGATCAGTGCCGCCATCGCCGCTTTGAACGCTTCCCAGGTAGCCTTGGCCGCTTCAGACAACGATTCCAACGACACCGTGGCAGCTTGACGCTGGGTCAGCCGACCGCCGACGTCACGTACCGCGGGGAAGTTGGCCACGCGATAACCACTGCGGCTTTCGAATGCTTCCACACCAATGGACAACGCTTGGAAACCACGCGGAGTGATCCCCTGCCCTTGGGAGGCGCGGCGCAACAGATCGCAGTACGCTTCCAGTGCGGCTGATTCTTCCGACAGTGCTTGCGCAGCGTCGTTGACCTTAGTCATCTCGATGTCAGCCGAGGTCAGGTCAGCTTTGACTTCCGAGAGGGTGGAGTCGATGTCACCGGCGATCACTTCGGTTTTTACTTTGCCGTCATCGAAATCGAAATTCTCGAGGCCGGTCTTTTGAATAAAGCCTTTCAGAGCGCTCATGAGTGTCCCCTGGAGCTGGGGGTGCTTACACACCCCCGAGTTGGATTAGTTCGCCAGCGCAGCTGCCGGAGCACCGCCGTAGCACTCGACCTGTTTCTTCACCAGCAACACCTGCGCTTTGAGCAGGGTGGTGCAGTAGCGCACAATGCCGGAGAAGTCCGTGGTGTTCATGCGTTGCAGGGTGTTGACCACCTGAGTCACCTGGGACACCACACTGCCCGTATCAATAAAGGCGGACTTACCGTCTGCCGAATCGGTACGGGAATTGGCCTTGTCACGCAAACCGTCCAGAGCACTGGCCAACTTGACCAGTTCTTCCTTGTTGTTCTGCGTGGCCGTTTTGAGGCCCTTGAGCTTTTCTGCCATGCGGATGATGTCGTCCAGGGTTTTATTCAGACCCTGTGGCGATTGCGTGGCTTGATCCCCTGCGGTCGCGCCCTGTGCTTTAGGCACGGCATGAATGCGGAAGGCCACGTCAGCCCACTGTGACATGAAGCTTGCCATCCCCTCGCCCTTACCTTCAACCGGCATGGCCATGTAAACGGCCGTGTTGCCTGGCAGGGTTTTGGAACGGGTGACATGGGCGTCCTTGCGAAAGCCGATGTCGCCGTCTTGCACTTCAGTACCCAAGTAACCGTGTTGCGGCATCAGGCGCAGGAGTGCGGCGATGGACTGTTGCATGTCCAGGTCTTCGAACTTGTGGTCTTTGACCACCTGGGTGAACTCGTGGGTGATGCGCCCTACCGACCCGGCCCATTTCTGAGTCAGGAAGTCGATCAGCTCACCCGTGACGCTCATGTCATCGCCAACGTACTTACCGTCGATGAAATAAATCGGGCTGGTGACGGCCACATCAGACGGACTGCCTTTAAGGCCATGGACCGACGTCTTGAGTTGCTTGGCGTTTTTGATGGTCCAGTCCAGGTTGTCGAACAACCCTGCCACGGTTTCCAGGAACGCTTCCCAGGCTGCCTTGAGCGCCGCTTTGAGGGCTTCCCAAGTACCCTTGGCGTGTTCGCTCAGTGCTTCGACCGACACACGGGTGGCGCGGTTACGACGAACCGAACCGTCAAACTCTTCGATCGATGGGACCTGCACCAATTGCGCGGTGCGCGCTTGGTACGCTTCCAGGCCAACGTTGACGAACGCCATTTCTTGCGCGGTCATGCCGCCTTCACGGCTGGCTTGGGTGAGCAGTTTGACGTAAGCTTCCAGTGCAACCGATTCACCCGCCAGGGCTTCGACGTCGGCTTGAATGGTGTCGCCTTCCAACTCGGCCGACAACTCAGCCGTCTTTTGCTCGGAGATCTCACCTTGCAACTGCTCGGCGTTGATCGATCCGGCTTTCTCGGCATCGCCCATCTCCTCAACGGAGGGGGTGAGCATTTCCACTTGGGCGAATCGCGCCAGAGCAGAGAGAGTCATGTTCAGTTCCTTTTAATGTTCGCCACGAAGGTGGACATCACCAAAGAGCAGGTTGATCGAATACATCATGTCGTCAAAGCCGCCCTTCTGACTGCACCAGCGCTGGATCAAGGCGTCAGCCGATGTCGAGAGCAACAGCTTCTCGAACATGTCAGCAATCTCACGGCGCTCAGAGACGTTCTCCAAACCGCCGGCCGGGTGGCTACCCACCAGGTCAGGCCAGGTGAAGATGCTCAGACGACGACGCCCGGTGGCAATGAAGCGCAGTGTGTCGAGCAGGAACTCGTAGCTGTACTTCGTGACCATGGCGTTGCTGTCTTGCTTGATGAACCAGTTGACGTTGCCCGAAAGCAGACGCTTGACCTCGGCAATCACCCGGCGACGAAACTCCCAACCCAGGGACTTGTTGTCGTGCGAGGTGAATTCCTGGTACAGCTGGGTGATGATATCATCCCCGTTACGCAGGCTGTGGGTGCCCAGGCTACCGACCTGACCACCGCTGTAACCGCGGGGGAAGACTTTGACCGAGTTTGGCATGACCATCGTCGTTCCCCTTAAGCGGCGTCGTAGCTGTTTTCAGCTTCTACGGCATTGATCTGGGCGTCCAGTTTCTCCACACGCTCTTCAGCGGTTTTGATCAGGACCTGGATGCGCGGCGAAGCATTGCCGCCCTGCACCATCTCGCGCATCTCTTGTAGACGCAGCTGGGTGGCGTAGAGCTCTTCTTTGGCTGCCTGGTGACGTTTGTTTTCCCACTCCACCAGGGTCTTACCGAAACTGAAGATCCAGTTATCGGTAGGGCTGAAGCCTGCAATGCGCATGGGGTCCAGTTTGCTGGCGCCCAGGGACTTGACCGCGATGTCGTAGGTGTCTTCGCTGATCTCAGCGTTGGAGACCCGCGCCATGGCGCTGCGCAGTTCGGCTTCACGCATGTAGATGGCTGACCACAGACTGGCAAAGCCTGCCATGTTGTCGGCGATCCATTCACGCTCCGCTCGGCACCAGGCCGACGGCGTGGCTTTACCGACCGAACGGGCTTCTTCAGCCACCATGACCAGAATGAATTTGCGGGCATAGCGGATGTAGAAACCGATCGCTTCGATGTAGCGCATGAAGTTGGCGCGATCGTACGTCAGGTTGACTGTGGTGAATTGCAGGCTGAACAGACGCTTGAGCTCTTTTTCCAGAAACGGGAAATTGGCTTGCAGTTGTTCGAGCGACACCAGCAGCTGCTCCAGGGCCGTGGAGCCCTGGAAGTTGACGTAGCGCGACAGCGCCATGCGGTACTGGTCGTACAGCGGGCTGTTGAACTTGTGACCGGCAAACGATTCACGCAGATCTGGCACCAGGGGCATCAGAAACTCGGTGTGCTCTTCTTGCAGGTTTTGCAGCGTACGGAGCAGTTCGTTGCGCTCGTAGGAGGGCAACAGACTCTTGACGTAAGAAAGGATATCCATGGTGATAACAACCCCCAGTGTGTGATTAAGCGGCCAGGGTCTGATGGAAAGCTTTGAAGAGTTCGGTGATGTCCGGACCCTTGCCTTTCTCAGTCGCCTTGATTTCTTTGAAGCTGTAGTCGGTGGCCAGGTCCATGCCGCGGTGGTACACGGTGACGCGTTCCCACTGCTCGTCCACAACGATCAACATCAGCAGGTAGCTGTTGTCGAAGATCTTGTTGCGCACAGCTAGCATGTCCAGCTTGCCGTACAGCGCTTGACCCATCTGCTTGGCGGTTTCTTTGGAGACCACCGCGATGTTGGAGGCGTCGGCCATGGAGACCTTGCCGGTCAGTGCAGCTTTCTGCACGTTGTTACGGCGACGGTCAGTAATGGCCATCATGGTACCCGACTTGTCGTTGACCAACGCCTTGCGGTAGTCGTCGAGCAAATCGATGCCCAGCATCAGGTCACGCACCAGGCTGATTTGGCCTGCACGCCACAGTTGGTAGCGCTCGCCCCAGGTCTGACGGCCGGCTGCGGTAAAGATATGTACCAACGACTGCGCCGGTACGGCCGCCGGGATCAGGCGAATCAACACCGGGATCTTCGCTTTGGCATCACCGTCGCGCAGTTCGACGTTCACCAGCTTACCCACAGCCAGGTTGTCGATCTCGTAGATCTTCTCAACCGACTTGTCGGAAACGCTGATGTATTCGCCTTCCAACGTCTGTGGGCTGTCTTCCGCTTCGGTGGAGATGGTGGCGAGCAGCTTGGGCGGCGCCTTCTGCTTGAACGCTTCCAGCGAGGGCAAGCCGTCCTTATAAGCTTCAGCACTGAACACGGCGTCTTTGATGCCGTAGTCACCCACCGAACGATGCGGGTTCAACGAATCGAACACCTTGAGGGTGTCGATACGACCCACGTTTTGCAGCATCGACAGTGCCTGCATGTAGTAGGCCGTGAAACTGGTCAGCGTCATCTTCATGACGTCTTCCATGAACGGTTGATTCTGCAAGCCCTTGTCGATCATGACGATCGGTTCAACTCGCGCAGGGCGAGCCAAGTCTGCCAGTGAGCCGATGTCACTGCCGTTCTTGATAGCACGGCTCACCGCACCGATGAGATTGCCTGCAACTTTGGCGCCCGTGCGCGCAGCGACTTCAGCTGCAACGGCCGCGGCTACTGGTAAAACCATGATTGATTTCCTTCTGTTACATTTGGAGTGGTTGTAAATGGCACTCGACGATTATTTAAACCAGATTGCACGCAATACCGGGCAGGCCCCGCGTGACCGGACCATCTCGGATGCGTTTTATGGGCTGAATATCATCGGCCGCAACGCACCCATCGTACTCAACACTGAAAACCACGGCTTCACGTTTTTCACGCGACCGTGCATGAATATGTCATACGATAACTTGCAGGTCGATCGAATGCTCTCCCTGCTGCTGAACCCCAACCCGGCAAGCATGGAACGGATGCTGCGTTGCTACATGGATCCCTGGTCACAAACCCAGGGTCAAGGGCAGGCGCTGCTGACGTGTCCGGGGGTGGATTACCTGTCCCCGTTTATTCCGTTGCTGTCCAACAACCTGATCTCACTGACCGGGTTTGATGACTTCACCATCGGCACACACAGTTCCGAACCTGGGTTGTACCGCGAGTCGTACTCGTACGTGGACGACGTTCCGTACCAATACGGCACGTACGACTTAACTGCCACTTTCCGAAATATTTCAGGCGACCCTATATCATTGATGATGCGCCTATGGGGTCAGTACATGGGTCTGGTCTATGAAGGGCGGTTGATGCCCTACCCAGAACTGGTGTTGATGAACGAGCTGGACTACAACACCCGCATCTGGCGCCTGATGATGGACGCTTCACGCACCTACGTGACCTCCCTGGGAGCGGCCAATGCCTGCTTCCCGATGACGGCCCCGATCGGACAGAAGTTCAACTTCACCGGTGACGGGTCGGAGACGCCGTTCCAACAGGTGCAGGAAAACATCAGCATCAGTTTCCGCTGCCACGGCTTTACGTACTACGACCACATCCTGGTGTATGAATTTAATACCCTCCAGGAAGAGTTCAACCCCAACATGCGTGCTGACCGCCGGGATTCGGCGATGCAGAAGCTGCGGCCTTGGGAACGCGAGTACTTCAACTATCAGTCCTACCCACGGATCAATCCGCTGGACATGGAACTGGAGTGGTACGTGCCGATGGCGGTCTACAACCAAGCCAAGTCGGGCGTGTTGCGTCAAGTTGACACCGCGGCCCAACAAGCTGTTAACCAAGGCCCTAACGTACAGGCTAGCCAACCATGAGTGAATACCAGGACAAAATCGCCCTTGTGCGATTCAACCCCGGCCTGATGCAAGACATCGCCCTGAATGAACTGGAGGCGCAACTTGACGGCACCGGTTCTTACGATGTGCCCAATGCGTCCATGCCGTTTGTGTATGCATTAGAATGCAACACCTTAAACACCGCGATGTTTTGCAGTGAAGGTGAAGCCCTGTTGCGTCGGCTGTACCCTGAGATGGCCCTGACGGCTGAAGAGCTGTACGCTCACATGTCCGACGACGACTACATCGGTCGGTTTGCGACGCCTGCCTGGACCACGTTTGAGTTGTACATTTCTCGTGACGAGCTGTTGGCCAAGGCTCTGCCCACCGGTGAGTCCGGGATGCGTAAGCTGGTGATCCCCCGCTTTACCAACTTTAAAGTGGCTGGGCAAATCTACACCATGCAGTTTCCTATCGAGCTGCGGGTCATGGCGCACGGCGGGATCTCGATTGTCTACGATGCGGATGTCAAAAGCCCGATCCAGACCTTGGAGTCGAACCTGGTAGACTGGGACGCCATCAGCATCGCGGGCGAGAAGCTGCTGCTGCTGCGCATTCCGGTGGGTCAGTTCGCCATTGCCACCAGCACTGAAGTGTTGTCGCCTACCGCAGCGTTTGATGACACCTACACCTTCACGGATTTGTTCTACCATGCACGGGTGTACGTCAAGGACCGTAACGGGGTGTGGCAGGAAATCAACACCACCCACTCTGCTCAGGTGTACGACCCGTTGAAGTTGACGGCGGTGCTGAAGGTCAGCAACAACAAACTGTACGTGCGCATTCCGGTGATCTACAAAACCGCGGGCCTGGCCCAAGGTGAGATCCGGGTGGACATCTACACCACCAAAGGTGCGGTGGACATCGACCTGGGCAGTTACGCAGACACCCAGTACACGATGGACATGGTGGCCATCGATGACGACTCCAAGTACATCTCTCCTCTGGAGACGTTCAACCGCCGGCAAGTGCTGAACCCTCATCGGGTCACTGGTGGGTCCAACTCGGTGGACTTCGACACCTTGCGAGCCTCGGTGATCGACGGGACCCTGGGCAGTTCGCGGGTGCCCATCACCAATGTGCAACTCTCAAGCGACCTGTCCAAACGTGGTTACTCGATGGTGACCAACATCGACAACATCACCAACCGGCAGTTCTTGGCGTCACGTCGGTTGTCGGCACCTGAGAACGGCACCACGATCTCGGGCGCTGGGTGTGTGATGAGTCAGTTGCAAGTGTCGATGGAGGAGCTGAGTCGATCCGCTCACGTCAAAGACAACGGCGACCGCATGACCATCCTCCCTTCGATGCTGTATGCCTACAAGAACGGGCGGATCAATGTGGTGACCGATGCGGCCAATGCCGCCCTGGCCAACAGTTCGGCTGAAGCCGTGGCGCGGGCAGTGGCGGACACCCGTTACCTGTACACCCCACTGCATTACGTGTTCGACACCACACTCAACACCTTTGATCTGCGTCCCTATTACCTGGACGAACCTTCGGTGGTGCGCAAGACGTTTGTCGATGAAAACGACAGTGCGCAATTGCAGGCAGGGATTGGGGCGTATTCCATCTCCCGCAACGACACCGGCTACCAGGTGTTGGTCACCTTGGATTCCGGGGACACGTTCAAGAACCTGGAAGACGACTTGATCGTGTTGCAGTTGGGTTACCGACCCACAGGGGAAACGCAGTATGCCAGTGTCAACGGCACGCTGGTGGGTTACGTGGACAAAGAGCGCCAATACCGCTTTGACATCCACACTGACTTTGACATCGACTCGGGGAACAACCTGTTCACCACCAACATGTCGATGTACACCGAGCAGCAGTTTGACTACAGCAGCCCACTGCGTCATGACTTCGACGTTTCAGTGATCGTCACCGACAGCATCACCCCAGGCTACAAAGCGGGGGATCTGGATGAGATGGTGCAGACGCACTTGTTGCCAAGCAAGTTCATGGTCTTGCAGCGCGAGCGCCTCACGGTGATCTTGGGGTACGACATGACGCGCCTGTGGCGGCGTAACCGCCCCGTGCTGGGCGAGGAGTCCTACGAGCGGTGGGCAGAGAACGTTCAGTGGTTCTGGGAAGAGACGCAGTACAAGCGCGATGAGAATAACCAGATTGTCATCACGCCGGGGGCCAACGGCAGTTACACCTACGAGGTTGAGCACAAGAAAGGTGATCCCGTTCTCAAAGACGGTAAACCGGTGTATCGCTACCTTAAGGGTGACGTGAAGCTTGATCCGGTCACACAGAAGCCCATCCTCAAAGCACCGCGTAAGCTGTTGCGGGAAGTGACGATGTTCTTCGTTGACGGCATCTATTACTTCGCCACCGAGGAAGCCAGCGTCACGTACCGGCGTTCGATCCCGATGGAACTGGTGGGGTGGTTGAACAATGACGTGTCGCTGATCAACAGCCTGCTCTTGGAGCAATCCAAGTTGTACCTGTACCCAACGGCCACGTACGGTGACACCACCGCCAATGTGAAAGAAGGGGTGACGGCGACGATCACGATCGACCAAGCGTTCTGGGTCGATTACTACATGACGGAAACGGCGTACAAGAATACCTCGATTCGGGAAGGCCTGTTGGCCAGTACCAAGTCGCTGGTCAATGACACATTAGGGCGCAGCACCATCAGCCGCTCTGACATCATTGCTCGCTTGAAAACCAACGCTGGTGATGATGTGGTGAGTATCGAAGCCGGTGGCCTGGGTGGCACCGACAATGACTACCCACTACTGACCATCAACGATGCGGCCGTGCGGTTGGGCTTGCGTAAGAAACTGACGGTGCTGGCTAACCAGACCCTGTTGGTGGAAGACGACATCAAGGTCAACTTCAAGAACCACAACGCAGTTGCTTTGACGTAACGGCATAGCAGCCTCCCTTCGGGGAGGCTGTATGTCGCTTAGAAGCCCAAGCCTTTAAACAAGCCGTTGAGTTTCTCTTCGGCTTTCTGCTGCTGCTCTTTGAGACGACCCTCGAGCGGACTTTCCAACAAGGTGGCGACCCACAGGCTGCGGCGCTTCTTGTGGAAATGGCAGTACGCGGCGATGACTGCCAACTGTGCACGGTTGTACGTGCTGAAGAAGTTGGCCATCTTGCCCAGGTTGTCGTACATCTTAGACAACACGCTCACACAACGCGACAGTTCGGCAAGCGCCTCTGGATCACTGTCATCCCCCTCGGGCAGTTTAATGCCTTTGATGGATTTGAGTTGCTTGGCCGAATCGCTGTAGGTCTCCACCAAGAACTGGTAGGTCACCGCTTCGCGCTGCCGGCGGTTGAAAGGACGCATCAATGTGGCGAAGGTGATGTAGTCGAACAGAAACTTGGGGTCCGGGTTCTCCGCCATCCACTGCCCTGCCAATACCGTCATGGTTTCCAGACGGTCCGGTTGGGTCATGTCCATCACCACCGTGTCACCCACCCCATCCACGTAGCGGGTGACTTGGTCCAAGTCTGCCTGGAACTTGGCCGTGAGGTCCACCAGGTCCGAACGAAAGCGCAGAATCGGCAACAGGTAATCCGAATCCCCGAACCCTGCGGCCGTCAGCGGCGTGCGTTTGATCTGTGGAGAGAGCTGGATGCGTTTGACGAACTCCATCAGTTCGGCATCGTGCAGGGTGGCGTCTTCCTTGACCAGGCGGATGATGTCGTCCGTGGCGCTCTGGGTTTCTTCCACGGCCTTGATGGCCGATTCGATCTTGCTGGAGACCGTACTGTCGCGGTGCTGCAAGTCACGCACGAAGCGATAGGCACGGGCCAGGTAATCGATCAGCTTCTGGAACCAGCTCTTGACCGTGGCCACGATCGTTGCCCCCAGACCTTCCAATCCCAAGGACTGGTTCAACAGGCTGCGCTGAGGGGTGAAGTGGTTAGGGCCGTATGCTTCCAGACCGGCACTGACCTTAACGTTCATGCCAATGCTGTTGAGCTTGTCGCAGATGGCGTACACGGCGCGGATGTCGTCCCGGCTGGCACCCTCGGTGGAGATCGTAGTGAGCAAGTCACCCATCCACTCCAAGGCCACCCCGGCTTCACGCAGTTCGTCACCTGCGTCTTGCGGGTACTCAGTCATGGGCTGGCCATCGGCAATGACGTCTTCGGCCAGTGCGGTGTCCAACTCTTCCTGATTTTGAAATTCAGTTTCCATTGCCTTTACCTACGGTGGTTTTCTTTTGCGCACTCAGTTGTTTGCGCAACGCGTAGTACTCTTTTTCGTAAATCAATTCGAGTACCTTCTTCTTCGCGCGCTGCTTGCCGTCTTCCTCATTGTACAAAGCCGGATTGGTGCAAACCACATCGCATGTAATGGAGAAATCACAATCCAGTTTCACGTTGATCACGGTGGTGCGTGTTTCTGGAAAGTGCGCATAGGCCTCGAATACAATCAAGGACTCCAGGTACTTAGGCGTCAGGCGTGGCAGCAACAGGCCAGGTTTGGTAGGAGAACGGTCCGGTTCCATGGTGTAGACCTCGTTTTATTCGACCTCGGCGAAGTGTTCGTCCAGGAGGGTCGATGCAGCTTGTTGAGACGCTGCAAATTCATGACGGCTGGTCAGCCAGTCGGACATGCCTTTCTTTTCCGGGGTGCCGGAGAGTTCAGCGTAATGGCTGTTCAGGGCCGCCTGAATCAGCATGGGGTCGCCGGTGCCGTTCATCAGCTCGTAGCGAGTGCGCAGGGTGGTACGAAAGCAGGAGAGCGCCAACTTGGTGTCCAGCGCGATGTTTTCGTTGACTTCGTTGAGCAGCTTCAAGAACGGTTTGGCGTGTTGTTCGTACGCCGCATCGAAGTTGACGGCTGGGTTCAACGGAACCTTGTAGCCTACCGCAGTCGCCACCCAGAGTGCCCGGGCCAGACGATCGTTGTTGTTTGGGGTTTTGAGTTGCTTGAGCTGTTGAGCCAGCAGGTAACCAGTGCGCATAATTGCCTCGAAGTTAAGTCAGGGAACCAAATCGTTCAGCCATCAGGAATGCGTCATTGTTGAGCAGTCCTTCCAAGCGTTCTTCGTGTTTCTTCAGCTGGGCTTGACGCCGGCTGGAATGGAACAGGGTCTGGGCGATCGCATCCCAGGCAGTGCGGTTGCTGTTGTACTCTTTGAGCACGCCATCAATCACGGCGATGTCTTCAAGCAACTTAGCTTTGAAGTTGGCGTCACCCTCAGCCCACTTCAGTTGTGCGATCAGGTCCTTGCGGGTTTTGTTGATCCGCTCGGTGGGGTTGTCGTAGCGCTCATGGTCACCGTTGGCCAAGATGGCCACTGTGATCAGACACGGCAGTGAAATCGGCCACAGCGGGAGCAGCAGCACACCCACGGTACCCATGATCAGCTTAGCCGTCTCGGCCACCGCAAAGGCCACGCGTCCTCGGGTGTAGCTGCCTGCCCCGTAGCGCCGATCCAACTTGTTGAAATACGTCACCAGGTCTCGACCAAAGCCTTGACGGCTGGCATACAGGTCTGCCATCTGCTCGTCACGCTTGATCGACAGCTCGTAGTCACCTGTGGACGTCAGGTGATGCCGCGGCATCAGACGCCAGTTGGTGAGGATCGCCCGGCGCATGTTCTCTTCGGTGGGTGCGCTGCGCAGCTCTTCACGCAGTTTGCTGTCGGAGACGTTCTTTTCAAAGTAGGTCTCGTTGAGCATCTGCAATTTGTAGACGTTGGGCTTTTTGCCCAGGAGCACTTCCACGCCTTCGGTGAGCATGTAGTTGAGCCAGACGTAGTCGCCACAAGCCACGTACATGTTCTGGCAATGGCCGATCTCGTGCAACAAGATCCCGGTGACTTCGCGTGGGGTGCCTTCGACTTCTTCCCCGCTGAACAAGCCTGCGAACATCTCGATCTTCATGGGCAGCTTGTCCACCAGCTCCCCGCTGATCGTTCCCTGCTCCAGGTCAATGTGCAGGTCAAACAGGCCGTAGTCGATTTTCTTGTCCCGGATGTTCAACGGCGTGGTGCCCGTAACGTAGGTGGTGCCGTTGTGGCCTTCCAGAGACGGTACGTACGCGCAGGCGTTGCAGATCGGGTAATCGTTGTAAGCCACCTCGATGTTCATCTTGGTGCGCTTTTGTACGATCTCGGTCAGCTCTTTGAAACGTGCCGGTTTAGCGCCACTGGTGGGGAACTCGGCGAAAATCTGTTCGACCACTGCCAGCAGTTCAGCCCCTAGGAGCCGCTTGTTGCTGACCGACAGCATCTCAATGGAGACGCGTTGTAATAGTTTGCCCATGGTACAGCGTCCCTAGGTAAAAAAGCGTTTGAGTCATACAGATAGGACGCCAAAGAATTACCAGGGGGCTTAATCCTACAGAGCGAGGAATCAGGTGTGTTTTTATGAGCGAAGTCGATATCAGTTATAAGAAGGAAGATGTGCTGGGTTACGAGTGCAAGCACATCACTTATGTCGTGGACCAAAAGCAAGGGAACCACGACCTGCTGGTGGCCAAGGTCATTGTCCACCTTAAAGACGGCCGGAAGATCCCCGTCCTGCAAAAGTTCCCCGATTACAAACGCCCGTATTGGATCACCCACAAGGGGATGCAAAACCACCGCGAGAAGAAAGACTACGAATACGCACGCAACTTGCAGAAGTTTCAGTGCACCCAGTTAGAGTTACCGAAGGCCTTGGCGAAAGCCACGGGCAATTATTCCGCCTTTGGTTTAAAGCAAGTCTGTCGCAGTCCGTACATCTACGGCACTGACGTGACCAGTACCTGTTACCTTAAGTCGGACTACCGCAATAAGTGGCCTGACTTGGTGACGTTAAACCGAGTGGCCGGTGGCGATATCGAGACCAACGTGCACAGCAAGGATCAAGAGATCATTTGCATGTCGGTCACCCATAAAAAGAACGCGGTGATCTACTACCTCAAGTCCTGGGTCAGTGACATTGAGGACGTGGAAGGGGAAACCCTGCGCTGTGCGGAGGAGTTCATCGGCGACGTACTCAAAAAGCGCGAGTGCAAGATCGAAGTGCACGTGGTCGACACCCCAGCCCAAGTGGTCATCGGTTGCCTAAACAAGTTGCATGAATGGAAGCCTGAGTTCTTCGGCTTCTGGAACATCGACTTCGACATTTCCAAAATCATCACCGCGCTGCAACGTGAAGGCATTGACCCCAAGGACGTGTTCAGCGACCCGAGCATCCCACCGAACTACCGCTACTTTGATTTCAAGCGGGGCAACACGCAGAAAGTCACCGCCTCAGGCAAAACCATGTCGATCAACGTGGAAGACCGTTGGCACTGGCTGACACACCCTGCCACGTTCCAGTGCATCGACTTGATGCCGGTGTACCGTAACACCCGTCTGGCCAACGGTAAGGAACCGTCATACTCGCTGGACTCGATCTTGAAGAAGGAACTCAAGATCACAAAGTTGAAGTTTGCTGAAACCGATCACTTGACCGGACTGCGTTGGCACGAAGTCATGCAGGAGAAGCACAAGATTCGCTACGGGGTCTACAACATCTTCGACAGTATGACGCTTGAGATGCTGGACGAGAAGACCAACGATTTGGCTTCGTCGATCACGATGTATTCCAAGAACAGCGACTACAAGAACTTTAACTCTAACCCTAAGCGTCTGTGTGACGACATGCACTTCTGGTACCTGAACCGTCCAGAACCCTGCGTCATGGGCAGTTCGTCTGACCGGATGGTGGAGGAGGTGGATGAGCACGTGATCGGTCATCATGACTGGATCGTGACGTTACCCTCGTACATGGCCGCCCCTAACGGCTTGAAGTGTGTGGGGGGTTACCCCAACTATCACACCTTGATCTACACCCACGTAGCGGACTTGGACATCGTTTCGACGTACCCCAACGTCTCGCAGCTGTTGAACATCGCACGGGAAACCTGTGTGATGGAGTTCTGTCGCATGCGGGGGATCAGTGAAGAACACCGGCGTGAGGTCGGGGTGAACCTCACGGGCGGTAAGACCAACGCCGTGGAGATCTGCCAGAAGATCTTGGGGGCACCGACACTGGATCAAATGCTGGGTATGATGGAAGACCACCTGGCAAAAAAGGGACCCGCCTTGGCTCCCCCTTTCGACATCAACGATTTGGTGGATATGAATGCTCTACCAAAGGCGACCGCCGCTTTAGCGCCCTCTTCTGCCGCTTAAGTGACGGACGCACCATTGAGGAGCACTACCAGTGTGATGTGAAGGGCTACCAGCCCGGTGGGCGGGATTGGCGCTTAGGGAAGGGCAAACCCCCACTTAAGCCCAATACCGACCTCTGGGGCGAGTACAAGGCCTTGTGGCAACAATGGGCGGTGCTCAATCCAACGCTCATGGAAGAACTGGAAGAGCACGCCTGTGAGCACGACGGCGTGCTCTCCGATATGTTTGGCACCACCCCCATTACTCAGGCCCGGGCCCTGGCCGAGATCCTTAACGAACGGAGTGCAGCATGAACTGGCAACAATACCTGCTGAGTAAGATCGCCGAGGAATCGGTCGAGGTCGCTAAAGAAGCTTTAAAGTCACAGTCCTTTGGGCTGATGTCGCAGTACCAGAACAGTCCGGCGTACATGCACCTGGCCAATGAACTGGTGGACCTGATGGCGGTGGTGGAGATGCTGTCCCATCACCCACACACCAAAACCCAGCTCAACGGGGTGCACTTTAACCCCTTCCACACCACCCTACCCCTGGTCCATACGGAGATGACCAAGAAGATGGAAAAGGTGTGTTACTACGCCATGCACGTCTACCGGGAAGGAAACCTGCACTTGACCCCGGGTGAATACGAATCCATCTATGCGATGGCCATGGCGTACGGCGCCAAGTACAACCTGGACTACATTGGCAACATCGCGTACCGCGGCTGACCGACATAGGCCCCTCCCGTAGGAGGGGCATTATGCCGTTAAGGCTGAATCAGCTCCAACACCGGTTTCCACGTTACCGAGGCGGCGGACAAGCCTTTAGAGACGCACAGACCCGAACCCATGCCAAACCCTGGGTACGAACGCATGACGCACCCTCCTGTGTTTTGACTGGAACTCTCCTGCATGATGGTCCAACCGGCTGACAATTGACTGCCTGTGTAAGCAGCCCAGTCCTCCCGCGCCTGATACGTCTCGATGCCTGACGTACTGCGGTACATCAACTGGTTCCATTCCGAGCCTTTGAAGGTTACGTGGTTGTCCACCCGCCCGGAGGTGCCGCTGCCGCTGCCCACTTCCAATGGCACCGAGTTACCGATGGCGGTTTTAGGGACGCGGACGCGGAAGGTTCGATTGCCTACCGTGGCGCGGGCACTCTGGGCCACAGGCGTGGCTGCCGGGTAAGCACCGTTGGTATCGTCTCCGTAGATCGCCCCACGGGCGTACAACTGATTCCAGGTAACGGTGTTACGGAACCCTTGCATGGGCATGTACAAAATCTTGCCCTGCCAAATAAATTTCTGCCAGTCAGAGTTAACTTGCGAGCTGATGACGCCCCCTGCGGTTAACCCGATCGCGGTGGCCAGTGCCGTACCATTGATGAACTCAGCCGCTGTCAGCGTACCAAAGTAACCTTCCGTGGCGTCCCCGGCGATCAAAGTCGTCGGACCAGGTCCTAGGTCCGCGGGCAGTGTGTAACTCACCCCCTGGCCCACTCCTGCAAGTGCTTCAAACATAGTTAACCCTCTTTCCCTCATTAAAAGCTTAACCCTACAGAGAATACGGCATAAAGCCCCTCCCGCAGGAGGGGCGTGCCATCAGGCGTGCTTCTGGAAGAACTCCACCAGCATTTCGACGCGGTCAGGCTGTTGGTCGCGTACCAGGGTGCGGACATCGACTTGCTTGCGCAGGTCTTTGTTCGGGGCCGAGTAGGCGCGCAGCACTTCGAGGAAGTTGATGTGACGCTCACGGTACTTGCGCTCGGTGCGCATCAGGTGCGTGAAGCGGTACACGTTGTCAGCATGGAACACCTGACCTTTCTCTTGGTGCGTGCTGAAGTAGTCCAGCAGGCGCTTGAGAGCAGGCACCAGGGCCGACGGTTCCAGAGCGATGATGTACTGGAACAGGTTTTCCAGGTTGTTCTGTGCACGCAAGGCGGCGGCTTCGTCAACCGAACTGCCGGGTTTGACGGCGGCTTCGTAGCGCGCCAGGCTGCTGTCAATGAAAGACACGTTCATCGGGGTCAGGCCTTCTACGGTGTCGAGGGGTTTGGGGGCAGGCGCTGCTTGAGCAGGAGCCGGTTCTGGTGCTTGACGCGAGGTGGCTTCGGCCTGGCTGGCCGCAGCGGCTTCTTGTTGCGTTTGCTGCTTGGTGTAAGCGGCACGCACCGCGTCCGGGCTGTTGTTCTCGCTGGTGAGCTTCACGCGCGATTTGAGTTCGCTGGCCGCTTTGGCGTCGTTGGTTTTACCCAACGCACGGATTTCACCGAATGCCCAGGCGTGCAGTTCTTCAGTGGACCAGTCGGACGCTTGACGCTCAGCGCGGGTCACGTCGTTCTTCCACACCCCGTTACGGGTTTTCTCAGGCTCGATGCCTTGACCGTAAAACGCGATGACTTCCTTGACCGACCAGGCCTGTGGCACGTCTTCACGTTTGCGGAACTCGTTGACCACCGGGCCATTGAGCTTGTCGGTGACGTCCTTGAGTTCGCCCTTAAGGAATGCCAGCAGTTCTGGGGTACTCCACTCAGGCACAGCGCGACTGGCGCGGGTTGGGTCCAGGTAGAAGACGCCATCAGCGTTCTTCACCGGTTGATCAACCGTCTGTTGGTTGACCCAGGCCAGGACTTGCTCATCGGACCAGGCGGCCGGTACTTCAAACTGGGTGCGGGCTTGCTTGGCCAGGTCAACGTCCTTGACTTCTTCAGCAGCCGGGGCTGGAGTGTCGTCGGCAGCAGGTGCGGCTTCGTCAGTAGCGGGGGCTTCTTCAGCAGGGGCCGATTGAGCGCCGGCTTGCTCCAGGGCCTTGGCATTGGCTTCAGCGATGGCAGCAACCACTGGGGAGGGGGTGGCGACACCGTCAGCCGGGGTAGGGACTTCAGTGGCCGCCGAGGCGCCAGTTGGATTGTCCAGCAGTTGTTCTACGGCAGCTTTCTGTTCTTCTGGGGTGGCCATTTAGATGGACTCCTTAGGTGGCTTGCGTGTAAAGCATTGAGGTACGGGGTATTACTTCAGCAGACGTTTCCAATCCCAGCGTGCGGTCTTGAGTGCGGAGGCGTGCATCTTCTTCAAGAACAGGGTCAGGAAGCGACCCCCCAGACCAGCAGCAGCGGCAGCCAAGCCGTTGGGCTGTTCACTGAGTGCACGACCAGCGCAGACCCCGCAGGGGTTCTTGCCAGGGGACTTGCAGACACCCGGGCCCCGCAGGTTGACAAACCGCCCGACGTAGCTGCCTACGTTCTCAGGGGTGAGCAAGACCTGGGCCTCGCCATCGACAATGGTAAAGCCGACGATGGATTTGGTGGACGCTTTGGTGACCAGGGTGGGCACACCGAGTTTGACGCCGCAGTCGGGCTCTGCGATGCGCACGGTACCCAGCATCCGGTAGATAGTCTTGGTCGACTCACCCCCAAGCTTGGTCTGCGCACCACGGTTATACGAACCGAAGCGGGTGGAGTTGTTCATCGCCGCCATGTAATCCGGGTCGATGCCTTCTTCCAACGACTTTTGGATAAAGTCCACGGAGGTGCCGTCTTCAAACGGTGACTCGCCGCCGAACATATAGAACATGCGCTTGCGGGTACCGCCGAAGAACTTGGAGTCGTTGGACTTGTAGAACTGCTCCGCCGGATCACCCTTCATGTGCTCGCGGTCCAGGTCTTCCATGACGTTGCCGATACGAGCAACGATGGCCGGGTCCTTGAGTTCTTCAGGGGTGTACTTACCCACTTCAGCATCACGCACCTTAGTGCGGTCGGGGTGGGGTACCATCGACTTCTTAGAAGCCGAGGAGACAATGCTGGTGGCGTAGGCCATCAGCGACAGGGCATTGTCACAGAAGTGCAGGTACTGACGTACATAGATCTTGCCGTCAGGCGCTTTGGGGTATCGTTCAGGTGGCAGCGTACGCAGTCGGAACTCACCGAAGCCTGCCATCTCAGGGTCTTCTATGGGGTCATCGATCATGCGGTCGATGATCTGCGCTTCGATGGCTTTAAGGCTGATGTAGCCTTCCATGTACGGCAGCGTGGTACCGAATGGTAAGACCAGGATCATGTAGTTGACGAAGACGTTACCGTAGGTGGTGATCAGTGCACCGGAACCTGCGTAGTTGGCAATCTCACCGACTTGTAACACCAGCTCTTCTTTCCACTGGAACAACGCCTGCCCTGGGGTGAAGTCATCGATCGGTGTCCAGGCGGGTTGCTCGGGACCAGCCCCACCCAGGTTGGGGTCGGCGTGCACGATCATGTCGTGGTCCGGGTCCAGGAACTCCATCCGTCCATCGACAATCCGGGTCATGTACCAGAAGCGGGTGTTCTTGGCCCCTGGGGCCATCCCCACCACCACCGAGAACACGCTGTTAACCCACGCGCGCTTCTTGCCGGCGCCGGCATTAATAGCCTTGATGAAATAATCGCGTTTGTTCATATCAGCCTTCTACGACCCGTTCCAGGTCGGTGAGGTACTTGTTCAGTCGGTTCTGTTCACTTAGCTCATCAGTGAACTCTTGAACCAATCGCCGGGCCGTCGTAAACGCCTCGTCGAATGGTGCGTTACTGAAGTAAACCAAGGCCAGTAGTTCACAAGCAAGATGATCGGAATCAAAGCTGTCCATGACCTCGACGTTTTGGTGGATCAGTGAATCCAGTGGCCGGCCGCAACGCACGCCGGCATTAGCCAGTTCCATGACGATGGTGCACTTCTCTGCACCTTTGCCTTTAATCAGACGATTCAAGCGAGCGACGCGTCGGGTGTTGTCGGGTAACAGGTCCACTGGCTCAGGGCCACGCAGTTGAATGGCGTTCAATGCCACTTCATGAATACGGGCCACCAGGTCATCACTGACCAGGGCCAACACGTCAATGGCTTCCTCAACCCCCAACGTGGTGAAGATCGGTGTCATGTTGGCGATGACTTCCTCGTTGGTGAAGTCGCCCATGGTCAACCCTACCAGGTGGTCAGGGATGATGTAGTGCTCCAGCGAGGCGATGGTGTGCAGCACGTTATTGCGCTGCGCCATCGTGGCGTCGTCAATCAAACGCACGCCAAAACTATCCAGGGCTTGATTGAGCCCAATGGTCAGTACGTCGTCTAACCGGGAGACCAGCATGGTGTTGTCGGCGTTGCTGTTTTGGATCTCGATGATCTCTTGCAGTTCATCCCCCACCACGTCTAAGCCCAACCCGCTCAGCAGGCGATTGGCTTCGAGCAGCAGATCCAGACGCTCGGGCGTCACCAACCCCTCCAGGGCTAGTTGTAACTCTAGGTTCATAATGAAATCCCTAAGACTCGGTAGATACTGACATAAAGTTAGGTGCGCAAGTAGGAACAAAATTACATCAGCTGTTTTATATATGTCAGATTGTCATTAATCGCCTCAGGAAACCTATTACATGTCTCAACTCATCGAAGGCGCTGCGATCAAAGTCGTGGACCCAAAAGCCGTAGAAAACTTTGACCAGATGCCTGCCGACGAGCAGGCAAAGGTCCGACAGGAGATGCTCGAAATGCAATCGCAAGTCGCTGATCAAGTACTGCAATCCCCCAAGGGCTGGGACATCCTCACCGAGTTCTGCCGCCTGGGCCAAGGCAAGCTGTTGTCGACCAGCGCGTTCGTCGTACCGGTCATGCAGAGCATGGACCACATCAAGGCTACCCTGCCGGACGCCACGGGCTTCCAGAAGAGCTTCCAGAACCTGGTCCAGGACCTGCAAACGTCCAAGAAGAACTTCGATGCCATTGCCGCCCAGCACAAAGGCAAAGCTGGCCAACCCAGCGCAACTGAATTGCCTCAGGTGTTTGAGCTGTCCAATCAATACAGCGCCGAGATCACCAATTTGGAAACCGTGGTCGAGCCGTTGATCCTGTCCCTGTGCGAGCAACTGCACGCCGGCGGCGTGGTGGAGATCGGCTTGGACGACGAACAGGAAACCGCGCAATGAACCAGCCGTATCAAGAACAATACGACGCCGCGCTGAAAAGCGGCTTCGTTGGCACCTACGACGAGTTCGTAGCCCAGATGGCACAACCGGCGAGTGAAGCGCCGGACGCCTGGACCCTGGAACAACAGCAACGCATACGTGGTGAGATCGCTGAAGCCGGTGAAGAACACTGGTTGGGCGATACCCCAGCTGCACCGGCGCAGCCGAGTGCACCCACCCCCGCCGGTGGCGACGAGCTTGAGGCCGATGAGGGCGACGACGAAGAGCCTGAAGTCGCGCCTTTCACCCCGGACCAAAAGAAAGTGAGCTTCACGGTTCACGACAAGGCCCCCACGACGTCGCCCCTGCCAGAAGGCAGTGACGTCCCGACGTTGATCGAAGCGCTGTCGCTGTTTCGTGAGTCGTATGCCAACGTGACACAAGTCATGGATCGGCAGAACGCCCTCCTGGAACGCTTGACTGAACGTGATGAGCGTGTGGTCAAGGCCCTGGCCGATAAAGGCAAGCCTCTGACCGACGAAGACGGTAACGTGTGGTTGCGCACCGTGTTCGATGCCATCTCCAGCGCACGCCTGGACAACATCGGTCTGGCGGCCAGTGAGCGCGAAGGCTCCCACTGGACCAACGTGCTGGAAGTCAATGGCCGTGAACTGCGTCCAGGTATCCCCAAGCAAACCTTGGGTGATCCTAAGCAGCTGACCAAGGAAGAGCTGGTCGGTTACTTCCAACGCAAAACCGGTACGGGCTCCACCTTCGACGTGCCGTGCTACCGTTCCGGCCTGTGGCTGCGGTTCAGTTCGCCTACGCTGGCTGACCTCACCGGTCTGCAATACGAGTTGAACCAGGTCAAGGTCAGCTTGGGTCGTGAGTCCAAGGGTCTGGCGTTCTCCAACACGCTGCAAGCACTGATGTCTGTGGCCATGGACTTCGCCTTGCAATACGTGATCGATGCCAACATCAGCTTCCGCACCCCCACCGATATCAAGGAACGTCTTGATTCGATGGATGAGCAGCACGTGCTCCTGGGTCTGGCCGCGGTGATGTGGCCAAAGGGCTACCCTTACGCTGCACCGTGCATGGCCGATGCTTCGAAATGTCAGCACATCACCAAGGACATCTTGAACTTCCGTTCGATGGTGTTCACTGATGAGAACTCCCTGACCAAGTGGCAGAAAGAGTTCATGGCCCTGCGCCTGCGCAAAGCCAGCGACAAGGCCACTGATGCTGATCTGGCCAAGTACAAAGCCGAGCACATGCGCGGTAAGGAACGCACGGTCTGGTTCGGGGACATGGGTCTGGAACTGCACACCCCCTCGGTGCTGCAACACGAAGAATCGGGCAAGGCCTGGATCGACGGCATTGTGGAAATGACTCAGGGTGCGTTCAACGAGCCGCCACACGGGACCAACCGCAACCGCTGGATCGAGCAACTCGGTCAAGCCACCACCGCCCGTCAATACGCCCACTGGGTGAGCGCTGTGGTGGAGCGGGACGAGGAAGGCACCGTCACTGAAGTCACGCGTGAAACCGACGTGATTGCGGGTATCCTGGGTTCGGTGATGTCGGATGACGACTACGCCGAAGACTTCTTCAAGAAGATCCAGGAGTACATCGAGGAAAGCATGATCTCGATGGTGGCTATCAATAGCTACAACTGCCCGCACTGTGAATCGCCAGTGGCCGAGAAGTTCCACGCACGCTTTGACCACCTGGTGCCGTTGGACATGCTCACCACCGTTTTTACGTTGGCCAACCGGAAGCTCAACTGAGTCCTGCGATCAACAAGGATGCGCGTTACAGTCGACTGTCGCTAGGCAGTGGCCCTAACGCGCACGTCGCGTTACTCAGCTTCGGGTTGGAGCGGGTCAATCAACGCGGTCAACTGGATGCCATGTTGCGGGAACTGCCCGCCATGCGTTCGACGACCACTGAGATCATGACACGGATGGCGTATCAGACGGAGTACGGAATCTTTAACCACGAAGACCCTCGGGCTAGCAAGCTGCGTCCTTTGGCGTTGGTGGCGATGCACGATAAGGAAGACGTGGTTGAAGGCAGTCCATACGCCAGTGCCTTGCGCAGGTTCTACAGCTTCAAGATGCACACAACGTTTGGCATGACCGCCAAACAGTTCTTTGATCTGCCGGTGTGGGAAACTGAGCTGTATTATGACATGGCTGCCAGTGCGCTGGAAGAGTCGGCCAGTAAAGGGAAGAAACTGGAGAAGCAAATGCAAATGGAGTTGGACCTCAAGCCCCCGCAATAAAGAAAAAAGAAACAGCATAGCGCCTCCCCATCAGGGGAGGCTTTATGTCGTCCTAAAGGTCGAGACGAAAAGAAAGGCCCCCGAAGGAGCCAAAAGGACGAGGAGCCCTAAAACTAAAGGTTGTTGCGGGCGATGTAGTACATCCACGCCGCCAAGATTACTACAGCCCCACCCATGGTCATGCCAAGGGCCGGGTAACCAGGCGCCATGCAGCAGAGGATCAACACTGCCCACGCTGCAATGACGCCCAACATCGAAAACAAACTCACTACAAACTTACAGCGATCAGACATCGGTCCTCCACTAAACGATACGCATGGTTCGGTGGCTGAGCACCTTACCTTCAAAGTGCTCCTTTTTGTTGTTGTGGTAACGGATGTGGTGCGGGATGTGCTGACAGACCATGTACGTCAGCCTCGGTACCAGTCCTGGGAAGTTCTTGAGCTTACGCAACCGACCCAAGATCTGCACGTTATCCTTCTTGGAATCGGTGGCTTGCAGCAACAGTACTTCACGCAGGTCGATGATGTCTTGACCGGTACCCGCCGACTTGATCGTGGAGATCGTGATGTCATTGGTTTGCAGCGTACGGAAGTCATCCCCCGACACAAACCGACCAATGGCCAGGTCTGGATACTGCTCCTTCATGTGCTTCATCAACTTGTCGATGAAAGCCACAGTGGCGCAGAGGATCAATAACTTCTGACCGGGTAAGCGGTCTTCCACGTAGATCTTGTCCACCACACGTTTGACCATCGCGTAGTACGCTGTGGTCCGACGTTTCGCCTTGAGCATTTGCGTCTCATAGCGGGCGTGGTTGTAGGTGTTCTTGAACGGGGTCAAGTAATCCTTGGACTGCACGGTAGGGTCTGAATACAACAAACCCACCGAGTTGATGTACATGTCGTACGTCGGCAACGTACACATCGTCTCTTCCGGCAACTGCACACCGATCATCTTCGTCACATACGGGTTGCCCGTGTACGGCGTGGCGGAGAGGTAGATCTGTTTGCGCACGTTGGTGAAGATGTCAATGCGAAACACCAGGCCTGGGTCGTCCTGGATCTCATCGTTGATCTGGGTACCGGCACCAATGACTTCATGGAACCTGGGTGGCGCGCACCCGTAGCCGCCTTCGGTGGTAATGTGCTCACCGTATTTCTCGTAGGCTTCGATGTACCCACGGTACGTCACGGCCGAGACCAGGAAGATGTCTTCCTCAATGTCACCGGCCAAGCCGTCTTCGATCAAGCGCTGAAGCTGTGCACCCCCTTCGATCTTACGGACCCGGCGGTTGCCTTTCTCGAACCCTTCGTAGGTTTCTTCTAGGGCTTTCTCCCAAATCCCGAAGAATTTAGGCTGCACCATGATCACGCAACGACCTTGCATCTGCGCTAGGGCCGCTAAGGCGCTTAGAGTCTTGCCCTTGCCTGTTTGCAGGTCAAGCCGCCGAGAGTACAGGCTATCGGCTAACTCGGCTACAATCGGCTCCTGGTAGTCCCTGAGGACGTACAGTTCCTTGACGACATATTCAGCGGGCAGCACCGACGGCACGGGGATATCCACGCAGTCGATCTGAGCTTCTTTAATGCCTTTGTGCCCCAGGTACGCCACCAGCGCAGGGTAACTGTTCCGGTGGATGAATAATTCGCGGTAGTTCTCAGTTAAACCGTAATACTTTTTCTTGAGCTCCATGACCATGCCGCCATGCGGCAGCTTCTTGGGCTCTTTAAGTGACAGTCCCTCCAGGAACTGGGTCAGTCGATAGAACGTGTCTCGGTTGTAGCCGCTTAAGCGGACACCGTGTGAAAAGCGTTCTGCTTTCAGCATGATGGGCATGCTGTTTAAAAGCAGGTGTTCCTTGAGCATGCTGGTCATGATTATCACCTGTGAGGCTGTTGAGGCCTCACAGGCTTCCCCCTCCGACTACTTAGGACATTTTGCCCCCCATCACAATCGTGTCGTATGGGTGGTCGTTGCGATCTGTGTACAAGAACGAACCTGGGTTGTTCAGAGGATGGTGTTGCTTCTCGAAAGCCATGGCCACCGACAACGATCGGTTGAGCATGATCTTGTTGTACTTCTCGAAGACACCACTGAGCCCAGGCTTTGGCAGACGGTAATCGCGGTTCACGGCAGAGCGAACCATCATAGCGTAAACCAAAACTTCACAGTGAACGATGTTGAGCGAGAGCTTCTCGTTCATCATGACCACAAAGATCGACAACGCTTCCACCGGATCGTTGCTGTAGTTCTTCAGATAGGTCTTGCCGGTGTAACGGGTTTTATCCCCCGACAGCTTGTTATCTTCCCCTTCAGAACCCGAATGCAAGAAGCTCTGAATACGCTTCATCACTTCGTACATGTTTACGTGCTTGTACGGCAGCACCAGCAACGGCTTACGGACATCGAAGCCATCGAGTTCAATCACCACGTTGTCACGCCCATCGTGAGTCCAACGCACCTTCTGAATGTGCTCCAGCAATTCCAGCGAGAAGCTGGATTTACGGTTGTACAGCGAGACGTTCAGTACATCGGTGGTCGTGCCCTGATCGGTATCGATCTGGATCGCGATCTTGGTCAAGTGCGAGGCGTTGCCAAACGGATAGGCCGAGAGGTCTTTGAGCATCAGTACGTCAGCCAGGCTGTGCACTTCGTCTCGTTTAACCACCAGGCGCATCTTCTTGTTGTGCAACTCACGGCGCAGGTACAGCGTTTCTTCCTGCATGCCGTAACGCAAGTACTTGACTTCCGTCGCACCCGGCTGATAACGGTCCACCACCGAGGTTGCATCTGTGTGCTTGGTCGACAACACCGAGGAGGTGATCTTGTCGCCCGTGATAACTGCACTGACGTGACCGATGTTGGTGTCGCGTGGCACCGAGAAACTCAACCGGCCATAACACGTGGCACACACACCCGCAGGATCTGGGTGGACACAGGCCAGCACCGAACGGATCTTGATGGTCTTCTGCTCCTCAGGGAACTTCTCATTCCCCCGCAGCCAGTCCATGCCCCCGTCCGCCTTGAGGTAGTACTTACCCTTCAAGGTCTTCGCAGCACCTTCCAACAATGGGAACTCGATGTAATCGGCCCCACAGTCGCCTGAGTATTCCGGCGTCTTATAGTGCAGACGCTGGACGTTCTCGGCAATCAGCTGCGTCTTACGGTTGAAGTACTCGGTGATCCGCAGCAGCTCCTTGTTATACAGCAGCGCTTTGGAGCCGGCACGTGATTCGGCCATGGACGAGGCCAGGTCCCAGATGCCTTCGATGTAGCCTGCGGTGATCGCTTCCGGGAAGATGTCGGAGTTGATGTCGGTCGGAAAGCCCCGTGCACCAAAGGTTTGCAGCGCTTGATCCATCTTCAAGGTGCCCGAACGCAGGCCCTCGGTGATGGGATTGCCGCGCAGCTTGCTCTCGTCCATCAATACCTGAGCAATCGCTGGGTACAACACCTTCTCGATCCCGTGCTGCGTGGGTTCGATGTTGGCTTTGGCATGCTTGATCTGCGGGTCGTTGACGATCTCCAGGATATCAAAGAGCGACAACGTCGAGACCCAGGCCGAGCAGCGGATGGTGAACACATTGTAGAACTTGTTGACCGTTTGGATGGCGCGTAACGCCAGCCATTCGTGGTCGATCATTTCGTTGCTGTAGGCATGAATGCCCCACACCACACGGTTGATCAACACCAACATGGACTTACTGGTGAAGCGGGTGTCAGCGATGTGGTAGTGCCGGTGAATCGGCGCGTCTGGGTAATCCCGCAAAGGTTCCCACAGGTACGTCGACAGAATGGTGGCCCGGGTATGGGTGATCAAGTCCCCTTCCGGAAAGTTAACGATGTGCCATTCTTCCGGCAGTGCCCACAGTTGCTCTTCTGTCATGTTCAGAAGGTCACGGGCGTTGTAACGATTCATGTAAGCGCTCCAGCTTTAATACGTAGTGGGTGCCAAGGAACAGCCCGATTACACATCGGGCTTGTACACGAACTTCAAACCCCGGCATTCCAGCAGATGCTGGTACAGCCCCACCGGTCGAGAGCCCCCATACGGGATGACGTTGCGATCAACCAGTTTGGGTATGTTGGTGGGTTTAGCGGCGCTTACGATGTTGTCCACACCGAAGTTGTGAGCCATGGGGTTGGTGGTCTGATCCAGCAACTCGTTGGTCCAGTGGGCCCCAACGACGCAGATGTACGACCGGGTTTCCGACTCACCCATACTGCGCACCGGTTGTTCGCGGCCCGGGGTAGAGAGTTTGTCGGAGTTGTTGAGTTTTGCTGGCAAGCCGAACTGCTGCGTCTTAGTCGACGCCACACCCGACCAGTCATCGCCGATCTTCTCCAGGCAGAACATGTACAGGTCACCGATCAACACGCTTTTACGCGTGGTGACGTGTTGGCCTGCGCTGTTGGTGTACGTCACTGGACCGTAATGCGGACGGAACTCACCGTTGGCCAGTTCGTTGCCCATCGCAATCAGATCCACCGGGTTGTTTGGTGGGATGAACAGGTAGTGACCATCCATCAACACCGACGCCACATGACGATAGCGATCCGGGTCGTTGACCAACATGTCCTTTTGTAGCGGTGCGACGATTTCGTAGAAACGCATCAGCGTCTCGAAGATGTTGTCGACCACTTCCGGACTGCGGCGCAGGTTCTGCACCATCACCTGGGTGGGCTTGACGTTAGGCAACATGCCCGCGCTTTCACGCAAACGATGCACCAAGTCCCTGGCCGCGGCATTGATGAACTGCTCATACAGACGACCGAAGTTCAGTCGCCGCATGGTCGAGCCACCATAGATCGCCACTTCAGCACGGTTGCCCTTGCTGTCCATCGGCATGTGGTGGTCTGGCTTGACCTTACAGATCACCCCCTTACCGCCGTGACCGTCTGTGGCTTTGTACCCGTTGTCCGGGTCCATCTCCGCTTCACAGGTCACTTCCACCATCCATTCATCCAACGCTTCCAAGCGGAACATCCGCGAGAGTTTGCGTTGGTTGTCTGGGACGGGCAGATAGATCTGGGCTTCCACCAACAACTGGTTGAACTCTGGCGTGATACGGATCAGCCAGTTACCGTCTTTGTCTTTCCCACGGCGCTGACGCATCTTGTTGTAGATGTTCAGCAACTCATTGTAGTAAGCACTCGCTGAGTTGTAGTACTTGCGCAGTTGGTAGTCCATCCCTGCTGGGGTGAACACCGGGTTGGTGCGGTTGTCGTGGTAGACCGTGATGTCCTTAACCAGGGCCCCAGGCTTTCCGATGGTCGGCTTGTCGAACTGCATGTCGACTGTGCGCAAGGCACGTGGCGTCATATCGGCAATGGACAGGTTATCGTCCAAATCACGGGTGGCGAAGATCACACCGTCATCTCGAATACGCTGACCGATGTCTGGGAAAGGCTTGTAGACGTTGTCATCGCCATACATGTTCAGGAAGAACTGTTTACGGCCGCTACTGCCTTTGAACTTGTTGAAGACTTTTGGCGTCATGCGCTTGAGGAACGATTCGCTCATGACGAAGCCGTCTTCGATAGTCCCAGGGTCGGAGATGAACACACAGGACGCTTGCAGACCCAGGCCGTATTGACCGTTCTCCCGTACCGCAGGTGAACAGGCAATCACTTCGTCCTTGGAGAAGTTCTCACCTGGCGTCAGACGCTCCATGACATTGTTGCGCTTGACGTAATCGTAACCGAAGTCCTGGTGCAGGCTGTTGAACTCCGGCACTTGGATGACGCCGATCCGTTTGTGCAGATCGTAGTACTCTTCGTAGATGATCGTGATCAGGGGGTTGTGGTGGATGGAATCGGCACCCATGCCGGTTGGGTATTTACGAATAACGTGCAACACGGTGCAGTCAGTGGGGAATCGGATGTCGAAGGTATTCTGAGAGTACCGCAACTCCGGACCTGCCATGATCCGACGCGGTTCATTGTCCTTCGGGATAGGGGCCTGGCCGATGTGGTTCGTGAACATCGCCCCCCGTGCAGCCGACGTGGTTCCGTAGAACGGATCCAGTGCGGTTTGCCCCAGCAAGTCAGAACCAATTTCTCTCAACTGGCGTGGCATACAACCTCCGTTAGATGGTTTACAGCTTGATGATATAGTTTTCAATCATCATGCTTTATAGGTATCACTATGGCTTTCACTGTGACTGCGCAGCGCGTTCCGTCGGGGGATGACCTGTATTACGACCCTCGCTTTCGGTTGATCATTGAAACCCACCTGAACATCCTCAAACAAGAAGCCGTGGCCATCGCTGAAATCTCGGCTGACCTGATTTACCAATTTGAAGGGGACTTCTACGGGTTGTTGACCCAACAAGGCATTCCAGCTGAACTGCACTGGATCTACCTGCGGGTGAACGGTATGGAGAATCCCACTCAGTTCGGGAAAGCCGTGCGCGACCCGTACCGACGGGCATACAGCTTTTCTGTGGTCAAACCTAACCCCAACACCATTTCGGAGTTGCGATCGACGTTTCTGACCACAAATTTTAAAGCGTAAACGGAGCCCCCGAAGGGGCTCCATCTATGCCGTCACAGCAACGACGGTCCGTTGAAGCCATTGTTGTAACCCATCATTGCCGGGTTGGTTACCACCACTTGCTGAGGCTGCTGCTGGTAGGTCTGCGTCACGGCCATGGCAAAGGGACTCTGCTGTGGCTGCATCGCAGGTTGGTTACCCACCAACCAGCTTGGACGCGATGGATCGTACATCGGGCCACCGCCGTACGGGTTGTACGGTTGTTGGCTGTACACCGACTGTTGCGGTTGCTGCTGGGCCGCCATCGGGTTCATCTGCTTGCGGAAAGCTTCCATGGACATGCCACCTTCGTCGGGTGCGGCCACTGCGGCTGCTGGACGTGGGTGAGGTGCATGCGCCGTGGTGGTGGTCTTGGCTTGCACGGTGACCGCCGGTGCGGCCTCTTCGTCAACTTCGTCCACACCGCCTTCATTACCGCGCAGCGTTGGCAGGTCTTCGTAGAAGTCCGACAACTTGCTGATGTCTTTCTCGCTGTACAGCTTGAACTCAGTCAGGTTCAGCGCCATCGGTTGAGCATAGCGCTTGATGACCTTGTTCAGCTGCGTGGCGATCTTGAGGTACGCTTTGAGGAACGCATGGAAGTACGGCGCCACACGGTTGTCCGAACCGGCGCAGTACTCCTCCTCATCACCGCCAGGCACGATCATGCGCATCAGCGCGGAGATCGTCTTGCGATGTGTAGCCGATACTGTTACGCCCAGCACGTCTTCGTCGGTACCGTCCAGAATCTCCAGCAACGGGAAACGGATCACGCACAGGCGATTGACCGCTTTGCCATCGAACTTGCCGCCGTGCTTGAGGTACACGGTGATCAGCTTGTTCTTCTTCAAGGCCTGGTTCATGATCTTGGTGAAGATCGTGACGGTGTCCTTGTTAGCCTTGGTGAGCTTCTTCAGGTAGTCCTTGCACTCTGGCGGTAGATCCTTGTGCAGGCTGGTGTCAGCCGCCACCTTGAGCAGTTCAGTGGCCATGATTGCCACGGTGTGGGCCAGGATGGCTTTACCGGACTTCTGCATGTGTTGCAGCACAGGACTGGTGCCTTTACGACTCAGCTGTTCAGACAACGGGTGGAACGGCTGAAAGTCTTCGCCGAAACCGTCCTTCATCCATTTGGGTGTGGGCAGCACCAAGCGCTTACCATCGATCGTGGCAGGGACCACGGCGCCGGTAGGGTTCTTGGAACTGATCAGACCGTCCTCACCCACCACGTACGGGAAGGCGTGCAGCACTGTTTCGTAGAAACTCAAAATCTTAGACATTCAAACCACCCAATAAAAATGTTCGTTACAGCAGGCCGTAATCGTTGACGTTGAACGGGACCGGCGTCACGTTCGCAGACTGTGGTACCTGCACCGGTTGATAGGCATTGCTCATGGTATCCAGGCTGGTCACTGACGCACCGTTGGAGACCGCGCTTTGTGGGATTGCTTGATCAACCAGATACAGCAAGTCATTGGCCATGTTGGTCAACAAATCACTGCGGCGGGTGATCACAGGACTGAACAGACTGTCCGTACAGGTCGGCGCTACGAATCGGGTCACGGCATCGGCACCGATGCGGATATCGATGACCGAGTCGCCGGCCAGGTCAGACAGCATGGAGATGTTGAACGGGATCTGATTGCCTTGGCTGATCACCCCCAGCACGTCCACTTGCAGGCGGTGCATGAACGCTTGCAGGTACGGCACCATGTTCACCCCGTCGATGACCGAACGTGTTTGCTGATCATGGATCTGGATGGCATAGCGATTAGGACCTTGACCGTTGGTGGCCGCGAAGGACACGTTTCGGATGTAGTTGTCCATCATCGCCGCCGGAATGACCTGCGCCAACAAGCTGGCGGCAATCGTTGCAGGGTCCGAGCCGTTCCAGTGTTGTGCTTCTTCAGCGTGGTTGACCTTACGAACGGACGGGCCGTCGTTGACCGAGAAGTGCGTGACTTCTTTATAGCGCAAGATCTCAGGGAAGCATTGCGCCAGGTCGCCAAAGGTAACGTAGCCCTTTTCCATGAAACCGCAACGATCTTTGAGCATGGCAAAGAAGCCATTGCTGTGGATGTCTTGGTTGGTGGCGTAAGACTGCGCTTCCAGGTACAGGTGTTCCTTGCCGATTGGTTGGCTATGATCCAGATTCTGAGTCAGCGCTGCTTCCATCCGTGCATGCTTGAACGCATCCAGGGTATCATGCAAGAATCGGGTCGGACTGGTATCCCGGCGAGCCGAGTACTTGTACGAACCGCCTTGGCCGACCATGGTGCGCGAATCCAGGATCAGGTCCACGCCACCTGGGATGGCGCCCTGACGGTTGAGGGTATCAACCACTGCTTGCGACTGCCCGATGCTGAACAGGTCTTCCGGACGCACCAGGTGTGCGGTCGGATTGGTGTACAACGACGCATTCGAAGCCGCTTGGTATTCAATCGGTGAAACGATCTGGTTGGAACCGGTGACCATGACTTCCTTGATCGGACCGTTCGCAGTTGGTGTGAGGGTTTCGGTGACCACCGTTTCGGAGTTGAAGTAAATGCGCATGTTCGGGTCGAGGAAGTTCTGCGAGGCATCGCAGTTGTCCGTCACACCGAAGAAGATGCGTTGAGTGGTCATGCCATTCATGAACGGGTGCCGTTCAATCACCTTGAGCATGAAGCGGAACCGGCGGCAGCGCCAACCATTGATGATCGCCACTTCACCTTCGGGCATTGCCGAAGGCGCAATGATGTCGTTGGCCACACGCTGCATTGCACTGATGCCGATGTTGGTGCCGCCACGGGTGGCTTCATCCAACTTGGTCAGGGTGTTGCTGTTGACCGTCACCCCGAATGGACGCAGGTTCTGGTTCTGATACGTCCCAGTCTGAGACAACAGAAACAAACCTACACCGAGTTCAGTGTTCTGGGTACCGTATGAAAATTGCATGATGACTCCTCGTTTGTGAAACGCTTACTTGTTCAGTTTGGCCAAATGCAACACCAACTCCGTGATGGTGTTCTTGATGGTCTGCGGGACAATCAACTGCTGATGCCCTTCGGGTTGACCGGCTAAGCGGTGCAACTCAATGGGACCCATGTACGTCCAGGTCGATGACCGGATGAAACTGGTGGCGTTGTTGATTGCCAACGCTGCGCGGTTGTCACTGTCTGCATCTGCGTCCAGATCAGCACGTCCACGGCGAAGCAATTTAACGTGTGGGAACTGTTGAGCCAGCTCCTCTTTATATTTGGCCGAGATCCGGGAACCGGACTTGGTGGACTTGATCAGGTTCGGCAACATCTGATCGGTGGACATGTACAGACGCACTTGCATGAACACAGCGATGTCATGGTAACCCCAATGCCACAACAACGTCTGCGTCACCGCCAACAACCGCACCACCGCTTCACGAGGGATGTGCCAGAACGCCCGCGCTGGGAACGCTTTGGACATGACCCACTGAGCAATCAATTCCTGGTGAGGCTGCACTTCATAGCGCGCCACTTCTTCGAGTCGCTTGACACACAGCACCAGCAGGTTCAAGTCGACCGTGGGGTCAACCTTCTGAGCCAACTGCGCCATGTTTTTGGTGTCGAACGCGTAGACCGCTGCGTCACCGCCGCTGATGCGTTGTTTGGTCTTGTAGGATTCCAAGTACGAGGTTTTCTCGTCTTCGTCACCCCCACCGCCTTCAGGCCGTTTCTCGTTGACCCGATCAGAGGTCGAACGATCTGGCGGCTTCAAGTTGCTCTTGGCGTAGCGGTACACGTTGGCGATGATCGAATGGCTGTTGGTGTTGCACAACGGCACGATCGTCAAACGGCGGACCATGATCTTGGCTTGCAGCCAGATTGGGATTTCTGCCGAACCCATGCCTTTCCACAAGTTACCCAAGGTCACTGGCGTGTCCTCGGTGCAGAACCGCACGTAGCTTTGCAGCTTCTCGAATGCCGAGGTAGGTGCAAACATCAGGTTACCCTGCGCCGTCTGTTTGTCCGGCCAGGTGCAGATTTCAGTTTCAGCCACCAAACCAATGGCCGCCATTTCCTTGTACATGTCGTTGTCGCTGGTCTGTTCGATGTACTCGCCCCAGATCGGCAACATCGGCCGCAGGGCCAGGCCCAGCGTCGCCAAGTTGATGTAGTCTTCACGCAGGTAAGTCTGGTCGGACTTGTTGTAGCGCGAATCTTCAGTCAACTTGTCTTGGATCTCGGAAGGCATGTGCAGCGAGCCGACCGTCAGCAACCAGCGCTTAAAACCATCCAACGGCATGGCCTTGTACATCTGGTTGACGTAGAAACGTACCGCTTGACCGATGTGGAGGTTATCAACGATCTGATCGAGGATCTCCTTGATCTTGACGTAGCAGTCCCAGACTTCTTGTTGGGCTTCTGGTCCTACCCACTCCCAATACGCATTGATTTCATCGAACACCTTGGAGGGTTCGGCCAGCTTCACTTTGCTGTAAGCTTTGGCAGGCCAGACAATCTGTTGATCGCCGTGTTTGACTGCGACTTCAACAAAGCCTTGACCCTGGATCTGTGTGACTTCAAGACGCATAGCGACCTCGTGCTTTACCCGATAACCAGTGTAACTTCACATCGATGATATAGATGCTAAAAACCTTCGATTGCGCTGAGGGCACAAACCCTCAGGGCTATGCCCTGAGGGAGTAATGCTTAGAAGGCTGGGATGTCGCCGAAATCTTCAGCCATTGGCGAAGGAGCACTGTTGCCACCGCCACCGCCATAGGAGTTGCCACCCTGGCGATTGCCGCCACCGTAGGAGTTACCGCCGCCGCCACGGTTGCCACCGTAGTTACCGCCACCACCGCCGCCGTTACCACCCTGCATTGCAGGCGGCTTGGCCACGTTCTTGGCGTTCTCATCGAAGGCCGAACCGGAGAGCAGGTTGTAGAGCATGGCACAGGCAGGTTCCAGGAAGCCCAGCGCGTAAGCGTTGGACAGCTGATCGCCCGGCAGTGGGGAGCCATCACGCAGGCGCACGCCGTGGAACTTCGATGGGCCGAAGAAGAACTGGATGCGTGGACGCTGATGCGCAATGATCGCCATGTACAGGCGACCGGTGTCTTTGTCGCGACCCAGTTGCAGCGTGGAGAGCAGCATGGGTTTGTCCAACTTCTTGCCAGCGACGAAGTCGTCGGTGTAGTCGAAGTTGTACAGGTCTTGCAGCGCGCGGCCTTCAGCCATTTGCTTAAGCGTCTGCATGGCGGCCGAGAACGTCGCCAGGTCAGTGTTGAAATCGATACGGCCGTTGTTGCGATCGCCTTCGACGTTGGTCTTGACGATGATGCGGGGCACGTTACCCATCGGCTTGATCTTGATGTTCGGACGCTTGTTCGAACCTTGTACCGGATCAGCAAACAACCAGTTGGACATTACGTCGAAAATGGTCAGTGGGCTTGGTGGTCGCTGCTGTTGTTCGTACGCCATGTGTAGCTCCGCTTTTACTGTGGTGGAGGACATATGCTCTAACGACATGTCCGTGTAGACTGCTCATGTACCATTAAGGTCATGAGTATTTGTTTCCTAGGGGGTTTACCGGTTCAACAGCGCGTAGTTTTCCTTGAGCGCTCGGTCCCCTGAGGCCGAAATATCCGCGTGCACTTTCATGTCCGTGGTAATGCCGGTCCAGCGTTTGTATTCGGCCAACTGCTTTAACGCATCGCGTATCGGCTTGGGTTGGGGGGCAAACAGCACCCCCTCACCGAACACTTGGAGGGTGTACTTATTGAACGGCATTGGATGCTGCTCAGTAATTCCTTCCAATTTGGTAAACCACGTGTTGTACATCTTAAGCTTGCCGGTGTGTGACTCCAGCAGCAGCAATCGCTCAAAGCTTTGACGCCAGAGCAACTCCGTGGGGTAATGGGTGATGATAGCGGCGATGACCGGACTGGGTTTGGGTTGCCGGGTCATGAACTCCACATCGACGTGGGCTTCTTTGAGTTGGGCCAACAACATGGTCAGCACCAACTTCTCGTAGACCTCGTAATGGATTTGCTTCTCCGTGCGGGCTTTCTTGTATTCAGCCTTCGGGAAGACCCACTTAACCTCATCCAGGTTACTGAAGTAGTACACCACCTCACAAGGGTGCTTGTGCTGGCGTAGGATGTCCGGTATCGAACGACACTCCTCCAGCAGGGTGATAGCCGCCATGTCGTGATTGATCACCTGTGCGGCCGCTGAGGGCATCGCAGCGTACAGGTTACGGATCATCGTGCGCAGGTTGATGTACATGGCCCGCACATTTTTACTGGCCGCAGGTTGCTGCGGTTGATTGGGATGGTTGCCCAAGAATCCTTGGAGCGCGTACGAGGTACCGATGCTGATTGGGAAGAGACCGACCTCTCGTTCCACATAGCCATGTGCTGTCATAGTGACAACCTCTAAACAAAAGCCTCCATGCGGCGCATGCACCGCTCAAACGTGGCTGGGTCCTTAGCGTGCTTTTGCAACTCGCTGGCCAACAACTGCATGAGGGTGGTAGGGTCAATGGGGCTGTAAGCGGACAAGTCAAAGCTGGCCAATCGTTCCGCTGCCGATTCTTTGGCTTTGGCGACTTTCTCAACCTTGAGTGACCACTCAATGTGTGGATATTCACGGACAAACGATTCCATGTCGCCTGTGGCGGCGTCATGTGGATCGCACCGCAGACGGATGGCTGAGCGTGGGGGCAGTTCACTGACCCGTTGACGCACCAGCACGTTGACTTGCTTGGTGTCCATACCGTGACACTCGATGGTGTCGTACCGCTTAGCACCTCGGTTCTCGACGAATGTCACCTTAAACAGCTCAGGTGATTGCACACTGACGTCATAAAACCCTTTGGGTCCTTCCTCACCGTGGCAAATACGGTCGAAGGATCCGGCGGCTAGTATGCGTTCTTGGCGTGTAGGCAGGTGCACGTGGCCAATCATGATAAAGTATTTGACGAGGCCTAAGTAGACATCGCTGGCATGAGTCGGCTCTTTCACGATGCTGGGCAGCTGGTATTCAAACGCGCCATGCATGATCGCAAAGTCAACTTGTTCCAGTCCTTTATCCTTGAGCAACACCCGCACCTCATCTAAGGTGGTCTGGGTGTCGGCACGCCACTTATCCGGCACGTACAAGAAATGCGCATCGAGCTTTTCAATGTAACGGATGGACAGGGTGGTGGCGTAATGAAGCTCTACGGGGATACTGGCATTTTGGGCTTGCTCAACAAAGAAGTTCGATTGCCCACGGTCGTGGGACGGGGTACCTTCCACGATCTCCAGCATCACGTTGTGCACCGCACAGCGGTACATCAAACGCGTGATCCAACGGTTGATCAGTTTCACGTTCTCATCAGCGTTGTGCAGCAGGCGATCAAACAGATCGCCTGTGATGATGACCATGTCAACTTCCTTGAGCCGCTCATCCGTTAAGCACCACGTGTCCAAGTTCTGGATGATTGTCGCGGTGGGTGTTGAATGGTGGCCCAAGTGCACGTCACCCAAGCTGATGTAGCGGAAGGTCCCTGGCTTTTTGCACAGGTCAGTCCGCATAACCGTCGTCATCAAAGCTGGAGGTGGTTCGGGTAGTGCCCAGCAGTTGTTCAGCAGCGGCGTGGTTGACGCCATCGGGAGCAACCTGGACAAAGTCAGTGCCGTAACGGTGCAGAATCTCACGGATCGGTTTGAGGACCACGTCGATCACGTTGGGGGCCTGTGTCACACCGTTGAGGAAGTTGACGATCTTCTGGTCGATACCAGCGCCACCCAGGTCAATGTCACGGGTCAGAGAACGGAAGAAGTTCTCTGCGCTGTAACCGCCTGGGGTGGCCATCGACGGACGGGGTGATTGCACCAATGCCGGGATGGTGAACAGTACATTGTTGGGATTGCCGTCTTCTACTACACGCAGTTGACGGGTCAGCTCACCAACGTAGACCTCGTAGTGGCTCAACGAATGTTTGTTGAATGGATCGCGCAACAAGCCCAACACTTCACGCTTGAACTGGTATTCCGACACCGTAGGGATTCGGCTGTTGGTCTCAGCCATGATCACTTCCAGCGAATCACCGAGCAGTACCTGCTCATGCATCTTTACGTTAGGATTTTGTATGCTCACATCACCACCGGTTAATGAAGTTGGTACAGATTGATGAGCGTGGGGACGCCGATGGCGATGCCTTGCTCACGCAGGTAACCCTGGAACAGCTCATCGACTGCCGTCGGCGGGATGGTGCCCCACTGGCCTTCACTCAACTGTTCAACCTTAATGCCGTCTTCGGCCAAGGTAACCCGGAACGTCTGTTCATTGCTGGGCTCTTCCTGCGTACCGGCCAGGCGCATTTCCACAGTCGGTCCTTGACGGCGCAACTGGGACTTGGCCCGTGAGGCACCCACAACGCCACCCACGGCACTGCACAGCGCTTCGATCACCTGCATCACGCGGTCTTCGAACGCCTCGTGAAGATGCTCTACCGTGTGTTGTGTTTCTGCCAGCCGGCGCTCCAGTTCTTTGATGCGCTGGTCTTGGTTTTTCTCGTGTTGTTCGTGATCAAGTGGTTCTGACATTGGGTCTACCCGTTGTTGTCTTTGGCAATGGCCACCAACCGACCGTTCACATACTGCACAATACGTCCAAGGACATAGTTGCTGCCATCGATGGTCAGCACGCAGCGGAAGCGGATGGTGATTTTGGTAATATCGTCGGTATCCAACTCAACGGTGCAGGTTACTTGGGCGACGTCTGCGCCGAAGTACTGCGACATCGTTCGTTCCAACGCGGTTCGGACATTCGTCTCCAGATCCCGCGGGGCGTTGGCATAGGTCTTCACTAGATATTGAAGGGAAGTAATATTACCAGCGTACTCAACCGACTGGGATTTATTGGTGGTGATAAAGCAGGAAATGGCGTAGTCGCCTTTCTCTGGAATGGAGTCCACCCAACCGATGGAACCGAGGGTGGCAATCTTTGTCGTGGGCATAGGAGGTTCGCCGCCAGGTGGTAGGAAGTCATCCTATTGGCAAAAAAGAAAGGGAATCCACAGGGGACCCGAAGGCCCCCTGATGGGTTGTATCACTCGATATCCTGCACCAGCCATTGCAGCACGCCGTGGTATTGACTGATCACCACTGACGCCACAGGCTCTTCGTACGTCGTTCCTGGATCAGGGTCCTCCACCTGGTCACTATAGTCCAACATCAAGCGATCCACATACGGTGTCCCCAATGACTCAGAAACCACGTAAGTCTTGCCGTCCACCTGGAAACGGATTTCCAGTGGATACTCACTGTACCCTGATTGCACCTGCCAGTCAGCAGCTTTCACCGAGAACTTGATGGGGACGCCATTCAGGTGGACCCGCCCGTCTTTCATAAACAGCACGGTCTGTTTGAACCGAGTACGGGTAACTGAGCTACTGTCTTTAAGGTGGACGCCTTTGATTTCAGGCAGGTCGGGCAGCAGGGCATGTTTGGATGGTGGAAGGGCCGGGTTGTAAACGCCATCCTTCCATCCACGGGCACCGGTCAGTTGCCGGTCTTGGTTGCTTTCCGAAGGCAGGGGGGTGTTCAGCCAGGTTTTGAATTCCTCGCCCAGATCGCCATCGCGAGGTGGGTAGATCTTAGGATCCAGAGGCCCAACCAAACGCCAGCCATTTTGGCTCATGTGGGTCAAGAGTGCTTTGATGCCATTGGCCACACCGAGGTTGTGGGCAGCCACTGTTAAATCAGCGCCTTCGATGAGTAGTCCGCCACGCACGTCGGGCAGGGGGCCTGTGTGGCCTGTGGCTACGACACCCTCCCCTTCAGCACGGAGAGCAGTCCACATCAGGGCCTTTAAAGATTCTGCATCCATGGTCGAGACTCCATAAAGCGAGGCCCCTTTCCGGGGGCCTCTATGTCGGGGGATTTAGCCGAGTTTGGCACCACAGGTTGAGGTTGGATCTTCATCCGCCTCATCCAGATAGTGCTTGACTGCGTTCCACGTGGCCAGGATGTCCACCTTCTCATGTAGTGTGAGCGGCTTCTCTCCAGGGCTGGTGGGTTCACAGTAGTTGGTGTAGCCCCATTCATTGGGTTTGACGACGACCACATCGGTCATCACTTGGCGCCAATCGTAGTGGTCCGCACCGACTGCGTGGCCATGGAAGTTCTGATACGAATCCCCATAGCCTTCGACTTCCTGGTTCAGGTACATGGTCCGCAGCTCTGGCAATGCCATGATCCATCGCTGCATGACCGGGTTGGCAGTTTGAATCTGTGGCAGGGTCGTCGCCGCGAAGACGTCGTTCCCCCACAGACTACCCACCTTCGCTTTAACGTTGCGTATCACTTGCAAGGCATCAGTCTGACTGATGACCTGATACATGTTACGCGCTTGCTCGAAGAACTGTTGAGCGGTATGGCTCAACCCAGTCGACATGAACTGGGATTGTTCCTGGAGCCAGCCACTGGATTGTTGGTCCAGATGACCGCCTGCGAAGATATCAATGATGTCCACGCCGGACGCATAGCCTGACATACTTACCTCACGAGGCGACTTGTAGCGGTGGAAGGTAATCTTCGTGCAACCAGTTGACCACCGTTTCCACTACAGGACCCTGGAGTTCCAGGTTACCTGAGATTTCGTGCGGTTCTTCCAACGACATCACCCACAGATGTGGGGCCAGTCGTTTCATGGCGTTCGTCAACTCGTTGTCGAGGATCAGAGTCATGTTCAACTGGTCGCCGTCGAAGTCAGCGTTCGGTGCCCGCAGACAGATCACGGACATGCCGATGGTGTTGTCACTGACGCGCGGTTTGATTCGCGTGACGTAGAACAGTTGCGTGGAACCGCGCTGCAACGTTGGGTTCCGGTGCAACGTGACCGCGATGCCTTTCTCAGGGGCTTCGGCAATCAGCTCCTTGAAGATCTCATCGAGCTCTTCGTTATACCGCAGCACGTGGCTGTACACAAACGCCAGCGCTTCAGACGCTGTACGGCCACGCTTCATCAGCTTGTTGACCAAGTGGTACTTGAGCAACTGTGTCGCAATACCCCACGGTACATGCAGCTCATCGTACTCGTGTGGATCGGAGATACTGGTGATCACGCCACGGGCGGTGAAGTGCAAACGACTGCCAAACACGTGTCGACGGAACAACCCAGGCTTACGGGCCAGACGGGTACGGTCGTAGACTTCATGGAACAACGCCAACGACTTGAGCGACTTCACCACCCGGTTCTGAACTACCGCGGGCTTGAGGGCATAAGCGGTGCTGCGGATCGAGACAATAGTCAAGGCCGCATCAATAGCTGCTGCAATAGGTTTGTCGATGTAGACGCCGGAGGTGGTCGATTCCACCACGAAACAAATCTTCGAGGGGATCGGCAGGTACTTGGGGAAGAACAGATGCTTGTTACGCTGAATGAACTGGTACAGGTCATTCTTGTTGGTGTCGATGATGTTTGCGCTGAACAGGAACTCAACAATCTCATCAAAGTTGGTGATGAAGTTGTTCAGGCCACGGGGGAAGTTCTTGGCCAGCAAACGATCCAGCTTACGCCGCGTCTCTTTAGACGTGATGTGATCCAGGTCGTAACGATACGTGGTGTTGGTCAGGAACTCTAAGAAGTTAAACTCCTTAACGCTCAAGGCCGTTTCCAACATGATCCACACTTCCGGGGACACCAGACCCTTCACACCATCAGGCGCTGCGATCCACATGCTCGGAACGATTGGGCGATCGGTGGTGCTGACCACCGGGGTGCCACACAACTCACACACCACCCCGAGCAACTGCACGGTTTTGGTGTGCCTGCAATCACACGACGCCGAATCTTCAATGGATTCAGAGTCCTTGTAATGCGAATACAGATGGCGCTCGAACTCTTCTTTCTGTTCGGCAATACTGGTGTCGAAGTCGTTGACCAGCACTGGCTCATACGAGAGCTTGGCGAACTCGGCATCGAAGTCGACCAGCTGAGCGTGAATGCCCATGGACAGTTGCCTCCTTGGTTGCAGGACAAAAAAAGAGAGCCCCCGCAGGGGCTCTCTCTAACCACAGTCGTACTTAGTAAATGCGACCGCCAGAAGTCACTGCACCGGTGGTGTAGGTGTTCTGTTGGTTTTGGCCCGCCAGGTTCATCGACGCAGCACCCGAAACGGCGTACTGACCGACCAGCTGGTTGCCGGCGAAGCGCTGTGCACCGAAGACGGTGGTCAGGTTTTCCATGCTGACGTTGACGCCGGCAGCCTGGGTAGACTTGTCCAATGCTTCGATGAACTGAGGAGTCAGCAACAGGCGAGTACCACGGCCAGTGATGACCAGGTTGTTTGCCAGGTACTGACGCTCGAAGCCTTCACGCTGCTTCAGACGCAGTTCGTTCAGGATGGTGGTGTCGCACATGGTGCGGTACCAGTTCATGAACTCCTGCACGTTGCCCTGAGTGGCGTTCAGCATCGCCAGCACGTCGAGGTCGCGGATGTCGCGCTTCTCGCTGTGTTCGTCGATGTAGTAGCCCAGGTGCACGTCTACGCCGTACGGCACGCAGATCTTGAACTTGGTGTGGTCGAAGAAGTCGCTGAACTTGTTACCGGTCAGGCGGTTGGCTGCCAGTACCAGCGCAGTCGTTGCCTTGTCGGAGTTCACGCCACCGGCCGCGTCGATAAGGATGTTCTCGATCGCTGCGTTTTCGCCCAGCGGGTTGACGTCGATCAGGAAGGTCGGGTTCGGCTTGACCAGAGTGGTCATCAGTTCAACGAAATCGCTGTCCTTGAAGCTTTCGCCCTTGGTCTTGATCTTCTGGCCCGCAGCACCATTCTGACCAGCCATGTAGCCCAGCGCGCCGATGTCACGCGGATCGTTCTTCGCACCCAGACCTGGGAGGAAAGCGCGAGCCCACGAAGTACCGGCAGTAACGCGGTAGGCGTTGCTGATGGCCAGCATGTACAGCTCCAGGGTGTTCGCCTGGATCCACGGAGCCTGCTTGACCTGAGTGATCACGAAGGTCGGGGTGAACAGCTGAGTCACAGGAGGCTGACCCCACTGTGGCATTTGCTGCTGCTGTGGCGGGGTGTATTCCAGGTTCACGAAACCGGAGACGCTGTTGAAGCTGGTCTCGGCGTCGTAGAAGTCCTGCTCAGCCGCCTGGTTGGTCTTGTTGCCGCGGTTCATGGTAACGACGATGTCGCTACGCACTGGGTGACCGACCAGGTCAACCTGAGGCAGGGCGCTGAAGTCCAGACGAGCCGACAGGTATTCGTCAGCGGTCTTGACTGCCTGAACGGTGAACGGCTGCTCGCCGATGATCTTGCCCTTGACGTCGTCGCAACGGTTCACGGACTGGATCAACAGCTCGGCCACTTTGCCTTCGTCCTGGAAGGAGAAGTCGGATGGGATGTCCAGAGGACCGGCGTCAGCAACTTGCAGGTCGGCGATGCCGATCTTGCGGCCCAGGAACTCGGTGATGCGAGTCCAGTAGGTGTCGTTGTAGACGTCTTGAGGACGCGCCGGCACTTCGATGCGCTCGTGGCCCAGTTGCAGGACGCGAGGCTTGAGTTTGACGGCGTCGGTGCTCAGCAGCAATGGACGCACGATGGCAAACACTTTACCGGCGTTCTTGACGGTCTTCATCACCAGCAGAGCGCTGATACCCACGCGGTTGGCTTCGCGGTCGAAACGAACCAGCTCGTAGTCGCCAGACAGGGTCTGTGCGTCAACGGCTTTCTTACCGACTTCGGTCAGGGCTTTGACGGCTTCGGCGCTACGGCCTTCGGAACCATCGAAGTTACCCGAACGTTGCAGCAAACGGTTCAGGCTACCCAGACCTGGGTTGGCCTGTGGCTGCTGTTGTGCGTTGAAACCACCGGCGTATGCGCCGCCTTGTGGCTGTTGACCAGCGTTGGACTGCTGGTTGCCCTGTGGCTGTTGGGTGGTGCCGTTTTCGCTATCTTCGATTGCCATGTTACGATTTTCCTTTTACGAGGGTATATGTGGAAGCCGCAGCACTACCGCTACTGGTCTCACTCAAGTGATATAGTTCCCAAGTTATTTCTAATTTAGGTTGATCAATGAGCACTGCGCTTCTGTCGGGTTGGGTATTGCGGTTTTACGAAACTTTACACTATACGTCATGATCCGCCATAAAGGTCGGGGGGTGGCTGACGTTAATCTGCACATATAGTGATACATCCAGTATTTCTTTTATTCTTTCGGTTTGACTTCGGCGTCGAACAGGTACTCAGGGCTGGCGGCATGAGTGGAGTCCAACGTTTCTTCTTCGAAGGCCATGTCGGCATAGCCTGTCGATTTGATCACCTCACGGATAGCGTCGGTGAGGTTGTGCCAACGACCTTCCACATCAGTGTTGCCGTATTGCTCAACCAGCTGGGTGTACGCAGCGGCCACCGCTTGCAGCCATTCGCCGATGCCGTCCGTTTCCGGGACTGGGTACAGCGGGATGGTGGTGTGCAGCTGACCTTCGATGTAGAAGTTCACACCCGGACCGTTGTCCACGCTGTTGGGCCACCCGCCGCAAGGGCGCACATCCAACCAACCAGGACGACCGGGTTGCTCGAACGGGTTGTACGCTTCACCTGGGATCAGCAGATCGACTTTCCCGTAACGCTTCATCAGCAGTTCACGGTGGTGAGGTTGAACCTTGGACCACTTCATCACGATCGTAGCTTCGGGATGTTGCTGACGCATTTGTGCAAGGCGTTCTTCGGTACTCTGGAAGAAGCCCTCGATGAATTCGTTGTTGGCAGAGGGCGGGACCCAGTATGCTTCAACGACGGTCTCGCGTGGGTTTTCCGCCGTGGTGGCCACAAAGTTCACCATCAACGGCTGTGGCACCAGGGCACTGAAGTCCAAGCTGCGCAAGATGGCAGGACCGGTGGGTTCGTTTGCTGGATGTTCCTGGGCAGCTAGTTCTGTGCGAATAAGGCGCAGCTGTTCTTCAATCACTGCCAAGGCGTTATGAATTTCTTTACTCACGGAGGACTCCTTTTATCAGGTATGGGTTAATACACGTTGATGATATAGTCTCTAATTATCTTTCAATATAGGCCGGTGACCATGTACTCCCTCTTTCGTAACAAACCAGCGCGCATGGCAGGGGTCTACAACTACGGCGAGTTGGTCTATATCCGTCGTACGTACGCTGGCTTGATCAACGACGTGGAGCAGTATTACCACCGGGCACCTAAGCATGTTGATGCCAGTAACTTGTTCGGGCAACTGTTGACGCATCTGCCTCAGCGCTTTGACTTGGATGACAACGCTTACGTGCGTTACATCGAAGACGTGGCGGAACCACTGATTCGCACCCTGGGGTTGACGGGCAGTGTGTATAAAGGAAAGATCCACGAACAAGGTGTGACGTTAGGGGCGGGGTGCCAGGAAGTGGTACTGGCCACCTTTGAGGCGTTTGACCTTAAGCTGCTCAAACGCACCTGGCGGGATCTACAGCCATTGCGTTACCTCTACCACACCCGAGTGGACGTGAACCTACCGGTGCTCAACAACAAGACCCCGGGTAAAGGGTACGGGGTGAGTGTGATCAACATTGCCATGCTGGCAGTGCAGTACCGCCATTGGTTACGCAACCAGGCCAAGCGAGAAGACGGGACCAAGGATTCGGTGTACCGCTTTATTGGTGGCTACGTATTGCCCAATGCCATCAGTTCGTACCTGGACATTGCGTTCTTTAATCGCTTGTCCCGTGACGCGGCGGGGGTGGGTAATCCAGCGTTGCCGTTGCCACACCCCTTCTACTTGACCGACATGTCGCCACGCTTGGACTCGGTAGGTCGCAAGATCAACGAACAGTCCATTGCCCGGACTGAAGATCTGGAACGTTTGGCCTGGGCCACACCCATGATCGTCAAGGACAACCTGTTTCAAGTCATGGAGCTTCCCAAGCAACCGGTGACCCGGGCCAACGAGTGGGCACTGTGCATTGCACGCCTACCGTTTGTTAAGTACCTGGTTCAAACGTGTCTGAAGGCCCCGGGTACGGACCGTTCACAAATGAACGAAGTCTTGGTCACCTTGCTTGAAAGTCGTCGGGACAGCCTGTTTGGCAGCGTCGGCAGCAGCGAGTTAGTCACCAAGTACAAAGAGCAGATTGACGCCCTGATCGCCCAAATGAAATAGCCGGCATAGCGCCCTCCTTTAAGGAGGGCGTTTATGTCGTTTTCACTGGAGTCTGCCTAGCATCCCAACGGGCAGGCGGGTGTCCAGTTTCACCGTGTAATGACGGCGGTACACTTCTGCTTTCTCTGGACTGAAGAAACACCCCGGGTAAGCGGTGGCATCGTAATTACAGCGGTAGTCATTGGGTACCTCTTTACGTAAGTCGTTGACATGGGCCACCACGCATTGGTTATTGCGCGTCATGCGTACGGCCACCGATGCCACACCCTGCCCACCTCGGGACAACAGCTTACAGGGCGCCATCACACCTTCGGCCACCAGGCAGAAGATTTCCTTACCGGCGTACTCACGCAACCACCGCTTGACTGCTTCACGGTTTTCTTTGTGTATCGTGGCACCGGCCTGGACTTCGGCTTTGCGCCAACCGCGCAACACGCTGTTGAACTTACGGGCGTGACGCTCCAACTTGCTGGTCGTGCGGTTCTGCGTGGCAGCCCCCACTCGAGCCAACCGTACCAAGGTTTCGTACACCTCAGTACTGAGATGCACCTCATGCCGTTCGTGGTTCTCTTTCATGGTTTTAGTCCGGGTGGTGAGGTTACCAAGGCCCCTTCTCAGGGAAGGGGGCGATCCCCTGCCGAGCTGGGTACGGGGGAGGGTTAGGGCTACTCCGATCGGTGATGCCGATGAAGCGCACCTTGGGGATACGGGCTTGCAGCTTTTGCTGGGCGGTCCATTCCCGCAGTTGTTTGCGCAGGGCCTTAATGTCCCAGTTCAAATAGTCTACCAGGGCCAATTGGCGACCCTGGTTCAGCATCGTTTCCATACTGACCGACTTGCCCTGCGTCCGGGCTTGAAAGCGGTACGACGGGTAATGGAATGGGTCCAGTGGCGAAACCGGCGTCTCACCCCAGCGGTACGCCGGCGGCTCTTCCTCACGGGGAAGTAGAGCCACCGTCTCACGAATCTCACGGTCCAATGCCGCATGGGCTTGGGCCATAAAGTGCGTCTTGCCCGTTTGCCGGAATTGGGCGGTGGCCATTAAGCGACGCGTCAAGTCCGCTAACTGCCTCAGGCGTAGTCGTACCAGGGTGGGGTCACGCCACTCATACGCGGGGAGTTCAGGTGTTGGGTTACCGCGGTAGTACAGCACGCGTTCGTGCTTGTACCCACCGTTCTCCAGATCCTGGACGTGGTAGTCCACAATGTGTTCTTTACCAACCTCCATTGAGATGACCCTCCTCAAGGCCGCGTGTGAGCGTGTAGACGTCGTTGACGTTAGCCCAGGACACGACAGACAGTCGTTCGCCAGGTTCGAAGTGCAGCGTCACGGGCGCTGCTGGAGGCACATGCATCACCACCTCATGCCGCCGAGCATTCAGTTCGTTAAAGACGTGACGATCGACGTCTTCAAGCCGGGTGAACAGATCGTTCAAGTCCGCAGCGATGAGGACGAAACCGCCACCCACCGTTGTGCGGACGTGTTGCAAGGGTTGGTCACCCGCCACGACCACCGTTCTAAACAGCGTTTCCATACCGCACCTTAATAGTAGTCGGACACCAGACGGACGTTGTTCTTGTCGATCAGGAAGATCCCCAGGGTTTCCAGCAGGACATAGAACGTCCCCATGGTGTTGGAGATCATTCGACGCAAGTCAATACCGGCAATGATTTCCTTCGGTACCCCAGCGGTTTCAACGATGGTGTACGGGATCATCAGTGTGGTGAAGTCTTTCTTGCGGTTGTCGACCATGTAGTTCTTGAGCTTGAACGCCAAGGCGTCGTTACCCATGCGCTTGCACCAGGCTTCCAAGTCCGTCTTGTTGTCGATCCCCAACGAAACCTTTACCACCGAGTACGGTGGCTCTTTGGTCATCCCCAGGAAAGGACCGAACACGGTGTTCCACATCTCGTACTGCTTGAACGTGGCGTTGTCATCGGACTTGTAGGAGTCGGCAGCTTTCACTTGACCGGTGGTCATGAACTCAAAGCTACCCGATTGCACCGAGGCCATGATCTTGCGTTCCAAGTCGCCGATGCGCTGAAGGATGTCCTGGATATCCAACGGCTGTTCGTTCTTGATGTTGGTGATGATCTCGGTGAACATCTCCTTGGCGGCCTTGTTGATCACGGGCGGGACCTTAGAGTCTCGCAACCCCACCCCTTTGACTTCCAGTCGAGCAATCTCAAACATGATGCCCTCCAACGCATCCTGAGACGCGAAGTAGTGCTTGGAGCGGGTGGTCAAGGCCAGGATCGCGAAGTAGTACTCATTCTTCATGGCTAGCAGGCGCAGCTTGCCGTAGGCCACTCCCATGTTTGCCGATTGCTGAGCGAGGATGTGCATCACCACTTCAGAGATCAGAAACACCATCGAGAACACTACACGCTTGGCTTCGGGGGTGAAACACACCCGGCCGAAGTACTTGTCTACCCAGTACTGCAAGGTGAACATCGTGGAGTCAGTGTCAGAGATCACCGCAGCCTTACGGTAGATCGTTGGGAAGGCATGGATCGAATGCGGCATGACCTTGGACATCAAGAACACCCGGATGAAACCCTTGTAGTGGTTCAGGGTCGTCATCGCCCGGTGGGCAGTGGACTTGACCAGGTCATAGACTTGCGGCTCAGGCAACAGTGGCGGGTCTTGCTCTGGGTCACCGTTGAGCAATTGCCCTTTGTCGCGACCCCGTACTTCTTCGAAGCACAGGAAGTTAGCCAACAAGTGCACATCGTCCCCGTAGCCCTTGTACTCTTCCTCGCTGGGAATAGTGGACAAGTCCCCTTTCTCGGACAACGCAAACAAGAAGTCCTTGACGAAATCGTGGTTGTACTTGGACAGCTGGTAGAAGTCGCCGGTGTACATCACCGCTGCTCGCTGGATCGGCGTCATACCGCGCGCCATGCGCTCGATCTTCTTGAAGTGCTCCTCAGCCGTCCAATAGTTAGGCGTGGAGTAACGCACCATCTCCACCACTTCTTCCACCGTGGGGTAATGCAGTTGATGGTGGTGCATCAAGTCGGCCATGGCAATCAGGTCAACGTTGTTGCAGATAAACAGCAGGTTCGCCTTGGTCACTTCCGGGTTGTAATAGTGCCGGTTGCCCATGATGAACTTTTCGTTGTTGGCGTTGGCGTACGAGGTGGCTGTACGGCAGCAACTGGTCAACGAGGAGTGCGTGGACTTGTAGTACAGGATCGTGGCGGTGGACACCGTGCCGCCGGAGTAGGAGTTGTTGTTGATCTTGAGGTTGTTCTGTTCACCTTTTTTGAACAGGGCCTTCTCTTTGTTCTTGGCGCGTTCGGCCGCCATCTGCTCGCCCTTGGCCACCTTACGGCGTCCTACGGCTTCTTTGATGTAGACCGCGTGGGTGGATTCACGCTGATCTTCGGGCATATAGGCCGCCATCGAAGGCGAGAGCAAAAGCTTTTGTTTTTGGACACGGTTCAAGAACCCCATGAAGGTGGTGTTCTTGGGTTCCCGATCACCGTACTGGTTTTTGTCCAGGATCAGGGCGTCAGGGTTTTTGAATGCGAACTCACCGTCAGGGCGGACGGTTTGTTTGACCAGGGCTTCACACTCAGTGTAAGGCGCACCTGTCATCAGTTGTAGGTAGAGGCTGTTATCGGCCAGGTACCCACTGATAATGTCCAGATCGCGAACGTAGTGTTCAACAGGAACCAAGAACGGGTTGGTCAGTTGAGGGGCTTGAGCGGTCATGTGAAGAACTCGTGTAGGGTTACGTGTATCATTGGGCGTGGACGTAATTACTCAACTTACAGGTCGAGACAAAAAAAGAGAGCCTCCCGAAGGAGGCTCTTGAACTTGGGGTCATCATACTGCATTTCACAAAGCATTACCGACCCCAGTCTTTTCTCACGCCATGGCCCGATTGACAGCGTCCGGGGCGTACCCGTTAGCCGACAGTGCGGTCATGATGCGTTGCAGGTCGGTGTCGGTTTTGTTTTGGAAAACCAGGTTGAACGTACCGCCGGTCGAGAGCATGATGCTTTCTGGGCGGATGTAAGGGATGCCGATGATCTGATATTCGCCCGACTGCGTGGCGAAACGGACCCAACCATACTGGGTGGGGTCATTAGGTGTGCCTTGAGGAAGCGAGGCGTACACGTTTTGGTGCAGTGCGTAGATATCGACGCCAAAGTTGGCTGCCATTTGGGCCGACATGACACCTTCGAGACGGACGTCCTGGAAGCCATTACCGAGGCGACCAGGGGAGTAGGTTTCGAAGCTGAAGCGTTGGCCGATGGCGATGTCATTGATCGTGGTCATGTGTTTCATTCTCGTCAAGTTCGGTTATGATCATCATCACCGTACCTTTGAGGTCCATTGGGATGATGAGGTTTACCAAGTTATTCGCATGGTGTTCCATCAGCTCCAGGTCAAGTGCGCGAAGTACGGCAAAGAACGGTTTAAGTTCATCATCGTCTTCGTCTTCTATAGCGTCATCTGTGCCAGCTGTTTCCAAGTACTCTCCGTGCCACATTGCTGTGTACATGGCAGACAACTCACGCTGGATCTTCTGACGGTGTTCCAGGTCCATTACGACATCACCATAATGCAGGCGAATATGCTCGATAACCTGATGTTTCAGCTCTTCCGATACGATAACGACGGCTTTGCTTTTCACGTTGTACTCCTAAACCACAGTTACTACCCGCCGTGTGTGATCCATCGTCGGAGAGAACGGTTGACGACCTGTTCCCTGATAAGGCACTCGATAAACGTCATCGAAGACTAATAGATAAGTCACACTTTTGGCACTCATGGCACTACGTGCGCCCTGCACAACAACCTTGAAGTCATCCCTACTCGCAGAGGGTTCGCGGATGTTCATAAATGGAAGTTGTACAGTTCCGTGCAGATCCATGGCGGGCGATTGCTAAGTGAGGTGGGTTCAGGACGTGTTAGCGTATCCCCCGTATCGTACCGGTGGGGTTCGCCAATCGCGCTTTAGCGAAACCCACTGTGTGCTTTTGGACATAGAGCCCGCACCAAGGGCGCGGGCTTAGTCAACACTCTACGGTGCCTGTGTCCCATGGTTCCCCGTCTACCATGTAGAGCGCAAGCTCTCCAGGTTTGACACCATAGGCCACGATTTCATCTACGCACTGGTCAACTTCGCCCAGGCGGTGCACCGCAGGTTGCAGTGATTCGGCAAGCACTCCGATCACTTGTGCAAATTGACTACCCATGAAACTCAGCACCTCCGGCGATTGAAGCAGTGCCGGTGCTACGCGAGGGTAGTAATCTTGAAGGTACCCATCGATGCCAATGTTGGCCGTTGGGTTCCTGTCTGTGAGGCAAGTGGCCAAATGGTGGTTCACCATGTCGCCCATCACCATCAGATTCCCTAGATCATCATTCTCCTCAGTCGGAATTCCCAGACGGGCCCCGTGAGCAGTGATCAGGTCGGACATCTTTTTAAGGCCCGGTTGGATGCGCTCAACATCCACCATTACTGCAATGCGCATCATCAACCTCCTTCGTGTCCGATCAGTAAATTGTAGTTGACCTCCACGTGGATAATGGAGGCGTCGTGGTTGATGTAGCGTAGCGACGTTACACTGCCCGTTTCGTTGACCTTGCGGATCAGTGCTATAACATCGTGTCTGTAGTACTTATTCAACGAATCCACGAGTTCTTTGTACCGGCCATACCAGCTGTGTATGTCTGTACGACCGGTGTGGTGGTCCACCACCTTAAACTGGCCGCTGGCGACGACATGTTGAAGGTAATAGTCTTGGGTGGTCTCATCGAACATCTCAGCACCCAGGTTGAAGTAGGACTGAGTGTGCTCATCAAACAGCTGTTCCCAATGCATGTCGTTGTGGTTGTAGCGAGCCGCAATCACACACGCACTGAAAAACCCATTCACGCAGGCACTCACCAGACGTGGGTCGTCGTGATGAGTTAACTGCGCTACCAGGTATCGGGCAGGCAACGCAATAAAGCCAATCATTGTGGGAGCTCTAGAGAGGTTTGTAGGGGTCTTGCGTGTCAACGTATACGTATAGCAAGCCATGGCGGTAGATCACTATCTGGGTGTGCATCGTGCCGGTGGGGTAGAGCAGGTACAGTTGGTACCCAGCATCCATCAGCCAGCGTTTCAAAGCCGGATGCTGCATGTAAGGGGAGCGATAGAATCGGGTATACTCCCCCACTACCTCGTCAAACTCCACCGATTCACCGGATAACTCCCGTTCCATGAACACTTCGGCGATTTGGTAGATCTCCATGATCGCCGTATGAATCCACGAATCCTTGGCGTTCAAGTTGTTACCGCGCGTGGAGTTCAGTTCGGTTTGGATCTGGTCGATGAAGATCGGTTCGGCTTGTTCAAACCACTGCGACAACTTAGGGACGTCAATCACCAGGATGGCGGTGTAATCATCCTCCAGGCGCTGATGGATCTTAAGCCCCGGATTGGGCGGCTGTTTCGCGGGCATACTGGGTTGCCTCCGACTCGTGGTCGAGAAAGATAAACGCAAGGCTGCCACGCACCCCTACCAGGCGACTGCAATAGCAGGTAGAGGGCATCATCGCCAACACCTTGGTCACCACTTCCCGAACCTGTTGGATATGGGTGGTGGCGTCTATGTCCGCATCATAGAGCTCAAACAGTTCGGTGGTCAGGAAATCCTGAGCCACACTGGGGTTCTGCCGGTAGTTGTCAAAGTGGGTTGCACAGTTGACCACAAACGACATGAACTCAGGTACCGCCTGTTCGGGGTTGGTCTGACGCACCGTTTGGTTCATCAGTTCCCAATGGCGGTTGGCCAAGGCCTCGATGTGAAACCCTAAGGCGGCGAAGTCCACGGTGAGCACCCCCACGGTGGGGGTGAGCGTGTGAGTCTGGTGCATCATTCCTCCAGCGGGGTTTGCCCTGCAAAGATGTACGCCAACCGTTCCCGGTAGTTACCGATGTAGTGCACATACGTGACGCCGTCAGGTAACCGTGAACGCACGCTGGTGGCCATGTCAGCCACACGCCCAATCAGCATCTCGAACTCTTCGTACTCCTGCAACGGGCGCATGATGTCCCGAGCAATGTAGACGTAGTCCGAAGCATTCTCAGGGTCGTTCTCTTCCAGTTCCAGGATGGTCTGCACCACATTGGTCACCAGGCGCATCAAGTACGCTTCGGCATAGGTCTCAGCCTTAGCCCGTACCGCGGATTGAGGCTGTGCATACCCGCGAGAGGATTCAGCCAACGCCATGCGGTAATGAAAGCTGACGTCGGTGTAGTCCACCCCCAGGTCGTCCAGTTTGAACACCATCATGAACCGGCCGGCCCCAGGTGGCCACAGGTTCACTGCCTGGTACGGCTCTTTTTCTTTCTCGCGGTAGTACTCGTCACGGGCTCGATCGACGATGCCCTTGATCATGGGCAGGAAATCGTCTTGGATGTCCTCATAATGCTTGAGCTCGCTGGGGAGTTCAGCATTGTCCATGTCATTCATTGGGAACCTCTCGATTCAAACGGGCGTAAACGTACACGCAGTGGTGAGTGGTGCGACAATACAACAGGTCAAAGGTGTTGTCGGGTGTCCAACCGGCTAACTTCCGGGCGGCGTCATAGATCGCATTGACCATGTGGTGTTTCCACTGACGCGGTGACTTGGGGATGTGCAGTTGAACCTGACAATAACTCCAGGCGTGTTCAGGGGTCAGGTCGTTGCCTAACATGGAATCCGCTATTCCCACCATGACCTTGGTGATGTGTCCGCGGTCATAGCCTATTCTCTTACCGATCTCGAACGCGGTGTGTTCGGGACCGAATAGGTCGTCTAACGGGACGACCATCACTGCACCGGTCTGGGTGTAGTGCTTAGCGATAATCGACTGCATGCAGGGTACCTGTGTAAATCACCGATTCGGTATTGGCTTGCTGGAAATGGAAATCTGACCAAACGCCACTGGGCATAAGGCGCGCCATGTTGCGAGCACATTCTATTACGTGACGTCGGTTAATTTCCAACAGCCGCTGGGTATTGCGGCCCACCTCCATGCCGTCACTCAACGTGTCGGTGACGTAGTTGAGCATGAGCATTAACGTCCAGGTCAATTTGTCGTTGACAGCCTCGGGGGTTTTTAAGTGCAGTTCTGCCACGGCGCACGCCAGACGGCCGATCACACCGAAGTAACGCTCCGGTTCCTGGTAGAGGGCCATCAACTCCAGGTGCTCAAACTCGTTCGTGATCAGGTCACGGCGCTTCATGATCACGGCCACAGTTTGACTGGGGTTTTGCATAACGCTGTAGGGTTGTGGTGACATGGTGATGCCCTAGAGGATATAAACCCCCTCCGCAGGGAGGGGGTCTGTTTATTGCCCTTTGCTGGACAGGCGACTGTCGCGTTCTTGGATGAACGCTTCGGCACGCTGACGATCCCGCTCTGGTAGGCGATCACCCGCCAGGTAGGACAGGGCCAGTTCTTCAAGTTCACTCAACGGTGGTTTGGCTTCAGCTTCAAGGCTTGGGTCAATAGCAATCACCCAGTCCTTGCCGATGCTGGCGGTGTAATGCGTGCGCTGGTCCAGTCGCGCTGTGAGCTTGGTGACGTTCATGAAATCGAACACGGTGGAGATGAAGTGGTCGTAGAACTCCTCGTAGTTGTGGATGTTCAACGCCCCCAGGATCTCGTAGTTGATGCTCTTCTCGCCACCAAAGTCGTAGGCTGCATCATTGAGCTTGGACGGCAGGGCAGTGTCGAACACCATGCGCGGGTACCGACGCATGAATGCATCTTGCAGAATTGGAGTCAGGTTCACCAGACCGGCTTGTGGGCCTAGAGTATCCTGCATCATTTGCTTGATGTAGTGCGCCATGTTCGACAGGTCAATCTCCACAAAGTGGTGATAGTCCGGACGGGTGTTGGTCAGGCGCTCGTATTCGGTGATGCGGAAGTCTCGGCCGCGGATCAGGGCGATCATGTTGTAGTTGGCGTAGACGTCCCACTCCACCCACACGTTTTCCCCGATGTGGTTGCCGACCTGGGTGATCAGCTCCATGAACACCTGGGTGACTTCCTCACACTCACTGAACTCGTGTGCGTATTGCTCGTGCACAAAGTCCACCGCTTCCAGCGGCATGTTGAACATCAGTGCCGCCAGACGACGGGTTTTCTCCTCAGCCTTTTTATAGGCCACGGAGGATTCCACCGTGTCTTGCACCATGTACTTAACGTACTGGGTGGCCACCGCTTCGCTCATCGGGATCAGCGGGGTGTACTTCATGTGCGCGGCCATGCGCGCCTCAGAATGTCCTGCAATCTTCAATGGGTGTTGGTTGTGGTGATCGGCAAAGGCCTTACTGATGCGGCCCAACTGTAGTGCCAATCCACGTACGTCCAGCACTACAAATAAATTGCTCATTGCCTGCTCCGTTTTTAGGTCAAACTCAATTGGGGGACAAACACCCAGATTGTTGACGCCATGCGATGAATGAAAACCTGAGACCCTGCGTCCTCGGGACGAAAACGCACGGCTTGATACAGTTCTTGGATGGCAATGGTCTGTTGTTCAAACCACTGCACCACTTCGTGGCTAAAGTGCACCGGGTAGTGATTGCGCACACTGACCCAGTCAAAACGCGAGATGGTATGTTTAACGAAACCATCGATAATGAATTCGCGGTACGTCCGCTCCGTGGTATCGGCTAAAGGAGGCTCCCCCAGACTCTGGATGGCCCGATCAATGTCGAACACCCAGCAGGTCGTGGTGTATCGGGTACGGATCATGGTTTTGTACTCATTTCGCTTACTCTACCTGAATGATCTAGGTTTAAAACTCTTTAAGATCACGCAGGAGGGGTTTCGCATATAATCCGGTGTCTTAGTATAACTTCCGGCTAAAACGCCGTGTAGAGCCCTCAGAGGACGTTACAATGAATCCCATCAGTAAGGCCATGGATGAAATCATCTGGGAAATTCCTCCCCAGATCCTCCAGCAAGTGTTCGTAACTCAGGAGATGGCCACCTGTGGTGAGCTGATTTCCATGGAAACCCGAATCCGGGAAGCGGTGATCAACCCGCGGGTGTTGGTGGACATCGACCTGTACGGCATGACCGAGGATTTCATTCCTTTGGACCTGCCGGTGCAGACCCGGTACATCGACCCCTACACGGTGGTCTACCAGATTCCGGACGAGATGACCCAGAACCGCCCAATTACCCAGGCGTACTCGATTCACTTCGGGATCGTGGGTTACCAGGCTGGTGGTCAAGCGCTGAACTACACCGAATCGTCCATGGGGTCTGAAGCGCGTAAGGTGTTGGACGCTGCCAAGCGCACGCCCCCTGCTCAGACCTCGTACATCAACCTGATCGCCCACAACACGATCATGACCCGTTTTGTGTACCTGCCCTATGCGGCGGCCTATTTGCGTTGCCGTCTAGGCAATGACGAGGCATTGTCCACCATTCGCTACACAGCGATTCCAGATTTTGCGGCGTTGTGCGTGTTGGCAGTCAAAGCCTACATCTACAACACCATGCGAATTCCCATGGACCAGGCGTTCCTGTCCGGTGGTCAACAGTTGGGAAGCTTCAGTGGCGCGGTCCTAGAATGGGCAGATTGCGCGCAGCTTTATAAGGATGCGTTGAAACGCTGGAAGAAGATCTCGATCTTTAACGATCCTGAAGCTCGTCGCCGTCATTTGCGTTCTATCACTGGAGCCCAATAACGGAGGTTGTATGCGTATCAAGCGTGGGTCACGGAAAGAATGTAACGACTACATGGGCCAGTCAGGCGAACTGGCCTTTAATGTGGATGACAAGACGTTACGTATCTACGATGGCATGTCTTTAGGGGGATTTGAACTTCAAATCAGACGGGCGGTCGGGCCCAACCCCACGCTGCTGGGCGGCACTGAACTGTACGGTTACTATGGAGAAGTCCCGCATGAGCAATTGATCTCGGCCACAGCCCTGTGCGCTAAGGTGGGATTGACTGCGGGCACGTTGATCAATGAGCAGACCAACTGGCTCAAGTTTAACTTGGCAGGTCGCATTGTGTTCATGGCCAAACAACCTATCCGCAGCGGACTGACTCGAGACCAGCTTAAGGGCTTGATGCTGGTGGTGGGCAATGCGGTGATTCAGATCCAGGGTATCGCTTACAAGGTGCGTCTGATCAAAGGCGCTATCGAGGATCCTATTCAAGCGCTGAACTACCTGCTGGGGGGTAATGTCAACGACCCCTCTGTAGCTAAGGGCAGTGAGTGGAACAGTTTGTTTAACCCGATCACCACCTCCCTAGGGCAGGCCAGCCGCTGGGCGAACTTCAGTAACGCCGAACTGGGGTTAACGGTTCCTAGCGTCTGTCAGGAACTCACGGCAGGTGGTGCTGCCGTGCTACGCGGGGGCACGGGACCTTTGTACTTCACCAGCGCGGCTGTAAATTCAGCCACCCTTAACTGGCGGCCTTTACTCGAACTGGTACCACAATAAACGCAAGTTGCAGCTCTTGGAGTTTGTAATGAACTTGAACATTAAAGTCACGCGGGGCACTACCGCACAAAACGATGCCCTGCTGCTCCCTGAAGGTCGGCTGTCGATTGACCTGGAAAAGAAAGCCTTACGGTTCCATGACGGTGTGACGGTGGGTGGGTTTGAAGTTCTAGGCTTTCGGGCCGTGACGGCAAACGCTACGCGCCTGGCTGGGGACGATACCCTGGCCTGGTACGGTGAGGTCTCGCAAGAAGACTTCACCACCGTGAACTTGATCCGCACATCGGTGGGTCTGGATGACGGCGTACCCATCAACGGTGAAACCCCGTGGCTTAAGTTCATGGTAGACGGTAACTACGTTTACACTCCAAAGCTGCCCATCATGTCTGACGTCTCCTACAACCAACTGGAGCAAGCAGACCTCAGTACCGGCAATACCCTGGCCACGATCGATGGGCGCCAATACAAGCTCCGACTGCTGCGCGGTTCAGTGAACAATCCCGTAGGAGCCTCCGATGGCAGTGGTTCGGAATGGAACCGCCTCTTCGGTGCTTTGCAGAACGGTCAGTTTGCCAGCATGACAGCGGTTGAGCTGGGGTTGGATAAACTGGCCTGGACGCGTGAAACCGACGGGGGTACCAATGGACTGGTGCGCAGTGGGGTGGACGGGTTTGAACTGATGGACAAGGACACCGACATCATGGTGTGTTGGCGACCGGTGCTTGAGCAATTGAACTAAAAAGAAAAGACGACATAAACGCCCTCCCACAACCGGGAGGGCGCTATGTTGCTACGGCCATACGTTGACGCTTGGTGACCACGATGACAGGCATGGGTACGCCCCACGGGATGTGAGGTTTACGCATTGCCAGCAACGGTTTCTTACGGATGAACTGTGTCTCTTCGTTCATGACTATCTGCGTACGGTGACAGGGGTTGTCGTCCACGACAAAGTAGAAGTTATCTTTCAAGTCCTCGACCTTTGCTGTTTGCAGGGGATACAAAGCATTCTCATCTCGCACGTACCAACGTTGGTACTGCCTTTTGGATAACCGTTGTTCGATACGAGGGTGAGAGATGAAACGGGTGACCTTATGCCTGAGTCCCTGCGTGGAGTCCCAAATCCCTACTTCGTCGAAATGCACCAGGCCGTCTTTCTCGAACGCAAAGACAAACCCTGTGATCACTCGGTGAAGTTGTCGTGCATGCTTGAACGTCATGGCGAAGGGACTGTTCTGTAAGCCCAGCTCCGTTGCCACTGCCTGATCGAGGTGTTTGACAGCGGACTTTGACATGCCATGTCCTCCCGGTGCTTACCCTCATAACTAAGGGTGAAACGGGACCCTTTTCAGAGCCCCGCTGCTGGGAGGGTTAGAGCACCAGGCCATCGGCCGCCATGTTGTCGTCGACCGAGACCACCGGCTTACGACTGCGGTAACCGCCAAGCTTCTGGTTCAACGCCGTTTGACTGGTGATCAGATCGGTGGTGATCTGTTCCATGGTCGCGGTGTTGACGATGAAGTGCAGCTGCTCGGAGGTGATCTCGTTGCGCGGCAGACCGGCGTACGCCACGTGTGGTTGACCCACGGCGATGTTCTTGTCCGGGTCTTGGTACAGCGACACGGTGACGATCGGTTCAGGCACTTGCGTGGCCGACTGACGATTGTCGAAGATGCCCATGTAGGCCAACTGCGCCGGGATCGGGGTGACCTTGTGGAACTGAACCGCGTTGGTCAGGTCCATCAAGTCCAGACGATCGTTTTCCTGAGTCAACAGGTCGCCCAAAGCTTCCAGGCAGAACAGTACGCTCTGGTCGGTGATACGCTGTGGTTGGCCCGACACGTTTTCGTGGTAGTTGACCACCGCCGGCAAGCGGGTAGCCGCCGAGAACGCTTCCAGGGTTTTGAGCGTGTTCATGCTGTTCTTGATGTCGGTCGCCGAATCGGTGACACCGATCACTACCGAGATCACCGGCAGGTTCTGTTCCAACAGGTAGCGCACGATGTACGGACCGATCACCGAACCGCTGCCGCCGGCCAGCGAGTACACCACGACGTTGAATTCACCTGGCTCGTGAGCATCCATGATCTCAGGGATGATCGGCGCGATGATCTTGGCGTTTTCAGCGCGGTTCTTGCCCGATCCTTTCAAACCTGGGATGAAGAAGCAGTCTGCTTTGTCCATGCCTTCTTTGAGGTTGGAGTCGCTGGCATCGACGTAGCACTTGGTGAACGTGTCCGACTGCACTTGCAGGCCGAGGTCAGTACCGGCACCACCGCAGTTGTACAGACGGGCTTTGATCTTAGACATGGTGAAACTCCTAGTTACAGTGAGGAAATAAACCAGACGCACCGCGTCTGGCTGAAGGGAAAGGGTTTGTTACATACTACATTGCTACGGGTGTTTCTTTACTTCGCCCGGGCCAGCAACTTGTTCAGTGCTTTGGGCAACGGTTTGGATTTAACGGTACGACGAAGGCCGTACATGCCATACATGGAAGCCATGGTTACTCCTTGGGGGTGACGTAAGCAGTGCCGCTGAGGATGGCTCGAAAGCCTTGGGGCCACTGGCGCAATGCCGGGCTTATACGGTTGGTACGCAGGTTGTGCAAGTAATGGAAGTTCATCACCGCCACTTGTGTACCTTCGATCGGCATGAACCCATAGTAAAGATCGCCTTCGGCCAGGGGTTCGTTGTCGTGCTTGAGCAACCGCTGCTCAGCGTGTGTACCGTCGGTGGAGTACCACACCGTCAGGTTGCCATCAATCAGGTCATCATGGTCCACTTCGATGGGAGCCACCGCATACGCTTTAATCAGATCCTTGATGCGTTTCATTAGACCTCCTCTTTGAGTGTGTTTGCCAGTTCGACGAGTTGCTCGACGACGTCGTCCGGGGTGCTTGTTTCTTCCCACGGGACGGGCCAGAGCAGTTGGGTGCCATTGCGATCGCGCAGGCGGCGGATGAAACCTGTGCTCAACGCACAGTCTAAGATCCAGTCTTTGGCTGGAGCGTCTTGCCCACGCATGCCCGAATGGTAGTCCACTTCGATCACGCGGATGTCGTCCCCTGGGAACCCACCCGCCAGCCAGTTGTTGACTTCCAGGGCGGCCTGTTCTGAGGTGGCGTGGAACTGGGTGCCGGCGGTGAGACCGCTTTGCGCGATGGTCAAGACTTGCTCAGCGGTGGCCACCAGGAACACGGTGGCGTCCGGGGGTGGCAGCTCTTTACCCGGGGCAGGTACAGGATCCTCCACGCCCACATCCTTGCGATAGCCGATGTGTTTACCCAGGCGCTGATAGCGCACCAGTTCCAGGTCATGCGTCACACACGCCGGACAGTTATTGCAACGCTGCCAGATGTACACGTTGTCGATTTGCTCGACCGCTTTGCTGACCACCTCGACAGAGCCGTCGGGCATGACCACCCGGTGTTCAGGTTGAAGGTAAAGCGCACTCAATTCGACGCGTTCCACATCCCCTTCCTGGATGACCTCAATCACCAACTGATCGTTAGCCTTCCATTCACACCGCTTGCCACTGACCATCTCAAACTGACACGGGGTGACGTTGATTTTCTCAGGCAGCTCGCAGTACCAGACGCACTCGAGCAGGCCACGGGGGATCTCGTGCAAGATCCGGCGCTTGTTGACGAACCCATCCAGGAACGGGAAGCACAGGGGAACGGGGTCACCGTGTTTGGAAATCCGTTGCAGGCCTTCGAAGGTTTGACTGAAGACGTCCTTCAGGTGCACTGGTTCATCACCGATCACGTAGGCGATCATCACACTGTGGTGCTTACGATGGTCCGCGGCATACAACGCACCGATCAACCACGGGATCGTTTGCGACCAACTGATGCCGGGCATCTTAGCCAGCGTCATGGGATCGGCCGTGTTCAATTGATGCGGGTAGGGCAGGCCCTGCGCAGCGAACCAATTCAGTGCCTTGGTGCGCGCTTCCTCCTCCATGCGGATCTTAGACCGGCTTTGACCCCCGTCCATGACAATGTAATCCACCGGCCCATTGAGCAGCTGTTGGTACATCAGGAACGTTGAATCCAAACCCCCGGACCACAGGATCAGGGGGCGCTTCTCATCAGTCATATCCACTCCTTATTTCTTACCAGGTTTCTTAGATTTCTTACGGGTGTTGCGAGGTTGACCCTGTTGACGGAACTTTACCGGCTTCTCCGTCATCGGGGTGACCCGACTGGCGTGCCCGGCTTCATCAGGGACGATCCCACCCAGACGCTCAATGACGTCGTCGACCGCATCCTGTACACGAGCCTTGCCCGACTGCCGGGCCAGCACCTGACCGACCGGTGATTTAGGGTCCACGATGTACGGGTTGCCCGTAAAGGGTTCGGGGCTTGCATTCAGGTCCAACGCAGCCGCCGCTTGGAAACTGGCCAAGGTTTCCGGGTGCACGGCGGTAGTCAGGTAGTGCTCGCCCAGAAAGGCATCAAGCTGTTTTTGCGCATCGGGCTGGTTGAAACTGAAGTCATCCGCTTCAATAGGCGTGAACCCACGGATCAACCAGTGTTTCTCACGGAACATCTCAATGAATGCGGTGCGGTCTTCTTCTTTGGCAATCCCCCAGTGGATGACCTTGATGCCGTTGTACTCGTTGGGCAACACAAAATGCATCTGGGGATGATCGCGGAAGAAATCCGTGAGTTTGGATCGGATGAGCTTGGTACGAAAGATCGTATCGGTGATGGCACTGCCCTGGAAGGACGACCAGTTGTCCATCAGAAACGATTCGAAGGCAGCCCGGTCGGCAACGGCGGTGGTCATGAACCAATCGAGCGACCACTGAACCTGGTCAACCTCCTCTCGGTGCAGAGTAACGCCGGATGGGTCTGCGGGTTGTTGAGTGAAGAATACATGCTCTACTTCACCTATCTGGCGAGTAGGCAGTTCCAGAGGACCGCGCTCGGGGGCGTGTTGACGCATCGCTTCCGGCATGGCGTCCTTGCGCTTGACGGTGTCGTCCAAGGTCTTGGGTTCAGGGGCTGGGCGTTTGAACACTTTGCGCACAGCGGTCTTGAGTCGTTGCAGTACACCGGGTTTACGGTCTTCGTTCATAATCACCTCTGGGAGATTAAACTAAATAACTACATGCTGTGATAATCACCACTAACTAACTCTAAAAAATATAAAAGAATAAGGAGGGGGGTCCCGCCCCCTCCGGTGTCGGTCCCCCCTCTCTATATATACACTTTTTAAGTTATTTTTGTTTAGATTTCTCTATACAGCTGAACGTTGTTTTCGAAGAACGCTAGAGACACAGAGGTCTCTAGCTTCGTCACGTTCTGTTTGGGTACCTGGTTGTTTCACCCTGTATGACGGCGGCCGGCGGGCCGCTTTTATTCCGTCAGACCCGCACGGGTCTTAAGGCTACCGAAGCGATTTTCTTCCGAGATCATGGAACCGTCCTTCACTTCAAGGCGGTCCCCCACGACATCACGCACTCGGGCGAGAGTGGACAGCACGGCGTGGGGGTCGGCCTTTTCGACGATCAGCTCCAGGCGCAACTCAAAGAAGTGAGGTGCCAGGTCGTCAGCCGCCAATCGCTGCCGGCCGCGGTATTGCAGAACGCGGTGATCGTCACGCTCCAGTACCGAGGCATTGAAGAAGTAGAAGTCATCGTCCAGGAAGATGCTGGTCACTTGCTGCATCAGACCTTGATGCTTGAATGCATCCGGGTTGTCAGCCACAAAGAACTTCAGTCGGTAACGCAGCTCTTCACGCGTCACGATGCTTTCGTCCTGATGCAGACCTTGCTCGTCGTGCAACATCATCGGGTACTGGTAGCGCGGCAGCATTTCGGTGCGCATACTCATCGTCGTCAACCAGAAGTTACTGTCTTCCAGCTGCTTTTGCAGCACCAGGGCGTTCTCAGCCGACACAGAGTTCACCCGGTACCAGGCATGCTCTTTGGCACTCACCTGTTCGGCATGCGACTCAAACAGTTGGACGAGGTCGGGGGTGTACTCCGACAACCAACGGTCCACTTGGGTCAAGAACCATTCGCTGGCATCAAACCCAGTCACGTCCGGTGGGCAACTCACCAGGGTGTAATCACCGGTGGGCAGGTAGGCGACTTTAAGTTCGGTCTCGCCATGTGCATCGTGATACAGAAACAGACCGAAATCGTGGATATCGGCCAAAGGGGCTTTGGCAGCTTCAGCCATGTGGCTGTTGTAGTAGTGCTTAAGCGCCTGTTGGATTCGGCGGACCTCAGGTTCTTGAGCAAAGTTGAATTGAGCGAGGGCCGACATTGGGTGTTTCATGTGAGTCTACTCCTTAGTAGTTGGTACAATTGGGTTTATTCATCCCAATGATCTAGGTCTTAAATATTTTCAAACATCATGCCAGGGTCTTTTATGAACCTCACCATCAAAGAAGCCTTCGATCAGCAGTTTGATCAGGTTAAATTCGATACGGCTTTTTGCAAGCGGGTGATCCAGTTTTCCCTCAAGTACATGAACCGCAACGATGACCACTCCGCCTTCTTTGGCGGTGTGTTATTGGGGGTTAACCCTATTCGCTTTCTGGAGTCTGACCGGGAAGCCTGGTACGAAGACGTGCTGGAAGTGGACGAGGACTTGTTGTTTGCAGCCTTTCGCAAGGTCAAGGCCATCAACTTCGAGTTCAAGGTGATGTCGGATGTGTTCAACTACACCCCCATCTACATCTGCCACCGGCTTCAGAAAGAGAGCGGTATCCCTCAAGCGCTGCGCCACGAGGCCATGACCCATGCGTTCATGGTCCTGCACTACCGGTTCCTGACGTCACTGTTGGTCAAGCGTTTCCGTTACCCCGCTGACCCTGAAGTGGCCACTGCCACCTACGCTTCCCTGTCGGGTCGGTTTGACATCCGTCGGTACGGCAGCTGGCGCGCCTTGTTGCAAGCGCGGGCAGAGGATCTGATTTCCCCTAACTCGATCTACCGCCAGGCCATCGAACGCTTTGAGCCCGATCCGTCCCTGATCCGGGTGGTGACGGACACCCAAGGCCGTATCCGGGAAGTGGTCAAGAAGATCTACGCGGTGTACCTGGAGACCTTGGCGTCTGGGGGACGTATTCGTTCGACCTCAGAGACCATGCTCAACACCGATGGGGAACAAGTGCTCAAAGACCGTAAGAACGGTTACGCCGATTACATGCGTTACCTGAAGATGGTGGTCCAGACAGAACGTAACTTCATCCGTGAAGAGCTGGTCGAAGTCATTGCTTCGGCCATGCAGTCAATGCCACCGCAGTTGCTGCGTGAAGCGTTGCTGTTCATGTCCAACAACTACGGCAAACCCAACATGGGTTACCTCGATGAGATTATCACCGAGAACTTGCTATACACGTTCGACTACCTGCAAAACAACCGCACCATGGTGGGTCATTCCAATGACATCGCGGCGCTGTTGGCTAAACTGCGTTCGCTGTTGATGGCGTCGCGTTCCAGTGACCCCACCGTACTCAAGTTGCGTGAATACACCGAGCGGATGGTAGGACAAGCGATCCGTAGCCGTAATCCGGCTGTGGTGGCAGCTGTGAGGACCGGTGTGCTGCTTTACATCACAGTCCGCGCGATGACCAAGGGTTACTACTCAAACGGCTCAGGCGCGTCCACACAGGCTGTCAACGTGCGCTCCAATATCAAGCACGTGGCATAGGTCATAGACGCCTCCCCGTAGGGAGGCGCTTTATGCTGTCAGTGAATCAGGTCCCACGGCAACCGTTCCGCCCGGTCTTCAGCCCCGGATTCAATTTTCCACTGCACCATCTGATGCAGCAGGCGAATGGTGTTGTACCCCACCAGCGTAGTATGGCTTCGGGTACCGCTCCATTGATAACCGGTGCACACACCACCAAAGAGTTCTTGCCAGTGCGCCACCCACCGCATGGTGTGGGCCTGGTCTTCCAGGTTTTCGTCCCAGATAAAGTGCAGGGTATCAATGTCTACGTGCACGGTTGGAAAGCTGATCACCCAGGTCTGTTCCCCCAGGATGTAACCGGCAAACACATTGACCGGAGCTTCATGTGGGATGCGGTCTTCTAAGTCGAACGTACGGGCAAAGCCGGGCAAGTCTTCAGGCGTGACGTTGTGCGTGCGCACACCGATAACGAAGGTTGTAGGCATGTTGACTCCAGGGGTGGGGGTACGTGTCATATAAGGCAGCGAGGTGATTCTTGTGACGGCACAAAAGCCTCCCCGAAGGGAGGCCTTCGTGTTAGGACGGCTTGCTCACCGTTGCCCGTGCTTTCGCCCCGGCAGCCAGTTGAGAAGCAATGCCATTGGTCGCCTTGGCCACACTGGAACCGACGAGGTCTGCGTAGGACGCAGCCGCAGGTTTGGTGGTGCCGTCTTGACCGGTCTGAACCGGAGTGGTTGGATTTGCCATACCTTACTCCTTAGAAGCTGATGCGGTTGGCCGCGCCTTCTTCGAGCTGGTTCTCGATACCGTTGGTCGCCGCTTTCACGTCGGCCGAGATCGATTCGAGCCACAGCTTGTTCTCGTTCGGGTTCAGACCGCCGACCGACAGGCTTTGCAGCAGCTGCTGGGCGAACAGTTGAGTACCGATCGAGACGTCTGCGATCGCGGTGAACTCGAGGGTGATGTCGAGGTTTTGACCGAGAATCGAAGCGTCCTTACCACCTTCCCATGGCGGAGTCGCCGTCGGGAACATGTTGGTGCACAACCAGGCACTGACCACCTGAGTGAAGGTCGGATCCGGCTCGACGTACAGCACGGTGGCGCCGTAGAAGGTTGCGTCGTAGTCGGAGGCTTTCACCTGACCGTCTGCAACCACCAAAGGCACCTTGGTGTTTTCGTCGCCGATACCGTAGGTGATCCACCACTTGATGAAGCGGCTCACCGCACGACCTTGCAGTTCCCACATGCCATGGCTTGGGGCCGAGGTTGCACGGGTGACGTTGGTCGCCACCTGGATGCGCTCGCCCGAACCGCCGTATGGCGCTTCAGCCAGGTCCACGTTGATCTGTTGGTTCAGACCATCGATGGTACGCGTGTGGTTCTCGATCATGGCCTTCAGGCAACGCACCATCAACTCAGGGTTGGAGGTGAATTGGAAGAAGCGTGGTGCCTCGATCAAGAAAGGGATGACGTTGCGCCGCACGTACGGCGTGTTGGAGGCGATGTTGGCCAAGTCTGGAGCAAACTGCATCGTACCGGCTTGCGCCAGGTTGATGGTGTTGTCTGCCTGACCGCGACCGTACCCGGTTTGTCCAACGAAGGGACTGGTATAGCGCGACATTGTGTAATCCTCTAAAGGTGTTGCGGCTTACGCCGCAACGGAGTCCCGACGTTCGGTGATGATGTCCAGGTACATCACGGTACGAGGCACGCTCGCACGGACTTCCCACTTCACGTGCCAGCTGAAGCCATTGTTCTTGTCATCAGCGGTGAAGTACGTGGTGGGTACCAGGTCCACACGACCGTTGTAACGACCGTCCACCAGAGCCAGCAGGCGCGCATCGCAGCGCTCGATGAATTGCTCATCGGTCAGCTTGGCGTTACCGGAGAAATCAGCGTGTACCAGACGCGACAGGCGCATCAGGTCGCAGCAGATCGACGTGGTGATCGGCGAGGTCAACACCGAGGTGTCGTCGTTGTAGACGGTGTGGATCGCCGGGTAGTACATGCTGCGGTTGTCGTAAGACAACGAGTACGAACCACCGTTGACCCAGGCGTTGGATTGCGCCCGTGCGTTGAAATACTTGACGTTGTGGTCTTTGATCTCAGTCACACGGTTGTTCGGGCTGACGTCGATGTCGAAGCCTTCACGCATCTTGCCGCTGCCAGCACCGCCGAAGCGAGCCCAACGTACGGCGTAGTCGATGACCTGTGGCACAGGCTTGGTGTAACCACCGCCTGCCAGGTAACCGGTTTGCATGATGATTTCAGCACGGCACACTGGAGTGCCATACAGCGTCGACTCAGGGAACGCCTTCAGACGCGTGGTCAGGGCTTGCGCACGGGACAGCTCTTCAGACGCCGTCGGTGCCACACCTTCTGCTTCCACGTACGTGGTGAAGGTCAGCATCAGGTCCTGACGCTTGCCCAGCACACCCATCATGCGATACTTGCCGTCCATGGACAGGCCAGTGTCGTACAGACGAGTGAACGGGAAGACCGCCAAGTTTTCGTACTGGTCTTTGAGCTGACCGAAGTTGTCGTTTTCCAGGTTGACCAACTTCTCGTACATGGCGAGGTCGGTGGTACCGTCACCGCCACCCACTGCATAAACAGTGGTCTGGTCACCCAGCTTGATGCCGCCGTTGAGCGGACCTTCGAACAGGATGCCCTGGTACAGGTCGCCGTCGATACCGGTACCGGTCAGGAAATCGATCTGGCCAGGGGCCGCGATCAGGGCCTGAGCAGCCGGGTTGACTTCCAGCTCTACTTCGTAGATCAGGTCCTGGACAGTTTTGATGTTGTCCTTATAGACGTAGATCTTTTCGAACGGGGAGTACAGGGGCGCCAGGCCGCTGTCCAAACCGTCGTCCTTGTACGCTTGAACAAGCGTCTGGCCGATGTAGTATTCTTTGTCAGTGGACTCGCTGTAGGCGCCTTCAGTGAAGCAGACGTCAACGTAGTCGTCACCCAGGGCAGTCTTGACCACAGCCGGGGAAGCCGAGCTGGTGGCACGCTGCAAGAACTGCATGCGGTACATGCGGGTCTTGAACTGAGCAGCGGTGGTTTCGTCGAAACCGATGTCGTCTTGCGTGGTGGGCGCCCATGCGCGCCAGCCGAGCAGGTTACCGCCACTGCCGACAAAAGAAGCCGGCAATTCGAACAGCGGGTAAACCATCGACTGAGTCGAATCGGATTCAGCCACCAGAGTACCTGGCAGAACGCGTTGCTTACCCACGCCCGACTGGTTGTCCTGGATGGTGATGATGCGAGCACGCAGGCCATTGACGGTGTCGCCGACGGCTTGAGCTTGAGCGGTATTACCGCTGACGTCAGCCACATCTTCCGGGTAGTCAAACCCAGACAGCGCCACGGTCGTGGCAGGGATGGCGTCACGCACCAGCTCGAGTGCGATGATGATGCGCGCAGGTGCAGGCGCATCGTCTGGAATCAGGCGTTTGACTGCAAAGCCGTTACCCTCACCCAGGAGCTTTTCAGCCAGCATCGACTGAAGGTTGTAATACTGACCACGACGGGCCAGGGTCAGCGCACCGTAGAGTGAAGCGAAACCACCAGATTCGGTGCCCACCCATTCAGTGGTCTCAGGCCCGGTCTGAGCAAACAGACGGAGCAGCGGGGCGTGTTGCGCGAAAGTCACAGCGGGACGCGCGAGCGGCCGCCGGGACTGATCGTCGATACCCCCAAAGACAATCTTTGGAGAGGCGTTCGTGGTACCCATTGTGTATCTCCCAGGTTTGGAGCAAAGCAACTCGATGTTATGAGCGTTAACTACAGTCAATCCATAAATATTAACCAATAACTGCGCATAGAAGTAACGTTAGTTATTTTTCACAACCCTTTTGGAAGCCCAGGTCATGCTAACATTACCCTACCAGACCACACTGTGCCGGGGTCTGTACCCCGAACCGTCGCTGGAGCGAACACTCAATGCGATCCGTCGCGCAGATCTGGACTACCCGCTTCCGCGTGTCAAAACACCGGCCGGCAACCTACTGGCCGGCGCAGTGTTCATTACTCCGCGGGACGAGCATCAGGACGTGCCCAGCTTTACCCAGTTTCTCAACATGGGCGATGCTGTGAACCCTAAACTCGTCATTGATGCCCGGCCTTATATGCGCTGGGAACCACGTTCGGATACATACCGTCTGACTGCTGAAAACGATTACACCTTTCAGTGCATTCGAATGGCTTTGACCCTTCGGTTAATGGATGGAGACTTGCGGGTTTTCAACCGGTTGGGTGACGTCCCGGCGAAAATATTCGTGCGCTGGATCACAGTACAACTGGCCAGCAGTTTCAACCTGCCACTCGATACGCAGATCGCGGTGTCGATCATCTGTGGCTACTACTATTACGGCATGGTCAATGGCGCGGAAAGCTTGGCGTCGGTGGACGAACGCCATCGGCTTGCACCGATGATCTCTCGTGCCACGATGGCGCCTCTGAACACCGTGCTCGATTATGCTGAGCGCATTGGACCGATGCCTGACGCAAGCGCACTGGCCCGGGAACTGGCAGAGCACGCTGGAACGATTCGTTTGAACGCGATCAAGTACGCCGACGTTTACAAACTGTTGGCCGCTTCATGGGGCGGACACAACGGCCGGGAAAACGTAGGGGTGGCAATGGAGCATCTACCCACCTTTATTGCGATGGCGTATAGCGCACTCGATGAACGCTCATACCGTAAAACAGTTTTGGCCCGTCGGGCTGAAACCGCAGGTCGACCTAACGACCTTAAAGCTTTCACGGACCTGGTTTCCCGGCACGTGGCAGAACACTTCGAATAACCCCAGGGGGCGGTGATGAACGATTACCTGTTACGTCACGCGATTGCCAACGTCTGGTGCAACCCGGGTCAGGACCGCCAGTACGTTTATAAGCTGGCGCAACTCACCCCTCGGTACGGTGCTCGCGGCACCTGGCCCGTTAACTACGAGCGCTACCGGTTGCCTACCAGTGATGATTACTGGCACGTGTATCAAATTGGTCAGGTGGTGCCCAAGCTATTGGGCATGCCGACCCGGATCAACCAATGGGTCTCGCTGGCTTCCATGGCCATCAGTGACCAACTGCTCACTGACCTGTACGTGACCAACGGGTTGCAGTTCCCACGCTTTGAGTCCTACGTGTTGGTCACCGCCAACCGGAACCTGATTGTGGCGTGCAAGATCAACCCACGGATCATCGACCTGGATGACCAAGACCTGTACCTGCGCTTCTACTCCAACGCCTATTACCAGTCAGGTCGCTCTGACCTTGCAGCCAAGCGCTATGTGGATGTCATGGGGCTGCGGGTGACCACCCAGGCGGAATTGCTGCGCTTCCAACACGCAGTCGATGACCTGGTCGCCGCGAAAGGGGGCTTCCCCCTGTACTTCGTCAACGGCCGGTTTGTGCAAGGGATCAACCTCACCACTGCAACCATCGGTGACGTGGTGGAGTTGGTGCTGGATTCCTCGATCAAGCGTCTGCTGGAGTTCCAGGTACCGCAGCTGCCCACCTTCACCTCGGTGCTGGACAAGGCGCGCAAGTACCTACTCCATTACAACGACCCCAGTGCGAAGTCGATTGACTACCTCGATGACATCGACATCTACCTGCTTCGGCCGCAAGCCCAGGCTGGTCGGTTCATGGGGGTGTATTACCACCACAACGAAGGTGAGTGGTTGCGCATGGTCACACACAAAGACTACAGCATCCCTGTAGCCCGCGTGGAAGGCTTTGTCCGAACCCACACCCCAGACCCTCGCAATGCCATCGACAACGTACGCTGGCCGGCGGACGACTGGAAGTCAGCGTCTGATCTGACGGTGCGGGTGTACCTGCGTCACTCAGGCTACGAACGTCCGTTGGTCGCTGAAGCCAACCGCATCCAAGAGCTGTATAAGCTCACCGATGCACAAGTGGTGCGCGCCCTGACTGGGTTGGAATCGAGCAACCCACTCTGGCAAGCGGCGCAGTTGGAGATGTGCCCTTACGTGCGCTTCATGTCGGCGGACGCTAAGTTCATCTACCCGATTGCTTTCTTTCGCCCTGATGACGTCACCCCTGGTAAGGAAGAAGCCAACAACTTCGTAGGGGACGTCTTCGGCTACCACGCAGCGGCTGAGATCCTGGCCAACACCCCAAGTTCGGTCTACGCCAAGGATGGCTACCGTTGGGCAGACCTGTGCTATGAGCACTGGCAAAACGCCACGATCTTTGAGTACGATGACAAAGGATTGTTGATCGATCACTACTACCATTCCGGCGGTCGACAGTGGATGGTCCGCAACCTGGCCTGCGTCCGGGTTGAAGCCATCACAGGTTACGGGGGTCAGGCGCTCAACACGGTCTACGGCACCAAGCCTGTTACCCTGCGCACCGGTTACAACTACCGACTGTACATCAGCTCGGTGTGGGGTGGCGAGCCCAAGGGCGATTGGGTGGACATCACCGAATCCCCGGATCTGGCCAAGTACGGCTTCCTGGATGAAACCCAGGACGTGCACCGCTGGGTGTGGTCCGTAGACGCTACCCGGTACATGGGTGCCGTGCGTCAGGACGATCAGTTCTTCCTGGATACCCTGACCTTTAACAAGTCAGCGGGGGTGATCCGTTTCTCAGTGGCCAGTGACGAGATCCATTCGGACCTCAAAACCTACCAGCTGATGGACATCCCGTTCGGGCAACTGGACATCCTGGTGCAGCCAGGGGCAGGTCAACGCTGGCGTACCCTGATCGAGGGGTTGGATTACTTCGTGCGCTGGCCGCAAGTGGTGATCAATAACCTGGAGTACTTGGGCACTGACGTCACCAACGTCATGCTCCGTGGCCACGGGTTCTGCAACGACGACATGACGCGTTACCCACCCAGTGAAGTGGGCTTTGTCGAACACGGGGTGCTGTCTAACGACCACCGTTACGACATCCACACGCACAAGGTTCAGCGCGTAGTGATTGACGGCCATTACCGTGACGCAAAAGAGTTGGTGTTCGAGGAGCAGCTTAATGCCCTGACCATCACCAACGAGCGTAACGGGGCTCCGTACACCATCCAAACCCCACCGATCGTCTTCAGGGACGTGTACACCAGTGATAAGCTGGCTCGGGAAGAGGACGATGCTCGGGACCAGATGGTCAGTGACTACATGAGTCAGTACTACCCCACGCGAGACCGGGGTGTTGACTTTATTAAAGAACCGTACCACGTGTTTTCCGCCTTCACGAACAAAATCCTTCATGACCTGCGGACCGGTGTACTCAACCCCAAGGGAATCTCGTCCGGCTTCTATAGCGAGCAAGACATTCGCACCTGGTGCAAAGCGTACGAATGGCTGGTGCCCTTCGACATCTGCAACAACGACTACGATCCGATCCACGTCATGGTCTATCCACATTGGTTTGGGTCACCGGTGGCGTTGAATACGTATCAGTGGGCGTTCTTCCAGCGGGTGATCAAGCTGTACCTGCGCAAAGTTCCCGAAACCTCCGTGTTCGTATATCTACAGGAGTAACATCCGGTGCCAACTTCAACCAACTACCGCGATCCCGATCGCGGCTTTCACTACTGGGCTCGAGGCGAAGTCGTCTCCTTCGGTGGTCCCTGGGTGCCTAACGTCGGGGACAAGCTCTTTGACGAAGACCAAGGGGATTTCCTGATCACCGAGGTGGACTACACCACTGGTGAATCGAAGATGCGCCCTTGGTTCGCTCCCACCCAGCCAACGGAAGAGGGGGTCTCCCTGACCTTGACCGGTCATGGGCCAGGAACGATCGATGAGTCGTACCGTGCGTTCCTGGATCAGACCGTCACCCCACACACCCTGTCGCCTGATGTGCGCCTGCACACCTACGCCACGGATGTCACGCATTACAAGGTGTTCCTGGGGACTGACACGTCGGAGGAGTTCGGTAAAGTCATCTCGACGTTCTTTGATCCCTCCGGTAACTTCCTGGGTGAATCGGTTCCATTTGAAGAAATGGAAATCCCAGGGGCGCTGCACAAGACCGTGCGTATTCCCTCGGTGGGCTTTACCTCCGAGCAGTTGAGCAACGGTGAGATCGTAACACTGGTGCCTTACCGCAACGGAACACCGGCCAGCAAGAACCAATTGGTGATTGTTAACTCCTCGGCTAACCGTCAGGCTGACACCTCCAAGCGTTACATCAAGGCCATTGCCCTGGAATCACCGTTCCTGTCCTCGGCTGATCCGCAGACGATCGAGTTCCCGATCAACGTCACGGTTGAGTCCTTGCCGATGACGGCCGTCGTGTATTACAGCGACGGTTCCAAGAACCGCATGTCGGTGCAGAACTCCAAGTTCCAGTTGTTGGGCTTGAATGACTACATCGCTACCGAAGTCGGTCAAAAGTTCCCGTTGGTCCTCAAGTACACCCTGGCTGAAGATGAGGTGTCGTATAACCTCACTCCAGCGCTGGATCGTTCGTTGGTCATGGACTACACGGCAACCACCACCACGGCTGACGGTGCGTACGAAGTCAAGCTGTTCGTTTACCCGTTCTGGGTCAGCGCAGCCAAAGGCTACCGCCTGGAGTTCTGGATGTACAACCTCGACCGGCAGACGTTCTACAACGTCACGCCGTACGTGGAGCTGGGCGTCAACTCGAACGCGTTCGACCCTCTGGCATTTGGCGTCATCCAAAAGATGACCTACGCGCTGGACCTGAACAAAGTCGACGGGCGCTTTGCCCCTCACCGTCATGTGCAGAACGTGCAACTCGCGCTGCTCAACGGTGGAGCCGACACGGCGAACTGGGAAGTGTTCTTCACCCCCAACCAGGCGCAAGGCTACGGTCGCGACCTCATCGCCGATCTGGAATACGTCAACACCAACTCCTGGCGCCTGCGGTTGGCCAACGGTATCACTGAACAGGCCCTGTGGCTTAAGACCTTGTTCGAACGTACCGAGCCGCTGTACAACCCAGACTTGGAAGCGATCGCACCAGACCCGACGCACTTCCGCCTCGTGTTTGCACACAACACGTACGAGTTTGCGGTCAGCCAGTGGAACCAAGCCCTGGTGGTGAACAACGATTTGGCCAACGGCGAGTTGCTGTTGATCCAATGGTTGCGCCGTACGTACGAAACCGACCTGCAATTGGCGACTACTGCTTTGGTGGTTCGTCAACGCGGTCAGTAAACAAAAAAGAAAGAGACGGCATAAGCCCTCCCCAAACCGGGGAGGGCGTTATGTCCTAACGGGCGTTAGTGTTACGGGTGGGAACCTTGACCCAGTCCCTACCGTGGCGCAGCACGATGACGGCGTGCGCGGGGTGGTAACCCGGACGGATGGCGAACTCGTACGTGTGCACGAAGTCGCCATGGGCTTCTATAAACGCTCGGGCCACCAGACTCGAAGAACGGTCACTGTAAGCGCCGATCAATGAATCGAGGGTGAGGTACCCCAGGTCACGGTGATGCCGCCAACGGTACCAGCTGCGTACGTAGGCCACGGCATAGAAGAACGGGCGGATCAACCCCATGTAGAGGTAGAACAACCCTAACAGTAGCAAGGCGACTGCATTCCATGCCAAGTAGCGCAGGAGACCATCTTCTTTACGCAGACACGGATCCGGAGGTTCCATGTTAGGAAGCCTCCGTATTGGAGTCAGGAAGAACTTTAGAAGCACCGGCTCCAAGAGCCACCTTCCATTCCTCCAACGTACCCTTGTAACCTTTGATCACGGCAGCGTCATATGCGCTGTCACCCGAGGCAGGCGACGCGAGCAAGGCTTTGATGTGCACACGACCACCGACGTAGTGCCAGTCGTGCAGACGACCGGTTGCCTCGGTTTGCTGCTTGCAGTATTCTTCAGCCTTTTCTTTGGACATGTCGTGGAAGCCTAAGCTTTCGCCGTACTTGTAGACATCGTCATTACAGGGTTCAAGAGCCATGGTAATCCTTAGAGCTTATCAGCAATGTAACGTGGCAGGACATCACGCACGCAAGTTTCGCGGTGGTGATCGTTTTCGTACGTGACCACTACCCCATCAGGGTACTTCAAGGAGTGTTCTTTGATCCAGGCGTCACCATCGTCGGTGCCGACCACAATCACTGCGCCGTCGTCTTCATCGATCAGTGCAGTCTCCTCGGTGTCGAGGTCTTCTTCATTTTCCCAGGCCTCACGGCCATTGGCGCTGTTGCCGTGCCGGTCGACGGCACTGACGATTTGTTCCCAAGTCAAAGTACGGCTCATGGTGTTGCTCCTCGTTAGGTGTGGGTGTTATTGCAGGCGGTCAACGGTTTGTTCCAGTTCGCCCTCTCGTTTAACAGCGGCGTCAAAGTCAACTTCCAGCGGCCATTTGAAGTTGTCTTCAATAGCTTGCCAATGCGACACGATTACTTTGACGAAGTCTTCCAGGCGGTCTTCGTTCAAGGTGGCGACCTTGTCCGCAACCACTGCCATATTGCCTTCCACACTGCCGCCCCGTGCCATCGGGAACCAGGTGGAATTGAAGTAGTTGTCGAAGACCTCGTTGCCAGGTTCTGTCAACAACATCAGCACCCGTTGCAGCTGGGTATTGCGGGGCATCAATGCGCCGATGCCTTCGCTGGTGGCGATGTAGATCAGATCGCTGTTCTCAGTGACCTGCTTAAGGGTCAGACCCATTGAAACATCCTCAGGGTAATCGTACGCCGTACCCGGAATAGGCAAGAACTCGTTTTTGGGGAGGGTGTAAGTCGTCTCAGGGTCAAACCACGAGAAGCGGCAGTTGATGACCCGGACTTGGTACAGCCCGGATTTCAACTGCCTGATTACTTCTACTTCTTCACCCAACCAGGGGCAGGTCTTCTTCTGGTTCCGACGAAGCTTGCCGTCGTGACGGTAATGCTTACCTACCTGGAGAGGGTATTTACGAAACAGCCGTTCAAGAGGAGTCACGGGAATCCCCTTAGTCGACATCGATGGGAGGGCGTGGTACGTCGTTACCGTCGGCGTCGATCAGGCGGTGGTTAGGCAACAGCCGTACCAATCGCTCAGCCATGGCCAACACGTCCGCTTCCGAGTAGACCGCGATCAACGTATTGTCGGCTTCATACAACCCGTCACGTTCGCCGCAATCGAAGTCCATCGGGAGTTCAGGTTGATTAGGGTCCAACACCAGGCGCTCAGCGTTGAAGAGTTTGTCGCAGTGATCGTCCGAACCGCGGTTAGCGATGTCGTCCGGTTGCAGGCGGGTGTAGCACCAGTCATTACGACCGGTATTGCCGGTCTTGATCGACCAACCTTCAAACACGATGGGGTGGTACTGCGAATACAATACCTCAGTGTCTTCTGGGAGTTCCAGGAATTGTTTACGGGTGATTAAACGCATGGTAAACCTCAAATGAGTATTAGTGACGAAATGGAACTTCAGTTTATTTCTGTGGGGCGTAAGCTTCTTCGGCGCTCAGGCACCAGCCGGTGGCGATGTCGTAGTAACCATCACCGCCTTGACTGAGCTTGTACTCAAACAAGGCGCAGTTGACAGACCAGTTGATCAATTGCTCGCGATCTTGGGTCAGTTCGTTATTGAGGAAGTCCATCAGGGCAGTGATTGCCCCCGTGGCGGTGTCGGATTCACGGTAGGGGAACCATGGGCGTTGGCTCAAGTGATGACTCAGGCCGTAGTCTTCAGCGATCATCTCGAACGCATCGTTACCGTGATCACGGTTGTTGATCAGCATGGCGCCATAAGCACCACCATGCCGGCGGGTGAAGACCCGCATGGATTGAACCAGGTTCAGCACCGAAGGGTCCTTGCGACCGTTGGAGTATTCGAACAGTTTGTCCAAACGGCTGAAGTTAACAGGTTTCTTGAGAGGGTCCCCCAGACTGTCCCCATCAAAGTCCCCCACGGTGTTGGGCAGAAGGTCTTCACGGTAAACAGCCATCGCCTCTGGGTAGGCTCCGGGCTGACAACCGCGAGTGGTGTTTTCGAAATCCACCCAACCACCAATCTTCGGCTGCCAAACGTCGTAGACTTCTTTAGGGATACTGAGGAGCTGAGTCAGCTCTTGCCCGATCAGGTGGTACGTATCATCTTCAGGTGCCCCAATAGGGGGTACATTGATGGCGATAATCTTGAAAGCTTGGTTACTCTTGGCTACTTTAGGCATCGTGGCCTCCCTCTAGTTTAGTGACGTGGTATTCTTTCTCGACTCGGCCGAGTACACCCTTGTTAACGATCGTAGCGGGACGCCAGATCAGGCCCTTCTTACCCGGCCACCAGTGACCTTTGCGTTTGTGTTCCCGTGGTGAGGCATGCGTACCGCCCTGCCAGTCCCGACGCTTGGCTTTGCGTTGCTCGTGAACAATGCTGACCACGCTGTAGCTGTAGCCAGGTTTCGGTGGAGGGATCTCACGACCCATCGGTGCGTTGATCACGGTTTCGATTTCCACGTCACCGATCTGCTCACCGGCCAGAAACGCCAAGACCGACGACACCATGCCCAAACGCTTGTCCAGCGTGCGTTTGGTGTTAGCCCATTTAAGCCGAGCCCGGCTACCGTTCAGACGGACATAAAGCGTGGCCATCGAGTGCCACGGCAATTCAGCCTTTTGTTCGGACAGCAATTTCAGACTGATGACGTCTTCGTCTTCCTGAGTGGCCAAGACCACCGCACGCAACGGTTCTTCACCCAACACAAACAAGCACGACTCGTACGGCAAGCGCAGCCCATCAAACTTTGTGTCTGGCTCAAACTTAAAGCCTTCCAGATCCTTGATGATAAAGCGCTCAGGCAATTCCAGGTCTTCAGTGCTGAAGTCCAGTACCGGTGGCGGTGGGGGCGGCTCTACGGCGACCACAGGGGCTACAGGGGCTAACAACTCCGCCTGCTGCTTACGCAAGGTGATGATCCGCTGCTCCCAACCAAAGGGCTTGGTCTCCAGGATGCTTTCGATGTGCTCCTCGTACGCCTGTGCCTTGAGCAACGGACTGGCGTAACGCCGGTTAAACAGATCGTTATCAAACGCCAGATCGCGCTGGAGGGCCAAGTTGTCCTTAAGTGCAGTGGAGTTGTAATCCAGGCTGCGCTCAGCCTCTTCACGAGACATGCCCTGAGCCATGCGTGCTTCAATCTTGCGTTCGCGATTGGCCAGCTTACGCCGTTCTTTCTTCTCCTGCGCAGAACTTAAAGTCTCTTCTTCCGGGACGCCACCCAATTGCAGCTTGCGGTTCACGTACTCCGTGTCCGACAGTGGGGTGGCTGCGGTCAGCAGGGTTTTACCGGCTGACGTCAGTTCATTCGCCTGCAAGATGTGCTCGATGTAAGCGCGGTGTTCCAAGGGGGTCAGTCGTTCCCCGTCTGCCACTTTCTGCGCCAGTACCTCCATGTCAATGGGTTCTTCTTGGGGAAAGAAGCGCTTCTGGACGTTGTCCAGGTAGTCTTGCATCTCAGCTACTTGCTGCTCCCACCCTTCAGGCTGCTCGTCACGCAGTTGCGCCATGACGTCGCGGATGTCGACAAACTTCTGGTTGTACAGAGGTGATGCAGCCATCAGCGCTTCTTCTTCTGGATCTTCGTCTCCTTCAGGCGAAGGCAGCAGACCCGTGCGGTCAGCAAAGCTGTCAAACGGATTGATCATCCCTCGGCCGTCAGGGTTGTTCTTGGGTTGATTCTTGTAACCCCCCATTTCTGTCAGGTGTTTCTCCAGCAAACGCCCGTGGTTCATGCGATTGAAGGTTGGGATGTTGTTGATGATGACATCGTTACCCAGCGGAAGCCGGGTCTCGCTTTCCCCTTGAGAGCGCATCGGAATACTACGCTCTGTGACGTGGACTTCGCCAGCGGTCCCTTCAGGACGAATATGCCGTCCTGGGGCTGCTTTCTCCAACGCGGTATAATAGTCACCGCTGACGATGACGGGTTTCTCTTCTGCCATAGTGTTGCTCCTCGAAGGGTATGGAACGGTGCCCTAAGGCACCATGCTGCGCTGAAACGTTAACAACAGGTTCTGGAAGATTTCAAAGTCTTCCCGAGGTAAGTCCGTGGAACGCAACGCACTGGGGTAGTCCATTAACCAACCGCCTTTGCGGTGTAGGTAGAAGGCTATCTCCAGATGGTTATTGCGCCGCAGGGAGTCGCGGGACAGCACCAGTACCAACGTCCCCTTAACCTGGGTGTAGTAACTGTAGCCGTCCAGTTTCATGTGACCCCCGTCAGCCGTAAAGGCCTTCAGGGCGTATTCATTGTTGGCAGGTTGTTGCCTAGGACGGAAGGTGATCAGACACTCGGGGGTGACCGAAGACACCCCCATGTACAGTGCTGCCAGTTCGTCCAGAAAGGGTGTGGCCATGCAAACCTCGAATCTATTTAATGAGTTCTGGCCAGCGTGCTGCGATCACTTTCCAATATTGCTCGGCGGTGATGTTGCCGTAAGCCCCGATGGAGAAACCATCGTTGAGTTCCACCAGTGCCGTTTGGCCGGTGGTCAGGATCCCGAAGTCAATGGCGTAGCCCGCAGGCACACCGTGTTGCGTCAGGATCTTCACCGCTTCAAAGATGGTAGGATGAGGAATCATTCCGCAGCGTTCATCCCCTCCCGCAAACTCCACGGTCAAGACTTCACCATGGGCCACGTAGGCTCGGTACTCGGCGATGAACTCTACGACCTCAGACAAATACACAGGCGTCTGGTTAGACACCCCGTTGAAACGAAAGTCATCGCTGTATTCAGCCACAAAGCCGGTGAACACTTTCCAGTGCACAGGCTTGATGAAGAACTTGCGACCGCTGTCGAGCATGGCCTTGGCTTGAGCCAAGGTGTCCAGTTGCCAAGTCTTACGGTGCATGAAAGGTTTCAGGCACTCGGGGTATGGCGTGTGCTCAGCCAGTTCTTTGCCATACTGGCGCACGGCGTGTTGCATGAACTGGATCGTTCCCGCCACTAGATCCGCAGAGCCCGGTCGTACGAAACCACGCGACATGTGTTTGAGGTACACCCCTTCAACAGGGATACCCAGGGTTTCTGCATGGGCCACCAACAACGCCTCTTCGCGTTGCATGGGGTGGCGTTGTTCTACGACCAGACGACGAAACATACTTACTCCTTATTGAGGCGATCCCACAGGGAACGATGGCCCAACGCATCCGCTTCAGCACGGTTCAATTTCTTCACCGCTGTCTCCAGCACGGACAGACTTTGCTCGCGCTGCTGATCGGCCGTTTCGTGTGCTTGCCACCAGGCAGCCAGGTCACGTGCTTCTGGAATGCGTCCGTCGTACACGATGGTGTCAAAGGCTGTTTCGTTGGTGTCCTTGAGCGCTTGCATTGCTTTGCACAGGGCAGGCTCAATGTCACGGCTCGAAGCGTACATGTCTTTAGCCGCTGCCGCGATGGGTGCCGGAATCTCCAGCGCCAGTTTGGTGTAGAGGTACACAAACAACTTGGCGGTACGTTGAATGTGCTTCTCTGTAGCGGTGGGTTCCATGTGGGAAGAGACGCATGGCATGTTCAGTTCTCCGGCTCGATAAAGAAAATGTGTTTAAAGATGTTGTTGTCGGAACGGGCATACATACCCAGTGCTCGTGCGCTGATTCCAGTCGCTTTAGCCGCTTGCGTCAAGTTAGGGTAGACCACACCCGACACACTCAACTTACGGTAGACCTTGGTAGAGCGTCGCAATGCCGCTTGCCGCGTGGCCTCACGGTGTTCTGGTGTATGGATGCGCCCTTCGTTGATACGATGACCTTTTTGAAAACGGCCTCGAAGCGAAATAGTTTCCATCTAGCCTCCGAATGAGGGTATAAAAGTTACGACCATTGTGTAGCTGTCCCCTGTGTTATATAGGTCTCTAGAGTTTTTCGTTACCTAAATATGCACTAATGCTGTGGATACAGGCGTATTTCGTCATCTTTCTTTTATAGCGCCTAAGGAATAACACATGGACATGATTCTGTTTAAGTCGGACTGGGCTAAGTTCCCAACCGCGGTGGTGGACTACAACACCACGAACAAGTCCTTCCTGCGTACAGTGGCCCTGTACAAAAAGCAAGGCATTGAAAACTGTGAATTTATCTTGGCGCTGTATCAGCCTGAACTCAGTGGGGTCGATCCATTTGACCCGAACCTGACGATGGAACAGCAGTTCATGATTTCCCGGGAATGTAAGTACAACCCCTGGTACTTCTTTCGTGAAGTGGCGCGCCTACCTCCGAACGCCGGTACCGTGCCGATCCGTTTCCGAGCCAACCGCGGAAACATCGCACTGTATTGGAGTTTCTTCAACCACGTCGACTTCGGGTTGCTCCAGCCCCGTCAAACAGGTAAGTCAGCATCCACTGACGTCCTGATGAACGGGTTGATGCACATCTGGTGTGAGAACACCGACATCGTTCTGATCACCAAGGACATCAAGCTGCGCAACTCCAACGTTGACCGCTTGAAAGACATGCGTGACTTGCTGCCTGATTACTTGTACCGCAAGAACGCCCTGGACGCCGATAACCAGGAGCTGATCACCTGCATCCGCTTGGGCAACAAGTACAAGACGGCCGTGGGTCGTAACGACAAGAAAGAAGCGGACAAACTCGGTCGTGGTTTGACCGTACCGATCATGCAGTTCGACGAGCTGTCGTACATCAACTGGATCGCCGCCTCGTTGCCTGTAGCCCTGTCGTCGGGTTCTGCTGCGCGTCTGGAAGCCAAGAACGCTGGCCAGCCTTACGGTAACATCTTCACCACAACGGCAGGCTCGATCAACAGCCGTGACGGTCAGTACGCCTACCAGTTCATGACAGGCGGCGCACCGTGGACCGAGCATTACTTCGATCAGCCTAACCAGGCCGCCCTCAAACGGGTCATCGAGAAGAACTCGGGCAGTAAGCCGTTGATCTATGGGCCGTTTAACCACCGTCAGTTGGGTAAGACGGATGAATGGCTCTACCAGGAACTGCGTGAAACCGCCTCCACGGGGGAACTGGCCGACCGCGACTACTTCAACATCTGGACTGCCGGTACCGAAGGCGGGCCGTTGGGGCCTGATGAGAAGCGCATGATCAAGGAATCGGAGCGTGAGCCTGAGTACACCGAGATCTCGCCTGAAGGCTACATCGTGCGCTGGTACATCGGTAAGCTGGACATCGCTGAGCGGATGGCCCGCTCCACCTGCGTCATTGGTATCGACCCCTCCGAAGCCCTGGGCAAAGACAACGACGCCACCGGTTTTGTGATGATCGACACCGAAACGCACGATGTGCTGGCAACCGGTCGCTACAACGAAACGAGTCTGCCGGTACTGGCGCAGTTCATCGGTAACTTCCTGCTGCGTTACCCACGCACCACGCTGGTGATTGAACGCAAGTCCTCAGGCATCTCGATCTTGGACATGCTGATCATTCAGCTGACCAAAGCCGGGGTTGACCCGTTCAAGCGTTTGTACAACCGCATCGTGGACAGTCGGGAAGAGTTTGCAACGGAGTTCCGTGAAATCCAGTTGCCGGTTAACCAACGACAGCCCTACTTCTACGATCGCTTCAAACGTCACTTTGGGTTCAACACCTCGTCGAGTGGGGGCCATTCGCGCGATGCGTTGTTCAATACTGCGTTTAAGTCGATGTTGGAATACGGGGTCAAGCGGGTGCACGACAACATCCTGATCAATGAGCTGTTGTCGCTCACGATCAAGAACGGTCGTCTGGATCACTCCAGCGGTAACCACGATGACATGGTGGTCAGCTTCCTGTTGGCGCACTGGTTCTGCATCTTGTCCAAGAACCTGGACTACTACGGGATTGACTCGCAACGCATCTTCGCCAAGGCCTTGCGCCGTGAAGAGGAAATGAGTCAGCTGGACATCTACCGTGAACAGCGCACTGCCCGTCAACGTGCTGAGTTCGACGAAGCACTGGAAGAACTCAAGAGCTGCAAGGACATGATGTCGGTTGCACGCTTGGAGATGAAACTGCGTCGCTTGTCGCAGGTGGTGGATGTGACTGAGTCAGGGGGTGTCGGTATCGATGCCATGCTGCAACAGGCACACAACGACCGTCTGCGTAAACTGCGTACCAAACGTCTGGGACACGGCAGTCCTATGCGCTACGCAGCATAAAGGACATAGCGCCCCTCCTACGGGAGGGGCCTATGCCGCCTCAGGCAGCCAGTTCTTGTTTGACGTAGGTCGCTTCCAGATCCAGCTTGGCTTGCGCCACGACTGGCTTCTGTGGGTTCGCCACCATGCGGTACAGGTTCACACCCGCTTGAATGACATACAGGTTCAGCTTAGGCACGCCCAGCACCTGCATGGCTTCGTAGAGGATCTGGTCGCACTGCTTGCGGGTAATCGGCGTGTGCACGATCGTCCCATCCGCCACCTGCTCACAAATGTACAGGTGTTCGCACAACCAGTCGTGTACCACAGCCGCTTGGCCGTAGATACCCCATGGTGGGATCAGGTTCCACAGAAAACGTGGGACTGAGGCCCCATCGGTCAAAAAGTACTTAGGGATATCGACCCACTTGGTGGAGTCTTTGTCCCCCAGGTAGTAACGAAAGCCCAACTCCACCAACCAGTAATCCTTACCCAGGATTGCACTGGCATGGGGGTCATAGCTGGTTAACAGCCGTGCATCAAACCGCGTAAAACTACTCATGTACCCTCCCCTGAGCCCGAACGTGGTGCTCAGAGGATAAACAACATAAAGCCCCTGCCGAAGCAGGGGGCTCTACATCAATGCCGAACCCAGCGTTCGAAGTGCCCAACCATCCCAGGGTTTCGGGGTGATTCAGAAATCACAAACGTGGACTCCACCCGGCGAAAGGTTTCGCGCAAGTTCGACAGGTCCAGGAAACGATCACCGTCAAATTTACCCGTCACTCGCGTCAAGTAAACTTCCGTCGCCCAGCGCAGACCGTCCCGGAAGATCCGTTCACCACCAATGAAGAACGCTTTAGCCGCCCGACTGCTCTGTACCAGCGCCATGGCCTCAGGCAACGAGGCCACGCGTACCAGGTCAGGATGCTCGTGTTCCAGTGGACGACTGGTGACCACGATGTTCTTGCGACCGGGCAATGGCCGTCCGATGTCTTCGAAGGTGTTACGTCCCATGATCACCGGGCAACCCATGGTCACGTCCTTAAAGTGCTTAAGGTCTTCAGGAAAGTGCCAGGGGAGTTTGCCATTGCGACCAATGACGTGGTTTTCAGAAACCGCTACAATCACACAGAGCTTAGTCATCGGATCCAGGTTCGGTATGAGTCAGGTCAATGTCGGAGATTTCCTGTGGGGAAACCTTGACGGTGAGTACGAAGTTGCGGTCCAGCAAGTCTTGCGGGACATCGTCCAGCTCTTCCAGGATCTGGCTCAACAGTTGGATCACCACTTCACGACGACTGGTTTCACCCACGGGATAGGTGAAGGTGTAGTCGGACTGGGTAGGGTCGGTTTCACGACGGGTCTTAACGTCCACCGTCAACATCTGATCCTTCAGGGTGACTGTCAACATCTTCAGCTCAGCCGGTTCACTGGTGGGGATTTCTTGTTGCAGAAACGTCACCCACAGGGCGGCGGCAATTTTGGCGTACACGTGTTGAGTTTTCATGCCAGTCCTCGTTAGGCAGGGAGTTACATAGAGTTAGCTTTTACCCAGCCGTTCCTCGCAGATCTGGTGAATGAACGTCTCACCGTTCAGACGCATGGTCGAACCGTCGTTGGTGACGGACACATTGAAGTCTTGCATCCACCCGGCCTTCTTGAGTTCCCGGGCCTTAGGGCACACACCACCCAGAATGCGCAGCACGTGCAGACGTTGTGCTTGGGTCACCTCCACATGGGAAGTATGGATGTCCTGCAACGCACCGTTTCCAGGTGGTCGGTATTGCAGGTCCATTACGAACACCCCATCGTACATCCCGCAGCTAAGGATTGGCACACTGCCTTCCAGCGGGTAGTCGGTCGGGTTCTCCCCCTCAGTCCAGAACACATTGACCAAGGCCTGCCCTAGACCCAAAGTCCCTTGGAACAACGTGTAGGTGCTGTCACGCAGGGCAACCAAGTCACGTAGGTCGTTGATGCTGACAGGGATGGCATCTTCAGTCAGGAGGTACTCTTGAGGCTCGGTGTTATTAGCCTGGCTGGTGATCAGTGTGTTCAACACACGGTCCAATAAAGCGTAATTCATAGGACACCTCAACGTTTACGGGAAGTTTTTACAAACAATCATAATAGTAGTCTCTGAGTAAAAGCTACCACCCCGATGGTATGCTTTAGAGGAGGGACTAGCAATGAAGCCAACGGAAGCCGCAGTCATCCGGCTGTATCACAGCACACGTGCGGCGTGTGTACCCCGCATTAAACGTACGGGGGTGGGCATGGACGCCAATGACTACTGTTATCTGTACAACCGCATCAAGGATTTCTTCAATGTCCCCGATGAAATTCTGACGGCGGTGCCTGTACCGGCCTTAGCGGGCAGCAGTGATTTCTACTGCACTGTGGGGGAGGCCTGTGAGCACCCCTTTGATCTACCCACCCGACGGGAGCTCTACGTAGGAGAGCTTCTGGTGCACATAGCAGGCTTCCTAAACCAACCCGTCACTACCTTGCAGGAAGTGAGCGAAAGTGTCTTAGGATCGCTCACAGAGCGTGTCGTGATTGCTGTGGATGTGCCTACCAACGCAATCATTGAGCCGGGTCATTTAGGTACTTACGTGCCCCACCGGACTAACCAAAAGATCTCTCCGTATCAGGTCCGGGAAGTTATCCATTTAAAGTAATGGTATGCACTTTAGGAAGACCACAACACATTTTCAGACCTACCTTTTTTGGGTGGGTTTTTTACTCGTCAAGTGATTCTATACGAGAATCATAATTGTCATATCTACACGACAGGCCAACCTTAACATGATCAAGACTATTGTCAAACTTGATGGCTCCGAACAGGCTTTCATGCCCCAAAAAGCAAACGGCTGGGGGGAGTGGGCAGCTGAAAACCTGGGAGACAAGGTTGATTGGACCTCCATTGTGGCAAACACCGTGCGCCACATGCCGGAAAAGGTCACAAGTCAGGACTTTCAACTGGGGCTGATCGAAGAGTGCCTGGATCAGCGCACCTGGTCGTCCTACAAAATGGCAGGGCGTCTTTACGCGGCCTACCTCTTCAAGAAAATCTACGGCGGTAAGGTACCGACCGTTAAAGCCCTGCATTCGCGTCTGGCATTTCGCGGCATCATGGCCAAGTTGGATTACTCCGACGCCGAATACGCGATGGTCGAAGAGCTGATCGACCACGACCGCGATTACCACTGCCCACACTTCTCGCTGCACCACAGCCGTGAGAAGTACGCACTGAAGAACCGCGTCACTGGCGAGGAGTTCGAAACTCAGCAGTTCATGTACATGCGTATGGCGATGGCCATGGCAGAAGACGAACCGCGCGATGTGCGCATGAAGCACCTGGCCAAGTGGTACGAGCACCTTTCGGCTAAACGCCTGAGTGCCCCGACCCCTAACTACGTTGACTTCGGAACCCCACGTCCAGGCCTGGCGTCCTGCTGCCTACTGGTGTCCGGTGACGACGGCCAGTCCCTGGCGATCACCAGCTACATTGCCAACATCATGACCCAAGCCAACGCCGGCATCGGTGTGAACCTGGTGACCCGTGGCGTGGGTGAGCCGGTGCGCAATGGCACCATCAAACACTTGGGCAAGAAAGCGTACATCGCTGACATCGCCAAGTCGGTCCTGGCCAACACCAAAAACGGTCGTGGTGGCGCAGGCACCATGTACTTCAATGCATTCGACCCGGAAGCGGACTTCCTGGTCCAGCTGCGTAATCCACGTCAGACTGTGGACAAGCAGAACCGCGACCTGCATTACAACATGATGCAGAACAAATTCTTCGCCTCCAAGGTTGCGAAGAAAACCCCAGAAGAGCGTCAGATCTTCTCCTGGAGCTGCAAGACGGCACCGGATCTGTTCCAGGCCTTCTACAGTGCAGACCTGAGTCACTTCATCGCACTGTACGAGAAGTACGAAGCCGATCCACTGTTCGTCAAGAACTACTTCGACGCCCGTGAGCTGTTGCTGACCTCGCTCAACGAAGCGTACGAAACCGGTACGGCTTACCTGTCCTTCATGGACGAGATCAACCGCCACACCCCGTTCAAGGAAACCATCTGGTCCTCGAACCTGTGCGCTGAAGTGACCGAGCCGACCAACCCGTATTACAAGATGGAACACGTCTACTCCGACCGTGAAGTCGGTGTGTTCTCCTGGCGTGACACGGATGGCGGCGAGTACATCCTGGACGCGTGGGAACCGGTTGTGCTGGAAAACGGCAAACAGCGCGGTATCGTTCGTTCGGCCATCGACTTGCAGGTCGGTGATCGCTTCACCGCCCGTAACGAGGCCATCGTTCACGACGTGGTGGAAGTCCTGGAACGTACGCAGCAGCCTGAAGTGGCCATGTGCTCACTGGGTGCCACCTGCGTCGACAACATCGAAAACGATGCGCAGTACCAGGAAGTGATGTACTACGGGTACAAAATGATTGACTACACCATCGGTAAGTCGATCTACCCGCTGCCGCATGTGGGCTTTACGGCCAAGCAACGCATGAACGCTGGCATGGGCATGATGGGGCTGGCCACACACATGGCCCGCAACAAGCTCAAGTACTCCTCGATTGCCGGCAAACAAGAGATTCACTGGCTGGCCGAGCGTCACATGTACATGGCGATCGAAGCCTCGCTGATGATCTCCAAGGAGCGTGGCCTGGCGCCATGGATCCACAAGACCAAGTGGCCTGAGGGTTGGTCCCCTCTGGACACCTACAACCGTAACGTCGACTCGATCGGTGAGTTCTCACTGACCTACGACTGGGCCGGTCAGAAGCAACGCGTCATTGAAAACGGTGGTATTGCACACAGCTGCCTGGTGAACTTCATGCCAGGTGAGTCGTCGTCCAAAGCTGCCGGCTTGACCAACAGCATCTACCCGATCCGTCGCAAGATCTTGAAGAAGACCGACGAGCAGAACTCGATCCGTTGGGCAGCGCCGTTTGGCGATGATCCTGACTACGAGTACGAAATGGCCTGGGACATTCCCACCAAGGACATGATCGACTGCTACGCGCTGTTCCAGAAGTTCACCGACCAAGCCATCAGTGCTGACCTGTTCCGTCGCATCATCAAAGACGAGAAGATTACCTCGACCGAGATGATTCGCGATTACCTGTACATGGTCAAGATGGGCCTGAAGACCCGCTATTACCAGAACTGCGAGACCGCCGAAGGGCTGGACTTGGAGCACATGGAAACAGCGGTAGCCAACAATACCAGCGAAGCCAATTGTGCCTCCGGTGCCTGCGCACTGTGAACCCCCGAGTGGGGACCTACGGGTCCCCACTCTCTATACCCTCTTGATCCGAGACCATTCATGACTGACCGCGAATTCCAACCCGATTCCGAACTACCCCACGAACCTTCCCGGGGCTACGCACCACCGTCTGCCCTGCCGGCCAAGATCTTCAACACCCAGAAAACCGACTACGAACGCACCCCGCTGTTCTTCGGTCAAGAGGGTGGTCTACTGGACACCATCAACAAGCAGTACCCCCAGCTGTGGTCGTTGTACAAAACGCTGCGCTCGCTCGACTGGGACGAAAACGAGTTCGACTACTCCAGCTGTAACGTGGAGTTTGCCACCAGTGACCCTACAGGGCGTATCTGCGCCGACTTCATGATCAAGACGTTGGCCTGGCAGTGGGAAGCCGACTCGATGGCCTCACGGGCCATTGCGACGATCATGGGCCCGGTGTGCAGCTCGACTGAACTCTGGTGCGGTTACGTCAAGATCAACGAGAACGAAAACGTTCACGGCCTGACGTACTCGGAGATCGTGCGTTCCAGCTTCGACAACCCGGATGAAGTGCTCAAAGAAATCCTGGAAGTCAAGGAAGCCATGTCGCGCCTGACGTCGGTGGCCCAGGTCATGGGTCGTGCTCATGAAGTCAGCCACAAATACGCCTTGGGTCAGGTGGAAGCCGATCAAGAGTCGTACAACGCCATCTTCATGTTCCTGGTGGCCATGTACTTCCTGGAGCGCGTGCAGTTCATGTCCTCGTTCGCCATCACCTTCGCGGTGTGCCGCACCGGCCTGTTCCAACCGATTGGTAAAGCGGTGGAGCGTATTGCCCAGGACGAGTTCGAGATCCACGCTCAGTTCGGTCAGGAAGTGCTGCGCATCGAACTGGCCACCGAGCGCGGCCGTATCGCGTACCAGCAGTGCAAACCGATGATCGTCAACCTGTTGGATGAGATCCTCAACAGCGAAGACACTTGGTTGGAGTACCTATTCAGCTCAGGCAACGAACTGCCAGGCTTTACCTTGAGTCACGGTAAACGCTGGAACAAGTTCAACGGTCGCGCTGCGGCAGTGTTCATGGGCGTAGAGCAGGACCTGATCGCCCGTGGGCACGAATTCCCACAGACCAACCCATTGCCCTTCATGTTGGACTACCTGGACGTCAGCGCGTCTCAGAGCGCCCCACAGGAGGAGCAGAACGCTCAGTACAAGGTTAACCTGTTGTCGCGTGACGATGACAACGAAGACTTCGAACTGGTGCTGTAAAAGACACCAAAAGGCCCTCCCTGTTACGGGGAGGGTTTATGCCGTCCACACGTCCAATGCTATACATCGGGATGCCTGTGGGCCTCCTTCCTCCGCCTGGGCAAGTGAACTAAAATGGACTATCGTAAGTACCTTGAGCAACACCACTCGCAACCGACCCACACCAGCATTGAAAGCGTGTTCTTTCGTCCTTCCAGCGAAGGCCTGTTGGAATCGCTAGGCGACACCTTTCGCAACATGCGCCACGGCAAGACGGAGAAGATCCCCGCCAACAGCGACATGAAACAAGTGCTTAGCCGCACCTACCTTAACTACAGTTGGCTCAGTAACCGCCGCTTTGTTGAAGGGACGGTGTCGGTCAAAGGCGGTAACTACTTACAAGGAAATTGGGAAGCCCAGGCCCGTAAGTTACTGCAAGCCTCGCGCGCTGCGGCGCATCAGGATGAACAATTGGTCATTAAACTGACCCACCAGATCGACACGGTGTCGCAGTTCTTTGCGTCGGGTAAATGGAAGGATGCCAAAGCCTGTCGTGCGTTCTTGGACAAATTGATCTTCAACGACGACCTCAATGACCCTAAGTGGACCCAACCCACTGAAGCATATCAGGCGCCTGAGACGGCTAAGTTACCCGCCCTGGACAAGGACGGCGTACAGGCCACTGCCAAATTGATGCTGGAGCTGTATGAAGGTAATCGGCTCGCCACCCCGTTTGGTAAGAAATGGTACGACCGTTTAGCACCTATGGGCGGGGATAAGATGTACACCTCCGATAACCCATTCGAAGATGAGATCGACAAGCACTGGTCGTCCGATCCAGAGTTGGCGGACAAACTCAAGTACCTGGTCAATGAAGTCTCCGAGTGTGCGTACGGTGCTGAGCACAGTTACTACCACGCCTCTGAATCCTACCAGCACTACTATGTTTACATCACCAACTACATCGAAGCCATGGCCAAGTGGATCGATGCGTCGGTAAAATAAAGACAGCATAAAGCCCCTCCCTTCGGGGAGGGGCCTATGTCGCTTACATCAACAGGGCTTTGGGTACGCCCCCTACATCCGGGTCAGGGTCGGTGAGGGGATGGGCCAGGGCCTTCACGGAGACGATCAGTTCCTTGATGGGTGTGCTGCTGTCGACCGATGCCCGGAAGATGCAACGCTGCGGGTCCACAGTGACCCCGCCAATGCCACGGTTGTCCGCTTTGATGGCGTAGTTCCACGTCCCTGGCAATGAGCCTGAGTAGGTCATCTCCAGGCCGTAGATCGGTTTGCGTTCACTGTCCAGGCCGCCAGTGACTTCCAGGTTGAGCAAGGTGAAGTAATGGCCCGCCAAGAGGTCACCAAACATAAAGCTGGCAATGTCCAGTTCGGTGCCAATCGGCAAGACACCGGTGCGGGTATGGGAGTGCTTCTGCTCGTAGCTCATGACCAGGGTCCGATCGTAGTCCAGCAGCAGACCCAGGTCTGACCACGTGCACACCCGATCAAACCAGGCATTGAGGCTAACCGCCATGTTGACGGGCTCAGAGGTAAGGCTCCCGTCACGGCTGACCTGTTTATGGTCCACGTCGGGTTTGGCCAACAGCTCTTCCACTAATGCACGGCAGGCATCACGCAGGTCCGGGTACTCACTGCCCAAAACAGCCAACAAGCGACGGTTGACCAGTTGGTCCAAGGCATAGTTGTTGACCCCCACCCCTTGAAAGTAATCAAAGCACTGGGTTTGCAGATACCGCTGGAACATCCCGGCAGCGTCGGAGGTCAGCTCCTTGTCGTTTAACTCAAAGCCCAGGCCACGCCAGAAGCCTAAGCCAACCCGACCTACACCCCCACCGGATTCTTTCACCAGCAAACTGGTGAGCATCGGCAAGTTCCGCTCTTTAAGCCAGGTGCACAGTACACCCAGAGGGTCCGTCATCGGGTCTACAGCGTCGATAGCGCCTTCTTTATCGCCATCCCCTAGAACGTCCGGGATCCGGCTAATCAACTCACTACGGGTGGTTGTGCGGCCTTCCAGGGCACAACGCACCAATTGCAGGTACAGCTCTTGTACAACAGACATGTTAACCATGTGGTTTCCCTTGTGGGTGATGCGCCAAGTGTCCTTGTGGACAGCGCATGTAAGGTCCTTGTGGACCGCCAAGACAAGGCGTTTTGGCATAGGATATAAAGCGGGGGTATTTCCCGAGACGGCATAAAGCCTCCCCGAAGGGAGGCCGTATGGTTATTCGCTGATGCGGTTGGCTTCTACGTGGAAGGTCTTGGGTTCATCCACCCGGAACAGGCTCACGTCGGTGACCAGATCTCCATTGACCAGACGGGTCTTGGAGGTGGCGCGCCATTCGTTGTGGGTCAGTTCCGTGACAGCTTCGGCGATGTTTTTCTCGACGACTTCGGCCAGTTCCTGTTCAGTCAGCTTCGAGTCACCGGTGACGTGGTTGTGGGCTGCGACGATGATCTGGTTGACTTGATCGCGCAGTTCGGTGTCAGAGTCAGCCGCGGTGGCCACACCTTCACCCGATTCCAGCACGTGGCCTTCGTCGTTGTCAAAGACTGGCAGTGGTTGGGTAGGGGTGTACCCTTCCAGCGCCTTGGACACCAGTACCGGCTGGCCGTCGGCATCACGGAAGAACAGGTGTGGCTTGGCGGACTCTTCAGCACCGTCGAAGATCAACTTGAGTTCGTCCTGGTTCGGCAGACGGTCGACCAGGTAACGCCAGGCTGGTACGTTGGTGAGCGTCAGCAGACCGCCGAAGCCGCCACTGCGCCACTTGTTGCGGAAGGCGAAGTCAAACAGAGCCGGACCTTCGGTTTCGGTGTTTACGCGCTCGACGTAACCGATGACGTGGGCTGCGATACCTGCGGCATCTACGAAGTGCAGGATCAGGACTTCATGCAGGCTGAAGAACGGGGCGCTGGATTCTTCAGACTGTACGTAACGGCGTGATGGCTCGGACATAAAGATTCTCCGTGTCTTGGGTGGGCGGGTAAGTTTCATAGTAGTGTGCTCCCGGGTGAAAGTTGCCACGACTGACGTTAGCAATACGCGTCAATCTTCTCCGCCAACAGGTGGCGATCTACGGACAGCAACTGTGCTGTCCACGGTTCCCACGCCCCAATGGTTTCACCGCTTAAGGCCACGTAGGCTTCATCGGTCAACAGGTTCACCAACACTGCCACATTACTCACATCCAAGAACAAGTAAATGTCATGAACCTTCTTGCCCCCTGTGTACTCCAGGTAAGCGCCGTCCTGTGCATAAAAGCCTGAGCCATACGACAGTCCACTTTGCCCAGGCTTGTCCAAAATCAGTTGCAGGTTACGCAAGTACTCAGGCTTGCTGTTGTATTGTTGTTCCCCCGTCGCTGAAGGCATGTACCCTTGGTTGATGCGCGAGCGCAACATCTTTAGGAACTCCTGCACCCCCAACGGTGCGTGCGTCACGGGAGGCAGTTTGAAAGGACTGTCAAGGTCCTCACTACCCTCACGAAGAATCTGATTGCTTGGGGGAATCCAGATCAGCAGTCGATTGTGGATGTCTTCCTTAAGGAGGGTACCGCAATCGCGACAGCTGTGTAGGTTGTAGCAGTACGCTTCTTCATCTGTTCCGTTGTCCACCCCCAATTCAAAGACCATGGGTTGGTCACAGTGCTTGCATTTCATATCAGGTCGCCTGAACGTTGCGAAATAAACCCCTCCCAAGCGGGAGGGATCTGTACGGAATAAGCTGACCCCAGTCCAGCGCAGGTCGCACGCGACCACATCGTCTGTCCTGCCTCTACACTTGCCCACCTCTCGAAGGGGGCTCCCATGCTCAGATGCGCCGGCATCCTACACAGCGAGATTGGCACCCTAAGGCCCAAGGGTCATGGACGGTACCGACTACTCAAACAACCGCTTAAACCCAGACTGACGCTCGTAGCGCTTAGCCTTTAAGTTGTAAGCCATGTTGTCAGGCGCCAGTTTCATATAATCAGCAAAGTCTTTGGATGCTGCTGCCATGGTGATGGCGTAGTAGTCCATGACCATCTTGCGGTGCAACCAACCATACTGCGCCAGGAGGAAGTCAATCAACCGCAGCCGTTGCTCTAGCGCGTAACGCATAGCAGATCCTTAGCCAAAGCTCTTGCGAGCGTCGGCTTCATTGTCGAACAAACGACAGGCCCAAATACTCCAACGGCCACCGTACCAGTCAAACTTACCCTTGTGTGACCGGTCTGCCAGGTTCTTAACCGCGTCGTAGAAGGTCCACCCGGTGGACTTACCGACCAGTTGTGCCCCACCGCTCTCACCGGTGGCCTGGTAGCCTTCCATCCAGATCTCGAACTCACGTTCTACGCCGCCGTTCTGCTGCACCCACAGTGTATTGGCCAAGGTGATGACCGTGTAACCATCGGACTTAGGAATAGCATCCAGCAGGTGAAACTGATGGGTTTGGTTAAGCCACTGGTAGGCAGCTTCGTACCCCGGCTGATCCATCGTGAATTGGTCGGTCATTGAAAATGTACCCGAGTGCCGATGCCGAAGGCGTAGAGGTTAGCAGTGTATGTGATTTCCCCCTCATAGGCTTTGAAGGTAACATCGACCTCCAGGTTCGATTCCTGGAAATCCAACATCGCTTGCAGGTAAGCCAGCACTTCTAACTGGATCTTCCCAGCAAACTCGGCAGACGACAGCACGGCCTCACGGTCGTGCTGTTTCACGATGTGGATTACCGCGTCCTCCAGCAGGATACGAATACCCTTATCGGTGATAGGGATCGAAACCATCCAACTGTAGTCGCTGGTTTGAATAGCAGGACCCACGTGAATGGGCAGACGCTTTTCCTTGATGTCCTCCAGGTAACGATCCATACGCTTGAGGAGTTCTTCTTTGTCCATGCCCTTCGTAGCCTTGGCGATGGCGTCGATAGCCGCACCCAAGCGAGCAATGTCAGGGGTTGCGGTAGCCTCCACAGTCTCACTATTGCGCATCAGCGGAATATGCGATACCACCTCAGGCACGGGTGGGTTACCGAAATGTTTCTTGATGTAGTCGTCGTCCATTAACATGACCCTTTGAAGATGGTTGCTCTAAACTGCATACGCCGGATGGTTTCAAGCTCTGCCCTGACGTCGTTGGCCTCTTCAGCGGCGTCCCGATATGCCAAGATCAGCTCAACCCAGTGCCCATCGAGGTAATCGGGTTGGACTTCCAGCTTTTCGTACTTAGCCAGAATCTCTTGACGAATACGGCACTCCACGTAACGGCTAACTTGCTTCAATATGCGTGCGTCTTCCCAGCCATCAAACTTTGCCAAGTGTTTACGGATGGAATCGTCGACGTTGCCTAGATAGTCCAGCAGTATCTTGGGAATCTGGTATTGTACTTCCAGTCGGACATATTCGTAACGCTCGTCCATACCTGCTCCTAACACATGATCGCTGGGCCGTTGCGCACGTGGCAACCACACGTGCAGACGTCCTCTTCTTTACCTGGGCTCACCATCACCCATTTAAGCGGTATGTCCTGTGGGTTGCGCAGATTGGGCCGTTGCTCCAAGGAGATTTCATCACCGTATTCTGACTTCAGTACTTCCAAATCGGGTTTGTCCCCGTAATCAACGCAGTACACATGTTGCATGGCGAACTTACAGCAACCAAACATGGCTAATGCCTCGACGATATAAAGCCTCCCGTGAAGGAGGCTGTATAATTCACAAAATAGGCCCCGAGGGATGGATTTGAACCATCGGCCTTCACTGCTGCAAAAGCACCCGGACTAACGGACTCTCACAACGGCAACGCTCTAACCAACTGAGCTACCCAGGGGATTGCATAACTGCTTCGTATACCATGACCTGGTCAGTATTCTTTCAGTAACCAGGTCAGTCCGTCACAGCACCGCTTGGCAGGTCTTTAGACCAATGTGGCACAGGAGAACCTAGGTTAGTAGTGTCCAGCTCCAAGGCCAGTAACCCACCAGGACCGCGGTTGAGTGTCCCTACGACCTTACCGTCCAAGACAATCATGAACGCATGCTTGACGCCCCGTTCCAGCTGTAGGATGCCACCGTCCTCAGCCAGTGGGTTGTAACGCTTATGCTCCAGGATCATGCGCTTGATCAGGTTGTTGATGGAGCGGTCTTCGAGGTCTGCCAATTTTCGCAGGTACTCGTCACACTCTTTATCCAGGCGAACTGACAGCATACTCCACTCCTTAAATACAGATCCGACATAAAGCCTCCCTTGCGGGAGGCCGTATGAATGTGGCTCCATGACCTGGACTCGAACCAGGGACCAACGAATTAACAGTCCGTTGCTCTACCAACTGAGCTATCATGGAATGAAACTAAGACAACGTAGATTGCTTTATACCTGACTAAGCGACCAGTTCATGAGTAACTGGCTAGGGGTATGATCCCTAGTTCTCCCTACGTTGAATATGGCGACACCGAAGGGACTCGAACCCTCGACCCCTAGCGTGACAGGCTAGTGCTCTAACCAACTGAGCTACGGCGTCTAAAAAGTTGAAGCGTTGAGAATATGATCCGTTCTCTCTGAGGCGGGGTTCGAACCCGCAAACCACGAAGGCACCAACGGACAGGCGGCCGGAGTCTATATTCCCCGACTAGGGGATGCTATCCCCCACGTATACCATGTTCCACCACTCGCTCTCAACGCTTCAAACAAGGGTGACCCTCCCAGCGGACGTACCGCTGGGTTAATGCGACGCCTCCTGCGCTGTTCGCACATAGGCAAGCGCGGGCAATGGCAAAGGGTCGTAAATGGTAAGGGCAGTTGGATTCGAACCAACGAATGACAGGATCAAAACCTGTTGCCTTAGGCCAGACTTGGCTATGCCCCAATGAAATGGTGGAGAGGGAAGGATTCGAACCTTCGAAGTACACGACGGGGGATTTACAGTCCCCTCCCTTTGACCGCTCGGGAACCTCTCCATTACAGGGACAGACTGCTCCTGTATACCATACTACCGCCAGTATTCTTTTACACCATTTCCAACAACTTAGGTTCGTAGTCGCGGGTGTAGCGGGCAAAGTCACTGATGCGAATGCGTCCGTGCTTACTGATTACCGCCGGGACCGTACTGCCTTGAAAGCCGGCAATGATCCGGGTCAAACCCGACAAGTCATCAGCAGGGGCAAACGAATCAGTGTTGTACACTGACCCGGTTCCGTTGGCGAACTTTTGTTTCTTGCCGTCAACAAACATACTGATGGCGTTGTTCTTGCAGACCAGGGCGTATTCTTTAAGCACGTTCAACGTCGAGGCGTTAGACACCGGTGGGTTCCAGGCGGCTCCAACCGTTCGAAAGTTAGTCCCCACTTGCAGACGACTGCCAAAACCTGAGTTGCCATACCGCGCCTGAATCCCTGCACTGGCGTTTACCAAACCCAATTCCCAAGCGTAGGCAGAAAACGCACCTGTGTTGTACGTGGACCACTCCAGTGTCCAGTTCTTGCCTTGAAGGTTTAGCGGTGTGGCCAGAGTGATGGTCAGACCCGCATTGGTGTTTGGGAGGGCATAAGTAGGTTTGCCCCGGATGGCGAAAGCATCTGGCCCTGCGGAGTTGGTATAGGCCACCGTGGGCGTTGAGCCCATGAGGTCCGTGCCGGTTTCGGGGTCAAATAGAAAGAGCACGTTCCCGGTGTCTTCACGAAAGGGTCCTGAGTGTTGCAAAAGAGCTTCAATCATTGCGAGGCCTACTAGAGAGCAGGAGGGCGGTAGTTATCCGCCAGAATTAAAGAAAGGGTTAGAGCAATTCCAAGATCGGTCGCCACCCACGATATTGGTCAGACAGGTCCGAACGCACGCCCGATTGCAGCGAGTGCCAGGAGTTGGTGTTAGTCGCGTTACCACCCCCGTTGCGTTGGACGTAGGTGTTACCGCCTTCCTGGCAAATCAGACAGCACCCAGGGCCCAGGGTCAGCCCCAGGTCATCGAGCGTGTAGCTGCCTAACACCGGCGGCGTCTCACTGGGTGGGTTCAGCACACACAGCCGGTAGATCAACCGGTTGTACTCACTGTCCGAACATCCCGGTGGGTCTTCACCCTGCACCCCTGTCCAGGTACTGCCCACCCCCGACATTGAACGCACTCGATATGACAGGCCGTCTTTACTGACTTGCTTGTCTTGGGCTTTGGTGCGCATCTTTAGGGCATCAATCTGAAACCAGGTCATGCTGTGGCGAATAGGTTTCTTGGGCAGGTACACCACGTTGCCGTCCAGGCTGCATTTAAGCCACGGGGTGGTGTCATTGATGGTAGTCCCATACGCATTCGCCCCAGTTAGGGTCGCCAGTTCAGTCGCGGTAAAGAGATCAGCAGCAGCCACTTCTCCGTAGAAACCGTTGGTGGCGTCACCCGCCACCAGAGTCTTAGGGCCTGGGCCACCGCCATTGGCTTTCTTTTGAACCGTGAGTAACGCTTCGTACATACAGCACCTATTAAGCAGGGGTGAAATTACTGGTGTATTTGGCCGCGGTATAAACACGCAATCCTGCTATCCAACCGTTCAAACGGGCGTATCCACTTTGTGGGATACCGTTGCCAGGCCCGAAGTAGGCCCCCACGGTCCAGTCCACGCCGATCTGGTCACGCGACTCTGGCCGCGATCCACCGCTTCGGTACGTACCATCCGTGAAGAAGCTGAAGACACCGTCCTTGCGCACAATGGCTGTGTGTCGCCAGACGCCGATGGTGTCTTGCGATTCGGTGTTAAGGGCAGCGTTCTCGCTGTAGGGCCCCCACGTGAAGATGCGGTTGCCCGAACCGGTGTGTGTAAGGAAACCACCCTTGTTGGTGATTTGAGCCCACTGAGCGATAATGGCCTCAACGCCGTTGGGTAGCGATTCAGGCTGGTACCAGAACTCGATGGTGAAGTCACCACGCAGCAGGTTGGGAAGCTGCGCATACGGCAGGCGCAGGTAACAGTTCGCCGTGTTGCTGAAGTACAGCGACTTCATCCCGGCCTTAGGTCCTTTGTTGGCTACCACTACCCCAGTGTTGGTCACGGTCACAGCCTTCCCTGAGCTGTCAGCGATAGCGGTCGAGCCGGTTGCCAGATTGCTCGGGTCGAGCATCAGTACGGGGGCTTGTGAAAAGATGGCGGGTTTACCGCTGAGCAGGGCTTCAAGCATGGTGCGGTACCTGGGAATAAGGAAATTACATAGAATCAGCCAATAAAAAAATAAAGAGTTATAGGCCCTCCCCAGCGGGAGGGCATTTAGCGTTAGAGTCCTTTGTGATTACAACAGTAATCGATAAACAGTTCAGCCCCAATCCGATGTTTGACGGCAGGGTCGATGATTTTGTGCAGGTGTGGACTTGTTACAAGCATGTGCCTTACTCCCAATGGATCTATCCACAGATAACTGTCACGTGGATCGTAACCGTGGTGGATTTCTTTCAAGTGAGTCAAGTCGCGACCCAAGTAAACGTGAACCGGACCTTCTTCTAGATGCACTGACCCATCGCCCTCCTCTTGAATAACCATGAAGCCTCCGTTTGGTTGAGACGGCATAAAGCCCTCCCAATCGGGAGGGCCTATGACGTGTGTATCTGTTGAGCCTGATGCTTGCGCACGTTGCTCAACGCACCCAGTCGCTGACAAGGGTGCTTTAATGCGGACCATTCCGCTGGGGGTAGTGCTTAAGTTGTGAAAGAGCAGTCAGACAGTGTCTAACATACCATACACAAAAGTGATGTCTATTCGTCATCATTCATGAATTTAGGCATCTACAGCAACCTCTTTAGGCTCGTTGAGAAAGGCGTGCAGGGTGGTCAGCACCGGCTTAGGTAGGGAACCTGAGAGCTCCACGGCGTAGTGGGTGGTGTGATGGGGGAATTGAATGACTTCACCGATGTTGGGTTCGCAGAGCATCCCCAACAAGACACGATCGCGAGTGGCGTGCGTCACCAGCTCGACAATCAGCTGCTCCACCTCGGACTGTTCACCCGCGATGTACGCATCCAGCATGGCGTAAATCTCTTGTGCCTTGTAGCGGCGCAGTAACAGACGGCTGGCTAACTGCATCTTCAGGCGTTCGACCAGGGTTTTACGGTCCACGGTAACTACGGGTAGGTCAGCCATTTTAGTTCTTCGCCTTTTCTACAATCTGTTCAACCGCCACTTGGAAGAGGTCCCAGGTGGCGAGTTGGGTTTCACGAGTATGGCTCACCACCACACCGTTCTCATTAATGTCGATACGGTACGACTCAAACTTCTCAGTCGGGCTGATCTCAACGATCCGCACAATTTGGATATGAGCTTTAAAGTGCTCGGCCAGGGTGAATTCAGCAATCGTTGTTTCAGTTTTGGTTGTGGACACGGTACTGCTCCCAGAAGGGTATAAAGCCCTCCCCACGGGTGTAGGGAGGACACAATTAGAACATTGGCAAAATGCCTTTGACCACGATGTGCGTCAGCGATACGGCCAGAACGGCGAATACAGTGACGTAGAACAATTGACGGATGCGACGCTTGTGGTGGATCTGGTCAAGCAATGGATTTTCCATACCACGTTCCTTTTCGGTTAGGGGTGACACACAGGCGCATAACTTAAGCATCGGTTCCCGGTGGATCCGGTAAGTCAGTCATCGGACACGTTAACCAGTCCAGTTGGTTACTGAGAGTCAGGTCATGTTCGGTGGAGCTGAACTCACAGAGTGTGTTCCACCCATCGTATTTCACGACACTTAACCGACTGCTAGTAAGAGCCCGGTAACGCAGCGCCAACTCCTCGATCCGTTGACAGAAGGCTTGGGCTTTGGGATCGGGATTGGCCCGATGGCAAAACTCAGCTTCTGTACTGCTGGCGAACAGAAAGACGACTTGGAGCAGCGTTCGGTTGGAGTGGTACCTGTCGTAGTTAAACAGGTATGTCATTTCGTCAGCCAGCGGTCGGGAGTTGACGTGGGAGACGGCACTGTCGTGCGCCCCACTGAACTCACCAAAGCTGAACTTCCGTTGACCTCCTGTAAAGTCAATCACGATTAACTGCGACAGCATACCTACCTCGTTATTCTTGCAACGGTTCGTAACGCCAGATCTCGGCCTCGACATACACAATAGACCGCCCATCAGTGGAAAGACCGAAGCCGCCCATGCTTGGGCACGGTAGACGATCAGGATCACCTTCACGGTACCGGGCGATCACCGCAAAGCCGTTTACATCAGTCAGGCGGACATCACGCAGTCGCCACAGGGTGACGTCAGGGAACGCCTCACGGATGATCGCCAAGTGCGGCTTGATCATGCGCAGGTGCCGTTTGACCGACCAATCGGTCAGGGTACGGGCCAGGACTTCTTCGGCAGCGTCGGTGAGCTGCCACTTGTTGTCCACCCGATCACCTGTGCTGAACGCAAGGTCCGATTCCACCAACGTGTCGTCACGGTACGCCGACACGGTGTTGTCTGTGTTGTCGAGCCTTAGGGTCACTTCAGCCGCGTCAGTAAACGATGAATACGCTGTCAACTGCGCACCCAGTGACAGGGCTAGAATAATCTGGGTCTTTAAATTCAGGTTCATAACTCAATCCGTAGTGGGACATAGAGGAAGGGGAGGAACAGCAAAACCCTTCAGATCTTAATGCTGGTCAGTAGAAAGTCCAGGCCCGCTGGCGAATGCGGCCTGATCACGGACGGCAACGACTGCCATACGTTGATTACGAGTTCGGGGAACGAGGTCTTGGGTCACGCACAGTTCACGCTGTCCCCCAAAGAACAAAGGAAACTGCAAACTTAAATGTTCCCGCACAATACCAGGGACATGACCCACGTCCAGGTAGTTGTACAGCGGCAGTCCGCGGTGGTAAACCAACCCTTCATGCACCAGACCCATCACGGGGATGGCGATCTTAAACCCACCGTACCCCTCAACGTCCCCCAGCTGCGCACCAGGGCGCACGACGTCCAATTCCAGGCCATTGGTCAGGTACGCTTTAAGCAGCGTTGGGTGGCCTTCCGCGTACAGTGCGGAGGGCTTACGGCGCAGACCCACGTCGATGATTTGTTCAGCGGTTTTCTCAACCCCAAGGCTTAGACGCCGATCCCCACCCAAGTCTCGGACGAAGTTACACAGGCAACGCTTGATGAAGTACGTGTCTTCAGGTGTCCAGCGATCGGCAGGTTTGATCGACTGGATAAACACACCGTACCATTCCACACCCCGAGCCCCTCGGTTTTGAATAGAGAGGGTGTAATGCGGGACTTGCTCGATGTTGCCCGGTGTATCGGTCACATGGCGAACAATGTTGCGCAGGTTCATGTGGATGACGCGCGATTTGATGTTCATCTTGGGTAACTCCTAATAGCAGTTTGGTGGCAAAAGCCGGACTTACAATGGCGGGGCAACCCCACCTGGATTAGAAAACCGTGAACGGTTGGCAATCGGCCGCATGTTGGGTGAGGATGCGGTCGCGCATGGGGTCTTCTATGTCTTCGTAGTTGATGTAGAGCTCACCCTGCCTTAACGTAAAGCCGACGATCTCGCCGACCTTAGACTGAAGGGTGTCGTAGATCACCATGCCCTTTCGTGGTACCCAGCGGGCAGCCCCACCTTCATCACGCAGAAGGCCCTCCATGACCCAGCCGTGCATCAAGCTGTTCATGGACATGTGCTTTTCTTTGCTCATCGCCAGAATGCGTTCCCGCACGCCATCGGCCAAACGCACGACAAATTTGTCCGCGAAACGTGATGGGTACGCGTGTCCTTGACCCCTGGACTTCTCAGTCATGGTATTGCTCCAATAAGTGGTATGTGTTTGTAAAAGCTGCCAGCTTTCACACCTGAGTCATATAGGTTTCAAAACCCGTGCGATCAAAAAGAAAAGACGACATAACAGGCACCCCGAAGGGTGCCCGCTTTTATGCCTTGGAGGGCGCCTGCCAAGCCTTGACAAAATCCTCCTCACTGATGGGGGTGGTTTCATACAGCTTGCCGTAGGGGGACGGGGCATTGGGTGACGTGGCCCTTACTTCGGCCAGTGAGGCGCTGAGGTGTTCGGCCAGCGTAGGTATCGTTGGGGCGTCCTGCCGACGGTGAGTGGGGATGCGGGCATTGTCACAGGCGCAAAGAGCGTCCGTGCGTTGGCCCTCGTCATTCAGGTTGGCCAGCATCACCATGTAGTTGCCCTCATCCGACAGTATTTTCATACGGTCAATCAGGGGTAACTCCACCAGCGCGGCATTACCGACCAGCGGGTAGAAATAGTGCCCAGGGTATCGCGGGTGCTCCGCATTGACCTTGGTGGTGTCCAGGGGTTTGGGTTGAGTGCGGTGCCAGTAGCGTCTGAGTTTGTTCAGGTGCTTACGGCGAGCCTCCCGGATGGGCAACTCGGTCACCCCACCGTCCCAGCAGTCGTCGCCATATGGGCGGTGCTGGTTCACGCATTCCTGCATGATCTTGGGGCCGTATTGCAGCCGCAACAAACGACCGAACTGGTCTTTGCGCAGGTGCATCGGCGGCAGGGCCTTGTAACGGGGCGATTCAGATTTCAGGAGACGCATGCTCTAACTCCTCGGTGATGGGGATAAGGTCAAACGTGATCAACTTCTTGATCTCACGGGTCCCGGCGTTAGGATCAGTGTACGATGAGCAGCGGTAGGTCAGGCGTGCCGTTCCCTCGAAAAGCATGTTAGCTTTGTTGGCAAATGGGCCGTACGCGTAGTAATGTCCCCAAAGCACTTGTTCTTCAGAGTCGTAATGGAGACGGTCCAGGAAGGCGCAGACTCGAGCTTCCTTGACTACGCCCATCCGATTAATGGTCTCCGTCGCACTGGCGTCACGGGGGAGTTCAACCCGACCAAACTCGCAATACCGGGTCTTACCCAGAATAGCTTGCACGGCAGCTACAGCTTCCTCGGTGGGCACCAACACCAAACCGGTGTGTTCTGATACCACCCCAAAGCGTAACAACTCCACACGCTGACCCAGTCGAGCCGGTGTACGCGATTCCAATTCGGCGGTGATGATCTTCAACTGGTTCTTCAACCAATCCTCAGAACGTTCTTTGAGGTCGTGGCCACACGTGCAGGGGGTGTCCCAACATTTCACGCAGTCGGACATTGCCATGGTTACTCTCCTGTAAAGTCCCCACCGCGGGGGACGTGGTAGAAGTTGTTCTGAATGTGAGTCGCGATCTTCTGGAACTCTTCGTCCGAACGGTAGACGGGCTTACCCTGACGGTTCACCAGCAGCCAGCCCCCTACCTGAGGCGAGTAGACACTCGCCCAGGCATCGTTAACGGAGAGGGTGTGTCCCGACTCACACACGAGGGTGCAGGCCGCCGACGGCTCACCACCCAGGGTGTCGGATAGCCACCTGGGAATCTCAGTAATCTTGAAAGCCTTTACTACAACTTGCTGATCCATTACCCCTCCATCAACGCACGGGCTTCGTAATAACTGAGCATTGGAACATCGTGCTTTACCGCATCGTTGACTTTGTTTGCTCCCGGCTCGTTACCGACGATCACGTACGACGTCTTCTTGGAGACCGACCCACTGACCTTCGCCCCCAGTGCCTCGAGTTCTTTGCGCAGTTCTTCCCGCGACACGTTCTCAAAGCTGCCGGTGATCACAAAGGTCATCCCGTCCAGCAGCAAGTCCGGGATCTCAGCCTTAGCGTGGATCCAATGAAAGCCGAACGACCCCCACTGACGCTCCAGGTGCATGAACCAATAATGGTCCTCGGCTTCTTCCTTGGGCAGCGCTTGCAGATACCCGATCGAGTCCTGGTATTGTTCCGCCATGCGGGCATACCCTACAGGCCCTACGCCTGGAAGGCGCAGTGCTGAGAACAAGTCCACCTTGGTAAACGTACCCCGCAGCTTCGGATTGATGTCTGTTTCGTCAATGATCGTCACCCCAGCTTCCAGCAGGCACTGGATCTGATGACCACGGGCCTTAAAGCCGTCTGTGATCGCGCAGGCGGTGGCGTAGCCGATGTCCGGCAACATCGCCAGGGTGGCTTCCATGGCGAGCTGACAGCGCTCCAGAGAGCCCAGGTTCTCCGCCATGCGTTTAGCGGTACCTTCCCCGAGATCAGGAATGCCCAAGGCCACCAGGAACCGCCGCAGTGTCACCCGCTTAGAAGCTTCCACCGCATCGAGCAGGTTCTGGGCACTGGATTCGGCAAAGCCTTCCAGGTCCAGCAGGTCTTCTTTGCGCATGCTGTACAGGTGGCTGAAACAGGTGGCGATGTCTTCATCGATCAACTGTTGGATGATCTCAGGTCCCAGACCGTCGATGTCCATCCCCGAACGTGAGGCAAAGTGCACCATCGCCTGATGCAGTTGGGCTGGGCAATCCAACCCAATACCACAGGTCAGCACCACGCCATCGATCACTGTCTTACCGGTCTTGCTGTACTTGACCTTGGCCAAGGGCACTAACGGTTCCCCACAACTGGCGCAGTGGGTCGGACGGACAATCTCCACGGTCCCGCGAGGTGCAGTGGTGACTACCCCAGTGATCTTCGGAATGACATCGCCCGCCCGCTGGACCATCACGGTGTCACCGATCCGAATGCCTAAGCGTTCGATCTCATCGAAGTTATGCAACGTGGCGTTGGTGACCGTCACCCCACAGAGCTTCACAGGGGCCAGACGCCCTACGGGTGTTTGTGCACCGGTACGCCCCACCTGGACATCCAAACCTTCCAGGATAGTCACGTCTTCATCGGCCGGGAACTTGTAGGCAATCGCCCAACGTGGTTCGCGTGAACGAAAGCCCATCTCGTCCTGGATCGCGTACTGCGCCACCTTGAACACCAACCCGTCAATCGCATAGGGCAGTGTCGCCCGCGTGCGTTCATGGGCACTTAAGATGTCTTCCCATTCCGCCGCGGTGTAGCCGGTGTGCAACCGCGGCAGTTCCTCGATGTAGGTAAAGCCCCAAGCGTGTGCAACTTGAGCTTCACCTCGGTACAGCGGCCCTGTACGCTCCGAGACCCCATAAGCGTAGAATTGCAGGCATCGCTCAGCCGTTACCATCGGGTCCTTTTGCCGCAACGAACCGGAGGCGTAGTTACGCACATTGGCATACGGTTCACGGCCGTCAAACACCACTTGCTCGTTGATCCGTTCGAAGTCGTCTTTGTGCACCACGACCTCTCCACGAATCTCCATGTGTCCCGGTGGGGCATGCTTGAGTTGTTTAGGGATACCGCGCACATGCACAGCGTTGACCGTGACGTCTTCACCGACCTGGCCGTCACCGCGGGTCGCTGCGCGCATGAACACACCGTCGACGTAGAGCAGTGACAGACTCAGGCCATCGAGTTTGTGTTCGCCGACAATCGTGGCACCGCTTGGCAACGATTGCACCCAGTCGTAGAACTCTTGAGGAGTCAGGGCATTGCCCAAACTCAGCATGGGTTTCTCGTGACGGGCCGGGGTGAACTGCTTAGAAGGTGGCGCGCCCACGCGTTGAGTCGGAGAATCTGGCGTCACCAATTCGGGGTGTAACTGCTCCAGCGTCTTCAGCTCTTTATACGCTCGGTCATAAGTGCCGTTGGGTACCAGCGGGGTATCCAACGTGTGGTAGGCATGGTTCCACAGGTTGAGTTGCTTTCGAAGCGCTTCGGCCTCTGCCATCAAACTGGCTATGTTGATTTTCATGGTGGTTCCTACTGCACATGGAGTGGGGTGACCCACCCGCGGGTGAGCAACAGTTCGGTGATCCGGTTGAGTTTCCCACTGGGGTCGCTCATGGGAAACTCTTGACGTGCTTCTTCCAAGACCTCGATGTAGTCGAAGGTCTTCATCACCCGGTAGGTCTCCCTGGACAGGGGATTGCCGAGAACACTGAGGTCCAGCTCATTCCCCTCCCGGATAATCAGGGTGTTAGGTCCCTCACTCATGGCCTTACCTTTCGAATGTCGCGTTTGACCTTGGCCAGGGCTTCTTCACGGGAAGGTTTGGCTTGCACGGGCGGTGTGAGGATACGGGTGAGTTTCTCCACCACCGTGCGAGGCAGGTACTCGGCATAACGCTTGGTCAGGAGCGCCGCTACCCATTTGGTTTCCTGTTCGGTAATCCCGTTTTCAGGGTCTGCGGTGAAACGGTACAGGCGGGCGCGCCATTCCCCTTCCAGGATTTTTTGCTTGGTGTGCTGTTCGTGATCGGTGATAAACACCCAATCACGGGCGTCATCGATCTTGCGCGTCAGGCGAGCAATCAACTCGACCTGGACAGGCGCATTCGGACTACGACGTGTCATGCAACCTCCGTACTGCGGAAAGTGTATTTGTCTTCTGCTTTAAATCGTAACGCCATACCGCTACTTCTTGTCGAAATACTCAGCCATTTTCGACTGCATGTAGAAAGCTTCTTCCAGGCAGGCTCGCCAGATAAACTGTGCCGGCCGAGAGGTCGGTTCAATGCCGTCTAAGAACTTACGTTGCAAGGGGAGAAACTGCACGCTGGTCATTTGGGTCCCTGAACCCTGAGCAATCTCCTCAGGTAATCCCTTAAGCAACCCCTGCTGCGCATGGATCTCCATGCCGTACATCAGGTCAGCATCACGCAAGTACGGGTGCAGGGGTGGGTAGTTGTACTCCACGTAGGGAAACTGGGTGGACCGCACCAGGTCAGCCACTTCGTCCCAGTCGCACAGTCCGGGGTGTTCCATCCCCCACCACTCGATTGAACGCAGGACGCGTTCAATGTTGACCGAATCCACAAACCGGCCCATGGAGTGGTCGTAGTCGTGCACCAGACCCGCCACCACGATGTTGCGCGCATGATCCTTGTTGTAGGTCCCGGCGTTAACGTGGTCCAGGCAGTACAGCTCGTACGCAATCCGCGCCACGTGGTACATGTGCTGATTGCTGTGGTAGGGCGCGTTGACCGCCGGGTTGGTCTTCTCGATCTGGCTCCAGAACGTCAGTAGCCCCAATTGACTCAGGACCTGGTGAAACGCGGCGCTTTGGCGTTTACCCTGGGCCGTGGCAAGAACTTTAAACATGGTGCTCTCCTTCAAAATAAATCCCTCAGGTAGTACAGGGCACAAAGCCTGGGTTTCCCCAGGCCTGTTAGGTCTTTAGAAACGGGTAACGGTGATGCCGGTGGCAGTGGCCAGGATTTCCAGACCGGTGGCTTTCTCACCGCAGTCCCAATGGCGGTTGGCCGCAGGTGCTGGGATACCCACACCGACTTCAACCACGACGGAATCTTCTTCCACTGGCAACGGGCGATCTTGATCGTCGTCGACTTCAGCGTCGTCACCCTCGTCTTCGTCGTCGTCCGACTCAGGTTCGTCGGCTTCAGCCGGGGTGTTGTAGGTCTCGACGATACCGCGGTATTCGCCGGCGGCGAGTGTGCGCAGCATTTGATCGATCACAAACATCTTGTGGTCTTCGCCTGGGGTCTGGCCTTGATTGACGGCGATGGCGATGGCTTCATCAATGCGGTCTTTGTCGCCGACAGCGACCAGGTCAGCATTGACGATTTTCTGCACGGCTTCGGGGTAATCGATGCCTTGCTCCATCACCAGGTCAAATGCCAGGGCGTAGGCGGCCTGCGTCGGCACGCCGTTGGTCTGTTCGACAATGGCATCAAACACCGTGTCGCTATCAAAGGGTAAAGACATACGTGCTCCAAACTCTTTCGAGGGTGAGGTCAGCTTAAGGGTAGTGGGTCGGGGTGGTAAGTAGCCGGCCTAGACCACATCATTACACTGGTCTTGGGAAGCGGCACAAAGGGAGGTCCGAAGACCCCCTGGGTTTAGGCGCTTTTGGGTTGCAGGGCGTACCACTCACGGATCGAGATCGGACGGGTGTCGATCTTGGGGTACCCGCCTTGGCGCAGGCGAGGACCGATCACGTACAATGTGTCGAACAGAGAATGGGTTTCTGGAATCTCCAGACTGGTGATAACCTCCCCATGGCGTTGAACCATCTGGTGACGCACATGGGGTTTGTTCTCATCACCTTTGTTCACGACGACGATCCGACCGTTTTCAAAGTGGATCATCACATCGCGCCCTTCGATCAACCCACCGCAGGCGGCGACCCCAGTCTGCGTGAGCAGGTTCGGTTCGGAGCGGTACCACACTTCTGAACGCAAGGTGGCGTTATCCACCTCAGGGGCAACGAAGTAAGCAGGACCGTTCGGGTCCGACAGCACTTTCATGTACGCCAATGCCGCGACCGGGTTGTCCTTGTTCAGAGCGAGCAGGATATCGGCCAAGACGTTCTGCTGGCTGCGTTGCAGTTCTTCTACAAACTCATACACCTCCAAAGGTGCACGACCTTGCCACTCCAACATCCAGCCGGCGCTGGTGTACAGTAGTTTGACCGTTTTCATTACAACCTCTTAATCAAGGGGGGTGTGTTCTTGAACAAACAATTCCAGAACGGGGTGATCGCCTGGAATGGTCAGAGTGTGGAGCTTTTGACCGACGCGGACTTGGTGGATAGGGTCAAAAGCAAAGACCGCCATCACTCTGCCATAGCTTAGGTCCAGTAAGTAAGAATCCCTGGCGATTTTCACCACCAAGGAAGTCGCTCGACAGGACAACAAGGCCCACCCATGCTCTTTCTGCATGTGGGCGGGGGCGTACCGTAGGGCAACCTCGGTGTCCACCGTCCGTTGGGTGCGGATGGCGGGGTTATTGAGTCTGTCTTGCCATTCGCGCATGACGCGCTGTTGCGTGGCGACGTCCACGGTGTGGTAGTGGTGCAGCGTTGCAGCCACCACCCATTCGTCACAACGGTCCAACACCTGCACGAACTCATCCAGCGTCAACCGATAATCCTGTTGACTAAACGCGAAGTACTCACGCCGGCGTGTGCCGGTGGGACGTTGTAACACAATGGGGTAGACCATGGGTCCTCCAAACGGCTAGGGACACCTGGGTGATATAGACGTTAAACCAAGTGCAAGGTAGTGCTGCTGAACTTACCCTGCTGGTCAACCCCTTGTAGGGCGAGGTGGGTGTCAGACACCGTCAGGGTCAGGCGCTCATCGGCTTGCAGGATGCTCAAAGCCATTTGCTCATTACCGCTGAGGTCGCGTTTGCTTTCCAGGAAACGCACCAGCTGATCACGCAACGTATTCTTGGCCCGGATGGTCAATCCCCGGATGGTTGCTTTGTTAGCCCCGTTCATGCTGCGCACCCCTGTAGACGTTCTTCACCGATGAAGACGATCTGATTTTGGTCAAACACCCGGTACTCGTCTGCCCCGGAGTTAAACCCGCTGCCCATGTGAATGGCCCCGTCAAAGCCCAAGGAGCGTGTGTGCTCGATAAACTCAGGATCATCCAGCAATGGGTAGACCTGAATACACAGCTGTGACATGAGGTCCAAGCGTTGAGCAATCAGTGATTCCACCGTACGCCAGGCCTTGAGGCTGTGCACCACCATGTCCGCCCAAGCATCAGTGGCCATGACCACTTCAGCAAACTTGCAGAACATCCGGTTGGCCAATCGCAACCCCACCAACTCCACCAGATCGTCGTAGTCAACGTAGGAGTCGCCTGAGCGGTTGAACACCGGCTTGGTGATATTCAGATAGGCTTTCAGAATGCGGGGTCGTTCTGCCCGCAGGTGAGGTTGATTGGGGTGCATGGCGTATTGACGCGCCGCTGCCTCATCACCAAAAGAGATGGAAGGTAATAGGCTTTGGATGAAATGATCGTGCATCCCATGCTCACCTCGGTAGACTGCCAGAGGCTGACCTTGAGCATCGACGACAACGGTATTAGATAAATTCATAAACGTCCCTAGAAAAAATAAAGCCAGCAGTCCCCGAAGGGACTGCCGTGCGTTGTTACTTGGTGTTGACGTGAATCGGTTCAGCTTTCAGGCTCAGTGGTTGGTCACTGATGAAGTACTTGAAGTCACCGAACTCGATGTACGCATCGGTGGAGGCATCGAAGAAGAAGTAGTTCGGACCGCAGTTACCCGGGTTCCACACACCGCCCAGACCTGGGGCTTTCAATGCCTGACTGGTGCGCCCGGTGTCGCCGTACTTCCAGACGTCGTCCGGTGGGGTAAGGAGTGAACAGGTCGCCACGGGACGGGTGTACGCAACGAAGTAGCCCATCTGCTGTCCGTTGTCGCCGAAGAGGTAGATGTAGAAGAGCTTACCCTTCTCATCGAGGCGTGTGACCTGCTTGGCCACCGCTTCGCGATTGAGAAAGTTGCTGACACGCGGTACCGGCACGGCCTGGGTAGCCCGTGTCATCAGATCCTGCTGCGCCACCACGTTGGTTTCACGTGCCGTTGGACGTTCCTGATTGCAACTGGTGTTACCCAGCAGACCTGCGGTCAGGAACAGACCGCACAGCAGATAGATCAGTTTACGCATTGTGTTTGCTCCGCAGCATCATTGAGTTGGGTCGGCAGGGACCCGTCGAGAAAACGCCCTTGGGTGTAGCTCTTGCGAGCGTCGGCGTTGTATTGGGCAATCGCACGGCCGCGCTGTGCACGCACCCCTGCAACCACCGTGGTCAAGCGAGAACGGTCTTCAGGCGCAGTGGCTGTCTTCAAGGCTTCGCTCTGGATGCGGATCGTGGATTCATAACCCTGGATCGCTGCACACAGGTCAAAGAACTTGTCGTACTGCGCGGTGCGGTTGGCACCCGATTCTTGTTGCCATTCCGCTTCGGCCTTCCCAGCCACAGGGGCCATGAAGTACTTCCAGGCGTAACCGCCCAGTGCCATCAGAATACCCATGGCCACCAAGGCCAGAAACAGCCGGGTACCCGTCCAATAAGCTTCGCGTTCGTAACGGTCCATGCAGGTCCTTATTTCTTAAAGAAGTACTTCGTTAACGGGGTGTGTTGGACAATGTGGCTGTTGGGGTTTTCATCCACGTGGTCGAAGAACTTAATGGTGCGTCCATTAAGCCAGGTCGGTACGTCAATGGTCTCCCGCGACTCAATGCCCGAGGTGATGGTCTGTTGAGTAGTCCACTCAGTATCCAAACCATTGACCTTGTTGTTATTTTTACGCCACTGGTCTTGCGGCAGCACACGGATCGTGTACAGGTTTACCGTGAGCTTTTTAAGTTGCTCAGGGGTGGGGTGTTTGCCTTCCAGGAAGATGTGGATGTCCCGGCCTTCGGTGCGAAACCGTCGAACCGGGAAGACCTTCTCCATGGCGCTGGCAAAACCCTGACTGACCGCGGTCTCACGGTCGGTCGTGGCGTAAAGGTACTCGTTGGATTCCGTACCGTCCCACTCAACCTTCTCCCCTGAACGTTTGATGCCTGGCATCAGCTCTTCTTGGGCGTACATCGATCCGTGGTAAAGGGTGGTAGGCATGACAGTCTCCAGGAGGGTTGGGTTATATCATCGCGCCAGTCGCTGGGAATGTTGGGCGATGTCCATCACATTGAGGGCTGCGGCTACCCGCGGTAGGTACAGCACAACCATGTGCGCCCACTTGGGGGTTTCACCGCCACTGTACCCACTGTTCTGCAACTTCTCAGGCATCATCACCTGGATACTGCCAGACAGGGTCTTGTGATTGTGCGTGGGTGCTAGGGTGGCGATAGCACCCTTGATGCCAAAGCCCTCGGCCGTATCCCAGGCCACCAATACGTCACGCCGGTCAAACGGATACCCTGCCCGCCACAGACCCATGAACATTTCCCGCTCGGTCACACCGAAATGCTTCACTTGATCGTCCCCGGCCACGTAGGAAACGATAGCACGGGCGTCTGAGAGGGCGTTGTGAGGGATTAACGCATGGTGGGCATGCAACTTACCGTCTCGGGACAAACGGTGCATAGGCAGCCGTTGAAGGCCATCCAGCATTGCATCCAGGTAGCGCTTATCAGCGTGTGCGTTGTAGATGAACTCCACGTAGCCGAACTGACTCAGGAAATTACTGAGCGATTGTTCGAACGCCTCCATGCTGATCGCAGGTTTCCCCAAGTTCGGGATGACATTCTCCACCACCCAAGGCACCAGCTCGGTGTCACCGGTGTCCAGTACCTCGTACCACTCATGGCCTTCGGCTGAGACCAGGGCCGCCGAAATCAGGCAACCGTTGGTGCCGTTGAACTCGGTGTCCAGAAATAGTTTGACAGCAGCTTTCATGTGACGTCCTCATCAGGGAAAGGGGATTCAGGGTACTGACACTCCAGCGCACCCCATTTGCGACTGCCTTCAAAGTCCACAAACGGTTCGCCATGAACCGTTTTATGCCCTGGCGCGTAATCAGCAGGGAACAGGTTTTTGTTGAGGTAGACGTTGTCCACCCGGGCGTACGCTGGCAGCTCGGCCAGGTACAGCGCCACCCAGGCCTTAACGACCTCAGGCCAGTTGAGCAGATTCGCCGTTTCAGGCTCAGTCAACAGGTTCTCGACCTTCAGCCAGATGGTGTTGGTGGCTGGCCACTCGTGCCGGTCCATCGCATCACGCAGGTAGAACTGCACAAAGCCTGCGTGGGTGCCCACGGTACCCCGAGTAGACACCTCGATGTACAGACCGGGTAGGATGCAGTAGCGCCCTGCCACGCAATGGGCTTTAGGCGTCATGGGCGTCACCATGACGTTCCAACCACGCCGCGTTGGCCTCGGTGCGCAACAGGCGGATGAAGCTGTTGAGGTCAAAGCTCTCGTCCAGGATCAACTCCACCGTCATACGCTCCACGAGCATCTCAGTGACCCAGGCTGCCACAACCCAGTCTTTGGGGGTCCAGACGATCGAGCGCTTCTTGTAGATCAGGCCCATCAGGTCGTTGATCTTAGTAGCCGATTCGAGGGCAGCATCAAACTCGTAACCCGCCAGTTCAGCGATGTGCAGCTCGAACTCATCCAGCAACAAGATCAGTTCGTAGGAAGCCACCGAGCGCGGGAAGTACTCTTCCAGCATTACGGCCATCCCACCGACGTGCTTGCGGTAGAAGATGGCCTGGTAGGCGAGTGCCCGTTCAACGGACTCGCGCTCATCCGCACGGAACTTACCTTCCGCGCAGAACCATTCGTAGAAGGTCTTCATGAACGCAGCACGGTCGGAGTATTTCTCAAGGTTGCGCATTTAGGCTTCCTGTATGTCTTCGTGAATGACGGTCTGTGCCCAGTTGCTGTCGTAGCGGTGGGTGGTCCAGACGGGTAAAGTCAGCTTCTCAAGCCAGTGGTGATCGATCAATTCCTTGATCATCCGCGCCCCGATCACAGTGTCCTCAGGGTCCACACGAAAGGGACGCAGCACACGGTACACCTCAGAGGTGTCCGGGTAGTCCTTTTGAGGCACCTTGAGGACCAGTTGGCCTGCGGGATACATCGGGTTTTTTGGGTCCAGGGTGATCTGCACTTCGTTGGGACGTGCCATGAAAACCTCGTGATAAAAAGGACATTGCAGAATAAAGGGCATAGCGGGACGCCCCGAAGGACGCCCCTGGAGGATCAGCTGTTGATTTCGAGCCAGCTTTCAGCCAACTGGCTACCCAGATCGATCGGCTCGTAGTTCATGTCGTCGCCTTCAACTGGACGGATCGCGGCCATGTAGCCTGGGCCACCGTCTTTACCGTCGATCACTTCCAGCACAGCCATCACGCCGGCGTCTACCAGTGCGGTCGCAAAGCTTGGGCTACCGTCGGCCGATTCAAGCTTTTCGTAGACGGTGGTGTCGCTGTTGACGATTGCGTCACGGCGGACTTTGACTGCGCTCAGGAAGGCAGCGGCGGCGGCTTGAGACTTTTCTACTTCAGACATCACAAATTCCTTATTGGAAAGTAATGGAGCACCACCGTGAACAATAGAATCAACGCGCTGATCGCAAAAGGGATCTGGTAGCTCAACCGGCTACGGGGTGCCGGCGGTCGCTCCTTGGCAACGTCTGACATAATCGCTGCCCATTCCTCGGGAGGGATGATAGGACCCCTGGCTCCTTCGTCACCCTTATCGCCTATCAGCCCACGCGGACTATCGTTCATGCTGGGGCTCCTGTAGTGGGACAAACACTAGCGGACTACTAGCACAGTATTACCTGCACCAGTAGTTTCTCAGTTGAGGAGTAAATACCGAGGCGTCACCGTCTTTCGAATCGCCGCTTCAAGCTTACGGGCATCGACCAGCGTACGGGTTGCGTACTCCAGCAGACGCAAGTCAGGCTCAGTGGCAACCAACCGGTTGAACGCCTTATTCTTGCTCGTACCTTGCAACAGGTGGTGAATGGTGAGGTCGACCTCTTCGGTGACATTCTTACTGCACGCCACAATGAACTTACCCGTTGAGATGTGTTCCACCACGTAACACCCTGTCCGTACCACGACCGCGCGTTTACCGCGGCCGTGTTCGGTGAGGGACCACGAGGCACACTTTGCATCAACCTCGTATCCCACGTTAGCTGTCCTTAGGTTCAATCAAGTCGATATGTACCGGTACGAAGTTGGGCTTGAGGTGACGGAAGTTTTCTTCGTCCACCAGTTCGCCGTTGGTGTCACGCACCGCAAAGCCCTCGGCGTGTGCCCGCTCAGCCGTTTGTGCAGGGTTGACATCGTCTGGGTCAATCTGCATGACCTTGGTGGTGGTGTCTTTAACAGGGGGCATTGACGCCCCGATGTTAGCCTTGGTCGGCTCGCTCATTACGCCTCCTCGGCAGCCTTGCGCGTCTTGAGGATTTCAGAGATGGCCATCTCGGTACCGGCCGCGGCTTCTGCAAAGTCAAAGGACAGTGCCACCAGGCACTCTTCCAATGCTTCAGCCATCGCTTCAGTACGATTACCCACCACGGCCACACTGCGACCACGGCCCCAGAACAGCAGGTCGACGGAGCACATCACCGCGAAACTGCGGTCGCGCTGTTCGACGAAGCTGTAGTCAATGCTCAACGCCTGATTCAACAGTTCTTCGCTGGTGGTCATCACGCCGCCGCTGTTGAGCTTGGGACGGATTTCACCTTTGACCAGGGTGATACGCTTGAGCAGGTTGTTCAGGCAGGTCACCAGGGTGGACACCATGTTGGCCATGCGCGGACCTTCAGGGGTGATCGACACGCTTTCCGTCACAGCACCCAACGACACCGAACAGGTCAGCTCGGTCACCGGCTTCTCGTCAACGATCAGCTGATTCCACGCCCAGTTTACGCTGCGTGCGTTCTTGAACAGGGTTTCGCTGTCGGTGCCGTCGAACGGCAGGTTCGGGAACTGGAATTCCTTGCTGGTGTCGATCTCAAAGATACGCACCTGTTGCAGACGTTCTGCGAACTCGCCGGGGGCACCGTCTGCGTGCTGATCGATGTCGGACATCGACAGGTTCAGCGTCTTGACGAACGCCGCCAGTACACCTTCACCCTTTTCAGGGGCATAGCGCGTGGACAGCGTGCTAGCACCGCAGGTAATACTGGCGCGATACGAGCCATGCGTGTTGCGTGGATCCAGGGCGATGGAGATGCTGTCAGCAACGCTGAGCACGTCATTGAACGAGTTAGACATGGGGATATTCCTTGGGATGAGTTACATAGCTTTGACAAGCCAGTGTTTTTCAGCAGGCCACACCCTTGAGGAACAGGCAACCGTAGTTGACCGTCCCCCACACCAGGGCATAAATGACGATGATCGCTACCGCCGTACCAATGGTGCGGGCAATATGCCGATCCCATTCGACGTGGTAACGCAGTGAGGTTTTCCAACTGATGCCCCAGGCCAGGCGATAAGACTGGGCCTCGTCGTAGATGCGTCGGATTCGAAAGCCCACACAAAACAACACGGTTAACAGCAGTACGTAGTTCATGAAGGTCTCCTTAGAACACCATCACGCCACTTTTGGCATTGATCTCAATGGACAACCAGTGCGTAACATTGCCCTGGGCGTCCACGAAATCCGGTCGGGCGATGTGTTCGCTGTAAGGGACGGCGGTGGGGGTGATCTTAGGCAGTTGACCCAGATCCACCGTGTAGATGGGTTTCTCGATACCCAAGTAGACTTTAGCATCCACCCCCAGGGCCAGCAGGCGACGGGACATGGCGTCGAGTTTTCCATTGTGGGACGTGCTGGACAAAAACTCGCGTAACCTCAGCAGGCGATTACGCAGTAGGGATCCCAGTGGGGCAGTCTCCCACGTTTGACCTGGCCACATGTAGTGGTACTTCCCTGACCAGCGGTGATCAAAGAGCCGCAGCACTTTAGGGTCCTGCAACATTTCAGCCACAGCGTTGGTGAGGTCCAAGTAGGTCTCATCCAGGCCACTGTGATTGCGTGCAGGTGCGGTCTCTGCATCCGAGTCAATCACCGGCGGGTGGTAGTGCACCTCACAGCCGATGAAGTCATTGACCCGCAGTGCTCGGCGGACCAGTTCTTGAATCAGTACGGCACATTCAGGTGAGACACCACTTATCGTGATTTCCCCGGTTTCTTGGGTCTGGTTGGACATGGTTTCTGCTCCGCGTCGGGTATGGTGTATTCTTGAATCACAAGATCGCCCTTGGCTTGGACGTCCACGTATTTGATCGGACCCCCTACATGTGGGGAGACCTTATAGCTGTGGGCCACGGCCTCATAGGCCTTACACCCAGTTAGGGTCAGTGCCATGTGCGCAGCCTCTGCCCCTGAACCCAACAGCAACGGCCATTCCCGGTCCGTGCCTTGAATCTTGAGTTCCTTGTTGTTGAAGTTGATCTTAAAGACGTAGTTGTCTTTACAGACCAGCAGCATTGAGGAGTCGTGGGGGAAACGCCCCGCTTTCCAGAACTCATGGATCATACCCAGCCTAGGCATCATGTCGCCTGCCACCAACAGGGTTTTCATCCCGCAGGCCAAAGGACCTGCCCCAGCGGTGGCCATGACCATGACTTCACGGTCACCGAAGAACGTGCCTTCAGGGGCCAGAAAGATCTTCTGGGCATCCGTCTCAGCACGTGGGGTTTCGGTCTTGCACGTTTTGCAGTGGTGCTGGAGAGGCTTACCGTCTCTCACGTAGGTGCTCATTGAATCGGCAGCCAGGTAACGGCCGTCAAACACGATAACTGTCATGGACTTACTTCCACAGATCGGTGTGTAAATAGAAGCCTGACCCCTCAAACTGAAGGGTCATCTCCAGTGGGTGAGGCGTTAAGGTAAAGGCCCTGACGCATTTGGCGTCGTAGACGAACGTAAAGCCATGCTGGCGAGCAATGTCTTTGATTAACACGGCGATGCACTGAAGCTGGCACAACTTCAGGTTGTACTTGGCGATCTCTTGGGTCCCTGTGGGCGTCTGCTCAGGATCCAGCGGTGAGGCCACCACTTTCACTTGCACGTCAAACAAGTACGGCTGCCAGTTGAGGATGATCTCATCAGGCAAGTTGTTGGACACCACCACGCGGTACTCTTGCGTGCCTCCTAACCCTGCATGCAGCTTATAGAAGACGTCCCGGTCTTGGCGGGTATGGCGTTCGATAACCAGGTCCATCACCTCGGTGCGGTGACCGATGCGACTTTCCATCAGGTTCAACATGCGTCGTACTCCCGCAAACAACGGGAGGTTACTTTTCTCAAGGACGAACGATTTGCCATACTCGTTTGGCGGAACGATGGGATCTTTCATACTGAACTCCGTAAAACGGTCAGTTATTTAAACGATATCAGCAGGATGGTGGTGGGTTGTACGGTAACGTCTTTAGGGTAAAGCAGCACCGACTCGGTGTTCTCGTTTTCAGCGTACCAGCAGACGTAGTCAGAATCCTCCAACAACTTGCTGAACGCCTTACGGTGCTCTTTGTCTTTGAATACGGGTGCTTTCGCCAACGCGGTAAAGCGCTCAAGGTAGCGGGTCAAGCGTTCTGCCGGGTGAAACTCCACCCGGGCTGAAGACTGCTCAGCCTTACTCCAAGCCAATTCCAAGATCAATTGTTGATCGTGACCGTTGACTCGCCCCTCGTGGTACTTGGAGGCGATCATGCCAGCCATGAGTTTTTCCAGCAGGGGTTTACCGGATTCCAGGCACAGGGTCTTGAGTAACCCGATGGTGGACATGGTTTCGTTTCGCACGAAATGATGCGCGATCTGATTGCCGTTATTCACCAGCTTTTTCCTTTTCGACGGGGGATGCCATTGCGGTTGAGGTGGGTGTGGTGCTTAGGCGCGCCCATACCCAGTTTGATCAGGGTCTCATCGGTGACATCGTATTGCACGGGGGTCGCACCGTAGTGTTCCGATTCTGGATAGTCTTTGAGCTGACGCTTCAGCTGGGTAGCGATGGTCTCCCCAATAATGACGAAGTCAGGGTCACGACTGGCTTCACGAAACTCCGCCTCGGCCTTGGCCGGGTTGAAGGTGACTTCCTCATGAAACAGGGTGTAGCCTGACGCCAGCATCTTGGGGATCGCCACAGGGTCGCGCTCACCGGTCCAGGACATCAACACCAGCACCCCATGGGTAATCCCCGGGTGTTGACAGAGCAGGACTTCCCCTGCGGTAGGGACGTCACCGCCCTGATGGACGTGGATCAGTTCCTGACGATGCCCGATGCCAAAGTAGTGTGCGAACGGGTTCTTCATACCGGTTCCACCGCGGTGGTAGGTTTGGGTTCAGCCAGCACCAGGTCAACGTAGTAGTCGCGAATACCCAACGTGCCCCACATGCGCACGACCCACCCGTCTTCAGTGATGTCTTGCACGCAGATGTTCAGGTGCGCTGCTACGCACAGCCGAACACACTCGATCAACGCATTGCAGGCTCGCGCTGAGTAATTGAGCTTGTCGGGAAGGTTGCTGATGAAGGGTATGGCAGTCGGGGTATGACCCACCAAGTCATGGGTGATGCTTGCGCGCAGGTTCACCGGCTTGCGATCGCCTTCCAGGTCGCTGAACTCCACGATCAGCACTTCGAGCAGGACGTGGTTAGGGTCGCCCACCTCACGATTGAGCTGGACGTCAAAAGCGGCACCGTCGAAACGGTGCTGGCTGAGGTAATCCATAAGCAGGCCTGCGAACATTTCGGCCTTACGATTGGCGCTAAACATGACACCTCCAAAGGAGTATTAGGGTTTCAGGGGACTGAATTGTGGGGGAACCGGGGGATCGTGTAATACCACGACGACTGCGGTACCTACCGCTACCAGCACGACTAGGGTCAGTAGCCCTAACAGTACAGTTTTCATTTCCATAAAGACTCACCGTAGTAATGTAGGTCTTAAACTAACTGCAATAACCAAAAATAAAGAAGTCCATGAATGGGTCCCGAAGGACCCACTCTATTGGCAACTTGGGTAAAAGCTACGGCGCACCGTCGGACTGGCATATGCCTGTACGGGTGATGATGGTGTAACCGTCGACAGTCTTTTCGATGGCGATGCGCTTATTACCCTGATCAATGATCCGGCCACCCGTGACGATGGTGTCACGCATGTCCTTGCAGCCCTGCTCGGTGGGGAAGCTTTGAAAGGCCTGGCTGGTGGCACTGTGCTTGTCATGCACGTTGGTGATGGTCATAGCGGTGTAGAGTATAAAGCTCATAATGGCTCCTTAGCCTGAGGCGGTATAAACGGGGCCCGACAGGACCCCGTGTGTTCAGTGACGATTAAAACCGATAAACCACATGAACGCGGCGATGAGAGAGCACAGGGTCAGCGAGAACCAGAGCAGCATGTACTTCTCAAAGTTGCGCAAGAAGTGACGTAGGTAACTCTTGGGTCTGTGGTGCATGACCACCATGATACCCAGCAGGGTGTTGCGCGTATCACCATCATAATCTTCACCGGGCAGACACTGTTTTTCCCGATGATAGTACCCATAGGCGACCAGTAGTGTGACGGCCAGGGTGCCGAGTGCAATGGCGATGAGCAGCTGTAGCATGTTAAGCTCCGGGGATTAGATTAAGGTCCAACAAGGTCTTTTGATCAGAGAGTAAGGCGTCTGCGTAGATTCGCACGCGACACAATCCGTTGTAGGAGCCTAAGTGCACCTCGAAGATGTTGTTGTGGTCACGGATTTCTTTGATCAGGAAGTTCTCCGCCGGACTTTGCAACGCACCCAACAGCCACACCGCAGGGTAGATCAGTCGCGTTTCCTGGATGTGGTTACGAGTGATCCAACGGTCCATCCGTTCAGCCAGGCCCAGCATCGGGTAACTGCCTTGCTCGGCGACATCCACTGGCCGCGCCATGAAGCGCACTTGAAAGAGTTCGGGCGGGTGGTTCTTCTCCCCAGTGAAGTTGCGGTGCAGCATACTGCGCCCGATGAAATAGATAGCCGACTGTCCCCCATCCTGACGGACTTGGTAACCAAAGGCCAAACAGTCCATCCAACTTTGATGGAGTCGACTGGCCGTTTCGGTGATGGCATCTTTAAAGAGGCCTCCTAACAAACGATCAGGTTCGGACAGTACGTTCAGAAAGTGTTTCAATTTCTGGCGTTGACGGATACCGCGCTGTTCTGCATCACTGCGCTTAGCAAAGAGGTCGATGACATTCGACATAGGTAAGTTTCTCATCTTCTTCAGAGGTACAGGAAATAACACCCTTCCCCGAAGGGAAGGGCGGTGGTGCTACAACCGTCCCATCAACGCCAAGACAATGACGATGATTAGGAGGGTGCCGACGATTCCACCTGGCCCATAACCCCAACTGCGTGAGTAACCCCACGTAGGTA